TTTTTTGTACATCCCACCTTACACGATTAGTGGGTTTTTTAAACCGTTTCAAAAACCGCTCTAGTCGAACATGGTTATCAACTACTGAATCGTGTAATTCTTGAGGCTTGTGATACCTGATCCGTTGATGACTTCAGTGTCAAATTCAACCGTATCGAGCGTCATTGGTGTAATAGTAGCATCGCGATTCTGCTGTGCATCGATCACAAAATCTCGAAGATTTAAACCAGAAAGATTCGTGATAGCCGCATTGCCGTGTGGAATATATTGCACAAGGTGCCATGTGTGACCATTGTTATCGGACATAATATTGGTGAAAATGTCGAAACTGATACCATCAATTGTCGATGTGGTCGGTGTGTTGCTACCACCAAAGCCGCCGCTTGATCCGGTGTATACGGCAATCTCAGCCGCAGGCGCAGTCATCGACTTGATATCCTGGCCGTTATTGCTGAAGAACAGATCAAAGCCTGCATCGTATACACATGCTGATCCTGCTGCGCACGTTGTTGTGACTGTACCAGTCACAGGCAGAGATGGAGGGTTTGCGGCTGGGGCTGGTAACACCGTTGTGGTTGAAGATGGGTATCCATATTGCTGGCCGAACATGACTAGGGGTGCCATGATTGGTGATGGATTCGTCTGCTTGACATTGTTTACCGAGAAGTTGATTTCAAGGTCAGTAATATTGCCACTTGCATTATCAATCGTGTTGTTCAAACAAACGTTGTACGATGAAGCATTCGATGCACCCCAGACATTTGAAACTTCGAGCAAATTGCCGAACGTATGTTGGAATGCGGTTGGACTTGTGTTGCTCACACACGCGTTGAGTTGTGAAGTAGGTTGCGGTGGTGGAGGTGTAGAGCTTCCCCCACCTCCACCACCGCATGCGGACAACATGACCGCAAAAAGCATAATCAGGTATTTTCTCATCTGGACCTCCTCAGAAGGTTATTGGCACCAGATGATACGGTGGTTAAATCAGCAAGTCAACAAAAAGGCACGCATTTGCGTGCCTTTTGCAACACCAACCAAGTATTTACACACCAAGTTGGTCGTAACGTGCTGTCATCAGGGTTTCACGCATGATGTCAAGCGGAGTCACGGTCTTGCAGCTCAGGATCGAACGCAACGTTGCCGGGCTGTAACCTGACACCAGCGCCGTACCGTTCTGGTCCATACGAACCGGAACGTTGCCTTCGCGAGCGTTCAAGTTCCACCAGATGATGTTCGGCAGCTCATAGCCTGCGGCTTCAAACTGCTTCTTCGCACCTTGGAACAGCGTGCCACCAGCCGAATGCGCGTTGAATTCCATGTCGCTCAGCACCAACAGGTACTTCGGCATGTCTGCCTGAGCAACCTTGTTATTCTGAGCAACACGCAATACTTCTGCGAATGCTGCTTCGAGGTTCGTGCTACCACCCCAATGTGCATTGCGCATTTGGCGCTGCTTTGCAATGATGTCACCCTTCAGCACTTCGATTGAAGGGTGTTCAGAGAAAGTCAAGAACATATCCTTGAACGTCCCTTGCTGCTTATCAGCAATGTACAGGCCCAGAGCAATTGCCATGTCCATGCATGTCATGGCATCGTTTCCGCCAACACGACAGCTCATCGAACCCGACACATCCACCATCGGTAGAATCTTGTCATCACCCAAGTAGTTTGGCAAGGCTTCCCATTGCGCCGACGAAACTTGAACATCACCGTTGTGCATACCCTTCAACACATCGTACGGGTAAACCGCCCCAGCATTGATCTTCGCTTCACCCTTCGATAGGGCATCCTTGTACTTCGCGTAAGCATCAGCCGCGTTACGGCTGAATGCCTTTTGATAACGCGAAGCAGCCAATGACGGCAGTTTGCCGAACTCGATCGAGTTCCAATCCTTTGCACACATCTTGGTTTCAACCACGTTCGTCAAGCCAACCACCAGCTTACGGTATTGACGCGGCGTCAAGCCCATAAATTCGCGAAGTTCGTTCGCGATCTTACCGTGCTTCATACCTTCGCGCGGCATCCACTTTGCGCACAACTGGTTTTGATCCTTCAGGGCACGATCGATCAGCGCGAACGAAGCGTGCTTCAAGCGGTCAGTCTTGAAGACAAACAGGTCATCCCAACGACCGTAGACCGGTACGAATGGAATCAGTAGTTCCGCATCGTTCGGATAGTTGGTTTCCAAGAAGCTCAGCAGGTTCTTGAACGTATCACGTTCACCCAGGCCACCGCGAATATCGCGAGCGTAGGCCAAGCAACGAAGCGTCAGACCACGGTCTGCGCCGTATGCTCGAGCAAAAGCAGACGTGATGTCTTTACCACGGCTCGCACCGATGGCGAAGAACAAATCAACTACCGGGTCGAGGCTCGAAACCAATGTCGCCGCACCATTCGCGGTCTGACCGTAAACTTCAGTTTGTTGAACAGCTTGCTTGAACGACATGTGATTTCTCCTTTTCTTTTAAATTAACGGGACCGGCCTTCTGGCAAACATTGTTGATCTCAGTCCCAATGTTTCATCTTACAGTAGGCTCAACTATACAGATGGCAAACCAAACAGTCAACAACATTCTTGCCAATTTGCTGAAAAATTTGTGTTCGTCGTGTTAGATCCAGAGCCGCACAAGCGAACATTGCAGTCTGCACTCAAAGAATGATCGATGCAAGAGATTTTTGCATCGCTAAGGGTTTATGCGTATGGTAGCTTTGGTACTTGATATGCAGGCAAGCCCGGTAGCTTATCAACATTCACTAAATGAATAGTACGTTGTTCGTCTGGGTAGGTTATAATTGTATTTTTCACGACGTCATCCAGCAGCGCAATGCTCTTTGCATCAGGAAATTGCTCGTTTGCAAAGTTGATGAAGGCCTGCGTCTTACCACGCAAGTTGATGAATTCGGTTACCGCAGTACCTATTGACGATTCGTTGCGCCAACAATCGCCGGTATGACGAGTGTCGATATCCATCAGCTCTAAGACAGACGGCCATGTAGTTATTCTTATGCCGAACACATCTGTCAGGCCAACCTTCAACTGCTTTTCAAATATCGCTTTATCAGCATCATCGTAGATGGCGAAACTAAAAATACCAACTTCTTTGATTTCATTCTCGATGAGCCATGTTCGCACTTTTTGGACGTTGGTGTAATACTGATCACGCCAATTTGTGATCACTGTATCTTCCAAATCCAAAAAGACTTTATCGAACATTTAATCATCCTTAAAGGTTATCGCTATCGTTGCTTCGCGGATTCTGAAGCGCGTTTTATCACCGTCTGGTCCTCTTAGTCGTTCTAGCTTTGCTTCAGCTTGCTCTCTTGACCAAAAAGGTCCAGCAATTACTTTGTTCATGTTCTTACCAACAGTATCTGCAATGAAAAGTGCGTCAACGTCCATGGAACTTGATCTCTTACTAAATGCTCAATGCGGCATCATTATGATGCGACACAACCAACTTGTAAAGTAATTTTTATGTGTTGCTAACCCGCAACCGTAATTTTTACTGCTTTCACATACAAATGAAAAACGGTTGCCAGTTCGTAAGAATACACGAAAATTGGCAACCGTCAAGCATCACTTTATGTTCAATGGGAACGGACTAGCAATGACGTCTGGTTCTGAATACACGGGGCCAGAGGTCGGTTGTCCAGCAGGGGGATTCGGATTCGGGTTATGACACAGAATCCAAGTACCTAGAGCACTGGAAGGTGAAAACAAAGCATTCGGATCAGCTTGCGGCAGAATAGCATAACCAGATTGGTACGAACTAGCAATGTATTGCGGGCTAGTGTATTCCGTGGAATAAGGAATAGGGAAACCAATCGAATCACACAGCTTATGCAAATGTGCATCGCGATCGATGAAATATGTGTACGTGGTAATGCTTTGATCACGCATTTCATAGATCTGCTTCAACAAACGCTTTTCTGCAAAATTCGTAATCGTGGGCATGCCCACGCTCATAGTAGCTTGCTTATTCAAGGCCTCTTGGCGTTGATTTTGGATTTGATCGGCAGATGGTTGTTCAGGACCACAACCAGCAAGAACCGTAGCAATACCTGCTACCGCGATAACACCAACGATACGTTTCATTTTATTCTTTTGAGAAATTAATTGATCATCTGGGTGAGGAATGCTGCATTTGCAGGAGAAAGCTTACTCGGATCATATGCGCCGTAACGTTCTCGCACGGTGTCACGAATGTTGTCCTTTTGTGCTTGTGTGGTGGACGGATTTTGGTATTCCATACGCAAGTTTGCGATGTCACGAGCGACACCTTCATTGTACGTTTGGCTTTGTTCAAAAGTATCATGGCGAACTTGTTCTTCTCGAGGAGCATAATGCTGATCCAAACGATAGCCAAATTCAGTCAAACCAACGATCAGAAACACGAAGAGAACACCACCACCAATTACAGCAAAAACTGTTTTCATTTTATTGACACACCTTTATGTTGTTTTGAAAAACAATGAAGCGTTGCCATTTTACTAGCAACGCTTCGTGTGTCAAGCACTTTTACTACAAGGTGGCAACGATCATCAAATGAAAAGATTACTTGAATTGAACCTTCACACAGGTCTTTTCACGAATAGTTCGCCACGCATTGAGTACAAACGAATCGCTTGTTGGTGTCGGATCTTCTGCAGGTCTACGATATTCAAGGTATTCGGCTATTTCAGTATAAAGAATTACACCGAATAGGAATATGGCCACACCAGTAAATCCAATAGCAACTTGTGCAGCAGTATCAACTTCTGGCATCTTTGTCTGATGGAGGTGTGCTTGAATAGCTAACCAAATGGTCCAGAACAGATCCAAATAAGAACCTAATACCACCAACAGAACAAGAGCAAAAATGCTTAACCGTATAATTCCTTTAAAAACAAGCCACACATATTCACACATGCTATCGGCATTCACACTGACATCCGAACCTTCGCTGGCAATCCAATAATGCCAACTTTTCTTATTGAGCGTTACTGTGTTCATATTAATCCCCTTTAGTAATCTGCATTAATTTTGGTGAAGCTTCGATTATTTCGGCAATCAACCCGCCATATTTCAACAAGTCATTCCAAGTCAATTCAAAAAACTTTAATCGTTGTTCTGTATTGTAGGCAATAATTTGCCCCTTTAATGAAAAATCAAAGGTTTTACATGAGCTTGCGTTCATATAAAACTCTTGCCAACCCTTAGGTTCCTCCAATCGAAGCAATACTACGTTCTGTGAATCGTTATCGTTCATTATCACATTGTAATATGATACAATGTTTACAACGAACATTGACATGGACATTTGCGCCTGAAATGCTTTTTCGCCCGCTGATTTACCATTGCGGTTCAAACTGATAATATCGCTCATCAGTCCAATTAAGCTGGTGCATAAACCTTTTATGTTGTTCATCTACCTTCAAACTTCTTTCGAAGAGCCAAATAATTTTGATATTCAGGGTTCCGGTGTCGCATGAATTCATCGTAATGTGAGCGTAACGAATCTGGTACTTCACCAGCGAGTCCAGCTTCAAATGCTTTCACGGTATCAGCCAGGCGACTGGAACCACCATCGTTCCAACTACCGTTTTGAGCTGCTGACTCGTATAACCCATCTGCTTTCAGCAAACAGAAACGAATGAAAGTACGGTAATCGGGTTTTTGTTCATCACTCATCTTCGTTCTCTTCTGCATTCTCTTGTTCTGCAATGATTTGATCCAATGTGTTGTGAACAGCAATCACAGCATCAAGTGCAGTCGGGCCATAGCCCACCAAATGTTTACCCATCTCGTTACACCACTTAACAGCTTTGTACCTTGTCGCAACCGGTGATCGCCAATCGTAATCAACTTCTGAGCATCTACTTGTCAAATCAGCTGCTAGGTCGATCGTCATGGTTTCACGTGAATACATACAAGCTCCTGTTTATTTTGGCTTCATGGTACGATCATGTGACTGAAATAACAAGAGCTTGGCAACCACCAAGCTCTTGTTAAATGTAGATCAATCAGCTTACGCCTCGAATGTCTTCTTCGAGAAGTTGTGTTGTATCACTCGACCGGTACCTTGATTGATCAGCGAATTTAGAATATTGATCAAGTCTGACGTTGCTCCACTCACAAATATCGTATGAGGAGCATTGCTTTTGACTTGACTTTGCATTGAATGACTAACGAAACGAGTCATCACAATACCCATATCATGTGATTTAGCAAGGTCAATTAGTCCGTCATGAGTATGATCAGAACGCACTAATGTTAAATCTAAATGCTTTGCAAACTTAGTCTTTACTATTGTTTCTTGGTTTCCTAATAGACCTAAGATAAGCACTTTTGGGCGTAATTCCCGTTTTACTGTTTCTGGAGTTACGATATGTAATCTACCCGCATTACCACGCGACACTTGCACCTTCTCAATCATATCAGCTAGTTTTGTAGCAACCATCGCGTCAGCAAGCTTACCTATTCGTGGGGCAATGTATTCGTCGAAAAATCGTTCCAGCCATACTGATGTTAGCTGTTCTAGTTCCATTGATCTAACATCAAAAGCAGGGGCGCTGGAGGCAGATGCAGGTTGTTCTGGTGGTTCTTGGTGTGTTTTGGGAGGGGATACTGCGGGGAAATTTGGAAGGAATTGTTGTTCAGCTTTTTGTTTTTCTATTTCTAGAACTTGTTTTGCAAGTTCAAAATATTCATCGATCCACGGAACATCCGCTGCTGAATTCAAGTTATTTCGTCGTAAGCTTGGATCTAATACCGCTTGTCCCGCTCTAACTGCTTGAATTACTGAAACTTTTCGTAAATCAGAATATATACGCTGATATTCCATTGCAGCTATCGCAATAGCTAACTTCTGCTCTGGGCTCCAGTGTATACGCTTGGATTCTGCCATAGCGTTCTCCTTGTTGCTTCGGTAGTCACTATTGATATCGCCAGGTTCACCGAGCCATTGAATCACTGGTAGTACAGTGTATACGTATAGTCACACGAAATCTAGCTTATTTTTAATAGGTTCACCTTATAAGCAGAGCCTAAGGTAGCTTACGTATTGTGTAAATGTTTGGTGCCCAACCGTGTGCTGGTCCGTAGAAGAAATTATTTCGATTAGTGTCGTGAGCAAATGAACGCGAAGGTTGGTTCAGAATACCACGCAGATTCAACCTATGAAATGAATGCTTGATTTGATCAACTCTGATATTCAAACGATAGCCAATTTCTTCAGCACAACATCGACCAGTGTTCATCTTCTTATGAATATCAAGAACGGTATTGAGCACCAGTTCATCTAATTCCGTAGCTGAACCACGGAAACGTTTGAACTGATGTTTCCGCCCAGAGCGTTTGTTCTTACCACTCCAGCGCGGGCGTTCATTGGTGGTGAATGATTCTTGTTTGGAAGGATCAGCTGCGGCGCTCATCCATACTACATCAACATATCGTTCCATTTTATTCTTATGGTATTACTGGGATCGCTGGGTCACTTTTTGGCGGCACTTTTGGAACATTGTAATGCCAAATATTATATGGCGTCAATCGTCGAAATAGGTCAGTATTGATCGAACGCAATAGATCAACGGCTTCTTTAAAGAGATCAGCAGGAATAAGCGTATATCCCTCCGGAATTTCAATGTTTGCAATCTCTCTTAATTTTGGAGAATGTAATGAATTCCATGCTTCATACGCCTCTTCCCTTGTGACAAAACTTCGATCGATTGACAAGCCACATTGCGAACACTTGAATCGATAATTTCGTCGGTGCAAAGGATCCATTGATTTTACCATGCCCTTTCCACCGCAGATCGAACATGGTAGCAGTCCGGTTTTCATATGAGATTACCTCACAATCTTATCATCCGGTTGAACTGCAACATGAACCACCAAATGATGGCTCACACGAAGTTGGTCTATACTTCGCCTCGTTAAATAACAAGCAGTGCTCATTTATGAACGAACCATAGCCCCCGTTGGCCTCGATTCCTAATCATAGGCTTAAACATAACTTTAGCATGCAGATAACAAACAATTTGTTTTCAGCACACTTATTTTTAGCATTTTGTGTGACAAATAGCACGGGCCAGCAAATGCTGGCCCGTCATCTTAAATGATGGTGTCTACTTAGTTTTCTTCTTTATATAGCCTGAAGAAAGATTGCAAATCAGCTGCGTCGAAAACTTCAAGCAAGTTTACGCCAGCGTGGTCTGCAATCATGCCAACCGCCTCGATGAATCGATTCAGCTTCTCTTCAATGCTAGGAAGATTGCCATAATAGTCAGGCCTGCTGACATAAGATCTGATCAGATCGCCACCGTCAGCCATAGACCAGTGCGCATCATTTGCGGGTGCTGTTTGCCATTGATTTGCTTTCCATGTCCTCTCATACTTACTCATTGTCATCTCCCCGTTGTCGTCGCATTGCTGAACGAATACGTTCACGTACTGGTTTCCAACCGGAATCCTTTGGTGCATAGAAAGCCCAACCTGACGAACGCAAGTTTGCACCAGGTGGGAAATCAACTTCCACATGATGATTGTTTTCGTTAAGCCAATCTAGCATCATCTTGTCATCTTGCAAGTCGCGCAATTGCTCAACCATCCCCATACGTTCGTGCATAAGTTGATTGCATAGCGCATTCTTGGCATTGAGACGCTCAGTCAACTGTTGGATCTGGAGTTGATAGCTGGCTCGTTCACCTGCAAATTCTGTTGCGATTTGTTGCTTCAGATGGATGATGATTGCTTTTGCTTGCTCGAAGGGCGACATGCTTATCCTTTTTGTTTGACTGGGGTCAAAATCAAACCTCCAATCAGCCCAAGGGGCACCATCAGAATAATGAGAGGAATGAATTCCATTGTTGTTCTCCTTGATCTGGCAACACACCAAATGATATGTTCAAATATATACCAAATCAAGCATTATCGTTTTACTGGGTTAGGAAGTGGGTCCAAATGCTTCCAATACAGATCACGTTTGCGACCTTTGAAGTCGAATACATAAGATGATGACCCGCCACCATCAAAGAAACCATCATGTTTGATATAACCAATTTTCGATGGATACCAGAAACAGCCAATATGTTGAGCGTATTCAGGTATCGAATCTTCTGAATCACACCATAGCACTTGTACTGAATTGGCCGAATTCACTGGATTTTCTGGTGGGTATAGATCATGAATCGAAATCCATCCACTAGCCATCGCTACTACTTCTTCAGCGATTCGTTCGTAGCCGGCATCATCACCCATTCGCCCAATGTTGCGTTCGATTACAGTGATAATCTTATCTTTGTCAAGCACGGTCATTGATCGCTCCTAATTTGTGTAGTTACACAAATTGGCTCATCGAGTCACTAGCTTGTTCAAGCGCAAACATTGCTTCTTGCATACTATCAACAGCACTGTCCATGCTATCAACTACCGATGCCAATTCGTCGTGCAAATCACGCAGTTCATCACGCAATTTCGCCATTTGATCCATCTTTTCTTGGATTTTGCGACGACATGTTTCGACTACACTTTCTTGTTGTGATGCCGGTGTTTGTTTTGTGTCTTCTTCAACGAAGACCTTCGCTGTATCACCTTGTTGTTCGGTCATATTGTTCTTCCTCAATAATCTGATGGAATAGGGAAAGCAGTGTCCAGTAAACGGGACAAAATCCAGCACGGTTCAGAATCAGTAGCACCGAATTTGCTCCAAGCTCTCATCACCCTATGCATTGTATTCGATATGTTTGTCCGCGCGTTGCAACGCGCGTCAAGATCTAATGCGATGTCTGGTGTGTAATGCTTGCGAATTGCCTCCGACAGTGCTTCAGCAATTTGCTTCGCAACCGCATCAGCGCCTGGCATGCTGCTGAAAAGCTGCCAGTCTTCAGCAGTTATCGGAATACCTTTGAGGATCTCTACCATGATCATCACTCCTTGTTGATTGCCATGTTCAGATGATACATTCACCTGAACATGGCAGCAATTGTTTAACGCAGGAGCTGTGCGTTGCCGTTGTCGGCAGACTCTCGTACATTCCAGACAATGCAAGTGCCGAATACTTTCGGAATAGGCAAACGAAGAACGCTGTCACCACCAGTTGCTTCGGCAAGCTTGATTGCTTCGCGATTGGAAGCAAGCTTCTCCTCTACACGTTTGCGCACCATCGAATTAGCGGGAAATTGATTTGCCGCAGCTTCAACCTTATTCAGCGCTTGATTCAGGGCGCGTATATGCTTGCGGACTTTTGGTGTTAGGGCCATCATCTTCTCCTGATTCTTTACCATGCTCAGATGATAGCTTCATATGAAGCAAGAATCAATGCTTTTGTGATTTGGTATAATCACAAAGAACAACCAAGTAGTAGGGTCATTACATGTCACGTCGGTTTTCATAGCCCCAGCAAATTGCCCAAGGACCGATCAGAAATCGCCAGAATGACTCACCTTGGCCATTGATAACCCGGGCTAGACCAAATACATGGTACTGTCTAGTGCGCTCTCCAGTGCTTCGACTCTTTTGTCGATCATAGTAGCAGTGGCCACGCCAACGATCACCAACATGTTTCGTTGCTTTTCTTACAATCATTTAAGATGCCCTCATTCCTTTTGCCAAAGCCTTGCGTGTGATCGCACGATCTCGAATCGGTGGTTCAAATCGTTGCCATCCTTGAATGACAATTCGAACATTTTTGTTTCGATGCGTTGGAAACTCTGAGATCATATCTTCGATTTCCCGCAGATCATCAGCATCACAAATATTACGATGACGTTTAATTTCGCATCGGCCACGACCCGATCCGTAATGATCAGAGTACCAAGCATATGAAATGAAGTAATGATTGCGCATGAATATCTCGAGTCAGTATTAGGTTATTGCCATTCTACAGTAACGAGTAATTCATGCACGATAAGATTGGCTACAACATCCTTGTGACTACCTTCACGATCGGCATACGATCGTGTTTCGGTTGACATTCAATGCAATACTTACAGCCACGTGAGGCCTCACGACGTGCTTCTGGGATGGAATTACCGCAATCATGACACACTTTTGATGATTCACCTTTGTGAATCATCATACGAGCAAGAGCGATGGCGTTGTCCACCATCGCTTGGGCATTTTCTTGCTCCTCATCAGGTCTACCGTAACCACTCATTATGAGGTTACAGTTCTCGTGTAAATTTCCATCGCAATAGCGTAACCATCCCAGTTATCGACACCCGCAACTTCAAGAGCAGTTAGTTTCGCTTGTTGCTCGAGCAACTGCTCATATTCTTCTTTCGAAATTTGAACCATTTCCATTGTGCTCTCCTAGATGTTCACCATAGCCAAATGATACTGTAATTTGGCTATGATATCAACAGTCACAGCTCAGGTAATAGTTCAGGTAAGCGCCAGAATAATGCTTGAGGAATGGAGGTTTTCTTCATTTCGGCATCTTGCACGAACTGATATATTCCCAAACCACCATTCTGGAAGTGTGGTAGAATCTTCTTTTCTGAGTCACCGAAATGGAAATAACCCCAGTGGTGGCGATTCTTCGGTCGCCCGTTCTTCATGAGCCCCTTTTCATCTACCCCAGTTTGGGTCATGTCACACCAATACAAAATGACAGACAGTTTGGGATTATAGTCGGACACTGGTGGAAGTTGATCGTGAATCGAAATCCAACCATTCAAGTTTTTCATAGCTCTCCTTATCGACGGGTTTTACCTTGCATGTCAGCCGACATCAATGCGCGTTCACGACGGGTTGGATCAACCGTGTTCCAGTAACGATCCTTGCAACTACGTTTGCCAGGATGCGTTTTCTGATTATTGCAGAAAACCTTGTGATACGTGGTTTTCAAATGCATCTTTTTGCAATTAGGGCATGCGATCATCGTGCCTACTTTTGCATTCTTGGCAATCGTATAAAGATCACGCTTTTCTTGATACGACTTTTCGCGGTCAGCTTCACGCTGTGATTCTGAAACCTGGCCGACGTGGCGATTACGTGGATGCCCAAACAATGCAGCAGCCGCTTCTTCCCTTGCTCGATTTGGTAATATGACAAACTCACCGCCGTCACTGTCATCGTCATCCTCGTCTCTATTCACTGGCACGAAATCTTCGTCAGTAAAGATTGAATCCAAATAATCTGCTTCAGTTCCTTCGTCATCATGATTGTACGTTCCCATCTTGTTCTCCGAATCATCATATGTGTGTATGATACGTTCATTTGATTAAGAGTCAAGTGAAATATTTCAGATAACGGAAAGGGAGAGCATTCAGCTCTCCCTTTCCGAGGCTTCTAGCGTGTTAACCGTACTGTTTGAGTGCGGCTAATTGTTCCGGTGTCAACAGTTTCTTCGCTTCTTCAGCTAGAGCACGAACACGTTTCTTCTCGTCAGCTTCTGTCTGCAGAGCTTCAAATTTCTGCATGAGCGCAGTAACTTTCCATTCTTCTGCTTCCACTGTGAGTACATCATATTCAACATAATCACGCCAGTCACCACCCATGTTGCGCGCATATTCTGACTTGAAACGGAATACAACACCAGGCAAACCATATTCCTTTGCAGAAACATGTTCCTTCGGTACTTCAGCGTAGAGATCGAACATGACGTCGCAGCCAGCGTTCATCAGTTCTCGGCAACGAACCATCAACCCAAACAACAGAGCGGGCATTTCAGCTCGACGGGCAAGACGTGCCGCTTCTTCGCGTTGCTTACGTTCAGCTTCTGCTGCTGCTCGTTCAGCAGCGGTTCGTTGTCCACGACGGCGAGGATCAGCTTCGGCAGACGTTGCTACTGGAAGGGTTACTGCGGTAGTGTCACGATGTCCTGCAGGTTTCATGTTCATCTCCTATGGTTTACCATGTTTCATATGGTAAATTCATATGAACATGAAGTCAACGCTTTTATGAACGATCAAAACTTACAGTTTCAACATCGCTCACATTTGCTTCGTGCCAGTAACAACCTGATCCAGCCCACACAACACGAGCCGGAGTGAGTTCAATCCAAGTATTGGAGAAAGTTTCGAAGTCAGTATCTCGCAACGTTTCGAGCTCTGTGATTTGTTGTGGAGCCAACTTTGCACGATAGTCTCGATCGCTAACAGCGAGGTGAGCGCTTACTCGGAATGCTGATGCTTCACGATGGACAGTCACCGTATATGTTCGGCCAGCTATTCGAGTTTTGCCATCGCCTAGATAGACGGTTGTTCCCTTCTTGATGAGAACAATGTCGCCCTTATTATAAGTTTTCATTTGCTGTGCCATAAACCCTCCTTGCACTCATTTACCATGTTCAAATTTTATGATCATTTGAACATGGCTGCAAGTCCTTATTTCATATTGGGTTTTTCAGTGGGCTTTCGGCGGCTCAGGATAAAATATTCCTCGGGATCATCCTTCTGGAAAACACCAAGCCAATTTTCAGCGGTCCATTCTGCGCAGACTCGTTGTAGAGCCCATAGACCAGTCGTCTTGTTATACTTCCACAACCCCGTTTCATTTTCGCACATCGAATCGATCCTCCGCTTGTTGCCAGCTACAAACGTCAGCCCAAGGGTATTCGCCTTTAAACCATTCAACTGCTTCACTGTTTGGCATAGCTATAAATTGCAACTTGACTTCATCAATCACTAATGGGTACACAACGTCGATACTATACAGGTTACTGATAACCCATACATCGGTGGCGCGCCGTTTAACAACTTCATATTTCGAGATATGATCGACTGCTGATCCTATAAAAGCGGTTGTTGAAAAATAATCTGAATATCGCTTACTGACATGAACACGAGCAACATCTGGTAGTGTGGGGTCGAGTTGAATCTTAGTATCAAAGAACGATACGAGAGCTCCGTGATTAGCAGCAAAAATCAGCGCACGATCAACTATAGCAAGATTCGTGGTGTACGATACGTCAATCAGCGCAATTTTCATATCTCGATTCATAAGAGCTCTCCTAGCCAGGAACGCTATTATAGGCTATTCTAGAGCCCCAACGATTGGTGAATGGTGCTGAACGATACAGTTACGATTCGGCGATTCATGGCTGAACCCGAAGCACCAGGATTCGCAACATTGATTGCTTTTCGAAATCTATCAATGTTTTCTTGTTCAGTACGATCATCGGAGTGGTCAGAAGAAACACTAGGCAGAGCTACAAAAATGACGTTTAGAAATAGTTCATTCCAATTATAGGGACGTGGTGGTTCGAGCATCAAATCACTCACAACGAAAATCTTGTAATTCATGTATTTTTCAGGATCAAAATCGCGCAGTTCGCGTAATGAATCGGTCAAATACGAACCGCCCCCGCCACGCAATTGGCCAACTGTGGTGATTGTTCTTGAATATGTTGGGGGCAAATTTAAATGGTTATCAAATGAAGCAACGTCGGCATCCATTTCTTTTGCAACGTCGATAACTTCTTCCAATTGCGATGCGCGAATGCTACCCGAGACGTCTACGAAAAATAGGTTGCGCCGTTGCATACTTCCTCCTAATGAGTTGCTGTCGTTACCATATTATAAATTCACCTGGCTGGCAACACAACTGAAGAGTGAAGGTCAGAATGCGTATTCGACGGGATAATATTGTTCTGCTACATCGTCAAAGGCCATATTATGTTTCTTCGGAAAGCCTTTGTAATTAGCTGAAGACCTTTCTTCGATGCTCACCAGCAAATCACGCAGATTGACTGACAATACCTGAGCCGGTCGAATTGCTGCGTTTTTGGGTTTAAGAACAAGACCTGCTCGTACTTCGAATTGTTCGTTTGTGTATGGATTCACCAATATCATGTGCATGCCTCTATGATTTTGTTTGCAAGCGGAGAGCCCGCATTTATTGGTCCGACAGCAACGGTACCACTTTCAAGACTCACCGAACCATCTTCGTTTACAAACACGTCAACGGGTTCATTGCTGAGAATGATGTCATCAGCATTCATGATGTCTTCAATGTCATCTTGAGGAAGAATACTGTACTTTACAGTTTTTCGCAGCACCACTTCACCATACACAACTTCCTTGGTGAAACCCATGACTTCCAATCCTATGATTTGCATTTCGGTGAGCTTGCTATTCATTCCTACTCCTTTTCTCGTGAAATGAGTGCAAGTGTTAAACAACACACTTTGCCATTCAATTCGACAAAGAGAGTCTCCTTGTCACCATGTTCTTTTTCTAATTGATCGCAGAAAACGGTGTAGGTAACAGCACCAAGCTTATCATGCTTTAGCTGTTCACCCACATTCAAGAATTCTTTTCTGATCACAATCCTTCCTTTTCGCGGATTTCGCCAATGTGCCGGCAATGTTTTCGCATCTGAAAGCCTACGCAGTCGCATCCCCAGACGTCACCTTTGCAAGTAACAGTATAGGTTTTATCACCTTTGCTACTTTTCACTTCCCATGTTTGGATATATTCCGGTAACCGGCCAGACTTTGGAAGCTGATATTTCTTGCCTTCGCCATCAACAAATGCAATCACATTTTTGAACGCAATTACGGCATTGGGGTGGTCTTGATCGCCAGTGAAGACACGGAAAGTATCAGGAGGATCCCACTCAGCACTGCGAACCAATTTTCCTTCGATGGAAAAGTCTTTATAAGGGGGACGGTCAATCTGCCAGCTCGTGTTTTCACGAACTGTGACGATCACATGTGAATTGAAATGAGGCAGATTCACCTTCATGTGAAATCCCTCCGTTGTTTACCTGAACCCTATTATATGTTCATATGAAGGGATGCGCAAGGCTACATTTTGTCGTAGGTTGTTTCGACGTAGATACCAAGTTCCTTTTGCTTTTCGATCGACCACTCGCGAGCCTCGTAGCACATTTCAGTCGTGAACCAAGCAAAGTGACACTCTTCCTTCTCGATGTTGAAGAACTCGGCCAACTTCTGGTAGGCTTCGTTGCGGTGCCACTTCCCACTACGCCAAAGCTTTTCGAAAGGATCTTTACAAAGCTTACGAGCTTGTCGTGTTTCTTCGTCAGCCAAGGTACCAAGAGGAATGTTCGTTTCAGGGTGCAATCCTACATAGGCACGGCAAGCATTGCAAAGGTAAATGTATGGCCAATCACCATAACTCTTACCATTGTAGACCACACTGTTATTCTCGAGGGAAATGTGCTCTCCACCGCATAGATGGCACCTGGTGGGGACGGGGAGTGGATTTAGAACCCGCTTCACTGCATCAGGATTGGGGCTGGCAGGCGACCATTGGTTGCGTTGGTGATAGTCTTTACCAGGTCGGGTTTTCTTCTTCATATGTTCCTGCCATTCATGCAGTTTCATTAATATCTCCTATGAAGTTTAGCTTGAGCTCGCCGCAATTCTTTTGCTTCCTTCTTGTTGGGCACATACTCATGAGTGGCCCGTTTAATCAGTTATAGTATAGCTATCATAACTGGCAATCAATGCAATATGGCAAGTTTCAAGAGTTCTACCTGGGTTTGATTACTTTCTTAAATTGATTCGTGAAAGTCATTAGTTAAAGTTAATAACCTCCATGAATTATTCGTTGAGCATGATGTGCATAAGATAATAGCGACCAATGTGATACACCACAGTATGATCGCTATCAGTGCTCGTATGAAGTGTTTTGACTCTGGAGGATCTGCCAATATACCTCCTTAGTATTACGTGAGTTCTGCTGTCATTTCTGCTAGTGTATTGTTAGTCGTATTGGTTTTATTTTGTTGTACCAAACTATCTTCGTATCGGTAAACCAGGTATGCTAGTTGCCGTGGGTAGTCGATGTGACCTGATGCTTCGACTTCGAGTTGTTTGATGGTGTTGAGGTCGGGGTGAATACCGGTTCGTCTGTAGATTTCGCCACCGATTGTTTTGCGGATATCGATTTCGTATTGGATGGCTTGTTGTTCTGGAATGTAATTGAATGCTCCACGTTTACGTTGGAGTTGAGTGACTGCATCTTGCATGAACACGTCCCAGCCGTCGAAGATATCGCTATTGGTTGATCGTGTAGTGAATTTAGTTGGTTTGAAGTGTTTCTTACCGGATGCGGGGAAAAGGAAATTTGAAATGATACGTTTCACTGTTTGCATCATGGCTATCCTCCTGTAAATGAATAAGAATGTTGCCATTGTAAATGAATGGCTATATGAATCAAGCGGAAATATTGATATTGAGATGGCCGTTTTTCAGGTAGTGTTCAAGCCAGTGCAAAACCATAGCAAATGCTTGATGGTTTTGGAATCCCACAGACGAGCGTTCAAGAGCTGATAGTAGGCTGATGTTGAGGATCTGTCCTGTACGCAGTTGGATCTCAGCTTGCAGTATCGACGCAAGCTTGTGTTCATATTTAAACACGGTTTGACCACCAACGTTCACTACATGGTAGCAATCAGAAGTTTTCAGCAGAGCATCACAGAGTCGCACAATGTACGTGTTCCATTCGTAGAAATTTTCCTCTTTGTTCGGAACTGGCCCACGTTTTCCAAAGACGACTGGTACTGACATTCTTACCCCCTTATGCTGTACTGCAACATACAACGTACTCAAGTTTTATGCAAGCTACTAACTTGATTATTCATTCATTTGGTAAGAATGTCAAGACAAATGAAAGGTCCTAGATTGCTCTAGGACCTTTGTGTTACTGACGATTTAATGCTTAGGCGGCGAGCTTCAATGCTTCGGCATTGATACCTGCTCGTGCGCGAGCTTGCACATCGTCGAAATTTACGCCATCAACATCGTGTTCACCATCCTCGAACACAACATTACGGATGATTGCTTCACCGTACCAGTTCTTGCGATCGATGCTGCGCACCGTACCATCTGCATCACGCACGTTGATGATGAAGCCTGACAGGGACTTCTTCTTTGTATCAGTGATAGGTTCCTTCAACAGGGAAATCCAATCAGCATTTACACTTGCATCTCGGTTGAATGACATAGCCGTTGCTTTTTGCGAGAATGAAAATTCATCGCGACCAGCTTCGTGAACAAGCCCACCACCTTGACCGAACAAGAAACTACCAAACGACCACTTCGCAACATCACACGCTGCTTCAAGAATTGCGGGGATCGAGTCTTGATTGATGCCATCACCCTGCAGAACACCAATGTATGGTACCAATTCTTTGTAGCCAAGTTCGTTCACAGTGTAACCAAAAGTATCACCTGCGAGTTGCAGGATCTTTGGTACTTCAACTTCAGGAACGCCGCTATCTGGACGAAGGACAAGTTTTACACCAGCCTTGCCACATGCTTCGATACGAGGCTTCAATACTGGACCACCGAGGAAGTCCTTGATGAAACGGTAAGCGTTGTAGGTATCGATCACGCAGCTAACGATCGGCAGGCCCACTAGCGTACCAGCTTGCAAACGGCGCATCTTTTCTTCCAACTTTTCAACAACCATTACGGCTGCGCCGAAGTCGTTCTTGTTTTTAGCATCTGAATTTGCGCACATCGTGCTATGTTCAGTTGCGTCAACCGACATCGTATATGGCTTTCTGGTGTTGTAGAGTCGTTTGATATTAATGTTTGCGCGTGAGTTGTCGCTGCCCGAGAATACCATTGCGTGAGCGATTCCCGCCCATGCCGCAGCTTCATCAGAGTCGGCCCCGCGATCACCGAAATTGTGCATTTGATATACAACCATATCCAGGTTTGCGCCCGTCTTGATTGCATACTTCATCAGTAATTCGTATTCGGCGCGGCAAATGGAAGCAACAGTTGAAAACTTCCAGATGATACGTTGAACAACAGTTTCAACGTAGGACGGCAACCATGCGAAAGCTGGATCAGTATTAACGATCGTTACAACAGCAGTATTAGGGTTGACCACTGTGCCATCTGGCAGTGCTTCAACACGAAGTGGAAGACGACCATCTAGACGATCAACGATATCTCGCCATCCTGCTTCATTGATCTCATAACCTTGCTCACGCGCTTCGATAATTGCTTCATCGATATCTGCGTGAGTAATGCGTGTTGCAGCAAGATAACGCGCCATATAATTGACACCACCGACTACAATGTGTTTCGTATAACGATTCACTTTGCGTGGTACAACTGTTGATTGTACATAGCAAACACCAACTGGCAATTGGCGATAGTGGCTGAACTTGTATGAATCACAAGCTAGAATGAAGTTGTCGTTGAGAAGTTTTGTTGTTAGCATGATAAAATTCCTTTATCAAAAAATGCCCCAAGTCTATCTTCGGGGACTTTGGGTTAAAGTACTACTCTGCCAATTGTAAAAGCCTATACAAATGGCACAATATTAAGGTGGTTATTTCTTACCTGCTTCACCAATCCATACTTGATGAACTTTTTCTATTTCAATCATTTGGTTTTCAAAGAAAATATATGGTTCCTTACCAGGCAAATTGAAAACCATAGTATAAACGCAATGATTGCCATAGCGGAAAAGGTAAGTTTCACTTTCTTTGACTAACGCTTTATCTATTTCGCGCCATACCAAATTATCACCTTTCACTTTCTTCTTTATGTAGTGATAAAATGCTTCAGCATCTTCGCTAGAGAGTTTGTAATATTCGAGAATTTTGATTACTTCTTTCTTTCTGCTTTCCATAACCAATTTTCGGAAATGGGTGGCTTCAGATTGTGAAAATGTATATCCAAGACCTTCTTCGATCTCTTCCAGTCTCTCTTGCGAAATTTGTGTCATGATTTTTATCGTTGAACGTTGGACAGTTGACCTTGGGCCCAAAGCAATTGATCGTAATGATCAGCATAGCAATTGCGACGTTGCACATCACCAATCAACTTGAATCCTGCAGAACGTAGGTCGTCGCGGCCCTTTACATCTGGCAAATCAGGATTGTCCGGGTCATCAAGCAAAATAAGTTGCGTAGTAGTAATAACCCGACCACGACGATCACGCTTTTCATGATCGAAGCGTTTTTCTGCAATGATGTTCTTGCGAAGGATCTTTTCAGGAACCTTGATCTTGACTTCTTCTACCAATTCTCGAATAGCAGTATCAAGCACGCTCGCATCAGCCTTGATAAGCTTTCCTTGTTTGTTGACATAGGTCTTGGCATTCATGTAACCACCAGGAAATGCATCCAAATCCTTGCCAGGATGGGAACGGCGAGTTCCCATCAAAACGTGACCCGCCTTGATGACAATTGCGTCACCAGTTTGGAAGATCGGTGGATATGGATATGCTTCGAACTGTTTCAGGTAATTCTTAATGAATGCTTGTGCTTCACAAATGTAGTCATATGCGGCCGTATGCATGAATTCTTCGAGAAAGCTGATCGTTGCATCTGGGCAGACGTGACGGAAGAAATCCAAATTGTTCTTCTTGCTGAAATAAAGCTCTCGAATGGTTGTAGCATCGAGAATGTCGAATTGCTCAGTCAGAATCGGCTTACCCCACTGTGGGAACATATGCAAGTAGAAACTTGATTCATCCTTGTTATGGCCGATAAGCTTGACGTTGCCATAAGCATATGGCTTCACTGCTTCAGCCACCCACTTTGCCCATTGGGTGTTGTTGTATAGGCTGTTTTCAACAGCCACGAAATTGACATCACAGCCGTATTTTTGCTTGAAGTTGGTAGTGATACGCTTGCCAACTTCAATACGTTCTTCTTGATAGAAGGGGTTGTCTTCGTCACGAGGCTGGTTTGCCGAACCGTAAATGAGGTTAAGCGTACCGCAGCGCTTGGCCGCCTCGATCATTGTCTTTTCGTGAGCGTTATGCTGTGGTTGCCCACGCAGAATGAAGTTGATTGTATCAACGCGCTCTGATGGAGCGGTAATGATATTTGCCATCATAATTCCTATGAAGTAAAGACGAGAAGCAGTCTATCCGCTAATCGATAATAAATTGTGAAACAATCGGGATGATTCTTGCTGTAAAACATGAACTTCATGATTCCCATGAAGTAAAGCAGCTTGAGTCTATCTCTCACCGTACTTCTATTTATACACTTCCATAAGTGGCCAGTCAAAATACTTTTCCGACTTCTCCACCTAATTCTGACCATGCTGGAATACCAGCCAATTTGTCTTCGAGTGTCCAATATTCGTTGATTTTTACTGTATCACCTTGGCTTGTTACATAGCGTTTCCGTCGCCAAAGTTTTTCAAACCAAACCCAACGATTCCGATATTGAATTGGCCACCATATGAACACCTCTTTCCATTCAGTTAGAGTTGCCATATTAACTTAAAAGTTGCTGAGGTAGTCAATCAAGGTGGTATATTCGTATTGTACTCGACCAACTTGTTTTATCAATTCATTTGTTTCGGGGTTGACGTATTCAATATGAAGCAAGATTTCACGACGAAAGACCTTCTGCAACCAGTAGCGTTTGCCATTTATTACGATTGGTTTCCAGGCAAACCATTCCTTCCATTTGGAAGTTTCTTGTCGATATGAATTCTTTTTCGTCAAGAGACACCAACGAGTGACATAATCAAGTTTGATTGCCCTCATCATTTACACTGTTGGTTTGAATTCTTCTGGTACTTTTGAACCGTCAGCAAACATACGGAGCGTCACTTGTTCAAGATCACGAGTTTTTGCAAGTCCCGGCCAATCTTCATAGAAGATTTCAAGACCTTGTGAAAATCCAAGGTCAGTACCACTACCCGACCCTGTGTGAATCCCACTTTTATCGAAGTATGAACTACCCAAACAGGATTTCAGTCTGTTTATACTAGTATTGCTTTCCCATTTTATTTCGATACGACCATACCAACCAGGATAACCTTTTGGCAGATCAGGAGATCCATGCCAATTCGTGACACCATTTCCTGGGCAGTTGTGTGAATTGCTGACCCTATCACTCCATCTTAGATCAAGATGGATAGCCTTTGGCTTTGCCCATTTTGAAAAATCAAATGATATATCACGGTTATACCAAGTATCACGATCATGGGCATTTCGACAAAAATGTTCCCAGTTGTCGAAGATGAATTGTTTCAACTGATCGAAGTCTTCTACTTGTTCACGCATCTGCCGGAAAAATGCTTCTTTTCCGGACACATATCGTTTATGTGCTCGATCAAGTAACTGTTGCTTTGCATACGCCTTTAGATGAGCAATATAATCACTTTTTTCTTTGAATAGGGCGCCAGTCTTTGGACATTCCCAAGCTAAAATTTGGGGCATGATATTCCTTTAAATGAAATCAGGTAACTGATGTGCATCATCAGGGCACATACGTTTCATAACTTGCATTTGATCCCACGAACTAGCCAATGCTGGCCAATCCTTTCTCATAAGTCTGGCATCAATAACCAAACCTTCATCACCTGTGTAATATCGATCAACAGATCGTGACCAATTAACCACAAGAATACCAGTATCCTCGAAATAGGTATTTGCTTTGAGCCAATATGTTTTCTTATCCGTCTTCGGAAAAAAATGCCTCGACGAAATTTCAAGGTCCGGATGCTTCAAAATCATATGAATAAAGATGCGCCAAAATGGCTCATCACTGGAATCAGCATAGACATAACTAGTGATCATTTTTTCATAGTCGGCGCCTTCCCATCTAGTGGTGGCAATTGAAGCTAGACGCTCTGAGTCATATTTGCCTTGTTGGTCTGGTGAATTTTTAAACCCGTTTCGGCCGAAATATTCCCAATTGACCCCTATGAACTTACCAAGTTCAGCCATCGATTCAATCGTGCGTCGCGCATTTGCGAAAAATTGTTTTTCATCCATTATATGAACTCAGGAGATGTGAACGGTATAGCAACTTTCTTAAAAGCTTGTGCTCGATTCCAACCAATAACCAAACCGGGCCAAAGATCATCTGATACCGTGCAGCTATAGCGCATAGCTGATCCACCGTTCCCACCACCAGTAACTATACTACGTGTGATATCAAATATCTCGCTGCCCAGTGAATAGGAGCCCTTGGGGCAAAACATTTCAACTTCAACCGTACCGCTAAAACCAGGCTTTGGAACGTGGTTAGGGTCTTTCTTCTGCCAGAAACCAGAAATATCTGATGTTCGGCTGAGTTGCAATTTCATTTGCAAAATCTTGGGTGCTCGTTTTAGGTCAAATATATGGTCCTTATAACAAGCGTTAAGCTCGCGCTCCCAGCATTGATATACCAATTCATCCCAATTATGGTAATACCATTGAACAATTTCTTGCGGCGTGTTGACGCGTTCGCGCATCGCGGCTTCAGAATCAACTATGACTTTGTACCGGCGCCGACGTTTTTTCGATTCGAGGTTTTGACTCGCAATGCTCCGAAGGTACTTGATATAAGCACGTTTGCGTTCGAAAAGCTTACCAGTTCGAGGGCATTTCCATACGGATACGAGCGGCATTACATTCCTCAGTCTTTGACTATGTGCCAATTGTATAGTCAATTGGCACAGAATGCAACACTAGGTGAACTAGATTTTGAGAGGATGGGCTGGTATGGGTTGTTGCCCATGTGTTTGAAACAGTTTCACCCAGTTGACAAGCTCGACAAGTTGAGCGGTGCGGGTTTTGTTATGATGCATGTACAATCCATTCAACTTCATAGATTCTGTGCATGCATGAGTATCATTAACATCACCTGTAATTGAATTGGTGTATAATGCATTAGCCTTCATACCAATTATAGTTTCTAATTCATTGAGAAATTGCTTTGTTGAAATTGGTTCACCAGTACCGACATTATAAATTCTATATTTCAATGGCAAATTAATAAATTGCATTTGCTGAACAAACGTCTGGCGAACTAATTGTGTTACCGCATATTCAACCATTGAAATGTGGGTAAAATCACGTTGATTGTTACCGAAGTTATAAAGCTCGATTGGATGACCATTTAATATTGAATCAACAAAACGATATGGAGCCATATCAAGACGTCCATAAGGTCCAAATACAGTAAAGAACCGAAGGCCAGTAGTCTGCAGGTTTCGAGTTTCTGAATATGAATACGCTATCAGTTCATTAGAACGTTTGGTCGCCGCATAGAAGCTCAATGGTTTATTGACATCAGCATCTTCACGCATTGGTAATTGTGCATTAGCACCATACACACTGCTTGATGAAGCATATATGAAATTCGCTACTTCATGTCGTGCTGAATGTTCGATCACATTAGTGAATCCAAGCATGTTTGCTTGAGCATACAAATGTGGATTCTTCATTGAAGGTTGAACACCAGTTTCGGCAGCTAGATGCACCACTACATCAAAATTCTCATATGAGAAAAGGCGTTCAACATCGGAAAAATTGGTCAAATCACAATTGTCATAGCGCAATTGTGATGGCGAAAACATAACAAGACGCTTCAGTCGTAACGACTTCAGCATATCGATGGGATTGGTAGTGTAGACGTGTTGAATGTTGTCAACCGCAGTTACCCTACAACCAAAATTAGCAAGACTGCGTGCAACATAATTGCCGATGAATCCAGCAGCACCAGTAACTAAAACTCTTTTCGTTCTCATAGTGACACACTATACGGTAGTGTGTCACTTATATCAATTTATAGCGTGGCGAGAGGATCACTAAGAACTAGATGACCATCAGATCGTTTCATGATGTTGTCAGGATGCACATCAAATTTATGAGTGCCCTTATTCATACCAATTAACTTAAGAGCAGCTACTAAGTCTGGGTGTTCAGATATAAGACCCTTTGCGAGTTTCTTAATTTGATCTGGCGTGTATCGGCTAAGATATGTATCACGACCATTAACCCATTTACAAACAATAGCCAACCATGCAACGATTTGCTTGTAAAGTTTAGTGGAGTGAAATGATTCTGGAATGTCTTTCAAACGTTCGACTTCAGCAACGTAATAACCATCATGAATAGACAAGGTTTTGATATGCGGAAGGTATGGATTATTCATACCTTCACAAGCTTTAGCATAGGTCAACCATCCATCATGTGTGGATCCAATTTTGATCACATCACCTTGTTCTTTTGCAAGGACAATGGCAGCAGCACCACGGCCGATGACTTTATAGCCATCTTGCTGTAGTTTTTGGATGGTTGTTTTCACACTGGGTTGGGAAATGTCACTGGCTTTCATAAAGGTTATTTATGAAAGCCAAGTGATTATTTCACATCGTCACGTACTCGAAAGTAGACTTCAATATTCACGTCGTAAACGCCAACCTTATATTCGTCAGATAGGTTGGTATTATAAAGCTGTGCCAACTTTTTGACAGACCATCCTAGAGGTTCATCATCAAGAACGACTGTTGCAGATCGTTCTGGATGTTCGTCGTACTCAACCTTAATAACAGTCAAACCAAGCTGCTTAAACGTCGCTACGATCGTTTGTTTGACTGCCGCTTCGCGGCGTTCTTGTGCTTCGAATTCTTCAATCTCAGCGTCATAGTTTTTGTCGTCTTCCTTTGTAACTTCTCGCTCACCCACTCCAGCAAGCTTTCGAAGTCGTTTAAGTGAATCTGGCATTCCATTCTCCTTAATGATTTGCCATTTTACACTCATCCATTCAGGATCAAATATTTTGACCGCACCCAAACTTAATACTAATCAATTTCGGTAGTCAAGCTTATGCCGTTACAGATTTTACAAATTAATAGGTAGGTATAAATAGTTTTCTTCTATCACTAAATAATAACGAGGACGTAGGCCCGTCTTCATTTGATAGGAGAAAGAAAAATGGCAGATATTACAACAAACGTACAGAATATTGTAGACCAAGCTTCACAAGTTGCAGCCCAAGTTGCTGACACCGCACAAACTGTTGCATCAGATGTAGCTCAAACAGTTACAAACGCTATTCAACCAGTGGTTGCTGATGTTAAGACTGATGTTCAACAAGTTGTTGCTGATGTGCAACCAGTGGTTGAAGAAGTTAAGAAGCAAGGTTTCATTGCAAAGATCATTGCAAAGATCATAGCTTTGTTCAAGGCTCTGTAAATTACTGATGTTCGTTAGACCCAAATGATGAAAACGGCCATTTGGCCGTTTTCATCATTTTCAGTATGTTAATCTAGATAATAACAACGTATCTGGATTATCAGGATTAACCAATCGCCTGATTATTTCATATTCTTCGTGTTTGCTATCAAGTTCTGCACAAAGTAAATCGATATCATGTTTTGACATCCCTTCAAATTTGTTTGCCGCGGCATCAGCCAATTCATATTGTGAATCTAGTAAAGATTTGGCAGAGATGCGTAATGTTTCACTGTCAATGTAATCACCAAAGCCTGCTTCTCGAATGAGATCTAGTTCATCACCAGCATTAATTAATTTGATAATTTCATAAATGAATTGACCAATCCAATCCTTGTATTCTCGATATCCTTTCGATTTTCTAATCAGTTCACGCAGCTTCTCACTTGCGTAGTATTTTTCAGAAGCAAATCCTGTACCTGGTTTTGCTGTAAAAATCGACCCAGTTGATTGACTCATTGGCTGTACTCCAACTAGTTGCCCAGCAACTAAGTTTGGCATAATCCTTCTGACTATTGGCATTATGCATTTGTTATTTGAATTATTGCTCATGAACTATTTCTTATTAGATATGATAAGAAGTAGACTGATTCAATTCAGTCTACTTCTTATTTGGAAATTCGAATTGTGGGTTATTCTTTTATTTTTTGGCCCATCGTGTCTTTGTTAGCGTGATTGCTTTATTATCTAAAGCAATCAACCTACGAAGCATCTCATAGTTCTCGAACTTCTCATCACGAATTGCCACCAATTTGTTTAATTTGCGACGGGTGGCAGGAAAAAGCAATTTAAGAAAGGAAGCATCAACTGTTTCACGCCGAACTGCCAAATCAGCGTTGATAGCTTCCTTCATTGCCTCTCGTAACGTTTCACTTTCGATTAGAACTTGAAATTCAGGACGTTGGAAGTAATTACTGATAAACACATGTGCGGCTGTGTTAACACCATCAGTTTCAATAGCGTCAATAAACATCCGCAAGGTTGCGTTATCAGGCAGGATCGGCACCTTTCTCACCTTGTTGCGAGTCCTTTTGTTCTTGTTGTTTTGCGTCTTCGCGCAGATTGCTATAATCCTTTCTAGCAAGTACGTTGTCGATGCTAATCGTACCATCCGCATTGCGTGTGGTACGAATTTCATCCACGTGCGCAAGGTCTCCTTCACCTTTCTTGGGTTTGCGCCGCGAGAAGCTTCCGTCGGAGCTCATCTGGCCGTCTTTCTTCAATTGCTCGATCATTTCCTTCATCTTCTTGTCAGCTTCTTTCTGTTCATCCGTGCGGCGATCCCAACGATCATTGCCTTCAGTCAACCCTTCAAGTTCCTCGATCGTGCGTGTTTCGCTCACATCGTAGTAATCGGGTGCATCAAAGTCGACCATATCGTCGTGACGATCCCACGCATTTTGCGGGTTCAGGATGGTGATTTGATATTTGGTAATGAACGCTTCTTGCTGTGCTGTGTCTTTGTGAGAGAACACAAAAACATCTTCACGTACTCGACCAAATTCATGTGTGAATTTGTCCATGAATTCTGTCTGGCGACGACCGATGAACGTGTCATCATCTTTTGCGAGATCCTCGTACCATTTGTAGAGAATCGGCGTGTTGCCGTGGCTGGCGGTTACGACGGTTTCGAGACCGTCCTTACGAAATCCATACAGCATGTTTGCTCCTGTGTTGACTAGTTTGCCTATTGTAGCTTGGCTTATGAATTAGTCAATAGCACATAGCAGCCATTTTGCCCATTAAAGAAGTTTTGTATGTTAAGGTGGTAGGAACCTGGTTGAATCCGCAAACTGTACACTGGCACCTCTGGATCAGTACCTGGAGCACTACCTGTGAACAAACAGATTTGGAAGAGTTTCTTACGACGGGCCGCCCAACTTGAAATCATGTCGTTTGAAAACGTCAAACTTTCACCATAAGGATTTACACTGAACCAACAACGTAGGGACCAATCTTGAACACGTGCAGTATGAATCACGTTAACCATGACATAGCTGTTGGGCGCTACGGTGAATGGAATAGCAGCTACTCGCATTGCTTCAACAAGTAGATACCCATCATCCGCTGGGTTAACGAGGTCCCAGATTTGTTCTGGGTTGTTTGGGTCGAATGATACGTCTTGTGTCATAGTTGAAATGGTGAAAGCCCGCAAGTATTTATGCGGGCTTTCGGTACTACTTGGGGAGTATTACTCCCGAGGTTTCATGTATGTGTGACCACCTATGACTGCAATACGTTTAAAGCTACTTGCCCAGGCTGGATGAACTGCCCGTTGCGCGTAGAAATTCGTTGCACCTGGCACTAATGGCTTCGTAAGCATATTATTGACTACGATGTATGCAGCGACTACGCTATCATACCATTGCTTGTAAATTTCTTCACGCAATGTGCCATCGCTATTGTGCAATGGAATGTTACCCAAATGTTGACAAACCCAGCTGAATTGACAAATACCAGATGTCTTTTGGCGAACGATCGCGCAAAGCGTACCAGCATATTTGCCACTATCCAAACGATTTTTTACTACTTCTGTTACTGCCACTTTATTAAGCAAATTTTCAGCACGTGCTTCAAAGAATGCGTTTTGTGCCAGACAATACATTGTTGGATCGGTTTCCTTTAGATTCAACACATACGATTCATCTAAAGTCAGGGTTTCCCGAATGTTATCGACTTGCTGCTGCGGAGTCAGTGACGCTTGTGGTTGCAACGTCTCTTGTGCCACCGGTTCGTATGAAAACGGCGCCACATTTTCCATATCATCTGCAAAACATGGCTTACAAATGATAGCAACGGCCAAGAACGACAACATTGAAAGGAAATATTTAAATTTCTTCAATGCTCTCACCTCTCTTCCGAAAAAGATATCGGGTCTGACACCAAAGTGATGGCAGACCCGATACATATATTTATTGGTTTACCTGATGAGTAAAATCGCTCTTTAAGTAAAATTCACTCGATAGGTATTCCTTATATCGTCAGCATTTGGACTAGAGCGGTAATGCTAAGCCATGTTTCAAAGCTATGGCGTCCAATTCACTGTTCCATCGGTCAATTGGAATCACATCATGAAGATCCTGCAATTCAATCAAAAGATCGAGCATTTCTTCATCATCAACATCTACACCAGATTTAAAAAGCGCATCGACCAGAATATGATCTGCGCTGCGCTCGAATGGATTTTTGGGACGGGTCCGTGTCAAAAACACCGCCGTTCCCTGAATCTTGTGTTGATAGTGCTCATTGGCGATCAAACAACCAATTGCACATTTGTGACCCCAAGGGGCATGATACAACGGACAGTCATTATCATCTACTGATCTTGAATTTTGAGTCAGTAAATGGTTTCTGACATGTTCATATACTTCTTGCTTCGATAACACCGATGACCTCAAAACAGATTAATAATATCTGTATTTAAATCATATTCATTTGCTATCGAAATAAAACGGTCTTTCCATTCCCAAGTGCCAAAAATGTCATGCACATTTTGAAGCTTGCTGAGGAAGTCTGGCATGCCAGGTTCATCAATGTCTACACCCACCTTACGAAGGGCGAGTTCTAGAGCATTGATACCTGCATCCATATACGCTGGAATACCTACTTTGTCAGAACGACAAATATATCGAACTGGTATACCTTCCATTGAAGTGGAATAATTTTCATTAGCAATTAAACCACCAATTGGACAACAACCTCCACCATAGCCGCGATAAGCACCTCCGCCACCTTTAAGTAGACCAGCTTTTGCTTGGGAAAATAAATGATGAACAGCTTTATCGAACAACTCTTGTTTTGATAGGTACGTCATTACATCTCCAGAACTGCTTATGGCGCGTCCAGAAGGAATTGAACCCTCATTACAGGTTTAGAAGACCCGTGTCCTATCCATTGAACGATGGACGCGTTTGACGTGCATCTCTGCACTTGATGTATTGTAACAATATGGCAGATGAAAGCAAGTTATTTCTTGCCAATTATCTCGGAGAGGATTGATCTTCGGCCTTCAACTAGGCCATCTGTGCGTAGGAGCGGAGGGATGCCACCAATTGTGACTATATTACCAAACTTCTTAGCTTGCTTTGGCGTCTCATCAACACCGACGTCACAAGTGGTATTAACGCCTGGCACAATTGTACCGAGTTCATCTAAACGGGAGCGGAATGGTGCGAAGTCATTAATGTTCATGTTTCTATTTATTAAATGAACATAATGAATGGTGATATGCCAGGAAAGACCCCTGGCATATGCCTAATTCCGCGTAGAACAGCTTATGGTAAGCTGCTGTGTGCTACTCACTCTCCGGGTACTATATCGAACTGTAGACGCTTGGCAGCTCTCTAGGAATGCCTGTGGATCTTTCGGAGGGACTGGTTGTTCAAAATCTCGTTTGAAGTCATTCTTCAACATCGTTGCACAAAGCCATATTGCCGCCGCCACAATTATGATTGCACTGTATAAAGTAGCAGTTAAAACTACAACTTTCTCCCACCAATATTTCGTGAGCATTTGTTGTGGTGTGCGATATGATCCAGAAATCGCCAACAATAGGCAAAAAACGAACGAACCAATTAATGCGTAGATGAAGAATGATAAGGTCATGTTAATCGTGTGATGCTTTACATGTTACTGCCATAGTCTTAGCTGCGTCCTGCTGACTCATTGTGACCTGAATGGTGGTAGCATCGCATGAACGAATAAACGCACTAGCCGTCTCTTGAGACGTTTGCAATGTTTGATACCCCTGTCCACATCCACCGATACCAATTATAAGCAGCAATAAAACCATACACACGAAAATAGGCCACAATTGGCTAATCGTCGTTTTGACTTCTGATGGAATTCTCATGTTAATGAACTGTTGGAGGAGGATAACTATAAAACAGCTCGTTCATTGCATCAATGACTGCTGGATCAGTGATCGAATGCGCTTTATATTTGCCATCCGGTGTAATGGAAAGAAATACATCACCAGTTGCACCCGCAGCTTGCGCTGCCGCTTGATATTCTGGGTCTTGCATTGCTTCAATTACTGAAGCCTTGATTGCATCAATCTCAGTTTCAGTGTAACCCATGCGGAACAGCATTTCTTCAATGTCAGCTTCAATATCAGACGTCATTTCGAATTCTTCTTCGTTATCGTTATCAACCATGGAAGTACCATAAAAGTTACACAAGCATTATGCAAAATGGCACCAAACTTCGCAACTATTTCCGCCAGATATAGTTGGAGCGGCCATGTAGCCGCTCCAAATCTCACTAAGTTCAAGCTTATGTGAGATGGGGACCTCCATCCCTTCATAAAGGTAGAGCTTGAAATACCGTTTATGAACTGGTAAGTATATACTTACCAAGCTTCAATATAGCACGAATGTTTTGTAATGTTACAAAATTATTACCATATCATGATGTGATGGTTTCGATCACCTCATCGAATTCACCAATATCTGGTGCTTCAAAAGACTTGAACATGTTAGCTGTCACATATGTTGGAATGATTTTTCCCGCAGCCAAACGATCAGGATTATTGAGACGTTCTTTCACGATTTCTTCTGGTAGGTTGAAGACAACTGCACGCTTACGATAATGTGAAGGGAAACGCTTCAACTTCTTTGCTCGAGACTTGATGGTCAAGTTGGTTTGATCCCAGATAATGTTCTTGCGATTAGCAATAGCACTAGCCAAACGTATATCAAATTCATTCTCGATTTCCGAGTATTTGAAGTGGTTGAACGCTTCGCTGTAATTGAGCCCAAGAGCTTGACCCCATTCAACAAAGATATCATCAGTGCTCATTACCACATATTCACGATCGGTTGATGCAAGAAAATTCTTGATCCATGTGCTCTTTCCTGACCCAGCAGGACCGATCATCATAATGACATCATTAAACATCAAATAGAAATTCCTTTATTAGTTTTATTGGTTGATCAGCAAACAATACTTCAAAATGGTTATATGGTAACTCAATATATTCCGGACCATCCCAAGCAATTTGACTCTTGATGGTTACCGCGCTGTCATTTGCTTCACTAAACATTGGATTGTTGCCCTTTGTAGTGACTAAACTCAAAGTAGGACATGCCATATCTGACATACGCAGTGAACTAGTCAATGGACCAGTTGTGCTGATAGTTTCAAACATCGGATGTGGATTAAACCACTTAATCAAGTCAGCTGCTTTATTGCCACCAAAAGGGGTACTCATTGTCACAACACGATCAACCAATTTTGTTTTCTGAGCTATGAGAGAACCAAGCACTCCTCCCAAACTGTGCGCGATAATACTTACATGTTCTCGGCGTTTCTTAAGACGTTCAACTTCTTTATCAATGACAAATTGCAATGTGTCACTAACATCGTATGTTAAAAACTCAGCCTCATGGTCTGGCAAGTTATTTTTGATGTGAGTGAACGTCAATGGTGTTGAAAATGCACCATGAATAAAAAGGATGGTTTTCATAGATACTCCGTTTCACCTATTTACAGATGAAACGGTTTGTCTTAAAGCTGGGTTTTAATTACTTCACCAGTTTTCTTACTGGTGATCTCAACCATAGGTTTGAATACACCCAATAAGTCTTGTTCGAGTGCCTTAACAATTTGATCATCTTTTTCGAAATCACTATAGTTACTTCTTCGAAGTGTAAATGACCCCGTTGAGAACGTAACTAGGTCAACTTTCTGAGCATATATGTTCAAATCATTAGCATCACGTACATAGCCGAAACCGTTTTGACGATTACAGGTGCCCAAATCTTTAACAGCATATGGCGAAATCAATGCATGTTGGCCATCTGGCATTTGTACAACATAACGATCCCTGTGGCTATACTGATTTTTCTTAACCGTTTCCTGAATTTCGCTAATTGAATGAGGTTTTAAAACGATTCTCAAATCATATTCTGTACCTGCTAACATCGCACTGTCGTAATAAAAGCCTCGAGACTTATTGAGTAAGTGTTCATTAATTTTTTTCTCAGCCTCGGCTGTTGTCAATTCATTCGATTCTAGAATCCGCGCCACTTTTAAAGTGCGCGACTTTTCAATGTACGAATTTTTCGAAGTACCATGAGGTTCGATATTAACCACATATGTTTTCTTAGAATCAATCACGAAATGATATGATTCACTATATTTTTCATTTCTACGGAAAAACCTTGAATTGATACCATCGTCCTCATATCTACCGTGATGCGTTAGATTCAAAACGTGGAATGAACCATAATAAGTACCAATTCGACCGTCTTTTAATTCAACGCGATAGCCAGGCTTTACACTTCGCAAGTTCACTGATTGTTTTTCGCGTTCTGTGTTCTTTATCGCATCTTGATATGGTTCACTTGTAGTTGGCAATAGAACATTTTCAGTACCATCACGCCCCCACATACATGGAACCATGATTTCGCCATTAATGACTGTGTTTTCACTCATGATTCGAACCATATTCTCAACTGAGATTTCTAATTCAAAACCACGAGGATCTTCAATGCGAATCATTGTCTGTTTTGTGCTTCTCCAGCCACCACGTCTAGCAGCATCAGCTATACGAAAACCTGAGACTGGTGTATTGTCAATAACTACTGCTTTCAGTGAACTTTTGTTACGAGTAACCCACGAATCAATTGTGGCCATTCGTTTCTGAGCGGCAGAATCAGTACCGTAAGGTGTGAGGAAGCCCAAAGGGGCACCACTTTCGGTGTGGCGATTGACAAAACCCACATAAGCCTTGTCAAAGAGTTTGATAGTTAGTGATGACATTGTTCTTATTGTTATTCATCATGACTTTGCCGTTTATCGGCAAAGTGAAACCAGCAGAGCATAATTAGTTACTGCTTCATCAAGCTCTGTCTGATGACGAGCAGCCACTTCAGCAGCGGCTTTGACTTGTTCTTCTGCAATCATTTGTTTGATACGTTGGATCTCAAGCCATGCTTCCTTCACTCCGTCATTCGTGAAAATAAGCTCAGCCTCAGTCGTATCAACCTTCATGTTCTTGCCGTTCTCTCTGGCAATCTTTAGATATTCTTTTGTCATGTCTTGTTATTAGTTGCCAATCACAGTTTACACTCGGGGCTTCGCAAGTGTAAACATCACTGCATCAGTATTGTTTTCGAAAACCCAACAATCAGATGTACAATAAATCTTGCCACCACAATGCTCGATGATCCAACACCATTCTTCGAATATGTCATCACGTGGCATGAGGATTTCTCGACGAATAGTCAATGCTTCTTTCATGTTGACCGTAATACCAGAAAATGTCATACCTCCTTCCAATTTTGGAAGGGGCTGAATTTTATCGATCGATCCGATACGCTCAATATATGATTGAAACCAGTCATTAGTTTCTTCGAAATGTTCTTCGGCAACCAACAAAACGCCACTGTACCACGAATCATCATTATGATCTTCATGACGAGTAGCAGATAAATGCCAAACGAAGGATGGTTTTACCAACTCAAGCCATGTTGCTACATGGAAATACATAGCGCGCATGTCAAGTTGCATTACTGCAACCAGTTTTTCACCAGTTCTAATTGGTGCTGGCGCAACGGTAAATCGATCCGTCCAATCTGGTTCTCTACCATAGACCGCATATGGTGTGACTGAGGCAGAACGACGATTTTCCTCAGAATCTATTTCAATACATTCCGGATCATTATCTTCACATTTGTTAATGTATCGATGTTCTTCAACTCCGAAGAACCAATTATTGAAATTGTCATAGGCGCGTTTGAATACATTTCGACGAATAATTTCTGGTTGTTTCTTTTTCATTTTTCTGATATTGGTGAAAGCTTGTAAAGCACCGCATCTCCATCATCTTCAAAGATGAAAGAGTTGTTTGTAACCCAAACTCGTCCTTTGCAATTGGCGATGATCCACGACCAGATCTCTAGGTCAGGTGGACTCAATTCGATGTCGTTATAAGTTTCATTGTAATGGACACCGTTATGGCGTATAGCTGTGCCTGTAAATCTACAGGAATCAGGCAACAATGGCAACAGATTTTTGCCATCTGTTGGAAACTGCTTTAGGTAAGCTGCACGCCATACTTTGAATTCATTTAAAGCTGTGTTGGCACCGAAAAAGAATCCACAGATAGTAGGAGTCCATGTTTGAGCATCAACCATTTGATCAAGCTTGAACGCAAATGAATTTTGTTGAGCTCCATTTTGGTTTAGCCACAAGTATACATGAAACATCAACTGCCGAGCTTGTTTTTCATAAATGAATCCAATATCTGGTTGTTCAAAAACATCAGGGTTGAAATTTGAAATACGAGTCCAAGGTCGATAATTTCTATCACCAGCTAGTCTTTGTTCAAGTGATAGCATCTTTTGATCATCTGAATCTTCGTCAACCACCTCTTCAGTTTCTTCGTAATATTCTTCAGTATCGAATTTACTACCAACCCAATAAAAGATCGACGACAACATGTACTTAAAATGTTCAAACACAGTATTCATTTCTTTTCTTCTTTTTCTACATGAATATCTTCAGTCAACTTATACATGATTAGTTCGCCCTTATCAGCAAAGATCCAATATTCGTCAACACACCAAACTTGTTCCTGAGTATTCTGCACAATCCACAGCCACTTTGCATACAGATCATCAGGAACTAATAAAGGTAGTAACGAACTACCTTTATAACCATGTTTGATCGGATAACCATTAATTTGATCGCCTTCAATAATTGTTGGCAATGATTGCTTCCGCCAAGTATCACCACTGAAACGATTCTGATAGCTAGGCCACCAGTCATTAAAGCGATCAAGCGTTTTACCTTCTTTTATAAGCAAGCATCCACGGTATTGCTTTGTTTGTGATTGCAGTGAATTCAAATCATAAACGATGGGCTCCCACACAATACCATAATCGTTCGAATCTGGTTTACAACATTCTATCCATACACTGATATGAAACATAAATGGATATGTTGAATCATTTTCTAACACTGGGACTACCGTGCCTGGTTTGGCAAACAAATGCTTGGGCCAGATCATTTCAATACCCCATTTATAATTTGGCGTTAACGCAGCTGGCGTCAGAGACGGATAGGCGGTAGTTTGGTTAGGATATAGTACTGGACTACCACAAATGCCACCATTACCATTATAAGGGTTTTGGCCTATTCCTCCTGATGGAAATGGTGGTAATGATGGCCAATTTACATTTGATCCAATTGATGGCATAATTGAATGCAGCATATCCTGTTCTGCTTTTGCCTTTAATTTCTCATAGTGTTTTTGTTCAATTTCTTGTTGTCGCTGTTTCGCAAATGCATCTTGCATCTGTTTCTTGAGTTGTTCTTTTTCGTTCATATGGCTTGACTTTCCCTTAATGTTATTGTATAGTGGCACATGGCTGAAATAAGCGTCAATATTTGAGAGGAAACATGGACCAAAACAAAGTAACGGCAATCTTGGATCATTGTGTGAACGACGACTTGATCAAGTTGCGTTCATTATTCCAAGCCAAAGGATTTGATATCCGCATCGTGGGTGGCGCTGTTAGAGATATTCTCTGCGGCCAAACGCCTGACGATATCGATCTCTGCACTGATGCCTTTCCTGATGAAGCGATAGCAATATACGAAGCAGCTGGTATCCGCTACATTCCGACTGGAATCGATCACGGTACCATTTCTGTAGTGATGTCGGGCGAAACTTACGAAATCACAAGCTTGCGTTTCGACATGGAAACTGATGGTCGCCATGCAGTTGTGAAATTTACCCGTCAATGGCAAGAAGACTTGGCACGTCGAGATCTTACAATTAATGCCATGTCAATGACGTTTGATGGAGTATTGGATGATCCGTTTGGTGGACGACAAGATTTGAGAAGTGAACACATTCGCTTTGTTGGTGATCCTGCACAACGCATTCGAGAAGATTATCTGCGTATTTTACGATACTTCAGGTTTGCTGGTCGCTATGGTTGTGGATTTTTCGATCATTCGCAGCTTAATGCAATTCATGACAATGCGTCTGGCTTAGGGAAAGTATCTCGCGAACGTGTGTGGCAAGAAGTACGCAAAATAATGGCGCATCCTTCTGCCGCTTCGATATATGAACAGATGAGTAACACAGACATTTTGCAGTATGCTGATTTGCCAGCTTTTGATGCAATCAAAAAGCAGCGAATCAAGTCCGCCAATGTGTTTGCGACCGGCGCAGTCGGTGTATTTGCATTGCTCTTTTATAGTGCTAGTGATGCTGTATCATATGCGAAGAAGTTGAAGCTCAGCACAGATGATACAAAACTCATTTCGTTTGTTGCAAAGGTTGTGAACACGGGGCATACTGATCTGTTGTCAGCTATGAAGTATGAAATGTTGATCAACAATCAGCCATTGACATATACGCTCACGGCAATGCAAGCAATGGGTGAATTTGATATAGCGTGTTCGTTGCGTAGCTGGCCAGTTCCGCTCTTCCCGGTGACGGGGGATGATTTGTTGAACGCAGGTATGAAGCCTGGCAGGCAAATTGGCCAAGCATTGACACTAGCAAAGCAAAATTGGTTCATGAGTGATTGCATGTTGTCAAAAAATGATCTGATGCAGATCGCATTGAAAACGGAGAGGTAAATGGCAAAGAAAACTAGCCCAGTGCGCGGTACCGAAATTGATTTGACGAAGGGTGAAGGTAATAAACATCCTGACATCAAAACAGATGGTACGCTTTACATGTGTAAGATTGGAGGTGGCTGGTTTATGGGTGCTTTCGATCAAGTCTGGTTTGGCCTCAACTTCAAAGGTTGGCTCAATCCTACTGCTGGGTTGCAATATGATAAGCCTGGTACCAATAGTTCACGATGGGAACGTGTGATCGAATTGGAAATCGATGAGTAAGTTTGTCATGGTGATGGCTCCCAATGGGAGCCATCACCATTTGGCAATCAATTAGTTGATGAAGCAAACGGCGCGTACCACACGTCATAACGTTGTAACTTGGTGTTGAAAAACTTGAAGCCATTTGCAAGCCATTGCTCAAAGTGTTGGAATTCTTCGGCCATCCCCATCTTCAACTTGCGAGCATATGCGGCCAGATAGTCAACCCGCAAATTATAGACGGTGTCTTCATGGCCCTTCACCTTCGTGAATCGTGCTTCCCGCAGACATGCAAGCATGTCGTCATACAACGTACTGGGGAAGAATTCGTTCACAAACTGCATGACTCGAGCCTTTACTTCGGTCGCTCGTGATTCACAATAATTGTGAGGATGCAATACAAATTGTGCCTTCACTACCCATTCGTCATCGGTGAAGAATGACACATCTTTGAACGGCACTTTCTTGTGCTTCACATAACGAACTGCTTCAGCAAATGCAAGCATTTCGTGGAAACCACGATACATCGATCCAACGTTTTCAACATGACCATGCTGTTCAACAGTCTCATCGTCATGTTGAACAATCATACCCCAGGACAGCAGCCAATCTTTTTGTTTCCGCGTATTTGTTACTCTGACGGAGCTACCGTCCATATAAATGATCATTGAATCCCCTCTTTGCGTCCATCCGTATATTCGATCGTCTTGCTCAGCTCAAGTGCTTGAATCTTGGCCACTTCAGCCTTACCAAACCAAATAATAAACTCACCCGGATTTGCCGGCGACCTTTGCACTTTCACTTTTTTACCAGCTTTGTGCATACGCCCTTCATCTTTACCAATGTACTTGCTTTGTACATCAACAAGTAGTTTCGCGGCGCGTGGCAATTCATAACTCATTTACTGCTCCTGTTTTGTTCACCATGTTTCATATGGTAAAGTCATATGATTTAGCTGTAAAGCGTTTTTGCTCAATTATATTAAATGAATATGAGCACCTTTTGAGGTGCTCATATTGTACAAAACGGGGACCCTGTTCCCCTTACAACCGTTACAGTGTGTATTCTTGCTGGTTAACGCGGATGCACTTGATGCTGTCGCACTTGTAAGTACGAATGATCACCTTATTGTCCAGCCCGCCTTGCGATTCTTCGTTGTCCGACACTTCCGGGAGGCCCGGGATTTCGCCGATGTACGGCTTGCCATCGACAAGTAGTTCGGACTTACCAGCACGCAGGAAGATCACCTCCAGGTACTTTTGATCATTGTGCAGGATGAACGGAGTTTCAGGAATGCGTGTGCCCCACTTACGCGGTTGCAATTCGAAGCTTGCCGGATCTTTGCCTTCTGCGACAAGGCGTCGTTGCACCATGTTTTCGTATGCGTTGGATTTCTTGTTTTGGAAGACCATCACTTGACTGCCCGTAACACGCTTCGTGACACGGCCCTGGAACGGATTTGCTTTCCCACCCTTCAGCTTCACCTCGGTCACAGTGTCGATCGACACGAACGAACCACCGTTGACGTTTTCGAGAATCTGTTCTAGTGCGTTTTGCATTTTTGCTTCCCCTTTGTTGTTCACCATGTCGCTATTCTGCGTTCATTTGAACTTGAGGTCAAGCGTTAAATGATGTTTTCTGCAAACTTGATTGCGATTTTGTCGTACTCAGCAGATGTACAAAATACTTCAACTGTAAGAGTTGTAAGATTAAGTTTCGTACAACTTTTCACCTTAGAATCACCGCAGTAAAGACCAATCTGTTTTACGAACTTTTCAAGCTCCGCGAGAAAATCAGTACGTTTATATCCAACCATGATCACTGGACGTTCTTTAAACTCTTCTCGTTGTGGAATGGTGTCCAAATCAATATTGAATGAATACCAGTTACGATCGGACAGCAGTACATCAAGCAAATCATCCACCTTGAAGGAAGGATGGAGACCGTCACCCAAATACTTACCAGGCATTTTAGTTAAAATACTGATCAATTCAGCTTTTGTTCGTTGCTTTGCCATTAATCACACCACGTCAATTTGAACGTCATTGCATCGGTGCTGTCGTCAAACCACCAGTACCGTATCATCTGCAGATGCCCCCAAGTGCTTCTTGTATTTTCAGCGCACCATGCATCTAATTCTTCGTTTTTGGGGCCCACCGATGGTAACACCAATACTAGTTGGTCTGAACAAGTTAACAAAAAATCTCGATTGACTTTCCAACTGTCAATCATTTGCTTAGCCAGTTCCTCATCGACATCCTCTAGCCGTTTGCGCAATTCATCTTCCGTCAAGTTTAACGGAGGATAGCGAAGTACTTCTGTTCGGGAGAAAAACCGCTTAATATCCATACTTCACCATTTGATCAGCAAGCTGTAGGTGTAGTGTGGCTCGGGTTCTTGATCACCAAGCGATCCAAGACTAGCACGCATATTGGCTTGTGCTTTATGCACGGTGACGTTGAAATTGAGCGGATACACCTTCAGCTTGTCGATAACAAGCTGCCAGAATTTCGGCGTCTCGAAACGTTCATACGTCTTTTTCAACAGGTCGTTGGATTTGGTCGGATCACCAGGTAGATCTCCCCTATAGTGATACTCGTACTTGCCTAAATCGGCCTGTTCTTGTATTTTAACGCCAAGCCGTTCGATAAACGTTTCAAGATTGACGATCGATAATTGGGAGCGTTCGCGCGCCTCTTGTGCAGTGATCATACTTTGTTCTTCTTCTCGTATTCCTTCATACGTCGCTTCAACTCAGCCTTGATGAGTCGCGCGTTTTCGCCACGATAGGTACCCGCGTTGCTGAGGAAATATGCCACCACCTCATATGCAGTATCGGCGATGTACATGTCATTGATTGAATCGATGCCAAGCATTGCGCTGAGATACGGTTGCGCATGCAGGCTGACCTTTGCTGTATCGTGAAGAATCAAACCCGCGAGTTCGTAGATGTGCAGCTTCGTGAGATCATAGTCGCTTGCATTCATGTTCATCTCCATTGTTCACCATACGTAGATGATACGTTCATATGAACATGAACGCAAGCACCAAATTATTTCATTTACAGGGAGGGAGCTTCAAAGCTGCGGTCTCTGCCATAACATCTTTGTAGTATTGCAGAGCCTCTTCATACTCAAGACCTTGCGCAAGTCGCTCGCATAGTCCAAGCGCAGCCATAACCAATACGGTACGCACTTCCATAACTGCTGCATCCGGTTTATAAGGAGGTGTCCATTCGGCTTCAAACGCGGCAGCATCAACCTCATCTTCGAACCACCAATACCAGTACACGGTGAGGTGTCCCCACTTGCCTTTTACGTGATCGGTACACCAAGCCGAAATCGTTTCTCGATCTTCACTTTCTGCTTTCGGCTTACCAAGAACGAATATCGTGCTGTCGGGAACTGATTCAACGCGTTTGCGGTCAGCTTCTCGATCATTGAACGCTTTTTCAACTTCTTCTGCGGGGTAGCCATTAGCAAGCAACTCTGCCCGCAGTTTATCAACCGGTTGTTTCAACGTCAGATCATCTAGCAGTTCTGCTTTAGTCTTAGTGTTAATGATAGTACCGTATTTCATATGAATCCTCATGTAGAAACGTCGATGATATGACTATGATACGTTCATATGAACATGAACGCAAGCGTTAGTCGTTGACTAGCGTGAACCCGTCAATGTTTTCTTTGACCATGAAGCCAACCATGATGCGGACAGTTTCGTCGGAATGTCGGTAAGCAGGGCTATCATCTGGGTTTGAGACGAAATCACTGATGTGGTATTCACGCTGGTTACTTTCATACATGGGCGGAACCTCATCCTTCACTAGGATGTCATGCGCTGTGTTCCAGTCGATGCCAATTGACTGGGAATAGTAGAGCAGTTCGGAAAAATCAACAAGCGTAACGGTGCGTGGCATAACTTTCTCCTTTGTATCATCGCCAACGGTAAACCACTTCTGCATTGTGGTGTACCTTCATTTAGTGCTATTGTGTTGTGTCAGCTGTTCAAGCATCATATCACATTCACGGTGACTGGCGGTAAGCCATTTTACGATTTCAAAATTCGAACCTTACGAAATGGTTATGCCATCTTACGATGGCATAACCTGTGATTTTGCAGCGTTTGCAGCAAGTGCAACATTTGCAACATTTGCAACACTTGCTGCAAACATTAGATTCGAACTTGCATCTTATTACCAGTTTTGCTGGTGATTTCAAATTGCACGTTGAAGAATCGTTTCACATCACTTTCAGCAATATCAATGTTGTGACCGTAATTGTCGCTTTCGACTGTGTTATACACATTTGACAACGTCACTTCTTTCACAACAAAACCCCGAGCTTGCATTCTCGTTTGGTTACTAACGTAACCATTAGAATGAGTCTGCGGAATGTTGGCCCAGTAATAACGATCTGGGTTGTTATTACGGTCCATTACAAAGTTGATATGATCCTCTGCATGGTAGTTTTTACCATCCATAGTTTCAATAAAACTATTTGCCTTAGCACGGTGGCCGCCGTTTTCTTCTATCAACTTCTTGATCTCTGCCTCAGTCACATCAACAGTCGTCATTGTCCCAATCTTGTAACCAGCAAACGTCCAACCCAAAACTTCGCGATAGTTGTTCGCCGATGCGTCTTCGCAGGCAAATGGATTGCTTGTCATCGCTGCGATAATTTCTTTTTCAACCTGATCAACGGTCAGTTTCTTTTCGACCTTCTTAGTGACTTCGATAACTTTGATCGAAGAACGACCAACAAGGAACGGAACACCATTGCGCATTACCTTCAATACATAGCGTTTCGTGCTGTCGACAATCTCAATCTTACCAGTACGATATTGCAATGATCCTTCCAGCTGAAGCGGAAGCAGTGAACCCAAGTAGATACCCTTCTCACCGGTAATCAATTCGACTTCGTCACCGACGGTCACTTCCTTTAGGGGAATTACTGCTGCAACCTTTGTTCGCAACACGACAGAATTCTTGTATGGTTCACTATTGGTAGGTAGCAGAATGTTGCGGTTGCCGTCACGTCCCCAAACGCACTCGGCGATGATTTCACCATCATCTAGCAGGTTGTCGCTCATGCACATCACAAGGTTTTCGATCGTGATTTCGAGTTCGAAGCCACGCGGATCTTCAATACGAACGTAGCTTGCACCGCTACCGTTCCAGCCACCGCTCCGGCGAATCGCACGTCCGATCTTGAAACCGATCATGGGCTTGTTTTCGAGAATCACGCTATTAAACGTCTTTGAATTGCCATAGCCACGTGCCCAGTTATCAACTGTAGCTCGGCGCCTTTGACCTGCTTCGTCATCGTTATATGGCGTCATGAAGCCCAGAGGCACTTCATCTTGCGAGCGCCGACCTTGGAAGCCAACGTAAACTTGTTCAGGGATTTTGATCGAATATTGAGTCATGATTAGCGCGTGAGAGTGAGAAGGAATGCGTAGTTTTCTTCTGCGGCTTTCAGTTCTTCTGCAAACTGTTCGTCGATCTTCTTGATCGCTTCTTGCTTTGCTGTGGCGATGCGTTTCTTGATGTCCTGGATGGTTTGCCATCCTTCCTTGATTGATTCGCTAGACGCATGGAGTTCAGCTTCTGAGACATTCGAGTCATCTGCTAGACTCTTTTCACGGAGATTGGTGAGATAATCAGACATGTGAGCCACTCGTTGTTTGTTAGAAAACGGCAGAAGTCTAACACATTTGGCAACTTATAGATAGCAAGAAAGCCACCAAAGTGGCTTTCTTGCTTATTCCAAATGAATCTTAGGCAGGCAAGCTCATCAATCGAATATATGCTGCTTGAGCAATGTTACCATTCACGTCAGGCTGAGACATGACCCAGTGAATTGATTGAACGATGTACAAGGTGTTGTTGACTACCACCTGTTCATCAATCTTTGGCACTTCGACTATAACACCAGTTAGAAGAGTCTGATCAGATGCTGGATTGGCCAATGAAACGATAAGGTTGAATGTTGCGTTAATCATGTTACTTAATATCTATAAGTTCGTTATTTTTTTCTTTATCAAAAATGTCTCCAAGTGAAGGACCAGCAATAGGCCTTAGCCAAGAATCAGGACATGTGAATACTGTTGATGTACCTATTATAGTGCGGTCGGCATCTGAGACTTTAATGGATGTCGTTGTTTGACATACCCATCTGAACCCAAGACCATCATCGCAATCACCAAATGCTTGCATTACTTCAACAACAACGCCAATATTCTCTTTATTGTAAGCCTTAACCAGATAGGCAAGGTCACCAACTTTTACTCTTGTTTTCATTCTTTGTCTAGTTCAATCATGAGTTTTGTGTAGGCACCACCAAAGATTGCAGCAAGAATAACCACTAATGGTGTTGTCGGTAAAATGCAAGCCATAGCCAAACCACCGGATGCAACACCTGCGCAAATGGTTGCGAATTCAGTCAATAATGAATATTTCTTACGATTCGTCATTTAGATTTCTTGCCACTTTCTGCAACCAGGTATCAACACTATTGACCTTTCCACCATTTACTTCGATTTCAAGATGCTCAAGCATATTGGCACGAGCATCTGACAATGCGTTGTGTGGAATTTCTGGTATGCCCTTGATGTCGGACCTGATTTCCATCGTCAGTGGTGGAATAGTTACGCACATGCCATCAAATGTCACCAAGGCTTGGCAGAAATTGGCAATGTCTTCTGGCCAGTCGGCAATGATATGAACGGTGTCAAACTTCTTCAGGAAGTGTTGTAGCCGCAATCTCAGTGAATCCATTGGAATTGGAACGGTATTGAGATTAGGCATCACATTTTGTTTTACCCAAGGATGGGGATTCTTGCATTCTACTGCTTCGTAGAACTCAGAACCATCTTCGGCCACTAGAGCAATAGAAATCATTGCTCCCTTGAAACTATTGAATTCGGTGTCGATCCAGATACGCATATTGTTTTATACTTATAGGTTGTATTGCTACAATACAGCTATATGGCATACAAGTCAAGCTCAATAAATAAAACAGATATTATTTTGAGGTTTCCCAATGCGATACAACGAGATCATCACAGAAGCCAATTACCGTAACAAAATTGATACAAGCAGATCATATCCTACACAATCAGAATTTGATTCTGCACTGAAAAGTAAGTTTGGTATTTCTGGCCCTAACAAGGAAAGCAAACCACAAGCAGGTGGTGGCATTTATATCATGAATGCTAAAGGTATTGTTGGGTATAAAGCGCCAAATACTGATTCTCCTGAGGGTTTTGTATGGTTCGTAGCGAAAGAACCGTTCATGCCATCATTAAAGAAGAAAACTCCTGTGGCTGTTAAGCCAACTGATATGCAAGTCGATGCGCCGAAAGGTGTGAAATCACCTATTTCAAAAATAGATAAACCTGTGAATATTGAATCTGCATTGCGTGAATTGTTGAATACTGTTAAATCGATCCATTCGAATAGAAAGTGGGGCAATTACGATGCACGCGGCCCAGAGCAAGAAGGTGATCGATGGGTGGCGGAAATTCGTTATTGGGGAAACTGGCAAGTTCCTGATGGAGAAGACGATGACGGCGATTACGACTGGGAAGAATTGACTGGTGAATCTGCTATGAAGCTACAACAAATCATTGATGAATATTCCAAGCGCTATCCTAGTGTCAAGTTCTATTGGCAAACAGGCGAGAAGAACTGGATCTACCTATACGCTCGCGCAAAGTAAACCTTGACGTGTAGTTCATATGAAGCTATCATGTGAACAATGATACTTCAAGGAGAACTAACTTCATTACTCCTCCTATACCCGAAGACGGCGTCGAATTCGCGTGGCGCATCGAGGGTGCGGTAGCAACAGTTCTGCGCCTAGTTGTTCATGGTGAACGTCGCAAAGGCCGTGGAAGCGCGAAGTACAAAGCTTGGGAGGCGTCATTGCCCAAGACTGTTACTCGCGTCGAACTGTGGTCGAAGAACTCAGAAGCAACCTTGTTTTGGAAGGCTATGGGTTTCGTTGATCAACATAGCAAAGCCAACGAAGACGGTTCGAGCAGCATGATCAAATTCGTCTTCTAACGTACCGATCGCCATAAAACAAAGGGCCTCCATTTGGAGGCCCTTTGTTTAGAACAACTGATATTCAATAATAGGAACAGCGTTAGGCTTAAGAACAATGAATTCGATATGACCACCAATAGTATCAGGGTATAATGTTCGTTGTTTCCTCAACGTAACCAAAAGGCTCTTTCTGCAATCACTAAGGGTCAAAGTTGATAACTGATTACTACGAAAAACCGCACCATACCGGTTATCTGTCGGTGGATTAGCGTAGCTTACGTTTGCACCCATTACCGTTTCGTCGAAGCATTGATTTTCGTTATGATCGCTATAAACATAAATGATTGGATTCCCCGCAGCATTAAAGCCCATGAAGGTGATAGTGGTTGGTGTTGATACGTATCCAGGAATGGTAGCGTGTTTCTGTTTGATTTTTTCTAGTTCATTTGCGATATCACATTGGGCCGCAATTAAGCTAAAATCATTACTAATAGAACTACCAATTCCTTTTGTTTTCGCATCATAAAAAATGTCCATAGAGCCAACACATCCAATCATACCATTAACATTCGGTAAAAAATGATGCTTTGGTCCAAATGTTGCCGGTTTATTTGTATATGAAATACAAGTGTCGGTCGCGCAATAGATGGTATCTAGGGTTGAGATGAAAGCAAATCCGGTCATATTATTCTTCTTATAGAAAAGGCTCCCAATGGGAGCCTTTGTTCATTCAGCTACGTCTTACTTCAGGTGCTCATCGAAAGAATATGCTTCCCAAGGTGTGAACTGGCCAGCCTCAACGAAGTCAGGCACTTGCACACACCACACACCTGAATTTTCTGTGTTACCAAAATCTGAGTGCAGCTTCAGTGTCGTGTAAGCGCCGATTTTTGGCATGTTGGGGAAACGTGTACCGATCAGGATCGCGAACAGCTCACCGCGCTTGCTAGTAGGCTCTGGGCATGCCGCAACGAATTCGTCCGTCAGCTGGTCTGGGCGGATTTCCAGTGTAACGCGCAGACCGTCATCCATCAGCTTGTTTGCAAGTTCAAACGCGCGGGGAATGTCCATAACGAGCGGGTTACCAGCAGGGTCGTACATGAACCCCACCAAAATGTGGTTACACTTGTGATCAAGTATCATTTGCTTGCACTCTTCGTAGTCATATTGACCTGGTGCAATCATCGTTGGTTGCAGAAAATGCTTGGTGGCTTCGATTTCGAGGCCCTTGAAAAAACGTACTGGCTGGTTACGATCCATTTGAATAATATCCGTTGTGCTAATTTTGAATTACTGTTTAATCTTTGCTTCTATTTGATTTGCATTAAAGTAGTCCACCAAATCTTGGGCTTCTTCTTCATCTACAAAAATGTTACCAACTGGTTCGAATGTTGAGGGGTCAACAGTCACACCACGAAGTTTTGCAGATGGAAACAATGATGTTGCAGTGTTAATAATTTCACCATTATGCTTTGCATCATTTTGCAAATATTTGATTAATATAATTTTATGCATTCTATGCTTAATGTTTTGAGATAATGACTGTTAAAACGAAGATTCCAACTAATGCAATTATACTGAAAACCATCGAGTATTTTGCTATCCATTGCAATAGCTTGCGATTGGCTGCTGCTTCTTCTGGTGTGACCACGCGTTCTTTCATTTTTCAATCTTCAATATTATGTCAGCAAACGCCATCTTTGTCAATATTGCATATTGCTCATCATAAATTGTTAGTTCTATTCTACGGGTTTGGGTGCCTATGTCAAATATATGTCGTATATTTGCAGAATAATGATCCAAATATAGATCCACCCAATCGTGGACTTTGATAACGTTGAACCAATTATACTCAAAGAAGAAGAGAATTTTCATCAAATAGAAAGTCAGACCAAGCCAACTTAAACATGGCGGCCATAGCCGCATCCTCTTCTTTAAAACTAAATGATAACCAAGCAGCGACACCAGTATTAATTTCACTAGTCTTACATCTGATTTTGTAATTAATACCATTTGCATCACACCAATCTTGAGCTTCATTACTCAATCCAAAAAGGTATGTATCAGTGATATTGACTATTATTGGATATTCTTGAGTCATATCAGCTAATTGCCGTCTTTATTTTTACACACTTTAGATAGGCTATCAACTCGCCAATTTCTTTTGCACTAGCTATATGATCGAAACAAGCGAGTTTGCATTGAACACCAAATGCATCAGTATTTGATGAAATAATGATGAATTGATTAAATTCTCTAGGATGCACTACGCGTTCAACAATACAATTAAGTGCCATGTTTTCACTCAACCATCCATCAACTTCTTTGGATTGGCGCAGAACTAAAACGTAACTCATGGTTTCTTATAAACGATAGGAGTACTAATGACTGCAACTTTAGGAATCAAATAAAACAGTAATGTCATATGTTATCACAAATTGAAGACCACTATGGTTGACAACATCAACGATTGTATTCATCAAGCAGAATGCAGCGTTTCGTTCAGCAAACCACGAGGAAATTTCCTCGTAGTCTACGTCATCACTCGTAAAGTGAAATCGATACACAGTTAGAACTTGAACAAGCCATCGTTAACTACTGCTGGTTCAACCTTAACTGGTTTAACAACTTTTGCTCTTGATTTACGTTCGGGTGCTGTTTGCAATGTTGCCGTCTTTGGGAACATACTATGATCTTCTAGAGCACTGGTGCCAGGACGTTCACCAGAAATAAGATCACGATATCTATTGCCTTCCTTTTCGATCAGTTCCATTGGCTTTTCTGTTGTGAAAAGCTCGTGAACAAATTCTTTGTATTCCAAGAAGATGGTTGGAATGTACTTTACAGCATCGGGGCGGTCCATCTTTTCACACACATCATGCACCGCATTGATCTGCATTTGAACATTATGCCCCATAATGTAGTAATAGCTTGCCGTATCCATACGGTACGGTTTCTTGGCATCTGGGTCTGATTGAAGAATGAAATCACCCATCTTCAATTGTTTTGCAACTGTTGTTTTATAATGTGTTGGATCAGCCAATCGTTCAGCACTTACACCATTGTAGATAAATGGCTCTTCACTACCAATGTACTTTTCGTGCATTGGAAATTCATTACTGATCAAATTCAAACCCTTCGGATTAACTTGCCAATCTACAACATAATTACCATTCACAGCATATAAGAATGCTGATGCAGCATCAAAGCTGATCTGACAGTTTGGATTGACATGTTCAGTCAATGCTTGATTCAAAGCTGTCAAATAAGCTGCGGTGGTCAATCGTGATCGTCCCAAAACGTGAATCCAACGATCATCGCCATCAAGCAATCCATCGTCACGCAATTTAATCAGCAAACGCATGGTGAGGCTTGGATCGCCCCCAGTAGAGCCCCCAAGTGCCCAACCTTCGAATGCTCGGTCACTGTACTTCTTTGTATCGCTAAATGGTGTTACCGCATCGTACCATTCATATGCTTCGTCAATGCTTCGACCTTGCAATACATTCAAGAATTTAGTTGCGCCTGGCGTTCGATGCTTGATAAAGAAGTGGTTATTCCAAACCGTCCCGTTCAAGCAGTTATGGAATGGATCATTAGTTTCAACTAATGGATTAGTAGTTGGATCAGCAATCATTAGTTGGCTTGGCAAGCGACCAGTATTAATGGCCCATGCTGGCCAATCCAAAATCATACTGTAATCAGCAGTATGTTCTAGCCACTTAATAAGTTCGATACGTTTGTCGATTGCCTTTTGGCCAAGTGGATTCTCCCAATCAAAATCAAGAACGCCAGTAGCTGCCTGGAATCCTCCAGAATCGCCGACCATTACGGTATTTTCGCGATCACGATTTTGGATCATTGGTTCACGCTCATCGCTCTTTGCTGGATCCAAATAAGCATGACCAGCTGAATAAAGTGCAAATGGGTAGTTGAATTCATTCTTTGAATCCAGGAAATTAAGTGGATCAAAGGGAATTGGTTGTCGGGGCCAAGCCTTCGCATGTGCCAGAACATACATCTGACTCACCGAAGGTGTAAAAATCGCCCAATTATTACGATGTTTCTTTACAGCCATGAGTGTTCCGTGTCTCCGGATTATGGTTTATTTACATGATTATAGCCACTTTCCACTCATAACGCAAAATAAAAGAGCGGAATATTAACTATTCCGCTCTATTTAGGCTCGAGTTTTATTAGGTCTTTATGCTTCTTGTGCAATTGCCTTCAACGGATGACCATTTGCACGAGCAGCGCGAATGGTTTCGGCCGCCTTGGTTTCTGCAATTTCCTTCGTATACACACCGGCTACACCCTTGCCATTTTTATGAACATTCATACAGATGGTGTATGCTTCTTCTTCGTTCTTGCCATACAATTGCATTAGTACAGCAATCACAAACTCCATCGGAGTGAAGTCGTCATTCAGCAGAATCACTTGGTACAAGTTGACTGGCTTGAATCGTGTTTTTGTTACGGTTTCGGTTGCGGTTGACATGATGTATAGAAATGCTACAGTAAATCGCCATTTTAGAACAAATTGGCAACTATATCAAGCAGCTTTTGGTTTGAACTTGAATTTCAAATAGTTGTTGATAATCAACTTCATATTGGTGGCGTCCACAATACTACCACCATGAATCAAAAATTCGACATCATTAGTCAGAATATTGTGGTTCAAATCCAGTTGAACCAACCAACGAGCAATATCAGCACCATATGGCTCATCTTTACCGAGATCGTAATTGATGCTAATGGCCTTGGGGGCGCCAAGCTGTTTCATAATGGCGGCGGCTGCGGTGGTTGAACGAGCAGTTTGCCACTTTCGACCATCACGTTGTGGTTCTTTTGCTGGGTCGATAAAAATATTGTAAGACATAGTTATTGAATAATGTTGAGAACGGTTTGTAGTCGATCATCTAGAGGACAATCGAGAATGTGAATATTGTCAAGCTTGTGATGCTTAGTGAAGACCAAATCAAAATGAGCTTCAAGTGCAAGAATTTCTTCTTCTGTTTGGTAGCGAGTACCATCTTTGAGAATCTGCGGGTTCTTGGCGTAAGTTTCAGCCATTGGCAGATAAAAGACATGAGTATAACGATAGCTGTAGAGATCATTCAGCAGATACTCATGCATATCATTGAGTACCAATCGTGAACGCGGATCAGCCTTATCTGAGTACAGACATGCATAGAAGTATGGTGTAAGGATGCCAGAATCAGTCACCAAATAATCAATATTTGCTGGTGCTGCATCTTCCCATTCCTTCTGCTTGCTTCGAGTTCTGTATTGTTCCCAAATACTACGCATCGGCCCGTTCTTTTGAATATCGAAACGAATCCACTCTGGAATGTGTTCGGCGTTTTTATGTTGTTTTTTCAGGGCGGTGAACACGTCAGCCGCTAACGTTGTTTTTCCACTACCCGCATTGCCAATGAAACAAATACGTTTGGTCATAGGTAAATCTCCCTACGCCAATTGTAAGTGTTAGGTTGCCATTTCGCAATAGAAAAAGGCCACAAAGAGTGGCCTTTTTCATCACACAGTGGAGAGTTTAGAAATCGAACTTACGACGTGCAGATTCCGGAACGTTCTTCTGTAGGACAATGTTGAGTAGACCGTCCTTCAAAGATACATTCGTCACTTCAATGTGCTTGCCAAGTTGGAAAGTACGTTTGAAGTTGCGGAATGACAATCCGCGGTACAGGAATTCCGTATTAGTGTCTTCGGCCTTCTTATCGCCATACACATGTAGAACACCGTCTTCTAAGAAGACGTCGAGTTCGTCACGCGAAAAACCAGCCACCGCCATTGTCAATGCATAAACGTCAGCATCAACCGTCTTCTCGATGTTGTACGGAGGATAGTTGCTCACGTCAATCGTTGTAACGAATTGGCGCAGGGGATCGAAACCGATAGTTGAACGGAAAATTTGATCGAAGAGATCAGGCATGTTTTGCTCCTTTAATAAGCGAGTTTTGTTATGTGGCACCGCATTGGGCTGCCAAGCTGTAGGCCTCACCATGAGCACCTACAGCCGTATTTATAACACAGGTTAGAGACGGTGCAAATTATTCTCGTCAGCAAAGCTGGACCATTTATCCAACGCTGTTTGAGCTTCATCTCCAGTTATGCGGCCTTCCTTGGCACATAGGTAGTCGAAGAGTGTCGAGTAATAGTTTTCCCAACCAATATGTGGTACAGAACTACCAAATTCATAACCATCACGAATGAAAGCAGACAGGGAAATTTCACGTTGCACACCATTCCGGGTATCACTATGAACAATTTCCTTGACTTTTTCACCTGGCATCATAAAACCAGTGATGAAACAATTATGCTCGAGACTCATCAAAACTAGAGCAGTATCTTTTGTATGATGATCTGAATCCGTACCACCATAAACACGAAATTTGGCATTGATCGTGCTACCAATACTAGTAGCGCTTGGACCAGCCACAATAGCTCGACCAGAATTACCAATGCGATAATCACGTGCTTTTACGAAAGCTAACTTTAGCTCGATTGCATTACCAAATTGATCAATGCAATCATCACCATGTTCTGCGTATAGCGCGATCGAATGTGTATATGCGGCGGCAAGGAAATCATTGAGACGGCGAAGTTTATCGGGAGGACTGACAAGTTTTCCTTGGGACTCAGAAAACAACTTCACATGTCCATAATCAAAAGTACGTTGCCAATCCGTCATATATTTGGCATGTAATGCCGCTTGTTGGCCAATTTCGTTAAGTTGGTTTGGAGTAACCATTATTCACCCCCAAATTTACGTTTCATTGACTCGAATATCGTCTTCTCAATACGTTCATCAATATCAGATTGAATTTTCACACCCCAAGCAGTATCTGGTTTGAAACCAGCAGCGATTTTATCTTCAGTAGATGTGATTTTCTTTGTTTCTGTGATTGCCGAGCGTGGCTTGAGGAATTCTTCGGTATCAAAATAAAACTCAAGAGCACCGTCAACGTATTCAGCATCGATTGGAAATGGGCTAATGGTTTCTGTGCAATCGAGTTTGAAAACTTCTGGCGCAAAACCAACAGTAGCGCTTCGCTCTTTGAATAGAATTTTGCGCGATCTGGCTGTTTGTTTAGATAGGAACTTCAACTTGTAACGATCAGCGTTACGTGTGAGCTCTACATAGGGAGTGTTTTTGAGATTTAATTCGTCAACCAGGTTAGGACGAAGATTGACAAAGAAGGTGCGCTTTCCGCTCGAGTTATTGCGGAGGCTGGTTGTGATAAGTTTTGTTTCCATAATTATTTTTGTTATTAGTGGAGTTGGGCGCCACCTCCCTTACTGCTGGGGTTTGACTCGCCACCCATACTGCTGGGGCTTAATTAAATTGAGTAACCAACTCACAAATGCCACAATAACACTACCACAAACCAAGGTACAAAATTATGACAACAACAAATTTACCACTTCCAAATAACATCCAAGGATCCACATATCAGGGTGCTTTCACTGGCTCACCCACGGCACCAACAGCGACATTACCACCAGCTCAAGGCTCAGCTATAGGGACTACAATCAATGTCAATGGAATTACCCACATCAATAATGGTTCACAATGGTCGGCCTTAGTAAGTCCAACTTATTCCAATACCAATGTTGCAACTACATCATGGGTGCAATCTGCATTACAGGGCCAAACCACATTACAAGGATCCAATGGCAAGTCCATATCAATCGATTCTTTGCTTGACTTTGTAGAAACAATGAAACGCCGTATGTGTATTCTGGATGTTTCTCTAGAGAAACATGAACTCTACCCGGCTTTGAAAGAAGCGTATGAGAATTATCTCATAATTGAGCGTCTATGTTGTGGGGATGACAAAGACAGCCAGAAATAAGAAATGAGCGATGGTTTAGCCATCGCTCATTCTGTATCTGATTAACGGGCGATGTTCTGACCTGTACAAGCCGCTACTCCTGCCATACAAATGGCGACTGCCAAATCCTCTGCGAAGCTTGGAAGATACCCACGCCCATCCTGTTTCAAGAATAGTGCCAGAAAGCCATTTATCCCGTTCTGGTTGACGCTGCTGGCATTGAGGTGCCAGCCCATCTTATGAAGTTGCTCGGTTACTTGATAAGCGATCTCAACATCTGAGCTGTACTTTGGTACATCGATCTTCTCATGGTCCTTCCCCATGATGTATTGCTCTCCAGTATGAGTATCAATGATGACTGCGTATCCGAACACATTACGAGCCACCAAACTGTCCAATTGTGGTCCTGCTACCATTTATCTCTCCCTCTGAGTAATGCTCAGTCCACTATTTAAGCTGGTTTCGTGTAGACAAATATACTGAGTTCTCTCTGGGTTTCGTAATCATCTAGGGGTTGATTGGTAACCTCCATGAATTCTTTGACTTCTGCCTGGGTTTGACATCGTCCATGAAGGCGAAGCCACGATCTCAACCTCATGAATTCCTCGTAAAGAATGCAGTTAGTGGAAGCCATCCTCATGATGGTTATGATAGAGGAATCTGTTAGAATGATGGTAATTTATTGTTATGAGGTACCATAATGAAGGGTGTAGTTAGACGTGTATTTGCCAACAATATTGATGCACAAGTTGATGATTATATTGGAAGTGTGATTAAGTGGTTGGAGGGATATTATAACCATCCCATCAATGATGAATCTGCTTTTGGGGTGAATACACGTTTTGAGAGTAATTATGCTGCTACTTTGGGTGAAACGATACCATATCGTGAATATTTGGATGATTCGTTGTTTGGTGGTAAACAATTAATTCGTACTATCATTCATAACAATGATGATTGGGTAGTTATCATTCAGGTAGTTGATGACTTGAGCTTCGAGTTCTCGCAATCCCGCAAAACTCGTTCGATGATTGTGACAACGATAGTTGAAAACGATCTCTTGGGTGTTCAATTGGCATTGTCGGTGTGATTCATGTTTTTAGAGTTCTACCTGGGTTTGGTAGTCGTTGGCTATTGATCGAGTGTAGTCATTAGGTAGACTTAATAACCTCCATGAATTATTCGTGGTGATAATTGGTGTTTTGTCATGAGTGATTTGGCATATGGTGTTAGACTTCTCTCATAGAGGGATTCTGTGGGTGATTGCCATGTATGACTATGTTATTGAGATGCCACCGTATTCTATGGGTAGTGGTGTGGTATTAGGTTCTCGGATACTTGATTGGTTGAAGGGATATTATGGTATCACAACAAATGCTACTGTGATGTATGATCGTGAGGATGTGTTTCAGAAGTATTTTCGTTATATGCCGACATGGCGATTGACCAATACTGAATCGGTGTTATTTCCTGAGTTTAGTGTAGTGTTGCTCACATTTCAGTTTATGGGGCTTCGTATGGAGTTTCGTGAAGTTGTGCTTGCCACAGTTGAGGATGAATTGATAGCAGTTCAGATGAAATTGGAATTAGAGTGAATGATTTATTTTTAGTGAAGCGAACCTATGTTCCAAATCTAGATTTCGATCATGTGAATTGGTATACTAGGGCAAAAAGGTGGTTGCTATCTCATTATGATTGTTCTCATCTTGATATTAAGACGGCTTCAGACAGAATGAAGATACATGCCATTCTTGAGGGATTTGGTATCAGTTTTGAATTTCAAGAATATCCTGGTTATGATATAATTTGCCGTTCGTATCAGGGTGATTCGAATGGTCGGTGGTATTGTATAGCAGTTAGTTATTGGAATTGTATCACAAATGATCGTTTTATTGATTATTTTTTGTATGTCGAGAGTGAATTATTAGCCATTGAGATGTTGTTATCGATATGAGTTATAGTGTTATTAGGAAGTCTTCTTCAGATCTAGAATCTGAATTCTATGCTATGGCTGAGTGGTTAGAGCAATATTATGGTCGAATTGATCATGATGAGGAATTGGATTTTTGGAGGAGCCAAGGTAGTGGACGAATTCATACAAACTATTATGCTTCTGAATTAGATTTGAAACCATTTGAAGCGTATATGGATACGACCAGTCTATATCCGGAATTTTTCTTCTGCGATAGAATCTGCTTACATCAAACAACTGATTGGGCAATCATAATTGAATGTCTCAAATCGAATAAAACATATGACTTTTATTCGATTATGACTGTTCTAGTTGAAAGTGATGCTGTTGCTGTCCAAATGTTATTGGAATTGGTATGAGCTATATTTTTCATCAGGTATTATCACCTCAATCTGGGGCTCGAGCTGCATTCAATAAAGCTTTTGACTGGTTATCTGGGTTTTACCAAACAGATGACATTTCATGGAGTATTGAAATACCAGAACGATATAAAACATATTTGGTTGAAAGCTTGGGTGAAGTTGGTATATTTTCATATATCGGAATATCACCAAAATTCAGCTTGGGTCAGTGTGTTCTTAAAGAAAATGAGAGCATCTATCGAGTAATGATTATTGAAGTTGATAGTGAATTAACTGCTATTCAGATGAAATTAGAACTATCATGACTGTAATTCATCGACAATTCATGCATGAAGGCGAAGTAAACGCTTGGTTTCCAGCCGTTCGAGACTGGTTACGAAATCGTTATGGTAAGCTAGATATCACTAATGATTATACGCCTGGCTCCATAAAGGAATATTCTAGTTTGATAACCGAGAAAATTCCAGAATGCACGCTTATCAATTGGTCTGTTCATAAGACTAAAGCATGGACGGTATTGTTTCTTTTGTATTTCATACCAGTCGTAGATGGTCTTTACTATTCTACGATACGACGAAATTCGGTCATCGTAATTCTTGAAGATGATTTGTCGGCTATTGAATTATTATTGAGCATTTGAGGATGTGATGGGTACCATTTATAGAAAATTTAAAACCAGAACAGAAGGTTTAAACTGGTCGCGTGACGCTTCTCAGTGGTTGCTCGACTATTTTCAAGAAAACTCGCCTCTGATTCGGAGTTTTAATTTTGAAGCTTTGGCCGAATACCGAGAATTCATGCCTCAAAATATTGATATTGACGATAACGTGATGGAATGGGAAGTCAGTCGAACGACTAATTTTGCGGTTGTTTATCTTGCACAATCTAAAGATTTTACTAGTAGGGATTATGAATTCTCTGGATCAGCATTCATAAAAGATGATATAGTTGCAGTGGAATTTGCGTTGTTGTTTTAATCACTCAAAAAGACGCCCCATAACAATAGGGGCGTGAGAGGAGACCCTGCTGTTACCTACAACTGTGGCTCCCCATCATTGTAGTTCCATTCACAAAATTTGCAAGGACCTTCAGCTTCTTCGCTCAATCCTAGTTCCCCGCATCGGTGACATGTTTCAAGTTTTTCGGTTGCGTCGCAGGGTTCAAATATCTGCTCTGATGCTGACCCCATTCCATAAGGATGGCTTTGAGTGAATATTTTACCACCCCAACCGTGGCATGCTTTGCAGTGATTGGGCCATCTTGCGCGCCATTCTTCTGCTGCTTTCTTTATCTTTTCAACTACTTCACGATCAGCGGCTTTTTGCGCTTCTAAGTCCCCAAAGTATTCATCGCTCGACACGTGTAACCTCCGTTAGGGTTATTTTCGTCGATTTAATCGCTTGTTTACCAGACGATCAAAGTTACTGATTAGTTCGCCCATTTCTGCTTGATGCTCAGGAGTTCTCATGAATGCAGTACGTCGTTCGTAATCACGCCTTGCTGCTTCGTGTTGTTGACGTAAAATGACTTGGTTTTCCGGATGGAAGGGGTGGTGCGGATCATCAAGTGGATGATCATAAACGCGGGTCACTACTACATCAATCGATTGTTGCTGATCAACGTATTGAATCGGGGCAGCGACCTCTTGCTTTTGTCGTTTGCTTTTGTGATTTGAACTACCAAACAAACCTCCGATGGCTCGACATGCACCATACAACGCTAGGCCAAGAAGTCCCCCACCTGCTGCTCCTGCGATTGGTAAGTGATGTCGTCCGCTCATTTGATCTCCCGTTTAATAATCCTTGGTTGCTTCTGTACTATTATTCGATTCTTCTACACCAAGCATCATTGCATTCAAATCAACTCTGCCTAGCAATACTGCATCGCCTAAGACTTCGTCCTCAATTTCCTCATTCAAATACTCGTTCATACATCCCTCAGGTTCTTATAGTGGTAAGCTCAACTGTGCCGCTTTCGCTTTGCGTTTTTCTTCGATCCGCCCCTGTTTCTCACGAGCGATATCAAGTAGTTGCTCAGCGTATTTACAAATTCTTACATTTCCCTTGTTATCAGGTTTGCGCCAGTATGAAAGCTGCGCTGACGTAAGGAATCCGTGATGCAGAAAAAATTCAGCGTTACCAGTACCTACACGTGCATCGAAAGCTGAAAATCCAATTCGGTTCTTATATTTGGTTTGCAGGAGCGTTCGTTCATCAATCGTTTGTCGGCGTGCAAGCGCAACTAGCGCACGTCCAACTGCCTTCATACCGCGCGGAGAATCTTCGAGCAACAACGCTTCGAAAGCTTCGCGAGTAAGCGGCACACTCATCTTGCTCTCCTATTCATTTACCATACTCATATGGTATGTTCATATGAATTTGCTGTCAAGCTAAGACTGATGAATAATGAGCAACGCCTGGGACAACCTATCATAAAGATAAGTTGCACCCAGGCGCTATGTAAAGCAACAAATCAGCTAATTATGCCGCTTTTGCTTCTTTTTTCACAGGAGCAATCAATGCTGTGATTTGATTACCTTGCTCAGTTACTGGTTGTTCCATACGAACTTCACCGAGTTCTTTGATGAATGTATCGATAACTGCAAGACCAACTTCCTTGTGCGTGATTTCACGCCCACGGAAACGCATGACAACTTTCACCTTATCACCATCAGCCAAGAATTCACGTGCTTTACGTGCCTTGATTTTGATGTCGTTGGTATCAGTAGCAGGTCGCAACTGAATTTCCTTGAGCTCAGAAGCGGCTGCTCGCTGCTTCTTGGCCAATTCCTTCTTAGCCTTGTTTTGCTCATATACATACTTGCCAGCATCAACTATCTTGCAAACTGGTGGATTTGCATCAGCAATCTTAACCAGATCCAAGTTTTCCTGACGCGCCTGCCATAGAGCGTCTCGAATACTGACAACACCCTTCTGAACGCCATTGGCGTCAATCAAACGAACGCGGGGACTAGTAATGCGTTCGTTGATTTCAATTTTAGATGTCACAAATTCTCCGTGTTAAACCGCAGTTGAGTTTCCACCGTAAAGTACTTGCGGTTCTTTACCTTCACGGATCGTTTCTTCTGTGATCACAACCTTTGTTGCACCAGCTGCGATCATATCTGGAAGTTTGAATTGCGTATCCATCAACGAACGCTCGATGATACCACGTAAACCACGGGCACCAGTTTTGCGTTTTGTTGCAAGGTCTGCAATTGCATTAAGTGCTTCAGGTGTGAATTCCAAATCCGCACCCTCAAGTTCAAACATCTTTGTAAATTGTTTTATAATGGCATTCTTTGGTTCTGTCAATACTTTTACCAATTGTTCATTACTTAATTCTTGTAACGGAGCAATAATTGGCAAACGACCGATCAGTTCTGGGATAATACCAAAATTCATCAAATGGGACGGTTCAACTTTTCGAAGCAGTTCGTTTTGGTCTGCTGATATTGTAAGGTTTGCACCGAAGCCAAGACCTTTATTTTTGTTCAATGCCTTTTCAACCACCTTGTCAACACCAACGAAAGCACCACCCACGATAAACAGGATGTTCTTTGTGCTGATTTTGACCATTTCGGCATTTGGACCCTTCTTGCCTTGTGGTGAAACCATGATGTCAGATCCTTCGATGATCTTCAGCAATGCTTGCTGAACACCTTCGCCGGAAACATCACGTGAACCAGAAGCAGAATCCTTCTTACTCTTTTTATCAATCTCATCAAGGTAGATAATACCACGTTGAGCTTTTTCAACATCGCCACCTGCATTCTGCAGAAGACGTGAAACAATGCTTTCGACATCATCACCAACGTAACCAGCCTCGGTGAGACCAGTTGCATCAGCGATAGCAAATGGAACACTCAAACAACGAGCAATTGATTGAGCAATCAATGTTTTGCCTGAGCCAGAAGGACCCAGGATCATGATATTACTTTTGTCAATTTCCACTTCGTCTACGACTGGGTTAGCAAGACGCATGTAGTGATTATGCACCGCTACTGCGATTACCATCTTCGCATAGTCCTGTCCTATGACATATTGATCAAGAAAGTTCTTGATCTTGGACGGACTTGGAATGTCGCCCAAATCTGCTGCATTGCTAACTGCCTTACCGTCACTACTTACATTTAAAATACCATAGCATAGATCTACGCATTCATCGCAAATATGTACGTTGGGGCCAGCGATAAGCTTCTTTACTTCTTGGGCTCCTTTTGTGCAAAAGGAGCAATGTAGATTTTGGTCGACTTCAGACATCAAAATTCCTTTTAAAAATCTGGTAAAGGTATTTATGTGGCCCTTTATGTATCTTTACTTCAGCCAAGGTTGTGGTTTCGGTGGTTCGGTTGGTTTAACTGGTTGTGTAGCAGATTGGGTATCAACTGTGCGACTTTGTTGAATATGATCACCAATTACATCAATCAACTGTTGAAGAAATTCAGGTCTGCTCTCCAGAATCTCTATAAGACGTTCCTTATCGTTCGTTGCCGGCTGTGTAGTGGGATCTGATTTCAATTTACCAGCAGCTTGTGGGACTTCTGGTGCAACCTGTGCAGCATCAACAGCATTTGCAGTCACCTCGGGTGCCATTACATCAGTTGAACGCAGTGCAGCAATTGTTGAGTTATCTTCCTGATCGGGAATAACTAGTGAAGCCGAATCGAGTTGCACTTCAGCTTGAGATTCAACTGTTTCTTGAATTACTGGTTCTGGTGTGGATTCTGTAGCTACTTGTTTCTCAATTTTAGATTCGTGTTTGGTAGGTTCCGCAGCAAATGATGAATTCATCGTGCTATAAGCCATATCAACTGATGTATTGTTTGATGTTGGCATTAAAGTAATGGTTGATGGTATAATTTCTGCCTTCTTTCTTTTCTCCTCTAGATATTCACCAAAAGAGATTGTGGCGCTAATCAACAAAATAACTGCTAATGGGTCAAACGCGAACATTATTGTCAAGATAACCAATCGTACTGCTTTGTCAGTATCTTGCCATCCAAATAACTGTGCCACATATTTAACTGGACCAAGCTTTGCTTCAACCTCAACGTTTTGTTGCTTCAATGGAAGGATTTCAGCATTCAATGCTTGAATCTTAGCATTATTAGCATCCAGTTGTTTTTGAATGTTCGCACGTTCTGTGGATTGTCTATTACGTGCTTTCAAACCAGCTTGGGCGCCTCTAAGAGAACCATTTTGCAAGAATGCATTGACACCAGCATCAAGTTGCTTTTGTTCTTGCATCAATTGATTATTACCATCTTGCAGCATTTGTATTTCTTGTTGTTTGGCATTGATTTGTAATTCAATACCAGCCATAGGAGCGGCTTGTTCCAAGTGGCCCTTTGATAAGAAACCATAAATGCCGATTGATGTAATGATCATCAAAGCGACAACCGCCAAAGACAAATATGTCTTATGGATGAAATTTACGTTTGGATTTTTCCAGTTTGCATGTAGCCAACCAGCTGCTACCAGTTTAGATGATTCAAGTACTATCATCATCACACAAACAACTGATGCGGTGGCGGAAAACAAAGCCATCATACCTGAAACTGATACGAATGCGGCAACTGCTGATATTGCTAATGCAGATATTAACGTTATTAGGGCTGAGATTAGTTTTGACATTTCTAGAACTAAATACTGTTATGTGGTTTATTTATAAGTGATAATTATGACAAGAAAAATGCAATACGATGAATTTTTAGAAAAAGTTAAATCAATTCATGGAAATACCTATACTTATGTTGAGGATACATTTGATGGTGTTGGATCAAAAATAACTATCATTTGTAATTTACATGGCGAATTCAAACAAAAGGTTGGTAATCATTTATATTGCAAGCAAGGTTGCCCAATATGTGGTATTGAACGTGCAGCTTCAAAAAATAGAAAAACGTTTGATGATTTCATAAATGCAGCCAAACAGAAACATGATAATTTTTATGATTACAGTGAATTCAAATATATTAACTTCACGACGAAAGGAACAATTATATGTCCACATCACGGACAATTTAAACAATCACCAGAGCTACATGTTAATTTTGGCAATGGGTGTAGGAAATGTGGTTTTGAACGTACCGGCAAATCATCGAAATTATCTAAGGATGAAATTATCACGCGCTTAATTGCCAAATTCGGCGATTTATATGATATTTCCCTTGTTAACACTCATCTAGATCACTTCCCATTACCAATTAGATGTATGAAACATGGAATGTTTCATATGACATATGAAAACTTTAGATTGGGACAAGGATGTCCATACTGTTCTAAAAAATTTTGTGGAAAACAAAATAAATGGTTAGATCACCTTGGCATTGATAGGAAATTGTGGCAAAAACGAGTTTACCTATATGATGAGTCGTTCATAATTGCAGATGCATTTGACCCTGAAACCAATACAATTTACGAGTTTTGGGGTGATTATCATCACGGTAATCCAAATGTGCATTCGCATGATACTATTCATTTTCTATCTAAAAAACCATTAGGTGAATTATATGAAAATACTCTCAAGAAAATCGAGAAGATAGAAAAGTCCGGTTTTAATCTCATTCAAATTTGGGAAAACGAATGGGATAAACTTCAAAAATGACAGGAATCGCGGTTGCAGCAAAAAGTGCTACTAGACCAGCGACTGAAAACCATGCCGCTGTGGCTGAAATTAAGAGTGCGAAAAGTATAGTTAGAATGCCAGAAAAGAGTTTCATAATAGTTATTGTGAGTTTGGTTTTGTATTATAACTGGTTTTGCCAACCAGCTTAAAATATTTATGGAAACCAAGGACTCAGAACTGGTTAAAACTATTTTTTCTTGCTTTGGCGTAACAAATTCTCACAATATTGTGAGAATTTGTGCTCGTTGAGACTGTTTTCATACACAAGTTCGTAAAATTCACGAAGCTTGGTTTTATTGATGACGCCGGCCTTATACAGACCGGCTGCTGTTTCATATATTGCTTTGAGATCGGGTGAAATTGGCTTCATGCAAGAACATTGACTGTGATATTTGCTGTTGCTGCTGATGCTGATGCTGCCAGCGCCCCAGTAGTCACAGTACCAACACGCTGATCGCAGTAGTCAAAAGCTGCGGTCGTTGTGCCATTCTGATATGAAGTAGTTTTCGTTGGATCATAATATTCGGCAATATCAGTGAATGTGGTTGCTAGGGCGGTGGCAATAGCATACTGTACTGCTTGAGCACCAGTCAATACCACATTGCTACTATTGGTAATAGTAACAGCTGAGTCACGTTCAAAATAAACATTAAATGTAAATGATGTGGCTGGTGTATCCATTGCCGCACCCGTGGCCACGACATCCATTACATAAGGGTTAGCCATCAATGCTAGAGCCTGGAGAATGTATTTCCAACGGAAATTCGCCTGCGTCTTAGCTAACGAATGTGACAAATCAAAATCCGATGGCTGTGTACCACTAGCCAGATATTGAGCTGGCGTGGTGTTATCAATGAAACCCAGATTTTGCTGCTGAGTAGTATCTACTGTATATGGTGTAATAGATACGCTGTAAATTGTTTGCATGGGAAAACTCCTCTAAGTCGTTGTATTTATGAATTTCTAAATAATTATGTGCCACTTTATAAATGGAATGGTGAAAACTGACTTTCACAGCCATTTGGCACTAAATTGACATAAAAACAAATTCAATGTTACAAATACAACCTAATTTGAGAAAACAAATATGGCAAATGATAAAATCGTAAAACTCACAGAAGCTGGTCATGCTAGGGTTCGCACAGAAATGTACCTCGGGTCACGTGACCCACACACCCAAGTAGTTCTGCAGTATGAAAGTGGTTCTCCATATGCAGTTGAACAAACTTGGATTCCTGCTGTTTTTACTGCATTCCGTGAAATTCTCGATAATGCACTAGATGAAGTCGCCGGTCATGGACATGGTGATAGAATTGACATAACTTATGATCCGGCAACCATGGTTTTTAGCGTTGCTGACAACGGTCGTGGTATTCCTATCGATTTCAACGAAGAACATCAAGTACATGCCGCCACACTAGCTTTGAGTCATGCTCGTGCTGGTCGTAATTTCGGCGAACGAGGTCAACTTCGAGGTACTAACGGTATTGGAGCATCAGTTGTGAACTTCTGTTCTGAATGGTTCCACTTGGATATTGAACGCGATAATCAAGTATTCCATCAGGAATTCGCAGAAGGTCCATCACTCGACTCAGACTTGATTGTCAATCCACCAGCTATCAAGCGAAAGAATACCGCCAAAGCGACTGGGACTAAAGTTACGTTTAAGTTAAGTTCTCAAGTGTTCAAGGATATGACACTCCCAGAGGATTTTCTCAAAGCTCGTATCTACGAAGTTGCTCTGTGTAATCCGAAGATCAAGATTTACTATAATGGCGTTAAAGTAACAGTAAAAACTGGTCTGGAAAAGAATCTGTTTCCAGGAATTAAACCAATCCATATTGGTGTTCAAGAAGGTTCCTTTACTAGTGATTTCTGGTTGGTTCCCAATTTCTTCGAAGATGGTGAACATCAACATTCATTAGTCAATTCAATTCCTGCGTTTGATGGTGGTGTTCACATGGATACATTCAAGCGTTATTTCTTCTCTGGACTTCTAACTGCTTTAGAGCGTGAAAGTAAAAAGCGTAAGTTGCAACCCAATCGCTCGGATTTGGCAGATGGTTTGTTGCTATACAACATCACTACAATGGATGCACCAAACTTCAACTCACAAGCTAAAACGCGCTTGAATAATGAAGAAACTTCGCATCAAGTAAAGAAGGCACTTGACGATCCTGATTTCTTCAAGAACATCATCAAGAAGTATGGTGACTGGATTGATGCAGTTTACGCGCGTTGTGCAGAACGCACAATGAAGAAGGATGCAGCTGAAGCAAGCAAGTTGGCTAAGAAAGTACTTCGCAGCAAAGTCGCTGGCCTGATGGATGCAAGTGGTAATGATCGAAGCAAGTGTATTTTGTTCCTTGCTGAAGGTTTGTCAGCTATCAGCGGTATGGCATCCGTTCGAGATCCAAAGATTCACGGTGGTCTTGGATTGAAAGGTAAAGTCATGAATGTTCACGGTGCTCCGATCAAGGAAGTACTTGAAGATGGTGCGTTACAAGACATTATGAATGCAGTTGGTCTAGTTCCAGGGCAGAAAGCGAAACGTGAAAATATGCGTTTCGGTAAAATTTACATCGCACATGACATGGACCCTGATGGTTTGAATATTGGTGCGTTGTTAACCAATTTTTTCTATACATTCTGGCCTGAGTTATTTGATCCTAACGACGAACCAGTTGTTCATATCTTCATGACTCCATTCATTATTGCGGAGAAAGGAAAACAGCGTAAGTATTGGTATAGTGATAATCACCAGGATTTTGATCCTGATCAATACAAGGGTTGGAGCATTACTCGTGCAAAAGGTCTTGGTACATTGACAGAAGAGGATTGGGCCTATAGTTTGGCGCAACCAAAGTTGTTTGCCTTGACTGATGATGGTCAAATGGAACAAAGTTTGGACCTCATATTCAATGGAAAAAGAGCAGACGATCGTAAATCGTGGATTGGACTCTGATCATTTATGTTCCGTTTTTTTGAGGCCAATCATCGTATCAAAGTTCCAGAAACTAGTTATCTACACTCGTTTCTGGAGTTGTTGAATCAACTCAATGGTATACCTCATATAATGAAACCAGAAGAATACGAAAAATGGAAAGCTGAGTACGACGCAAAGATTCAAAAATTCCAATGTGATTATGACAAACAGACTGCTGACGGGTTTCACCCATTTTCCCGTCTTCAAATGTTTAATAATTGTTCAGTAGATCGTGGAACATCACATGTTTTTGTACGTGCCACTGTTAGCGCATCATTGCCACTTTACAAACGTCGTAATAATTTAACATTCGATGAAGTTGATGCTGATATACTTGAATTATGTAAGCCAGTGTGGGAAGTGGCCGATAATAATTTTAAGGGTAGATTTCATATCAATAGTAAAATCAGGCGGTTAGTGCGTAACAGTCGGATGGGGATTGGCGACTGTTTTGCAATTGAAATGGTTTTGAATATGAGTAAAGATGACCTTGATACCTTTCTCATGTATGCAAAACTGGGTGGAGTTGATGCATTTATCGAAAAAGAATACAAATGACAATTGTAGATATAACTGTTTCGGCCATCGCCCCAGATAAAGGTGAAATCTCAGCAGGTTTGATTCCATGCGCTTCAATATCATTAACCAATAGTGGTGGTATTATTGTTATGGCATCAAGACTAGAACAAGATCAGAAACAAAAGATTGTCAACAAGCTATTTCCTTACATAAAATGGGCATGGGATAATTGTGAAGGTAAATGGTGGCTAGAAAAAGAATCAATTGCCGGAATTTACCCTTTAGATAGCATCTGTATGGGATTTGAATTAGCGTCAGATATGGCGAAAGCAATAGAAGATGCTCCTATTCCAACGCATTTCAGTGTGATAGTATGAGTTTCACATATCCTATAGAACTGTTTGAAGACAAGCATTTGCGAAATCGCTTGTCTTCTCGTTATTGGGTTGATAATCTGGTGAACCTCGTATCAGTCGATGAATTGAATGATGCGTTCTATGCTATTTGTCCACATCGCATCGATTTACATCACGGCTATAATCTCAGCGAGATTTATGCTATATGGAAAGATCGGGATGAAAAATCTAAATGGTGCTCAGAATACACAAGTGGCTATTGGATTGATTCCAATTTTCCGAAAGAGTTAAATATCCCGGTGGCCAGAATTATGGGACATGTTTATTCGTTTCAAAGTGAAACGGATGCAGTAATGTTCAAATTGGCATTTGGCTGACATTTGCTTAATTCTTACAAAACAACAATAATACAATATGACAACTAAGAAAACTTCAACACCAACAAGTGATTATATCAAAGACACATCTCGTGAATATTCAATTTACGTCTGTGAATCGCGTGCCATTCCAAGTGTGGCGGATGGTCAAAAGGATGGCCCTCGTAAAGCACTATGGTTGATGCGCACTCGTTCTGACAAAATCAAAACTGTTTCCCTAGCAGGTGAAATGATTAGTTCTGGTTTATATGTTCACGGTGATGCATCAGCATCAGATTCGATCTCAGCATTAGCTGCACCGTTTTTGAACAATGTACCACTTTTCGAAGGTATTGGTGCTTTCGGCACTCGTGTTGCTCCAAAGGAAGGTATCGGTGCTCCACGTTATACATATGTTAAGCGCGCAAAAGCGGCTGAAATGCTGCTTTATAAAGACTTGGATATCGTTCCACTCACTGACAACTATGATGGTTCAGTAAAGGAACCAGAACACTTCCTACCACTGATACCACTAGTGCTGTTGAATGGTGTACAGGGTATTGCGGTGGGTTGGTCGACAAATATTTTGCCCCGAAATCTCAAGAAACTAGTTGCAGCAACACAGCAAGTGTTGGATGGCAAGGAACCTAAGGGATTGGAACCATATTACGACTATCTGAATGTTAGTGTTCACAATCTAGAGCCAAATGTATGGGAATTCACTGGTAGAGCTGAAATCATCAATACATCACAAGTGAAGATTACAGAACTACCACCAGGTATGACTCTTGATAGTTTCCGTAAACGCTTAGTCAAGATGGAAGAAGAGGACAAAATTGTCACTTTCGTTGACGACAGCACGAAAGTGATCGATATCAAGATAACATTCAAACGTGGTGAATTGAAGGGTTGGACAGAAGATGATATCATCAATTACTTCAAATTGCGCCAACGTGAAACTGAGCGTATCGTTGTTATTGACTGGAATGGCACTAGCATTCGTCAATATGACAGCGCTGAAACACTAGTCAAAGAATTCGTTGAATGGCGTCTAAAGTGGTATGCCAAGCGGTATGAAAAGATGCTTGATGACGACAATTATGAACTTAAATACTGGCAAGGTGTGAAGGCGTGTTTCGACGCAAAGCTACCTGAACGGTTAAGCAAAAAGACAGATAAGGCTGATATTGAAAGTGATGTCAGTACAATCACAACTTCGGTTGGTCTTGATGCAAGCCAAATTGATAAGATCGTTAGTTTGCCAACTTATCGTTGGGCAAAAGATTTCCTGGTGACTGTGAAGGACAATATTTCAAGGCTACAAGCGAATGTCAAGGACTACAAAGCAATTTTGAAGTCACCCGATCGTATCAAGGAAATCTACAAGCAAGAATTGGAAGAGCTTAAAAAGTTGAAATGACCACCAATTTCGTTCTCACTCACATATCAGAGAAAGTATTCTTTGATTTTGCCGACTCACCAGAAATGGGTACTTTATTTCTGAAATGTTGGGAGCCAGTATTTTATGACTGGCTTGTTGAGAATGAAATTGGCTTTACTGTAAAATTCGAATACGGGCCGATGTTCAGCTCTTCAAACGAAATAAGAGTCCGGCTTGAAGTAGCGGATGAAAAAGATGCAGTGCTCGTCCGTCTTAAATGGAGCTGATATGATTCATCATTTTCCGCAATGTGGCAATGCACTGATTATCACTGGTGAGAACAAACGCTTGCAAGGTTCATGGCATGAACGAGTAGCAGCGGAATGCATTCTACATCAACGTGAATCATATCTAGTTCGACTTCGCGTATGGAAATGCAAATTCCATACAATAGAAGAATCATCACTGTTCAAACACCTCAAAGAAGAGTACCCAAGTATCCGGGCTATACAAGAAAAGCAGTACGATGGATACAACTTCAATGCCACAATAGCTGAATACGTCATCATAGATGATGAAGTTGAAGCACTTCACTTTCGTTTAAAATATCTGTGATGGATGACTTGTTAGGTCTCTATATTGTAGAAATTCCATATCCAAAGGATTTCGAATATTTCTGTGAGATACAAGAATGGATGCAAGAGAATGCTATTGAAGATTACAAATTACCATTCAATGTGGCAGTTTTCACCACATATCTCGATGATATATGCTACAATTGGCGTTATTCCAAAGTATTGGATCAGAAATGGCATGTAGCATTCACAGATGAAAAAATTGCCATCTGGTTCAAGTTAACCTGGCAATAACAATGACATCAAAACTCCAGATTATTCCACCAGCTTTTTCAATCAGCGATCAACTATTCAGAATAGGTGATGTCGCCACTGCGAAACCGTCAACACCAGTTAATAACTTGAATGGAGCTAACATCAGCCTGAATGTCAACGGAATGTCCTACCCATTGACGAATCAAGTGTATTCATCTCCTAGTGGTTACAATGTGTTTTATGATCCGTTGAATGATCACATTCTTTTCTTCGGAAAAGAACGTTTTACTCAATTTGGCGTCGATGTCGATCATATTCGAAGATACAATTTCTGGAGAGGTGATTTCGAGAAATGGTTCGAAAATTGTCGTGATACGGTATATGCTCAAAACCAACAAAATGGTTTATGGAACCTGACATTCTGCAATTTTGATGATCAGACTGACTTCCAACAAGTTATTCGTACACCACGTGATCATCAATTGGTTTTACCAGTCCCAGAAGGAAGAAAGTTAGATTATCATCTAAATGAAATCACTACATGGTGTCGAGAAAATCTGGCTAGTGAATGGGAAGTTCGTGAACATAGTTTCAAACCTGAAATCATTGCCGAAGTAAAAGAAAAAACCGAAGCAGTGATGACAAAACTCGTATGGATTGATGGCAACGAGGAAAAAGAATTACCATGACTATGTGCGATATTTACGACGTTAGTTCCTACTATCCAAATACCGTAACAGTAACAATTAAATTCGAATATTCCAGTTGGTATTCTTATAAGAAGAAAAAGAAAAAGAAAACAAGTGAAAGTAAGATTTTCATGAATACGAAAGATTGGGAAACACCAAGAAATATCAGTGCTTCAAAAGGAGTTTGCACTGAGATGATTCAATTCAAGAATATGCCACCTAAGGTGTCAGTATTGTTGGGCAAAGAAAATTCTCGTGACGATGCCATCCAATGGGTAAGAGAATCTGATTTGAAGTTGAGGTATGTAGAATCAGTTATTCACGACAATGAAACACGAGTAACTTTTGTTTTCAAGAAAATCGAAGATGCTGCCAAATTCAAGATTGTGTGGGGTTAAAATGACAACATATCCAACCCGCAAGATGTCTGAGTTTCAAGTTACATTTGATATTCCTTGGCCGCAAGAAGCCAGGTTGAAGGTATCGATGCGGCCAGATCAAAATATCTATTACAACTATGATGCACTCGATGCAATCATGCCTACAATGGTTGCTGAGGTTGGTGTATGGGGTAAAGATTGGATGTATGGTACCAGCCCAGATGATCCGAACTATGTTAGAATTGGAATGAATGATCCAGTGCTTGCTGTCAAAATAAAGCTTATATTCAGCTAATGATTACTTTACAAGTAGATAACGTTGTGATGGTCTTGGTCCTTGCTGAGGATGAGCAAGGCCAGACGGTTATCGTCCCACGTTCAACTAATTTGTTCAAAAAATGGATGTTGACCAATAATGTTGATTCAACTTCAGTGATACTTGTATTTGATGAGCATGGACGCAAAGAAGATGGATTCGTTTCATTCTTCGTTCAGTTCAAGAATGATGCTGATGCTGTTGCATTTAAGCTGAGTTGGAATGATTTCAAGGCTGGTAGTGTATAATGAAGCTACCAGCGCTTAGAGCCATGATTCGTAAGTCATCCAGTAAAATTGTATCTTTCATTGCCCATATCATATATCGTCACTCAGTGAGCTTGATCTATAGTCCTGATGCTTACCGAGACGTATATGATTGGGTGCAGACCAACGTTAGCAAACGTGGTGTCTGGGTGAATTTCAACACCACCACATGGATAAATGCACAAGGTGTTATCACACAAACGATTGATGATAATCGTCTTGAGTTTCGATTTGTTAGAGTACGCGATGCCGTACTTTTCAAATTGACATTTTGTGATTTACTTCACTCGTAAGAAAAGCCCCAATTGGGGCTTTTCTTACCGCGGCTGCAACTCTTAGTGAGTCATAGCGGACCAGAAAACCAGGCCCAGGTAGTTGTCGGACGAGATGCGGACGTTAAGATCCTTTGTCGTATCCTTCGTTACCAATTCCTTGGTGAACTTCCGCAGCTTACCTGCTAGTTCTTGATGCTGCTCGGGTGAGAGCTTGACTTGATTGAGGGGTGCGCCGAAGTCAACAACGACTACTGCGGTGGGGTGCTCTTTACCGTTAACGTGAATTGACGGTGTAACGTGAAGCTCGAGGCTGGACAAGAAAGTTTCGAGTTCTTTACGCGTTGAGAGTTTAGTTGCCATTTTGAATATTTCAAATTTACAGCTGACGTTCACTTTATAAGGGATGCATCTGTGCAGCGGAACGTTTTGCTTGCCAGTTGCTTTCGGCACATCGCGTACCGTAAGTCATATTCTACATAAGACTGGCAACTATACAAGCCTTTATATTAAGTTTTTACCAAATTGTTTGATAATACATCAATCATAGAAAGTCACCAAAGAGCCACCATGGTACTCGTATAAAGCATTCGACTCAAGGTATGTGGATGACAAGATGGCCCCCTAGGGGGCTATCTTGTGTTCTATTGTTCAGATCACTTAGTCGCTGTTACCAGGAACCTTGACACCAAACAATTCAAGCAAGTTCAGAGCCAGATTCAGGAAATCCAAGTACAGAGACAAAGCACCGTTGATTGTAGCGTAGTTAAGTGCATCTTCATCGCCACTCGCCGCATAAAGATTATTGCGAATCGTCTGGGCGTCCCAAGCGGTAATACCAATGAATACCAGGACTGCAAGGGCAGAGATCACCATAGTGAGTACAGAGCTGCCAACGAACATATTGATGATCATCGCAATAATCAATGCGATCAATGCAATGAACAAGTATTGGCCGAATGACGTGATATCACGTTTGGTAAAATATCCGTAACCTGACATTGACAGGAACAGGATCGCTGCCGAGAACAATGCAAGGAACAAAGATGCCGTCGTATACCTTGATACAACGCTCGCCAGTAGCACGCCCCAGATAGTAGCAAATACACCAAACATTCCGGTTAGTGCCGATTTCGACGTTCCTTTTCGGACTGAATTAATTGCGATCACGAGAATGAAGCTTGTGATTATCAAGCCGATCACAACAGGGACGGTTTGTGTGACCGCCAGCAGAACCTTGTTGCTTTCAACGAAAAGTGAAACCAAACCCGTATACAGCAGTGCTAGGAATACATAATTGTAGACCTTCAGCATAGCCGAATTGAGACCTTCGGCAGTAAGAGAAGTGCTCATGTTGTTGATAGCTCCTATAAGTTGAGAAAGAAACAACGCTGCCAATTCTGTATTCACTTGAATTGGCAGTCAAGCATTATTTGATTTTAGGCTCGTTCTACAACGGCAGAATTTGCTCCATGCTCAAAGACTTCGACTGATTTCAGTCGTGCTGTCTTGTTTAGCATAGTGTCTCGATGTTCATCTAGGTACTTCGTAACATGGTCGAAAATCAATTCAGCAAAACGTTCACAACCAACCCCTGGGACGACCCGAAGATCGATGGTGCCTGGGTGATCGGCAACTGTCTGCCTCCAGAACTGTAACATTGGATCATCCTCGGCAACTAGCATCGTGTGATCGAACATGTATTCCAACCATGCTTTGATATCTTTAAGCCCGCCAAAATCATATACCCAATTCCGTTCATCAAGTTCATCGCATTCGAAGATGAACTTTACGCCAATCGAATAACCATGAACCATTGAGCAATGGGAATGGGTAGAACGCCATTGGCGGAAGCAACAGCTAAGACCACGATCATTGCCGTATGTCTTTGTTGAGAGAAATTTCTTGGCAACCTTTGGCATTTGAGTACGCATTTCAGCGGCATCTTTGTTCAAAGCGGCATTGATTTCTGCTACTGCATCAATCCCTATGGATGCAGCCAATTTAATAGATTCATCGTCGATGCCAACCGTGAAAGAACCTTGCTCTGTATTATGTTTGATATCCATTTCTTACCTTCTTATTGATAGTTAAAGGCACCAGAATTTTAGAGAGGGTGAGCGCCAAAGGCCTCTTCGCTTTCGCAAATTAATAAATACGTAGATTATAATTTTTTAATGGTTTAGTCACAAAAATTAATCAAAATATTGGAGAAAATAATGTCAACAGGTATTTACAAAGCACAAGCTCTGCGTAAGGCAGGTGATGCCGCATCATGGACAGCCGAGAACCCAGTTCTGTCTATTGGCGAAATCGGTATCGAAACTGATACCAATAAAGTAAAGATTGGTGATGGTGTTACTGCTTATAACAGCCTCAACTATCTCACTACTAGCGGCTCATCAGATGGTGCAGAAGTTACATCATTCAATGGACGTACTGGTGTTGTAACTCTGACTCTTGCGGATGTTACAGGCGTTGGTGGAGCACCAACAGCAAGCCCAGTATTTACTGGTGTGGTAACTGTGCCAACACCATTGGCAACAGACAACAGTACAGCCGCAGCAAGCACCGCTTTCGTTAAGACTGCAATCGCAGCTATTCCAACAGCATCAACTACAACAGCTGGTTTGGTTAAAGAAGCTGCTCACCAAGCTAATGCATCAGGTTGGACAGATGCGACAGCTATGGCAAACTTCAATGCCCTGTTGGCAGCTCTGCAGGCCGCCGGTTTGATGGCTTAATCTCGATTTTGAGTATAATGAAAGCCCTAGTATACTAGGGCTTTCATTATGAGTGGATCATGGAAAACGAAGATAAAGAAGAATGGCTGCGAGCCATTAACGGTGTGCAACCCCTAGAACAAAAACAAGTGATTTCACAGAAGGATGTACCAGTCTATACGACACCAGTTCGTGAAGTTCTGAGCTATGACTTACACGGTATGACTGTTCAGCAAGCATTCGATCATACAATCAAACTATGTGCTCGTGCTTATGAATATAGTTTACATCAAATCACAATCATCACAGGAAAGAGCGGTCAAATTCGTCAAGAGTTTGAAGCTTGGATGGTCAATCCAAGACTTGCTGCTTATGTACGTTTTATCAGACCATTACCGAATGGTGGTAGTTTTAATGTCTACATTCGCAAACGTTGAATGCAAAACACTAAGATTGCGATAGACCTTTCTGATGAGCCTACGATATTCATCACTTGTTGGGTTGAAATGTTCAAAGAACACAGCCAAATGCAAGCATTCACCAAGGCTGACTTTGCTGCCATTGCGTAGTAAGTCAGCCTTGGTTGTTACGAACAATTCATATGCTACATCATTAGCATAAGCATCGATTTCATGTTTATTAGCCAGATATTCGGTAGCGATTGAAATCGAACGAGCACGAGATCCACGCTTTCTAATGCTCTTGTGTTGTTCACGATGTGTTAATTCATGTATGATAGTCTGAACTAGCTTTACGCATAGCTCAGCAATCATACTTGCTGTCATATCAATTAATTCAATTGAATAGCAGAGTGTGATGTCAATTGTTGTGCGATGGGAATCGGTATATTCAAACATTCCTTCAACCACAACTCCATATGCTTCTGGCGTTGCAGATTGTCTGAATATTAAACCATGTTGACGCCCTAACTTTTTGTTGAGGGCAACGCGGAGGGTACTCGCTTTGACAGTTTTTCCAGCATAACCAGCCAGTACGGTATAAACCTGCTTATGCAGGATAGCTGCTCGTTTAAGTATCCGTTGTGCAATCATCGTTTGATAAATTAGTGAGAGCGTTCTCAACTAATTTATCAAACGATATTCCTTGATCAAGAAGCATGTTGAGTTTTTCCAAATATTCACTAGAAAGTGAAAGCTCGATATACTCATCTTCAGTCAAATCTACTTCGCAATTCTTGAAACTAGCCATCGCCCATTTGTTGGCAATACTCTGGCTGTGTAGGTATAGGAATTCGATCCCACTAGCTCTAGCTTCATTTTTGAATGCGACTTCTTTATCATCACGAACCCAAACATACATGGTGTGTGGCGCATTGACTGGCGTAATCATCAGTGCATAGACGCTTTGTCTTGCTTGATCGAACACAACTGAAACATTGTTGAAGTCCATAACGCGACAACGGACTCCGAAACATGACCACGAAAAGACTGACGATCCATCAATTTCATACTTGAATTGCTCAATGTACCAGTCAATATGCATATGATAACACACTTGTAGATGAACGTGATCTGACTTAAATTAGTCAGCAAGTGATTCCTTGCCCGCCTTGTGTCTTTCGACAGCTTCTGTAAGAACCTTGTTCACATATTCATCAATGGTTACGCCTTCACGTTCTGCCGCCATCTTTAGATATTCTTGCTCTTCTTCAGTAAGATCAATATCGATGAAATTTGCTAAATCCAGATCGAGTGTTTTGCCAGAAAATGCTTGATCCACAAGCGTCATCATCGATTTATGACTCAACACGTGGCAGCGATAGTCAATCGGATATCCGCGTTCAGTTGCTTCTCGAACTAAAGTTACTTCATAAGTAGGATCAACCCAAATCATTGATCTTTCAAGTTCGGAAGACCACACACTGATTTCATAAATCAATTTTGTATCGAGATCAAAAACGATACTCACATCATTTTTGAAATCAAATTGCCACGCGCGATCACCATAGCAATTCCAACAATACTTGCCACCTTCATGAATCTGGTAACCTGCGACATTCAAAAAATCATCAACTTGCATGTTCAAACCACCAATTATGATTTACCGAAAACTTCGTTCAACTGCTGCGTCACTCGCACAAAGGTAGTGCGTTTGCTCAATTCTTTCAGTTTTTCAGCACCGACATAAGTACAAGCGCTGCGGACTCCCCCAAGGATTCCCTGGATAGTACTAGCAACAGGTCCACGATATGGCACTTGAACTGTCTTGCCTTCGCTTGCACGATACTCCGCAACACCACCAGCATATTTGTTCATAGCAGTGTCAGAACTCATACCGTAAAACTCTTTGAAAATTTCGCCAGATTCAGTAGTAACGATTTCACCTGCTGATTCGTCATGACCAGCAAGCATGCCACCCAACATGACAAAATCAGCACCAGCACCAAATGCTTTTGCGAGATCACCAGGAACCGTACACCCACCATCTGCGCAAATCAAACCCTTTACACCGTGTGCCGAATCTGCACACTCAATGATAGCAGAAAGTTGCGGGTAGCCGACGCCAGTCATCTTGCGTGTTGTACAAACGCTACCAGGACCAATACCAACCTTGACGATATCGGCGCCAGATAGAATCAATTGTTCTGCCATTTCACCGGTTACGACATTGCCGGCCATAATAATCAACTCTGGGTAATTCGTACGCAATTTTTCGATGAAAGCAACAAATGTTTCGGAATAACCATTTGCTACGTCGATACAAACCTTTGAAATCTTAAGGTTGTGGTATACATGAACAAATTTAGCATAATCGTGCTCGCCAATACCCATGCTGTAGAAGCTGAACTGTTGAGCAAGATCAGATTGAAAATGTGCTAGTAGATCGGCTTCAGAGTAATGCTTTTGAAGCGCAGTCATCATTTTATGATCCTTGAGAGCATTAAACATCTCGAAGGTACCAGTTGTATCCATGTTGGCTGCGATGATTGGCACACCTTCCCATGTTTGGGAAGTATGTGGAAATTTGAATGAGCGCGTGATATCTACTTCCTTACGGGAAGACAATGCTGATCTCTTAGGAACCAACAAAACATCTTTGAAATCGAGTTTTACTTCGTTGATGATTCGCATATTTTTACTCAAAGAAAGCTATATGATATAGCTTGTAGCCAAATTGTCAAGTGTGCCATAAATAATGAATGCCAGTCACGGTGGAGGAACACCTACTGGCTCTAACACTTGATAAGGAAGTATCAGCATGGCTATTTATAGCATCGATTCATTACCATTCCTCAGAAACAAATATACCAAATGGTATATTTCTATTATTCAACGAGCACTGAGTGAAAAGCGCCGCAAACGTAAGCGATCTGATCCGGAATATCAATATTATGAATCTCACCATATAGTTCCTAGAACTATAGGCGGTGCAGACCATAAAGAAAACTTAGTTCTATTAACGGTTAAAGAGCACTGTCATCGTTACTGATAGAAAAGAGTTTTGTAAAGAACATGGATTGAGTTATGGTATGGTTGATCATGCCTGTAGATCTGATAAGCCGTACAAAGACTATCATTTTAGAAAAATGATATAATCATGGTGAAGGGGAGCATTCGCTCCCCTTCGTTGCTTACGTTATGGTTTACGCAGCTTTGATCGGTTCATCTACGATCACCTTATTGAAGAAATACACAGCTTGTTTCGCAGTCTTGAAACGGACAGTTCGACCACCCGCTTTTTCCCACGCTTTCAAGTTGTAAATCATATCATCAATAAGGACGTCACCCGGTGCCGTCATGTGGAGTGGTTTTTCTTTGCTCAGACATGTGATTACCTTGAGGTCCTCACCGTGCATTTCACGATAAGAAGGCCCAAGATGCTTCATATAATAAGCAACCTTGGCATCAGCAGCCAAGTCATAGCCAATACGAGGGCAGCCAGTCAAAATCCGTGGTTTATACGGAAGAATGCTTCCCCAATAATATTCCCAATCAGGCATCAGTGGCAGCTCTTCAAAGAACTGACCTTGAGTATCAGCAATCATTTGCTGCCAGACTTCGACCTTCAGGCCCTTTGCTTCGACACCAAATCGAGTCTCGAAACCAGTATCAAAATCAGCCACGCAACCGTCGCCATCGGAAAACACATTATTGCTGAACATTCTTACCTTTTGTTGTTAATGTGACAACGCAATCTGTAAGTAACTCAAGCCCATCGTAAACTGATCGTAATATGAAATCATCATATAGATGATTAAGACACAAATTAGTGTGTCACGAACAGTTTTCATACGATTATGCCAACGCTCTCGAAGGTCAGGCCGGCAGCTTGACCTTCAAACACTTTACCCTGCCGGTGTAACTCAAGCACGAGGTTTGATCCTACCACAGCCACCTTCATGCTGTTTTTCGTTTTTGAGAGAACGTCTGCGAGTAATGTTTTACCATTTTGATCGCAAGTCACATAAATTTGTTCCATGATAGGCCCCATACCAGATTTATACTTTACAGTATGGCACCTTTTCTGTCAACTGGTTTTGTCGCTTTTGGACACTATTTCTGTAACGTTTTCACTAGCCTCGGCCGCATCACCATAATACTTGGAGAAAGTGACTCTACCACCAACATCAATAGCCCATTCCACCATGTCACCTGGTTCGAAACCTAATGTATCAATGACCTCTTGTGGTAAATCAAGCATCAATTCACCACTTTCTTCGTCAAAATATGTTTGCGCGACTGTTCGTGTCATTTTAGTTCTATCTCTAATATTCGATCTGAAAATACTAATAAAAATTGCATGGCTTCGCCTGCAGTTTCGAAGCCAAAAGCTACACCATTTAATTCAGGTATTTTTTCTATTCTTTTAGGGGTTGATATTTGATTGATTAACACCCATTCATACATATCACTGTGTAATTTGCGTTTCTTTGGTATGTATTCTGTCCAAAATGTTCGATATGGTATGATCGCCGGATGGTGAGAATCTAGTTCAACCCAAACAACCCAATGTTTAAACTTACTATTTTTAGTTCCTGAGGGAAAATGGTGCTCCACTAGTTTCATAACTTCAACACGTCACCACGATCGGAAAATGTCAAATAGAATTGGATTGCGTCAATTTGGTTCATGAACCCGAAACCAGATCGACCATTAATATTCGACATCATTAAAGCTTGACATTCATGCTCATATAGGTAGGTTTTCATTTCATATATAAGATTAAGTCTTTCTGTTGAACGTTGATCCATAATTGGTCGGTCGGATGGCCAAGTTACCCACCATCGATGTAACATATATAAATCACTAATGCTATCGTCCTCGGAAAGAGTAATCATTCGAATGGATCCAACCCAAAACGTAACTTGAATGCAATTACTTCACTATCATTATCAAATGTCAATACTGCTGCTTTACCACTTTTTCTAGAAAAATCCAAGGACCAGCCATGCACATCAGCAGGGCCTACATTTTCCTCAACCCATTCATGAACACTCAGCTCTGCTGAGTGTTGAACCCTAGCGATCATTGTGATATAGTTATAATTATCACTGTTGGCAGTAGTTATGTCATTAGGCAGTATAGGCCAAATGAAAAATTTTACTCGGCTTATATCAAATGATCGCATACTGGTATTCTTTTTGTTCTTTACCAGGAAAGGAGGAATTCAAACGAATCGTTATAGTTGGTGAATCCGATCCAAGTTCCGTCACCAAAAACTCGAACTTCGCCCTCCATATGTGCTTTAACCCATAACCAAAAACGTTTTTTAAAGTTTTCTTCATCCCAGGGAAGACTAATATTAACAAAAAACTGGCATTTGCACGGCATGCCAAATTCTGCATAGCGTTCAGGTGCAAGTAAGATATCCTTGGTAGTATCAGAATTTTTTGCAATAAAAGCCTGCCGTTCATAAATCATGTTATCTCCAAGGTCGTTATTTACCAATGGTACTATCACCATCGCTGTAATCTAATTATAACAAAACCTATAAATGGCTTGTAGATTTAGAATCGATCTTTAACAAGGGCAAATTCAACAGCCAGTGTATTGTCTTCTATTTCTATTTGGTATACCATAGACCAGCTTCTATATTGGCCGACCAAAAAGGTTAAGGTGATGCTCCAACCATCACCTTTTACGTAAGTGCAAGTAACGTTGCTGTTAATCTCTTTTCTTTCAATTTCGGTTGATGTTCTTAACGTAAACCACTCAATCAGATCGTCTAAGACACGAACATTTTCATCCTGCATTGATTTTGTTATCTGTATAACATTCACACCCAATCTCGTATCAGCAATGCTAAAGCCACCGCCTGACAATCATCTTCAATATTGAATTCTATATTCAGTCTAACCTGATCCCAGACAAATATATACTTCATTGACCACCCATCACCATTCATGTATGAAATAATGTCACTATCTTCGTCGTCAAGCAATTCGGAAGTAGTCGGGCCAATGTTGGCATTCAACCAATCTTTCACTTTCCTAAAGAAAATGTAATTATTGATCTTGATGCCTTCTATGCTAAAGGTCGCCATGCACAGTTTTCTTGATAATATCCACAAACCGTAACTTGAATGCTACTGCATGTGAATCGTCATAAATGATAACTCTAATTGATCTCCTGTCCCAATTAGCGTCGTATGTGATTCCAGTTTTCCAATTATAGATTTTGATGTTATTCTTGATCGTTTCACGTATTTGAGGTCCAATATTTGCATGTAGCCATCGTTCAACTTCAATTATTTCATCTATGTGGTTGTAAGGAATGAAGAATGCTGATGCCATTTATTATCGCCAATTTTGACGTTATTGTAAGCGTCAAAACTGGCTATTGCAATTGCTAACACCACGTTAGTTTGAACATCAGTGCATCGTTATCGTTCTTGAAAAAGAAACGATAACCTACCGAAACGAAATCTTCATTAGCAACACATTTGTTACACCATTCTTCAGCCGCCTTTGCTGACTCAGTCGGAATGGTGAATTCATGTGGCATATCTTTAAGCAACGATGAATAGACAAATGTCCCCCTACGTTCTGAAGGTTGAGCCTCAACCCATGCTACTAATTTCATTAGTACCACCGTTTCTTTTTAGTGTTTTTAATTGAATGTTCGTTAAAGAGTAACTTGAATTGAACAGCTGACGCAGTGTCTTCAAAATAGATCGTATTCTGACATATGACAAAATTTTCACGCCCGATATTCTCTTGGCACCATGCAACAAGTGGTCCAATCTTTATATTTTGGGGGACAGGTAGACGCACAAAGGGCTGCGCATCCATAAGTTTGCGTATCTGCGTGATATTCTGTGTTTTATCAGCACGCTGGGAATTGAAGTAGTCTCGAACGTTCATATTGAACTATGATGTCAATTAGAACGCCATTTTAACGCATCAATCGTCGGTGGCAAAGAGCATATTGCCAATTTGTATCACTGAGCAGGTTATTCCATCATCGTGATGGAAGTCACGAAAGATGACACCATTGAATTCGTATTCACGAACCATGGACCAATGTCCAGACGCTGTGAAAATCAGACGCTCAGCGAAATGTTCAACTATGAACGCCGTACAATCATCTTTTGTCATCGTCGTGCGCTTGTTGTTGGTTTGTTACTATAGCACCAACTACTATGCATCCAAAGCATTTTATTATGTTCGTTCTGCAAGATAGTCAGTCCAAGTCAAACGCCATTCAACAGCTTTACCTAGTGATGGAAATATGATATATGATTGTCCGCCATCATCATCTGCTTGAATCTCAACTAGGTAGTTGTAGTTTTCGATGTTTTCTTGCAACCACTCGTATAGTGAATGGACGTCACCCCATGACAGTTGTGCCCCCTCGGGCTCAGCATTATATGGTCCGCGAATAGCAACAATAGCAAGACCAGCTTCTTCAACTTGTTTCACCATTTCTCGACTATACGTGAAACTGTAAGAGGATAGAAACTTGGACCACCACAGATACACCGAATCCTTACTTGTATCCGAATGCGAGTTTGAAGGCGAGTGCATCGTTTGAATAGGTGAAGAATACAGAGTGATATTGTAGAGATTTGGTGATATTTAGATAATAGTAATCTTCTTCACCAACATTTTCGTCAAGCCAGAAGTGAATATCATACCCTTCTTCAAGCGGACGACCTTGTGCTGACAAGGTCACATATGGGTATTTCATATCAAGCAGTTCTTGCTCTACTTGATCTTCGTCGACCTCAAGCATCTTTACATATGCTCGTATTCCCATAGTATTCTCCATTGATTGATAGTTCATATGGTAACACCATATGAACACAACTCAATAGATTTTAGCTATTATTTCAAAGGAATGTTAGCTTGAATTGAACAGCGTCGGCTTCATTCTCGAAAAACATCAAATATTCGAAACCACACCAAGTTTTAACATGATCATAGAACACAAAAGTCCATCCTTCACCAACATAATAGATATATTCATGTTCCTCATGAAAGAATTCACTTTGATATTTAAACGGACCAATGTGTTCATCAAGCCAAGCCTCAAATGCTTCAGCATTCTCTGTAAAATGCTCACGGCTCATTTCCACAAGGTACATTATTACATGCTCAACTTGAAAAGAATTGCTTTATCTTCATCATCGATGTAAACGAACTTGCTGTAATAAATTGTCACAGTTTGCAGGCATACCATTTCAAATCGAGACAAATCATGTGCTGGTGTTACAATTTCACCGTTTGCCATTTCATAAGAAAATTTGCGAAATTCATATCTCCAACCCTGGCCCATTACATCGTATTCATGCACTGAACCATGTGTGGGAGCAATTCGTTCATTTAAATAATCGCCAACATTCGATACTAGCCAATCGAGCATTTTCGCAAAAGAGTTCTCTTTATTGAGCAAGTATCGAACGTCGATTTCGTATGCCATCACAGCCACCTAAGTCTAAACATCAAAGCATCTCGATCATCTTCTAACCCAAGACCCCATGATCTAACATGTAGGTCCGGATATGCCAGTTTGAAGCGGTATGATACAATAAAAAGTTGCCAACCGCTACCTATACTGGCAGGCCAGGGGATTTGGTAACCTATCACAGGACCAACACATTCAGTCAACCAACTGATAAGTTCATGAGTAGTAGATCTCGGGCAGGTGGTGATGAGATCTGAAATATCTAGAAATTCCATGATAGCTTGAATTGAACAAGATGAACATCTAGGTCGAATTCAAGGTAGAATTGTGATATGATGGATCCATCCCCTAATCTCTGATAAAGTTTGACTATTCGCCATCCTTCACCGCTTGCAGGAACATAGCTATCGAACCACCAAATATCAGAATGAATGATGTGCCCAATATTCTCGTGCAACCATTCAATCAACAATCTTGGAAAGAATATAACTTCGTTTTTTGTTATAGGGATCGCATTCACAGACAAGCCAGCTTGAACATAACCTCAAGAGCTGGCTCGTCAATGTAAACTTTGATTTCTGATGCGGTGACTGACATCAACCAAACGTCACCTTGGAAGATCCCGAATTTGACGCGATGGCACGGCCCCACATTGGCAACAAGCCAATTTAGGAATACGCTATGCAGCATACAATCATGTGATCGGGATGTTATGTGAATCATGACCAGATAAGCTTAAATGCCAACGCCAGCAATTCGTCTTCGATTATTACGAAGTACGTATCCTGATATGCACCAGTCAGTGTCTTCTGGCTATGTCTTGCTAATTCCCAGCCTTTTCCAATGGCCTTCGATCCTTGGACTGTTTTGAGTGGTCCTACGTTTTCGAGTAACCATAATTTCATGGGTTGCCAGTTTTCACTTCGGGCACTATCTACCATGTATTTAGATATATCGATCGTATTCATTACACAAATTTCAATTTGAACATTACAGCCAAAGTATCATCGTCAATGTCGATACACCATTCAAGTTGGCCATTGGTGTCATTAATTCTGGGATACCGCTTCCAACCCGTTCCATGTCTATTTCCGACATGTGTAGATGGACCTACATTTTCTATTAACCAATCAATTATTTCAAGATAGCGTTGCTGCCTATCATCTGATGGGATGAGACTAGTCAATAGATAGTCTGTAACTATTGTTGCCATTTACAACCAAAGTAATTTGAACATAACTGCTAGACTAGCATCTAGTAGATGTAAAAAGTAGCGTGTGGTGGTAATCGTTCTAGAATATGGCATCACACCCCAGAGTTCGCCATTTTTAGGCCCCCATTCATCTTCCGAAACTGGATTGGGAATGAACAAAGTTTCAAACGTTATCGCCCATTGACGACCATGATAACGAAGTTCTTGATGCATCCCCATCATTTGAGGCACAAAATCTGGTGGCTCATCTATTTGTGGGCCAACATTTTCTTCGAGCCATCGGATGGGATCATTGTTATTGAAATTTTCGATGCCAAAAATAATCGACCACATCAATTCAGATATATCTATAACCATATTAGTGAAAATCTCTGTTCACTAGCTGATTCGATACACTCCAAATAGAATCTACCTTCGTGTTCGTGAATTACCCATCCACGACCACACCAACGACCTTCCTGTGGTGCTTCTGGTTTACGCTTACCACCAATCTGTTCATACAACCAATTTACGCACATTGGAATGGAATCGGGGCGTCGTCCATTAAGGTGTTTGACAATTATTCTTGTAATATCTATAGCCATTTTAATTTGAATGCCACTGCAAGTGTGTCATCGTCAATATTTAACATCCAATGCGAATTTTCTAGACTAATTATGACCATATCAATTTAAATGCAACAGCACGACTATCATCACAATTCATAGCAACTTGCCATTCATATTCTGATTCACATAAAGGATCATATTTGCTTGGTACTGGATATTTGTGAAATGACCAAATCTCACCGCACCGAGCTATTTGCCGGCCATGGTGCAATTCATCATATTTTTGATATGCTCGCCCCAAATTGGTTTCGAGCCACTCAATGATTTCATAGTAGACGACCATATTAATCGACCCATCATGATTTTGAATATGCCTATGAACGTTTATACGATGCACCATATATCAGTAAGTTTAAAGTGAACAGCTGAGACATCTGAATCTATTTCAAGTAAATATGCGATAGACGGCAGTTCATCTCCGTTAGTTACATCAATCTTGATTCGCCACCCATCACCATTCATAAGATATGGCATTGTAAACAAATCTAATTGAATTGGACCAATATTATTTGTTAACCAGATAAGCAAATCGTTCCATTTATCATTTTCTGGGTTACAAACTATATGTGAAATTTCAAATACTTTCATGTGTTACTTCTTATTGTCACATTTATCGCCATATGCGAGTTTGTACATTAATGCAGCAGTGTCATCGTCTATAGTCAAACAAATGCCACTCACTCGCTCGTCACCACTACGATCAATATCAATTCTCCACCCATGCCCATAGTATGGTAAAAACCGATTATTTTCAGTAATAGCCCAACCAATATTTTCGTCAAGCCATCCAATCATTTCTGAATAATCAGTGATTGGAACTGTATTTCTTAAACTCGTGATATGATAATGTTCATACCACATCGTAGTAATGTTGAAGTCCACTTTATTCTTTTATAATTGGGACATTTGGATAAGCCAATCTAAAACTAACCGCATCAATATCATTTAATATGAACAGATGCCTAATTGTCTTCACATAACCGTGTTTATCAGGTGGACTGAAACTATATTCTATCCACCAACCGTTACCACCGCCAATCAAATGACCGTCATGGGTTATTGGGCCAATATTTTCAATGCACCATTCACGTATTACACTTGTTTTGAATGTGACGGCTGTAGATGTGATGTCAAAATAGGCCATGCCAATTTAAATTGTAATTCGTCAAGTTCATCATCGAATGCAAAGTAGAAATGTAAGAATTTTTGGTTTCGTTCTGGGTTGTGTGTTCTGAATATCCCAGAATACCAACCTTTACCGGCCCATATCACGTCAAGTGCTTGATATTTCATACCGTTTGTAGCATCGAGTCTCTCACCTACATTATCATTACACCATTGTAGCAGTTCATCGTAGCTGTCATTTCCAGCAATATTTCCACCATTGTGGTACACATAGTCAGTAACGTCAATCATGTTTCCTCCTAAAGACTCATCATTATACTACCAATGACGGATTCATTCAACAGATGAACGCTATGTCAAATTTCATCAACCCAGCGTAGAACAAAGATTGTCACATCTGACTGGTTCAAGAACCAGAATGAATTATGTAACGTGTACCAAGTACTATTGGGGCCAGAACCATAATGCTCATTACCAAATGTTTCTTCGCACCATTTTTCCATGCGTGCGACTAGATCTTCATTTTCGGGCTTTGCTATTGAGCCATATGAATATCTGTACTTAGGTGAAATAAGAGTCCATCCGTTAGACACTCGATAAGAAAAGAATTTGTCACTCATTCGATCCACCGAAGCTTGAATAATGCAATTGCTTCTTTATCGCGGAATTTCAACGTGATTGTATTACGCATCGTAAGCAGTTTATTATGCTCAGTCAAATCCAACCAAGTTGCAGTCCATCTATATTTGGGTTTACTACCACCTTCACCAAAAGTTTCTCTACACCATTCGATCTTTTCTTTTGCATTATCAACGGTAACATGCCATTCATTATGAACTTTTCTGATTTGCATAAATGTTGCTTTGTATTGTTCCTCTAATAGCCATCTATCATAAGCATGCATGCTTGGCATCATACTAGCAAGCTTGTACCCAAAACCAGCTATTTTCAGAGGAGAAATTTTCATATAACGGTGTAAATCAGCCACTGGAATCCAAGGTAGTGAATTATGACTCATACTATGCTCATCTTAAATTGAACAGCTTCTGTATCATCGGCTATCATAAGAATCACTTGAGTTATCTGATTATCTCCATGACCAAGTCTAGACAGAACTTGAACAGAAGACATGGATGATACTAATGATTCAAATTCAAGCTTCGATGATTCTTCAACATCAATCACAAAATTATAGCCAATCTTGAAGCCATGTTTGCACCAGAAGTCAGCCCGATCCACGTGTCGATCCCAAAGTAGCTTAACACCTTTCATATATGTATGGTAGAATGGCAAGGTTTCCCTTGCCATTCTATGCTTTCTATTCTTTGCTTGCAATGCCAAAATGGCAAGCTATTTCTTAGGCTTCTTCTTCCAGTACATGCTATCAACTATTCGTTGAGCCCAAGCTTCGGAATCTTCATTTTGAGACGCTTGACAACGTTCAAGCACTTTGCGAGCATACTCTCGAGTTTTCTCGCTCATTTTAGATGGTTCTCGATTTTTGAATCGCTTGAATGCTTCACCGAATACGATCTTGGTTCGTTTGTCACTCATTGAGCCAATGCAAGTGCCGCGAGTTCTTTGATTTCACTCATCTCGGCATCGTCAAAAGATGCCGCAATGACAAGAATATCAACCAACGCTTTCTTTAGCGAAGGAACTTGACGATCCAAGAATTCCTTATTAGCAGCGCCTTCGATCGCATGAGCGGCAAGTTCTACAAAAGATGTGTATTCGACCAGATTACCCTCGGCCGATTCGACCAATTCGGCACCATTCAGAATAAATCGTTTCGGTGTAAGCATTAACAACCTCTCAATAGTGGATTTTTTCATGACTTCTGCCTGGGTTTCATCACACTCCCTAGAGTCCACAGGCTCTAGAGCAAGTGTTCCAACCTCATTGGATTGTTTGCGAAACAATGTGATTGGTGCCAGAGCGAGAGTTTCTTATGCCAATGCTAACACCGTTTTAATGACTGGCGAGAACTTTTTGAATATTTTATTGTTCGTGTCACATCACAGTATATGTACGAGCTCTCCAACAGTCGCCATTGTCCGGGTTCATGATGGCAAAGGTGTCATAGTCTTCGTCGTAATACCAATATTCATCCCAATAAAGGCGGGTACATTCAGGTATGAAAGGCTCGCCTTCATCAGTGAACCTTCGAACTTCGTACCAACCAGGTTCAACGGGATTATATGAGCAGGAGAACCAGTCAGTTACACTGTCACCCAACCATTCCATTGGACCACCTAGACGAGATGAGGAACTGTCTAGTATAGCTTGTAGACCAGATCTATTGTTTATTGATATTGCTCGACCGAATGAAGCAGATCTCGTACTTCAACTGTTTGAGGACTGACGCTGATCAAATATCGTCTAATTCGAGCCAGAAGAGCCCTGGTTTGTTCAAGCTCTTGAGAGATGTGCTGATAGTCAGTTGCACCTGCTAGATGCAGGAAGAGGCTCTTATCAAGTTTGGCGGGGAAGCCGCACATGAGGTTTTGATGAAGAACCGCGGCATCATGCAATTTGCGCCATTCATCTAATTCTTTATCCCTTGCCGCAAGCAGCAGACACAGATCTTCTTTCGAAAGTTCGGGATAATCAATATCAGACATGAACTGACTCCAACGCAGGTATAATGTTCTTTGTTGTTACATTGATTGTACAATAAAACTCAGTTTCATACGGGTCGGTGCCTGGTGGGACCCACGGTTGCCGCTGAAGCAGCTTGATAGTAGTCTGTCCTTCCTTCTGGGCCCAGAAACGCCATAGAATATGACCACCGCCACCAACTAATAAATCACCCGTTGCTGAATGTGCTTGGATCGGCAGATGTTCGGGTTGATTCATTTGCATGATGATATTCGAATCATACGAACAAACCTCCCACATATAACCGGTTGACGGATTATCATCCAACGTCAGTAAAATACCTGAATTGATGGGGATGGTAACTGTAGCATAGTTCTGCTCTTTGCCGATCATGAAATGTGCGCAATCAGTATGTTTGCATTTTTTCATTTTCTTTGCATGTAAGAGTCCCAAAAAGTAACAGACGACTACGAAAGCGGCGACGTAAAGTGGCAAGAACATCATTTTGTTATTTTCCTATGTATGAAAGCGGCTATGCCGCTTTCATATTTTATTGTTCTTTAATAATTTGCTCAATTGGTTTCTTCCATATGAAGAAAGTCACGATTGCAAATAATAATACAATAGTGAAACTTGAAGCCAGTTTATGATGCGATACAAAACATTGAAACCAATTAAAATCAACTGGTGTCATTCGATGAATGGCTTCAGTCAAGAACGCTGTAACCAGAATAGCTACTGCGGTAAAAACAACAGGTTCAAAACATTTTGCTGCTGATTTCAGCGCATTGGTTAATGATGCCATCATCGTCTCCAATATGAGGAGCACCAATTATAGCAGAGGAATTGGCGAAGATGTAAAAATTACGCGAATGTAAGCTGAAATTCTAGAGCTTCCAGTTGTGACTTGAAACCAAATTCAACGATCGAATCAAATGAAACATCATCGAAACAAGTTAATCTAACGAAAGCATCGTTTCGACCCCAGAAGATCATCGCTTTCTGTGAATAACATTCACTGTCATCATAACGATCATTAAGCCACTGTATTTCATCTGAAAACTCAATGAATGAGTTGAACACTGATGTGGTTTGAAACACAAACCATTCATCTTCTTTTAATGAATTAAATCGCTTCATTCAGTCTGTTGGCTATACCATTCGATGAAGCGCTTTGCCCCACCACCCATCGTTCGTGCATTCTTGCCTACAATACGCCAGCGTCCTGTTGATGGGAAGAAATCAACTTTCGGTTTGCCTTTCTCACGAAAAAGCACAGATTCGCCGTTGTTTGTGAAGGTGTGAGGAACACCAGACGCTTCGATTTCATTCACATTGTCGTCCCACCATTCCTGATGGCGTTCTTTCTTAAGATCACCTAGAATGGAGGAATCAATTGAATCTTCATCAGTGCTTTCCATTATTCATTCCTCACTCACCCATATTACCGTATTATACGTGAAATATATGTTCGTTTATGCGTACTCGGTAACCTTTTGCCCCTTCTTACCCTTTCGAGTCAGGTAATCGGGGCTCACAAATTTCAGAATCACGCGTCCAAGTTCAAAGTCTCGTCGTTCGATTACCGGTTTCACAACCCCACCTTCACGTACATTCGCTCCACCAAATGTGGTAACACCATCACGATGCTTGATGATTGCATCCTTGCTGAAAGGACCGCGGTACAGTAATGGCACAATCTGCAGAATACCATCGCAAGCTGCAATCATTTCGTCATAGTCGAGGAACCGCCCAGCAGTCGGCGGGCCTTCATAAATGTCGAAGACTCGAAAATCGATATCTTTCAAACCATAATGTAAATCCTGGCCTGACCCCATACCGAAAATTTCACCCAGAATATAGACATTAGGGAGCGAAGCTCCTTCGCCCATGTATTCGCAGTGTAATCGTTCAGCTACCATCTTGAATTTATTTTGGAGCTTCAATAAGGTCTTCTGATAAATGTTGTCTTGCGCATTGCGTTCAGTGTTTTGAAATACGATGCCATCATTTGCAAAACCCTTACTCGTGGCAAACATATTACCATTCAACAATCGTGGATCATTCAAACCGGTAACAATACCTACTTCACAAAACACACCATGTAGCTTTTCCGTCATGACTACTTCTTCACCATCTTGCAACACATTGGGAAATTGCTGAGCACTCTCGATGTCGAAGTGGCGAGTATGATCGAAAAGTTCCATGATGTCGCCTTCCATGAAGGGCGGTAGCTCGGGTTTGTATTTGACAATACCCAACATTTCCGCAACTTCATCACCTTCTTGTAGATTGCGAGCCTCTTCAACATTCATGAAGGTGTGCTTGAATTCTGTGTTGAGTTCATCCGTAATGCGCATCAGTACACCTTGGCTTAGTACTCCACGTAGACGTACGGCATGAACTCGATTACCGAATTCACCGGCGCATCGGCCTTTTCCTTGCACTTCATCCCATAGACCACATGCACGAAGAATATTTTCAGGGAGGATGGCCGACTCAGGAATATAAATTGCAAGATCACCATCATTGAAATCACCCTTGCGAATGCAAGATTGATAATCGTCAACAATAGCGATATCAAGAGCATCTGCGTCCGGGTGTGACATCAGTCTAATTTTACGAACTTTTACGGCAAACGTGCTCATGTGATCTCCTCTTGCATTAGATGTTCAAATGGTACATTGGTATGGTTAAAAGCACAAGCTGTTTTCACAGCTTGTGCTTTTAGTACCAACTTTTCTTATCGGTACTTGGCGATAAGTTGATCCAATTCAGCGACTAACTTGTCAGCTTTGTTTGGTTCAACCACAGCATTACCAAGGTTACCATAATGCTCTTCCAAACAATTGATGAGTAAGGTCTTCAAATATTCTTCATCTGGTGAGTGGCGAAGTGTGCTTGTGACATACAGATTCTCGAGCACCTTTTGCTTGTCTTCAGCCCAATCATCAAGTTGTGCAAGCGTCCATTCACCACGACGAATAGCTTTCAACTGTTCACGATTTTGCTCAAGGTCAAGATCACCCGTCATCAAGATTTGTTCGCATTCGTTAAGCAACCGAACGATGTGATATGCAAACTTGACATCATAGCCATGATCATAAATCAAATTCGCTCGTTTTGAAATGCCATTTTTAAATTCCGAGGAACTTAGAAGTGATTTCAGGCGTAATAGGTCTTGATCCGATAAATTTTCCAGCATTAATTTCACCGTTGTTAATTATTTCAATAAGTTCGTTAAAATGGTTAGTGATGATTTTTAAATCAATAATCGCAAACTGCTTTTCATTTTTAATGCACCATTTGACTTGTTCCAAAATTTTCTCTTGCTTCAATTCGGAGATCAGTTGTGGTTTTATTTCAACGATCGCTTCAAAACCAGATTCAGTAAAAAGGTGAAAATCAACGTATGTAAAACGGATACCAATGTCAGTTTCATACTGAATTCGAATCTGTTCTACTTCATATCTTTGCACTAGATCACATGTATCAAGCTTCTTAGCAAATTCTAATTCCCAAGATGAGCGATACCAAAATTCACCATTTTTAACTTTGGACGACTTATGTATTCCCCGTTGGTGTCCAGTGAATCCTCTTCCACCACCCGCTTGACTCAACGGCCGCATTGATAATTTTCTAGAGAATTCACTTCTCCACTGTTTGTCACGTTTCTTCCACCTTGTTATAGCCCGATCAGAGTGTTCCTTCCTCTTTTGCGGATTATTCTTCAAAGAATTTCTAAATGGATTTTTGTCACCTGTGAAATCAGAATGGTTCAAGCTCATCTGTTTCTTTGTGGCATCTGAGTGGGTCTTACCAGCAAATGTAAAATTTGGCCGATCAACACACTTTTTAGAACAATAGGTCCTGAATCCATCTCGGTATGTTTCAAAGAATTTTACCGTTGAACCACAATTAGCCTTACAATATTTTAGAGAATTATCATCATGTACGAATCGCCATACGCGTTCTGTCCAAGTTGAACCGTTATAAGCAATCAGTAATTCCTTAATATGCGTGTTTTCGTGTTTTTCTATGAGTTTCTTAAAATGTGGAGATAGAGTTTCGGTTCTAAACAGCTTATGTTTTTGAAGTAGCTGTATTCTTTCGTCTCTCAAGCTCATTTTCAACCTGTTCTAATGTGACCGTTGGCTCAATGTTATTTTTCTTACAAATGTCAACGTATTCCTTTAATTTGCCTTTACCATCTAATTTGGACATGGTCGCATAAGCATAACCTTTGAACTTGTGCCAGCAACCCTTATGAAGGAATTCTTTTCGAGCATCACGTACCATTTCTGCAATCTTGGTGGAATGCAGAACACAACGACGCGGTGTGAAAATACTATCGATCATGTTCGGATTATTTTCCATCAGCAACTGGAAATACTTCACGATATTGTAAATCGTGAGATCGTATTCCTTGCGAGTTTCCTTGTCGATAATATGATGCTGCTGATATTGTTCGAATGAAGGTGGTTTGGTACCAAAGCCAAGAACATGTCCTGACAAATGCGGGAAAATCATTGTCTTTGGTGGCAAGCAGAAACCATATACGTCGCGATCACTGTCATCATTACTGACTGCATAGGACTCAGAGCCCATTATAGTCTCATAACAAATATTACTTACAACGAACTGTGGGGCGTCGCTGATTAGATCTTTCTTTCTGAGTGTTTGAACGATGCTTGACATGATGTATTCTTATTATTTTAATTTGGTAATTCTAACGCAAGCATTAATTTGGTACAAGTACCAAATTGAGACCTTCCACCAAGTGTTCGAAGAATTCTTCATGCATTAGTTTCGATTTGGCAAATTTGTACATTTCAAGAACGACATCTGTGTATTTGTCTATAGCAATAGCCATAAATTGCCGATCAGCATAAATGTCATCATGAACGACAATTTGCGCCTTCGTAACCACATGTTCGGCAATTTTTGAATCAAAGCCTTTGGCAATCAAGGCATCACGTACCATCAACATCACAGTGTAATTAACGCTCTGCATCACACCTTGTGACAACATTGCATCTAGATGGTCGAGGATTTCTTTTTTATATTCGTCGTGCATTTTGGTAATTCCAATGAAAAGAACTGCCGCCATTTTATAGCAGCAGCTCTTTAATACCCGAATATCAATGGAAAAGCATCCAAGCAATAAGAACAATAATGATTAATGTACCAGCTATCTCACTTTGTGTCATGAATGGTGGATCACCTTTATTCATTTCATTTTCATCTTCGTTGTTCATGTTATATTTCATACCATATGTTGTTGGAAATCTGCGTCGCCAATTCTTCAGCCGTGTCGTATGGCCCGAACTGCCAAGTTGCTGTGAACATATCACCCTTCTTGTGACGACTGTGACTTCGCCACGGTCCGAAATACCATTTCTTCGTTTCAAAGTTGTACGCGAATTTGTACGATCCGAATTCGCTCAACGATTCTTCGAAGATGTCGAAGATAACCCAGTCTTCGAAGTCTGGCAACGGTTTATACAATGGAATCAATAATTCCAAAACCGTAGCCACTTCTTCAATCTGTTGTTTATCACCTCGTTTGAATTTTACACGCAGAGCATGCTGTTGTGTTTCTGGGAAATATCCTGAAAATTCGATGCCGCCACTGGGCGCCAATTTGGCTATTTCAGTTTTGGATTCCTTATAGTAACGGTCCCCACTAGGGCCAGCATCAATCAATACCGACCAGTTGATTTCACCAGAAGTTTGCATCGCTTCGTACCGCAATGCATCAATGCGTTCTTCAGCCTCTTTACGACGCTTGTTGAGCGCAATGATCTGTTTGTCGAGATCATCACGTTGTGCGACCAATGGATCAAGCTGAACGCGTATTTTCGCGCATAACGCGGTCAATTCTTCGATCGTCATGTTCTTTATGCTCATTCCGCTCTCCTGTCTTTCAATGTTGCCATTATTTGCTCATTTGATGAAACAATCAAGCAAAGAAAAAGCCCCAGATGGGGCTTTTTCTCAGTAGATTAATCAAATTATTCGTCTTTGTTTGATGATAGTGAATCAAGATCTACATCAACGCCATTAATCAAGTCTTGAATTTGCGTAAACAAGTTCGCCGGAAAAGGAATTGACTGCTGAGCCATGTATGTTTGATATCGTTTCACTGCCTCTTCATGCAACGGAAAAGCTAGTTCGTCGTCAAAGCTGAGCTTTAAAACTTCTAAAGTTTCTGTACAAGGTACCGCAGTTGCCAACAACGATTCATCTACTGAACCATCGTAAATGCAGAAAGACAAGATTTGTCCACCAGGAGTTGGTGCAGAATAAAACTGGTAAAATTTGTTGGGATCAAGCTTGATACCAGATTCTTCAAGAATTTCACGAGCACATGTTTCTTCAATGCTCTCACCCTTCTCCGAAAAACCACCCATAAGTGCTTTCTTACCGTAACCGTAGCCTTGAATACCACGAACACCACCAAGCAAGCCATCACCCATTGGTACAATACCAACACCAACTACATTGGGTGAATCCCAAACTTCACGTTTGCAAGCATCGTTAGAGCAGATTCGAGGGAACGTTGAGACTTGAGAGTACTGCGTGCCGCAGTAGTGACAAAAGTTGAATGCTGGCATGAGAATTTTATTGTTATTTGGTCGCCTCTAGGGGAATCGAACCCCTAACCTTAAGTTTTGAAGACTTCTGCTCTGCCAATTGAGCTAAGAGGCGTTACGTCTTGCTATAGTTTGTATTCTACTGCCACATGGCAAATAGTCAACAGCTTTGTGATTTCACTCATGATCGTAATCGTCGACTGTCACACCATTAACTGTGACAGTTACTTGTACATGGTCACCAAATGCGAATTGAAGCACATCATATCCAATCGATGACTCCATGAAACTTTCGAGATCGATTAGGTCAGGCAAGCGTCGTGAACGATAGCCGGTAAAGAGGGTAAAATCATGAGGTTGGTCGTCCTCACCTTCCCATTCGCCCCACGCGTCGACTTCTTCATAGTTGGCAGCAACGATGTCATGAACTGTGAATTCACATGTATCACCGTCATTGAAGTACGGAGTGTACTGAACCCACTTGATCACTTTAAGTTCAGGATTCCGATCAAAAATAGCCTTCAATTCTTGAAGGAAAGCCATCTTTGCTTGATTACGTGCTTCCTCCATTGTCCGCTCCAGACGCTTTACTGTGTCGGCGAATGATGATCTTTGAATTTGTGTTGTCATTTTAGTCTTCCGCACCAAATGGGATAAATTTCTTATTTGTAGATGGGTTTGCCTTTTCAGTACCTGACATCCATGGTTGTATTGTCATATTATTCAGGTACTGTTCAACTGTGGGAATAAATCCCAAGTCTTCTTTGATGTGTTCTTCAGCCACATCTCGAGGACTATATTCCTTGCCTTCAGAGTTATTGCGAACGATGCCGTACATCTGCTCAACCAAGAAGCAACCAAATGCACTATGGAGTATTGCACGGTGGCGAATATCTGGCATGCACGCTTTGCTTGAATCTATGAACTGGTGAATGTCCATGTAATCTTCAGGTACACCACCAAACTTCTTAGCTGAGATCTTTGCGTGAAGGTACGGCTTCATTATAGATTTTTTATTATTGGTGGTAGAACGTAGAGCGCTAAACCTACGACTAATGCTGTCATCAACAATGTCAATGTCAGCATTATCCATATGCAAATTGGCATTACAGCTTTGTGATAATGTTAACGATCACCGAATCAGTATTCTTATACGCTGGATCGACGGCAACCGAAGTTTCAAGCATTTCGACCGCCTCAATCTTCTTGACATCAAAGAGTTTCCAATCAGCGGTATGCGCAACGCCATTTGATTCGATCTGAGTGGCACGTAGGCGTTCTTCGTTGAGACAATTAGTACCGTATAGATGCGGATTGATAATACGAACCGCACCATTATATTTGATGCGGAGTTGTTTGCCTTCTTGGATTGCTTGTTCAATTGCGTTCATTTTATTGCTCATTACCTGTTATTGTTTTGCTAGTTCATTGCGGATGATTGCGCGGATCTTGTCTTGAAGCATCTTTTCCTTAGCTGCATGAATTTCTGCTGCACATTTGCGGATAAGTTCATCTAACTGCTTGCTACGAAACAAGATGTTGAATACGGTATAATCGTCGTCAACATAAGGATAATCAGGATACCCATCTTGCTTGATGTATTTGATCTCAGGCTTTCTAAATGGATTTTTCATTTTAATCCCAAAGTGATTGATAATATTTGCCGAAGAGTTCGAAGCCTTCTTGCATGCGAGCAGCATATGCTTCATATCCCTTCTGATCATAGGTATCGTTTTCAAAAAACTTAGAATCGGAGTCTTCGTCAAGTAGTTGTTCGAATGACCAGATCATTTTATTCATGATCTCATCCCATTCAGCAAACCCAGCTTGGTCAGCAGCTTCATCACCTTCTTCATAGAAGGCAAAGCACATCTGCGGATAGCTGTTTTGCGACAATTGAGCAAACCCAGCCATAGATGCTGGGGCACCATGCTTCTGTTCTTTAAGTTGTTTCAGCATGGGAAGAATAATAAGCGCCAGTGTGTCATCCATGTTCCAAACGTCGTATCGATCAATCTTGATCTCAACTTTACGCTTACGCTTGTCATGAACCCATTGACACAAGTCGGCAAACTTCGTTGCAGCGAGTTTTTCACCAATCTTTTCGTACGTCTTTTCTTTAAAACCAACGTACTTCAAAAGTTCAGCGATTTGATAAGGTCCCCACCAATTCAAATACGGTCCGATTTTTACTTTCATTGCTTTTCAAATACGGGAATAACTTCGTTCTCTGTTTCAATCCAAACCTTGGCATCACATGACAATAGTTTGTCTGGTGAGCACACTACACGGCAAGGTCCCGTGATCTCAACAGCATGGGCATAAGTGTTAGATTTGTATGTCTTGACTGTCAGGACTGATTCACGCTCACCAGTCTTCGCATTCGATTTGATGACGTGCTGGTTGACATGGATTATCGTTTTCATAGAATGCTTTATTATTTTTTTAGGAGCAGCGAACTCTATGATACATATGGCAACTGAAACCACAAGCAAAGATGGCGCATAATGCGCCATCTTTCTTATGCTTCAACCTTAACAGTTCCGAGCGTTGCGATACCTTCCGCGTCGATATGTAACGAACATTCTCGGAATCGAATCGATCCCTTTGTGCTTTCGTTGTCAGGTGTCTCTCTCGTAGACCACGGGCACAGTGCATTGACATGATTAACGTAAAACGACTTCCCCTTCGTTTTTAATACCCACATGGGAATCCAGGGGAATTCAAGATGCTTCTTGTTGAAATGAAAGTCCACTCGATCACAGTATTCAATTGTGATTGGAAACGATGCCAGATGTTCTTTCATAGCCTTACGCATGGTCGTGATGTTGCCCATGCGAATCTTTGCTTCATCAAGCACGGTACAAAGCTTACGAGCAGCTACTGACATTCCTTTGAGCTTGTCACGTTCTTTCTCATACCTAGCAAAGTATTGATTGGGCTTATAAACAGCTTTCGGATCTGCTTTCTTTGTTTCCAACCATTCTTGCTCATGAGTATCAGACTTCTTTTGATAAAGACTGACCTCCTTCTTTTGATATTGAATGCGCTTGGTGATTTCTTTATAGATGCTCGCCCATTGTTTGCGCCATTCTTTGTAACCTTCGTATGTCGTGAAATGTGGTTTCAATCCGTAAATGCTCATGTTATACCCCGCTCCAAGTAAGTTTAAAGAGAACTGCGTCGATGTGTGATTCGAAGATCACACCAACTGTATAAGAACAACCACTATCCCAACCCACGTGATCGTATTTTCCATTACAGTTATCAATACACCATTGTTTCATATCAGCCATTGTACCATATGTGAAATCATAACATTTCACAAGATACCAATCTGGCGGGTACTTCTTCAATATGTCATTGAGTGCGACATAGTCTTCCCATTCGTCTTCACCGACAAAATCATCAAAGTCCAATTCGTCGATCTCGGTTTTCACTTCTAATTCTTCGTTCTTCTCGAACAACTTTTTCAATGCTTTCAACATGATCTTCTTTTTCTTTTTCTGTAATTTGATCACCAAATGCAAACAAGAATGCCATAGCTTCATTTCTATCCTCTACTTCCCAGTAGTGATATCGACCTGACTTCTTGTCGCGTCCTCTTAACCATTTCGGCCTAATCGATAAATGATTCATCGATTCTTTCTTGATACGTGACATTGCTTTGTGGAAGCTTTCGCCATCAGCACCAAAAGGAGTCCTAATTTCATAAATGTTCATGTTTTAGGTCCTTCAATTTTTCTGATTGAGCTACCGCAAGCCAGATAAAATGTCATTGCATCGTTTTCATCGTACAATCGCCAAAAATGTTGATTGATACCATGACCTGGGCTTGGATTTTCCGAATTATAGCCATTCCAATCGGCTGGTTTGGTTTGACCATGATTCCATTCCATGTCATAAACACCAAGATAGATCGCACGAGCTTGTTGGCGGTCTCTGGCGCGGAAGAAATCCTCGTTATCGCTGTAGTCCGCCGCTATCAGCCAATAGGGATATTGTTTTATTGACATAGCGAGAATCTCTTCGTGATATGGTGAATTTCATGCTTTCGAGCAGGGCCAATACCCAACGCTGTAATGATGGGTTCACCAGTGAAATCAGTGCCGGGAATGATGTGATGTTGATCGATGATCAATTCACACGGAAGACCAGCTTCTTTAGCAGCTTCGTAAGCTTTGAGCAGTGCATCTTGATTCTTGGCCTTTAGGCAGATCTTCGTGCCGATGCCATCTCGCTGGTAAAATTCAGCGATTTCAGGACGCTCGTTAAGAGCTTTAAGATAAGCATTGAGATACGCGTGTCCAGCCTGTGCTGCGAGCTTGCCAGTGGACATTTCGAGATCGCCACGCGTAATGGCGTACAGACGGTATGGGTCCTCTTCAGCTTCCGTTGCGGAATTCTGAAGGAACTCTTGCACTCACCTATGATCGAGATGTTTCATTTGTTTTCTCCTATGAGAAGTTTAAGTAACAAGTGAAAGTGTTTCACTAGAGATCACACTTTAGCATCAACACTTTCACTATGCAAATATTTATTCAAACAACATGGCTACATACTGTCGAATTACGCGCTTTTGCGAATCAAACGCTGAATTGCTTCGATCGAGTTCTTGTAACGCTTGCCATCTGCGGCTTGGATTATCACCGGATATTCGCGAGCCTTGGTGTTCCAACCAACAATCGTGAACGTTTTGATCTCCGGGTTCGGGTGATTGTAGGTCTTCTCGAGATCAACGCCTGGCAAGTATGCTTTCGCGTAGATTTCGAGTGCATTCTTGGCCTTTGTAACGCGCGTATTATCTTCACCTTCGACAACCGCCTCCAGCTTGAAGTTGACTGACTTCTCGTAGAATGTCGCGCTGCCGAGACGGAACGTCACGCCGTATTTCTTGCCGAGAGTTTGCAGCTCTTCATTCATAGCGTCGCACAGTTGACGAACAGTCGGTTTGTCGAAAGAGATGATCTTGTCCATCATTTACTCTCCTGTGTTGTTTACCGTAAATCAAATGATACATTCACTTGATTCAGCAGTCAACACTCACACTACGGAGATCATAACATTGTTTGGACACATGATCACATGCATATAGTCATCAGTGCAATCACGTAGGCGTTTAGGGATCCATACATATTCATACGCTAGAACATCAGCAGTGTCTTGAGCACTTGTTGCGAATGTGAACGAAGTTGGCTCTAATCCGGTCAAGTGCGATACTTGGTGCATCATCGATGCTTGTAGTCCTGCATAATGCGCTTCTCTGAACCAGTAGTCAGAGTCCACAATGTCAAAATTTGTGACACCGCTATCTCTGATAGCCATCAGAACCCGCAATGCTTGTAGTTCAAATGCATCGTAAACTTGATTGTACAGATGTTCTTTAATTTTACTCATGATTAACGGCAAAATGATGAGCCGCCATTATAGCAGCTCATCATTTAGTCAACAATGGAAATAATTAGTGGACTTCTGGGTACCTTATGCGTTCACGTTGCGCATCATATCGATGTGCAGACTTAGCATTCGTGCCGTGACTAGGTTCCCATAGTCGGTCATCATCTAGAATACTATGCCTTGATTGATTCGTTGCCACATCACGCAAGTTTTCATACCCACTTCTAGTAGGACCGCCATTCTTCGTTGTGACATGATCAGCATTTTCTGTGGCCTGTTTCATGATAGCAGTCGTATCAACAAGTTTGAACGATGGCCAGAACCCCATTAAGCTCTTGTCAACCATCTTACAATTGTCCATGTAGAGATTACAACATTGATCGAACGTTTCACTATATGGTGAAAGTCCACCCAATGTGAACATGTTAAACGAATTAAAGACGGTTTTAGCTGTAGAAATCTGTGCCTCGACAAATGTCATATACAGCCCATTGAACTTCGAAAAAATTTCTGCCAACATAATATTCCCTTGAGAAGTTTAACATTTAGCTCATATTCTTTCGTTCTGGTGGCTGTGCTGTGGGGTGCCTTTGCTGCTCTTGATCACGTCTCGGTTCGCTTTGCCCTGGTTTTTGTTTTTCTCTATTTTGATTTTCGTTATGAGATTGTTCCGATTGCTGAGTCTGCATAGCCATGAACGTTCTCCAAGTAACTACCTTATCGGGAACTTTGATTGTACTTAGCTTGAGCGAAGCTGCAACTCTTGGTTACATACTTTACGTTCTTAAAACAAAAGGGCCACATATGTGGCCCTTTTGGGTGGTTTCTGTTGCTAGGCATTTCCTGCCCCGACATTACCTAATCCCGAAGGATTAGGCTGCCATGCTGTAAACGTTGTCGTTTGCAGTTACTTCTTATGTGCGCTTTACGAGCGTCACCTCAACGGAGCCTCGTCTAACTTTTATTACCGAATGTCGAAACCAGGTCCGGCCCATCAAAACAGTCCTTTAGGAAACCAACGGGATCAGCGCCTTACGCCTTATCAGTGCGTCGCATAATCCAATTACTCGCGGCCTTTTACAAGGGCACGACACTTGTGAGAGCTACCGCCTGCTTAGATAGCAGGCGCTCTACTAAATCCCTGTCATCAAGTGATCCTACCGCGAATCAGGTCACCTTCAAACTTCAAAGACTGTTTTGGTGGACCGGGGGAGAATCGAACTCCCGTCCAGTCAGTCTATTCTGTTAGATGTCATCAGCATCAAAACATATGATACGACTAATGACAATACCTGTCAAGTGTTTTGTTCAAGTACGGTAGACGAGTAATCATCCACAAATCCAGAACGAACGGAACAATTGCCAACAGTACACTCTTCTTGACCATGAACATAACAGCATAACTGACGCAAGCCATGCAAAGTGCCATAAACATAATAAGAATGAAAGCGTGAACTGCTCCACCGACAGTTTTAAAGTGCTTGGTTGCCATCTGTCGGTTGCTTGTATTTGATTAGGGATTGTTTCGAAAGAGGCTTGAGAGGTGTCTCTGATTTGAACACCACCCCTTCAGAGACTTTTGGGATAACCAAGGAGTCGGTGCGTGCATAATGGTCTTCCATAGCGTCGACCCATTCGAAGAATTGCTTGCGATCGTATTCTTCGGTGGTTTTGCAGCCATGAGCTGCAAGGAAATCTTTCTCATCGTGCATGATATCTCCTAGTTGCCATACCACATTATAGCATAGAATTGGCAACTAGCAAGACGGCAAAGGAATTAAACGAAATCTGAACCGTTCTGAGGAAAATCAAGTTCCTTAGCAATATCACGTTCTTGTTCATCTGTCAAACCACCTTTTGCAACATATGCAGCACGAACAGCAAGTGAGTTCTGGCATAGATCACGGAGACGTTCAGTAGAAGCACGATCGAGAATCGTTGTATCCCAGTGACCCCACTTCGATGTATAACCAAACACATACTTGATTGCCACCCAGATACGTTTGAATACATTGTGATACTGGTTCAAGTAGACATTAAGATACAATTCGCCTTCTTCTTTGTCGAATACAAAATTGAAGGTATGCTCGTCGCTACCACAATCGCAATCGAAATGTTGCTTTTCAAAACCTTCCCACATATTTTCTCCTTATAACCATCTTAATTTAAACACGGCGGCATCAGATTCATCCTTAATGTGAACTAGTACAATAGGATTACCACCGTTGAATTTGTGTGACGCTCTAAAATCACCATTCATTGTTTCATTCATCCATTCGATGAAATCACAACGATCTTCGATATTACCATATACCCAGCAGTGCCATCCAACCATATCCGCATCATATGTCTTTTTTTCACCATCTCTACCATACATGGTATGGTAACCATCGTGGAATTGCCAGTGATAAACCTTAATTGATTCCATCATTGAATTTCTTCACATAATCTACATCTGGCGTGGCTACTCTATCCCAATTGTCAATGGCGAATTCTCGAAACCAACCAGATGTTAGATTTGTACAGATACGTTGCAAACCATACTGGTATGCTTTCACACCATCTGTTTCTTTGCCTGGTATAATTAGCCGTTCGAGCGCAATTACCATCGCTTCTTCACGAATTGCGTTCAGCTTCATTTCTAAAGTAGCCGCATCAAACAATTTTTTGCTCATCAATGCTTTAGATTGATCTTCCTTTAGCATTGCATAGATGGGTCGTTCGTAATACTTTACAAGTTCATGTAAATCATCGTGTTCGTAAATACGATTCAATGATCGTTCCGATTTGGCGAAGAACTTTTCGTTTTCTTGATTGAGATTCGCTTGAAATCGTTTCCCAAATTTAGCTTCGTTTTCAGTTAACCTTGCCTCGTAGAAACGTTTATGATCATCAGTTATGGTTCGAACGTATTTCTTCATTCGAGACATATCAGTCATCGTCTTCAACCAATGCACAGGCCAGTAGATATGACTACGCTTAATCAGATACAAATATTCAATACTTGGTACATGAGCAGCAATTCTTAAACTACCACCTTTGATTGGTACCTTCGTCATCATGACGTCAAAAGATTTCTCATTAGCACAAAGCATCTTTGAACTTGCATTCACATCAGAAACTTCAAATTCAATTTGAAAACCAGACTTCAATTTACACTTGAATTTCCAAGGTGAAGTCGGAATCATGAAATCGATATGCTCGCTATTAGCTGTGGCCCATTGATGAATCTCAATCAATGGGCCAATGAGGTCTAGATCTTTGGGTTGGCGTGCTATTCCGCGACCAGCGCGTATGTCCCAATACATCATTGCTTGCGAACCAATAACAATCATATATCACCATTCAGATGACGAATCGTCTGATTCCGTATCATAAGATGCTTGACTATTATGCTTGCGACGGCGATCGGCCATATCAAGCATTTGTTCAATGTTCTGCAGAGGAATTGTGTTACCTGGTAGGGCTTTGAATTCTTTTTCAAAAGCCGTAAGCCATTTGGCTGCTTCCTCTCTGGTCATCTGGCTAGCTTCATACTTTTGAACAACTGAATTGATACTATCAACTACTCGTCGAAGATCTGCGATGTCCGTCATGTATTGCTCCTAAATGAATAGTTGCCAATTGTACTAGACAATTGGCAACTCGTCAACCGAATCAATCAGGGAAGCTTCGTATTGACTGAATATTTGTTGTACAATTTACCATCAATTGTTACTTGCTCCACGGATGACCAAGGACCATTTGGGTTTGACGCAATAACACCAGTATTCTTCATGTAATCCCAAAGGGCTTTTAATTGGTTTTTTGCAGCATGATTTGAATCTGATAGTGCTTTTAATGCTTGTAGGTTTTGTGTATCTGAACGTGCGTTCGCTTGTGCCCTAAGCGCTTGATATGCGGTCAATGCTTCTGGGCTTTGTGTTTGTGCTTGTTTTACTTGCTGATAATTAACTGAATCTTGCCAAGCAGAAAGGCTTGCAATATATGGTTGCTGCGCGTTCGTAATAGCAACAGTATCGAAAGACACATCACCATATTCTTTTGCAATTTCAGCAAGTTGCGAAGTTGTTGCTGGCGGTATGTCGTTTGACAACAGTGCAACATTAGCACTGGCATTTGACATACTGGTATTTGCGGTTGCAACCGCAGTCAATGCCGGACTCATCATCGTTGTAGCAATGTTACCAAAACAAGGATCACTCTTCAAACCATGTAATGCATTCGCAATACCAACTTTCATTTGATTTTCAATCGATACGGCGGCCGCATCAATCGTATTGACTACTGATTTAATTGCACTTGTAACTGATGATTCAGCTGATGTAATCTCATCATGAATCTCTTTCAATAAACTCGACGCAATCGGTACACCTGGTATTGATGATGGTAAACCAGTAATTGGATCGATGGGCCCAACAGATGGTAATGCTGCTTTTACAGCATTTGCAAACTTGGTTACTGAAGCATTAATAGAAGATTCTAGTGAATTAATGCCAGAGCTGACTTCATTATACAAACTAGAGATACCAGATTGTACTTGATGTACCGCCCCAGTGATATCAGCAGCGATATTACAAGTCCAGTGATTGGTACCTTGAACTCCACCTTGCAATTGGTTAGCAACCTTAGTGGCATTCTGCGCTGATGACAGCATAGATAATGCATTAGGAACGCCCATTTGTGTTGTCAATGACGAGGTCACTGTACCATAGCTGAACAAAGAATTAGGAATTGATGATAATCCACCAGCACCAGGAATGATATGACTAGTCATCTGAGCTGTGATTTGATCCATAGATGACAAATTACCAGAAGAAGCCAAGCCATTCAAACTAGAAAGGCTGGCACTCAGATTATCTATATCAGTTTGAGTTACAGTTGTACCAATTGATGAGGCTGATGTTTGCATCGCAGTGGTAAAATCTGCCATAGATGGCAGACCACCAATTGCACTATTGATGCTTCCAAATGCACTTCCACTAAATGGATTGCTAATTAATCCATTTGTTGGAATCTGAAGAACATTGCCCAATAAACTACTATCAATCATATTATTTCCTAACCGCAATCAACATCTGGAGAGCCGCCAGTAATTATGGCACCGCAGCTTAATTGGTCACCTATTCTAGCAGTTCCCATACCATCCGTTTCGACAGTGGATGAACCCCCTGTAATCGTGACATTTCCATGAATATTACATGTAGCCGAATCACCAATCCTAGCCACACCAATACCATCAATTGTTACATCAGAACTAGCGGAGGTAATGTTACCACCGTGGGATATCTGATCTCCCAATCTAGCTACGCCGCCCATTACAGCTTGATATTTGAATCAACAAGTTCAATGCTTGAAGTTGCCTTACGATATTGAGAAGCAGCATCAGATCGAGCTTCTGCCGGCTCAACCATCAGGCGGTTTTCGTGAATGACATAATCAGCATCATCGTCACACCCAAGCATAAATGGAGCAAACTGCACAGCACCTTGTCCATTACCTACTGGAACCAATTGCATGATAACTGGCTTAGTCACAGTGTATTTCCCATCAGAGAAACTTTTGAATGTTGCCAGGATCTCTTCGCCGTTCATGAACTTCAAAACGATCACTTCGCGTGCTTGGAAAGGTTGTGAATTATTTACGAGCATTTATTGCTTCCTTTAATAGTTATGATATGATTATAAAAGAAGATGGCTAGGTACACAAAATACCTAGCCATTATTGATGAAATTTCAAATTAGAAATCTAGTTCATCGTCAAATGTGACGTCGCCACCGATACCCACCGCGTAATCGGAAACGGTTCTCTCGAAAAAATTTGTGTGACTACTCAAATCTTGAAGTTCCATGAAAGGGAACGGATTCTTCTTATTGTATTTTGGTGCCATACCCAAACGGATGCGACGAGCATCGCCAATATATTGGAGATATTCAAGCATTTGTTCCTTTGTCATACCAGCAACACCCAGTGCCAATGCCTCTTCAGCAAATTGATATTCACAAGCGATTGCTTCATCGATCATTTCGCTAACTGTTGTTTCGAAATCAGCAGTCCAAAGCTCTGGATATTCTGAACGGATGAGATCAACCAATTCAAATGCGACCTTCATATGCATTGATTCGTCACGGAATACCCAATTTGTACCACTACCAAGCCCGTGTAGGTAACCCTTGCTACGCAGATAATAAACGTATGAGAAGGCACCAAAAAAGAACAATCCTTCAATAGCTGCGGCGAAGGTAATCAAATTCAACAAGAATGTTCGACGATCATCTTCGGTCTCCAAACGATCAATCTTTGCTGATTGATCGAGATACTTGAAGCAGAAGTCACCTTTTCGTTTGATGCTTGGGATTTCTTCCAATGCGGCAAAAGCTTTTGCACGATCTTCAGGATCTGGCAGATATTCATCCAACAAGGTTAAGTAGAATTGAACATGCAATGCTTCTTCGAAGATTTGACGTGAGTAATACAATCGAGCTTCAGGAGAGTTGACATGCTTATACAAATTCAATACTGCATTTTCGCCAACGATACTATCGCCAGTAGCGAAGAATGCAACAATGTATTGAACTACTTGCTTCTCAGCTACGGTGAGCTTATCGCGCAAATGTTCTTTGTCAGTTGAGAAAGAAATTTCTTGTACTGTCCAGTTATTCTTTTGTGCATCAACAAAGTGATTGTACAAACTTGGATAACGCATTGGACGCAGGGTGTGGTTGAACCCCGGATCGAGAATTGGCATTATTACCTCAAATATTTCTAATTATGAAAGCCCACTAAGTGGGCTAATTTATTCTTATGCTGGACCACTCGAATCCGCATCCGGGTCATCCAACTCTTCGACGATTTCGTAGTCGAGTAAAATAGGAAAGTCTGGCTTATGCAAGTCGTCACTATTAAAGTCACCAACATCATAGCTCAATGTGATATGGCATTTGTATTCTGGGAAGTCATACGTAGCGCCCTTTGCCATCGCCTCATCAAAGCGTTTATGTTGGAAAGAACTATAGTAATGCCACACTAAACAACGACTACCACCTCGAGTATCCCACGTTTCGAGCATCGAAGTGTCTGTATTTACCTTTAAGTTTATGCGTTCTTCCGGAATCCAATCAATATTGGCTCTAGAATAAACAATCGTTGAATGTAAATCTTCTTTCGGAACGGGGTTTGGAATATTATTACGTCGTTGATACTCATCGATTTTATCGAGAGTTTCTTTCTTGAATTTTACAGCGACATAAATGCCGGGAGCATTGCTCCCGGCAGTCACCGTTTGATCAGTGACATCAGCCATTACTGACCTTGAGCAGGTGCGGCTGGAGCAGCAGGTGTGGTGGTTGTGGCTGCATCAACGACTGAACTAACTGTCTCAGCAACTGTTTGCTCTGCTGAAACCGCAGCATCAGCAGCAACTTGCACAGCTGGCGCTTTCTTTGTGATTTTTACCCACAAAGCCTTCGCCCATGCAGGTTGTGGAATGTTCCAACCAATAAACATACCAACCAACATAATGACTAGTGTCTTCATTGACAATAGATCACCACTAAAGAATGACAAAATTGTGTCCATTTTCTTCTTCCTTATGAATAAGCCCAACATCTATTGTTGGGCTTATTATTTATGGCGTCAAAATATTATTGACAGTGGTCACTGACACGACTCACACACCTCTGGCTCTGGGGGATTAGCATCACCACCCTTATCTTGCTCAACCACTGTTTGTGTAACAGTTGTCTTGGCAATCTTTGTGGCTGGCTTACCGCGAAGATAATAGCTAGTCTTCAGACCAGATTCCCAAATCATCATATACATTGCTGACAACGTAGCAATACGCTTGTCTTCTGGAATCTTGTTCAAATCCAAGAACAAGTTCAATGACTGGCTTTGATCAATCCAAGGCCCACGAGCGGCAGCATGTTCAATAAGCTTCTTCTGCTTGATTTCCCATACTGTCTTATACAAAGCATACAATTCAACTGGTAAACCAGGAACAGCAGACAACGAACCTTGGCTAGTCTTCAAAAGATTGATAGTTTCGGAATTCCAACGACCCAATTTCTTGAGATCTTCAACCATATAACGATTAACATCAACGAATTCACCACTGAGTGTTTCACGCTTGAATAGATTTTCTTTCGTTGGTTCGATGCATTCTTGTGCGCCAGTAATTGAAGCAATTGTGGCTGTAGGAGCAATAGCAATCAACAAACTATTACGTAGACCATGTTTCTTGATTTCTTCTTTCAATGCGTCCCAACGAGCAAGATCCTTTGGTGTAATACCCCATAGATCAAATTGCAGTCGGCCTTGTGCCGCATGAGTTAAGTGGAAATCACGATGTGGACCAAATTGTTTTGCCAGCTCACAACTTGTCTTCAATGCTTGATAATAAATCTCTTCTTGGATCTGAGCTGACAATGCTACTGCTTCATCACTTTCGAACGGTAGACGCAATTTGTAAAACAGATCTTGTAAACCCATCAAACCTAATCCAACTGGACGCCAGTGATTGTTTGATGCTTTAGCTTCATGAATTGGATAGAAATTACGATCAATAACTCGGTCCAAGAAGCGTACTGCGATGTCAACGTTCTTATGCAATTTAGCGGTGTCAAGCTTACCGTTCTTAACGTGATTGCCAGCGTTGATTGAACCCAAATTACATACAGCAACCTCAGAACCTTGAATTGCTTTCAGGTCGCCATTCTCATCTGACCCAATGACGTTAATGTTCTTTTCGATAAGGTCATATGCTGACATATTCACAAAGTCTTCACGCTTGATAATGACTTCCTTACCTGCACTGGTTGGCTCAAGAATTTCTGTACACAAGTTTGACAAGTGAACAACATACCCATTCACCGCAGTATTACATTTACGGTTTGCTGCGTCACGGAAGTTCATCCAACCATTACCAGTTTCAGCCAGAGTCTTCATCATACGTGCAAAGATCTTACGAGCCGGCAATTGCAACGTTGCCTTACCTGCTGCTTCAAGCTCCAGATAACGCGCTTCGTACTCATCACCGAACATATCATTCAGTTCTGGGGCGATTGCTGGATCAAACATCGACCATATTTCATCTGCCTTAACACGACGCATGAAAATGTCTGGGATCCAGTTAGCCAAATTAAGGTTGTAGGCGCGCTTTTCTTTTTCACCAGCATTGTCACGCAATTCAAGGAATTCCATGAGGTCTGGGTGATGAGCATCCAAATACGCAGCAAGAGCACCTTTACGCTTACCACCTTGATTAACTGCACCAACAGAACCACTCAACGTATGAAGCCAAGGTACGATACCATTTGACTTTCCGTTAGTACCTTTAATCAAGGAACCGCTTGAACGGACACGTGAATATGATTGACCAACACCACCAGCAAACTTTGATAGTTTTGCTACATCTCCGTAACGCTTGTAGATATCACCTAGATCATCTATTGGTGAATCTAGCAAATAGCATGACGACATCTGGCTGTGACGTGTTCCTGAATTGAACAACGTTGGTGTTGATGTCATGTAATCATGCGATGACAGCAAATTGTAGAATTCAATTGCTTCAGCTGCGGTATTTGACAAACCACAAGCCACACGCATGAAAAAATATTGAGGAGTTTCTGTCACCAGACGTGACGTTGGGTGCTTCAGCAAATAACGATCATAAACAGTCTTGATACCGAAATATTCGAAAGCCCCATCACGTTCGGCTTTTACTGCCGCATTCAACTTACGCTTGTTATCCATAACAAGCTTGTAAGTAGCTTCGCCGATCAGTCCGTTATCATAGCCAATTTGAATACTCTGGCTGAAGCTGTGGATTTCCTGGCCAGTAACTTCTTTGTCAATGAAGTTTGCCATCAAACGAGAAGCAACCTTCCCGTATGCTGGTTCTTCAACCATGAAACCCAATGCAGTTTGGATACTGAGCAGATCCAATTCTCGTGTTGGTACGCCATCATACAGGCCTCCAACAGTTTTAATAGCGATTTTAAGAAAGTCTAACTCTCCAAGACCTGTACAAACTCGTTGAATCGAGTTAACGATCTTTTCAAGTTTTACTTCTTCATATTCACCATTTCGTTTTAGAACCTTTTGTTGCATTTTTCTTATTATTCTTTAGTGGAGGGAATTCTATTTAGCCTTATAGCTTCTTCCCGAATACTGATATTCAAACTTAATATCCAGGTCATCTTTTGCCGCAGATATTAATGTAGGTGTGGCGTAACTATAATTTAACAGATACTCATCGTCAATTTTAACGACAAGAAACTCTGCATTCTCTTCCGTAGAATAAACATATTGCAATGATAGTCGCTTAGGATCCCAACCTGAAAGACGCAACGTTGCTTCCATAGCAACCGCCAAAGAATTTTGGCATAAATCACCGGAATACAACATTTCCCAAACGGTCATCCACGATTTGGGTTCAAATGGATCTAGACTGCGTTTATTAAGCGGAGCAAGGCCCCACCAACGGCATACTTTTTCAAGTTGTTCTGATTCTGGGAGTGAAGGCAACCCATCACGAAAGGTTGTCCACTCGTTGAGCCGTTCAGACGGCTCTAACATGAATGGATTCATTTTAGTACTGAGCGTTAAAAGTTACAACTGAGTAAAATAGTCTTGCATTGACATTAGTATTATTCGTATATGTCAGTGTTGCAACACCTGCATTTACCTGCATAGCTACTTCGAAGACTGAAAAATTTTCATATGCAATTGGATCAGTGTAGTTAAAATATGCCATGCCCACATCGACACGATTATCTACTACTGTAGCTTCACTTTGATTCATTGCAATTGATAATGTACCTTTTCTAATAGCTGTGGGGACATTTTGAAAACATAGCATATATCTTACTTCGGCCACATTTATTTGTGCAGTATTCCATACCAAATCTGTTGTGCCTGTTGGGCCCGAAGAATTAGCTGGTAACATGATATTGCTGAATTGCGTTTGAGTTTGATATACAACATCTTTGATGAAGGAAACTGACGAAGCAGTTTCCGTCAATACTCGAATGTTTGAATATGGGAATTGCGATTGACGGTTGAGGTCAAACAGTTGATAGTTGGGATCTGAACCAATGAATAATTCACCGGTATCCTTGGCAAAACCTAGTTCACCCGGATCTAGACCAGGCGGTATTGCTGATGTGTTCACCAATGGTTGACCCGGCAATTCTACTGCGAGACCCGAACGAGCGAGCATTTTTCCAGTGATTGTTATCGGTGTTGTTGACATAATTAACTACCCTGTTATTCACTTATTTAGCACCTACGGATAGTTGCTGATATATGCTTGTGCTGTTAAAGTATGGCTTCGGATTGATGAACATCAGATATTTGGAATTATAAATTGTGAAAAAGATGTATGTACTTCACACTAAAGATTACGTCTTAGGTGCAGAAGCACACTGTAAAGTGTTGGTATTGAGTAATACCGGAAAAGTGGACGAAATATATGTGCTTGAGCCCACCCCCACAGAACTACCGTTTATGTGGGGATTGTACACATTAGGCTGTATACATCTGGCTCAAAGAATTCTTTTTGATGCTTTGGGTGAAATAACGCTGGCTACTGAACTAGCATCATCATTCGCACATGAAGTCTTAGCACTGATCCCAATAGAATCAACACTAAGACTTCTCTCAGATACTCAAGTTGAAGAATATGCTATTGCCGCGCCGCGTCGTGGAATTTGCTAACTCGTTCTTCCCATTCAGCCATATAGCGATGAAACTCATCACCCTCTACAACAAATTCTTCAAATTTTAGGTCTCGACTGACCATGAAAATAACAACTGTTGAAATATCAGTTCCAAAAAGATAATTGTGTGCTTTAGCATAAGCCACCCCCTGACAGAAATAGTCAGTAATCATATCCTTTGTTTTCATTTTATTTGTGGTTTTATAGTCCATTATACATGGAGCTCCATTCCACGTCCCAATTAAGTCTGCCGTTCCAGCATATTGACCTGGGTAATACAATGGTATTTCAAATCCCCATACTTCATCAACATGAACTAATCCACGATTGATAATCGTGTCTGCCATATTTCTTGCCATTTGTCGAACTAAATTACTACCACGAGGGCGGTCAATCTGTTGAATATGGCATTCCAAATGTTCGTGCATCAGGGTACCTAAACCTGTTGCTTCATCGCGTATCTGATTAGCTTTGGCTTCCCCTACATACTGTCGCCAAGCGTCTAGGCCACTTTTATCAGCAGTGCCGCTGAGGATAGTCGTAACGCTTGGTAGGGGGCCACCTGGTGTGATATAGACGCGTTCTCCAGATGGAATAGTTTCGCGATCCATGGTAAAATATGGGTACAGCTTATTTAGAATAGTCATGTAATGAATTATATTAAAGAGTCAACTAATTGCCAAATATAAAAAGGTGATAGAAAGAATTTCTTTCTATCACCAATATTTAACTTCGCGAATTTTAGTTTGCCAAGACAGCCATTATCACTAGGAGTGGCTGACGGTTATATCAATCACCGATGTTTTTCTTAGCTTGTTGCGCTGCTGTATTTTTAATCTTTTCTTCGTCGCGTTGTTTTTGTTGTTTCGGTACAGAACGTTCTGGGCTGTTATCGCCATTACTTAGTTCGATGCGGTCGCCTTCGATGCTAGAAACGAGTTTTACTTGGTCAGGATCTAAAATTTGCATCAACATTGAACGATCAATGTCAACACCAGTGCCGGAGTTTTTCAATTCGTCAAGAATTTGCTGTACAGTCACAAACTGTACACCGTTGGATGCCAATGGAGTAAGAATGTCAACAACAGCACTACGGACTTGGTTCATAATGCTGTCTGAATTTAAGCCTTCGAATATTTCGTAATAACGCATCTTAAATCTTTGCAAGCTTGATGCACTGTGATTCAGTAATCTTACCTGAAGCCAATGCATTGGCTGCATTTATACGATCTGCGGTCAAGTAACTAGCAACATCGACAGCTTTACCTTCCTTCATAGCTAGAGCTAATGTCAGAGCTTGCTTTGCCCAAAGCTTGGCATTTTCAGCCAAGAGTTTGTCCATCTTGATGGCTTCAACATATTCGCGAACGGCGGCTACCACATCTTCAATATCAATACCAAAATATTCAGCATGACGACGAGCCGATTCAGCAATTGAAACCTTCTTTGCGCGCACGAATGACAATGTGGCCTTAGCCAAGAACTCTTCTGGATTATCTTGTTCACTCAGGAAGCGCTGAGCTTCGTTAACGATAGCTCCTGATGGATAAACTGATTCTTTCTTTGTACGACCTTCTGGACCTTGATCAACATTTTCTTCTTCACCGCCAAGCAGATCATCAATCTCGTTTGCCAAGTCGTCCGCGCCTTCTTGGTCACCACCTTCTGCTGGCACTCCTTCTACACCAGCACTACCTGGTGGTTGGGCTGGTTCAGGTTGCATCTCAGCGTCAGTACCAGTATTTGTGGCCATATCATTTGAGCCTTCTCCAGTAACTACACCTTGCATGTTCTGGATAGATTGACCAATTTGATCTTTTGCTGTCTTAACAGCTTCAAGCGCACTACGCAGAGATTCAGTAGCAGCACTGTTCAATTGATCAGCAAATTGTGGACCAAATTGTGAACGGATGCCGTCTAACAATGGCAATACGTCATCAGCTTCTACCTTTGCTAGATCTTCAGCCATATTTTGAAGCTTGTCAAGGATGGCCTTTGCGGCAAGCACTAGCTCAGCGCGGTCCATTTCGTCTTCCATCAGACTAATCAAGCTTTCGCTCAATGTGATTTTCTTTGTCATTTAGATCTCCGGGATTTCTTTTTGCGGCTAGGCGCTATTTCTCTGAGGTAAACGCGAATAGCTTCGGTAATCAATACAATTTTACCCATTTCAGCATCAGCGGAAGAATAGGAATTTTCCTTCAAGAACATCTTTTTACGATCCATGTAATGGTTATACACGAAACGGAGATGATCTTCAGAAGCATCCCAGTCAATCTTGAGCCCATAAAGTTGCTCGAGCAATCTATTAAATTGCTCGAGCTTCTCATGAGTCCGCAGTTTAAAATCAGAAACATTCATACTGATACCATGCAATAACTTATTACTTTATTTATCTGTATGACATTCTGCTGGGTTCTTATAGATTTTTGCAGATTGAAATCAATCGTGAACGCAAAGCAATAGCAGCTTGTTTACATTGTTCATAACGATCTTCTGCCACATTGGCACGAAAATCGTCACCTTCTTTAAGCATGCGTGTCATCTTACGCTTGAATTGAGCAGCATCTGTTCGTTGACGGGTGAAGTTTTCTTCTAATTCCAAAACTTCACGAACTTTTGGATTGTTAATACCAGCATTGCGATTAAGCAATTTGGTAAGTGATAGAGCACTTTCGTACAAACTGAGATCATGAGCAATAGGTTCATCAGTATGAATGTTAACCACATCATACGTCTTATCGCCTGAACTACCCTCGTTTACACGAATTTCCCATGAGCCAACTTGGACCCCAGATGATGTCCGCTTTGTTTCAAGCGCTTCTTTAAGAAGGGGACTTTGTTCAGCCTTAGTCGTTACTACACGCTCAACCGATTCTTGTGTACTTTCATAGAACCGCTGAAGAATTTCCTTCATGCCAGCCGTACCTGGGTGTGTGGCAATTGCGGGTGGCGAAACAGTACTACGTGGCTGTGAATATGCTTCATGGATATTTTGTGGCTCATCAGCAATATTACCGCTGCTCATAATATCCATAAGACGCTTCATATCATCCACGTCTTTCTTATCAACTGGACCCATTATATTCTCCAAATGTCTGGCAAACCATTAGGTTCGTAGTATATTTTGCCATCTTTTTGAAGTCTATTTAATAGACCACGAGACAACATCAATCTAGCTAATTCTTGCTGGCGCTCATCCAATTCATCTTCAGAAACGAATTCCTCACTCTCTTTCAACAGAGTGAGGAGATCTTGTTCTTCAGAATTTACTGGCATACGAAAACCACCAGCTATTTCAAAATAGCGCATTAGTCGCCCAGATAGCTCTTACCAATTTGCTGCAATTGCACTTGCAGATCTTCAAGACGTTGAATCAATGTCTTGTATTCGCTGATCTTGACATCTGGCAAATTCTGTTGAATACTATTCAATGCATCATCGATCAATGTGAATGCAGGACTCGCCGCTACTACACCAAGGTCTGAACCCATACCAGCATCAATACCAGCATCAAATTCATCTCCCATCGCAGCGTCATCCATGTCCATACCACCATCTTCGATATGATCGGTAGTTAAAGGATCAGCATCCATTTCCATATCATCGCCAGCCATATTATCAGCATCTGGTGCTGGGAGTGCTGGAGGTACTTCATCAGTAGCAGCTGGTATTGCTGGGTCGGCGGCCACTTGTTCAATTTCACCAGTTGGCATACCAGCCAACTCCATCATGCGGCGCAAACCTGGGAGCGCAGTCATACCCATCACGCCTTCTTTTACTTGTGATTTCTTCATTTCTGTAACACCATAATCTACGCCGGAAAGGAAACCTTCGGCGTCAAGTGATTCTTGGATCTTTTCCCAAGTCTGATTATCAGTATTCAATGACTGACCATCAAATGTCACTGAATCGCCGTAACCTTCAAGAACAACCGTGAATGCGTCACCACCATTGGTCCAGAAAGAAATAGGGTCGAAACCCTCGTTGAAGGAACGACCCTTATGTTTTTCGGCCTTACGTGCCAAAACTTCTTTTCTACTTGGTGTTGACTTTGGGCGATACGCCCCCGCTGCTTGACCCAGAGCCATATGCTGCGCCATTGTGTCACGTGGCTTGGACGCAGGAATTTGAATCTTATTACTCTTCTTGTCAAACTTCTTTGGCTTATCCATCGTTTGCTCTTTAATTTTTTTAGCTTTAATCATATCACCAACCTGACGGCTGATGACATGAAGGTTTTCTAATTGTTCGTTGGTGTTACAACGAACAATTATTCTATTACCAGGACATAGTTGGTAACTAATATTTTTTTCATCTAGTTCGTCAAGCACAGATTCAAATATATTCGAATCTTTCACTTGCATCATCAAACCTTGGCGACTAATTTCTTCCATCTGTTCAGATGTATATTTACCAGTCTTCTCCGGTGTAGATTGCTTATCCAATGTACCATCCTTCTGTAACATCGGAGACAACAAATCTTTGACCTTGTCATCACTGCCTTGATGAACTAAGTTCATCAAGGTATAGACATCATCCAGTGACATCTCACCAATAAGATCCTGAATATCACCAGGAACCTTTCCAATAATTCTGCTTAGATCATCAAGAAAATTTCCATCCATATTCGTCCTAAGTAAACGTCTTTAATTATTTAGCAGACAAAAGAAAAGGCTCGTGAAAACGAGCCTTTTCAATATCTACTTGATTACCGATTCACTCGGTTTTCAAATTACAGTGTGTTTTGTGTAACAACTGTGTTTGAACCAGTGAATGGTGAAACAACATTAGCTGCTGGGTTCAGTGTTGTACCTGTCAAAGCACCGCTTGAGTTTTCTGTTTCAACTTGTTCAGCAACAGAAATTGCTTCAATAGCGGTCAACAATGTTGCGGTTGACCAAGCACCTGTGTGCTCAACAGCAAACTTCAGTGTTGAAGTTGTACCTGACAAACCTGAACTTGCTGATGCAGCACCTGATGACAGAGCTGAAATAACTGGCTGGCCGTTTGTACTGATTGTTTCGATCAGAACGTTCAGTGCTGATTGAGCTGCTGCTGAACCTGAAACCAAGTCAACTGTTGTTTCGATTGTGAAGAAATCGAGCTTTGAGCCCAATGACAGGCCTGCGGCTGCGTTCTTATTTGGGGATGTAATCATGATAATCTTTTCCTTAAAAGAAAGGGTTTCTAATCTTATTTAGCAAAGTTAGTCATTTCGACGAATTACAACCGGCTTTTTATCCTTTTTCTTCTCAGTCTTTACCGATGACTGAACACCGTAAATGCTACGAGCAGCAGTTTCTTGTGGATCAGATGAGAAAAATGGTTTATTAGCGGTTGCCACATTAGCCGACGAACTAGCACCAGAACTGGCATTTTCTCTAATGATTTCTGAATATCGCATGGCAAACTCCTTTCTAATATTTACTATACGGCGCTTACCAACGCTTCCAGATGCGGTAGTATCTCGCTCTTAGGAGCCAAAGATCTCAGCTTCTGGGTTAATCTGGCAAGCGCCAGACGCATATCCTGTTCAGGAAGCTGCTCCCAATCCATAACAGTTCGGCGAATGGCTTTCAAGGAAGAATCATTGATGTTCAAACCACTGTCCAAATTAAGTAAAAATGATCGGTGATTACGAGGAATACGACGACTAATGTCCTGCAAAAACACAGTTACATTATACCAATCTAACTTCAATTTATTCAAATACTTGGTAGAATCAACTCGGTCCTTAAAACCAGAAGCTGATCGCAATGCATATAGCATCACGTATAAATCAGTACTTGAATTGGCTTTCCGATTGAAGTCACCATATGCAATCGTCTTTCTGGCATATTCAGAGGCATATTGTGCAGTGATAGGGTTGGTCGCAAGAACATGCAACCCCATACAATACAAATAGATAAGATTTCCAATATCCTCAGCACTATATTGGCTTACATGCCAATAACTAGGAATTAACTTACTTTCAGTTAACTCGGTGAAAAATGAATAGGTCATTGAGTCCCGGCGATGGAATAGGCTGACCTATCTGCATCAGTCGCTCAACATACAACTGCCATATCAGGTCACGTAGGTTACATAGTTCAGAGTTGGCCATAATGGCTTCAACTACTTGCTCGTAACTATTTAGTGACTCCGGCATCACCCCAATACCAAATAATTGCTGACTAATGAATACAGGATCCACAGAGGTTTTCGTCAATATCTCATCTACACTATGGCGGAAAAATGACAACATCTCCACTTCACTCAAATAATTACAACTATGAGCATCACTTACCTGCCTCATACAAGCGACAATATTGGCAGCAGTGACCGGAACCATTTTCTTAGTGTATCCACGTCCATCAATTCTTGCTGGTGCATACCGAGCACCATGAACTAATCCCCGATCATGGTTCAAAGTATAACCAATACGAGCAATCATCTCACCATTATTATAGGCACAATCAGATGGCATCACCCACGTCCACGACGATAAGGCCTTCGCCACAGCCTTAATCAATTCAGTACGATGACTACCCGAATACAATGACGTATCAGGAGCAGGACTCCAATGAGTAAACTCCAATAACCGAACATCACCCAACATATAATCAACCTGGTGCCATCCACTACTAGGAACATACACCCGAGTATAAATCTGATTCAAACTCTCATTGGTCTTGATATTGTCACTACCAAATCTAATAGTCAGAAAATCCACTAAGGAGCTATAAGTCCACTCAGCATCAGATACACCAATATCCACATCACCACAATACAACTTCTTCCCAGTAGACCCCAATGTCCTTAAACCATTCTTCACGAATAATTCATGGAGGTAGCCAATCGTGTCAGGGCTAAAGCCCTTCATGGACGACATCAAACCCAGGCAGAAGTCCTCAAATTTGGTGGAGTCGTAACTCTCATCGCGAAGCTCAAACAGAGTCGAAACCCAGGCACAGATCTTTAAAATTGTCTCCTGAGGGACAGGTACGACATTGTCAAAAGCTCGACCTCCCATTATTTTTCCTCCGGTTTATGTAACGAAAATTCACTAGCGATGCTTGCATCAAACGATAGTATTGCTTGAATGGCAATTGTTATGTCAGTGAAGCCAATCACGAAAGAACAAGTTTTACCTTGTTTGTACGAGATCACAAAATCTTTATCTGATCCACCCAATGCTTCCTTTAGCTTTTTGTGGGTCAACATACATAAAGTTCCTATGGTTTCTGGGTGATCATAGTAATAATACTTGATACAAGATAATCCAAGCTTCATACAATCCTCGTTCGAGAAAGTCAGGACGGCGTATGGCCAGTACTGTGGTATCTCCCTAGCAAATGCGATAGGCCATCTACCGGTATGTTCCAGTTTCTTACGATCTCGCCATTCTCTTACTGTTTCATTTGTCATAACCAAAACTCACAATATGCTGTTCTTCTAGTGGTGAAAAGAAAAGTCTAACATTTACTGCGTCAACAATCGTGGAAAATCCAATTGTAACGACTATACCGTAATCTTCACCTGTTCGACCGAAATAGGTCTCGGCGGCCGAGATCCAATGCCCGGGGCCACCAAGTGCTTCATCCGCCACAAATGCATACTTGGACATCCAATATTCAAGATGACGAGCACTTGTTGCCTTTGGAATTACTATTTTGATATGCGGCCAGTTTTGTTCAATCAAAGTCACCCAATTGTAATTTTCGACATCTGGTTCCTCTAGATAGGATCTGATTTGTCTATACCATTCAACGATCGTTTTATCACTCATATGATATCTCAAACCCTCGATTGGCTGTTATTAGTAGTCTAGCCTGCACTGCTTCACTAATACTGGTGAAAAACACTAGGCATTTTCCACTATGAAAAACGACTAAGAAATCTTCATCCGATTCAAAAATTTCTAGTAGACAATCGTGAACACTATTGCACCATCTTGGCATATGATGCCAAGCACGGTCTCCGGGGTCTGTTTCCTCGATAATCATTCGAGGCCAATCGCCTTGCATAAGCTGTGTAACCAGGTCTCGAAATTGTATAGTTGGAATCCCATGAGCATAATCCGTCTTATAGTCATTTAACCATGAACGAATAGACTTACCATCCATAAGTCACCATATATGATTCAGAATTCTTACTTATCTGCATTGAGACGGCGACCGCAGTAGTTACATCCTGAAAGCCAATTACCAATTGTTGACCGTACGCTACCAACAATAAAATCTTCGGGTGGGCATATCTCTTTGATGATCGAACGTACTTCGGCTGACCATACTGGATTCTGTCCTTGTTTCATTAAAGTCCAATCCTTTTTCGATTCAAACGAAATATATGGCCATTCTTTGATTACATCTCGGCAGAAGTTATGATTATATTTGTATTGACCTAATTTTTCTTCGAGTTCTTTAAACCAGGCAAATATATTTTTGTCATGCATGGCGACGTGATTTTGATAGGAAATAATCGTTGATAGTTAATTTGAATGCCACCGCATCAGTATTAAAAGTAAATCCTATGACGATTGTAGTGGATGAATTCACTTGCCATTTTGAATACCAATCCCATCCACTATCACATATTTCATATAAATGGTTAGTAATAATCGCAATCGCCTCATGATCGGTGACACCGTACTCTGGCCATAGGCCCGATAAATCAATTTCTACAAATGGCCAGTTCTCCCTGATGGCAATAGTAGTAACATAATCTTGATGATCCTGTACCCAGGACAAGATACTTGGGCGATCAGGTTTGGTACTCATAATAGCTTGAATTCGTTATTGTTGGTTTCTAAGTATGTGATTGCCGCTTGTTTCTCTTGTTCAGTCGTGAAGAAGAAATACAAATTATTCAGTAATGGCATCACCATTGGGTAGTATGACGATATGGCCGATTCTTTCTTTATTTGCTTGTTCAGTATGAAGATTGCTGCTTGAAGCTCGTAGTACGTCTCGTAGCCAGCCTGCGGGGCAACTTCAACATAGGGCCAAACTGTCTTTGCTTCTTCACAAATAACCACATAACTACCAGTGGTTTTATTCTCGTTAATCTTCTTTTTGAACCAATCAGTTACTTTCATTAGGTAAGCCATTTACTGCGATATTGTTTAATTGTGCTCTGATGCTGGCCAGAGCTTCAAGATTGCGTTTATGTACGAATGCTTCAAGTCGAGAATGATCCCATTTCATATAAAGCTGATGTTCAACATCAAGCTGTTTCAATGCTTCTGAAGCGGCAATCTTTGCATCTGTACCTTTTGCCAGCATATCGTAAAATCGATCCATCAACGAATTTCTGAAGCCGCGTGGTGACTTGAACAATGTGTTACGGAATGCGTAATTCTGTTTGTTGGCTTCAGTAAACCATTGTTTATCAACAATTTTGAACATCCAACCATCTTGATGTTTGAAAACCAATCCTTCCATTCTGGCTGCCCCAGCTCCAGATAGAACACTCAAACTAGTTTGCACATGATGTAGCAAGCCTTGTTCAAGTTCATCAACATTGTTAATGAATCCGCGTTTAATAAGTCCTGAGCCCAGCATCGTGATATTATCGTGATAAGCTAGATTTGTGATTTCAAAATCATACGTTTTTGAGATCCGTTTAATTGTGTATCCATCATCTGTTACCGGCACATCAGATAACGTCACAGTTTGTGTCAAAGCATAAGCAAATTGGCCAACTGGGGTGTGGATAATCAGATGGTTTTTATCTGAGTAAAAGATAGTGTTAGGTGTGTCGGCGAATACAACTTCAAGTTCAAGCAATACCCCAGATGGATACAAAGGCCCCCAATTGAAGTAATTATCATGAAATGCTGGCAATGATTGAATCAATGCGGTATGAGCGGCGCGAAAGCCAGTAACCCAAAAATCAGCCCCCCATTCATCTGGTGATTTATAGATGGGTGAATTGCTTCCCTTACGCGTGGCCCAGTAGAAGCCAGTGTCGTTTTTGAATTTCAGATAGCTGCCGTCGATCTTTTCTTGAACTTGAAATTCATCGAAATGATCAAATACGAATTGCTTTCGTTTGGCTGAAAGTGAGGAAAAATGTGGTATGCTCATAGAGGTGCCATTTGTTTTTGGCACACTCTATACGAAATATTGAAACCAAGCAAGGCGTTGACTCATGAAAATGGTGAGGAAGATTTCCTCACCATGTTTTGCAACATTTGCTGCTTACGCAGCACCAGGACGATTCTTCTTCATCCAACCACGATCAAAAAGTTCAACTTGTGATGGATTTGTGATCTTTTGACCTTTGTTGTCAACCCAACCATCTGGCTTGCGTTGTATCACTCTATTGGTGTTTGGAATAGTAAACGTTGCGTTGTTTGGAACTTCCTGTTTATTATTCACTGCTTGCTCTGGTTCAGCTGGTTTGATTGGCTGAATCACATTGGATTGATGTTGTTCTGCTGGTTTTGGCTGTTCTGCTTGTTTGGGCTCAACATGAGCAGGTTGCATTGGCATCTCGGCACCATTCTTCTGCTTTTCGTATTGATCATTCAACCAGTTAATCGATTTTTCAGATGTCACTGCTTGACCTTCAGCATTCTTCCATTCTGAACCATTAAAGGTGTATTCACCATTATTAGCCTTTACTTTGGCACCAACAGGAATTCCATCTATTTCTTCAGCATTTGGCATATCCTGTGGTTTATCCATACCTGTTGCTTTCATGTATTCATCTTGCAAGTCTGTCAACTTAGCAGCAAATCCATTCTGGGCAGAAAACTGACGTCCAGTACCACGCTCTGCCCAACCACCACTCGCTAATGGTTCATAAACTCGAGTAATGATTTTATTTCCATTACGCGCATCTCGTGTACCAATAGTCAATGTGCCATCCTTTTCATCCCATTTGATATGTTCACCACGGATATCGATGAATTGACCTGGACCAGCGTCATTGGCTGCTTGCCCCTTACCAATTTGTGACATACCAGGGTGGTTATTTTCTTGTTCTTGACCTTGCGGACCCGGAATTTCACCCTTTATATTAAAGATAGCTTTGCAATGTTCGATGAAGTCGGGGTCCCAATCCTCTGGGTTCTCGTTCTTCAAATCAGTCATGAAGTCATAGAACATTTGCTTGTTCTTGTTACGGAAGGCGCGCAAATCCCATTTACTTAATTTGATGCCCAAATAATCACCCAATTGCTTGGCTTTGGCCAAGAGATCTTCTTGCTGTGGTTCTTGAGGAGCATCTTGGCCTGGAGCAGCTTGATAGTCACCATAGAATCGGCCACCTTGGCGTAAGTGGTCAGCATAGCTATGAGCAGCATGACGGAATGCACCTGAACGAATAGCATCTTGTGCAATTTTAGCGAACAATTTACGAAGTGCTGCATCTTCAGCATCTTCGGTCAATTCTTTATTTTCAATAATTGCCAAACTATCCTTTGCTGCTTGACGGTTTGGTGTCTCAGGTGGGATAGCCAGAATAAAGCGATGTAGCGCCTTCGGAAAATTCTTACCGTAAATGCTTAAAGCTTGGAAACATGATTGACGGAATAAATCTGCTTCTTCTGGAGTATCCTTACCAATACGGCTGGCACCAGGAACTTTGTTCTTGAAGTCTTCCCAAGTGATGAAGAAATTATCACGCTTCATCTCATCAGCGGTTTCAACTGGCTTTACATTAACTACCTGAATTAACTTACGGAGTTCATCTTCTTCATCTTTATCTGCAAAGATGAAAGTGCCGTCTGGTGTTTTTGTAAATGGGACTGCGGTAGATTGATCATATCCAGTAGCATCACGTTGTTCTTTGAATTGTGTCCAAATAGCTGTTTTCATGAAGCGAGCAATATTTGACAAGTTTGGTTGGAACTCGTCTGGTGCTGGTTCATATTTTTCAGTAGAAACATTTTCGCCATTGGTACCACCCGTTGAGCTTGTGCCAACTAAGGAATCGTAATCGTTGCCGCCACTTTGTTGAGATTGCTGCGGCTGTGATGCACCTTGAATTTCGGGGGCTGAACCATTATATTTGATTTTCAATTCTTGATTGACAAAATCTACCCCCAAATTCACTTGGTGAACGAGGAAATCAGCTACATCATTGCGTGTACCTTTTGCACCTACTCTACCAGACCATTGTTTGAATTGGTTATAAAGTTCGGTAGCTAATGTGTGGGTATCGAGTTGTCCCTTTGCGTAATTGCTACCCAAAGCGGCTTTAGTGGTAAGGCCAATGCCTTTTGCCTTATTGACAATAGCATCCCAGAAACCTTCTGTGATTTGTTGTTCAATGTTATCGTACTTCTTCATTATTTGCCTTCTCGAAGTTGACGCATCTTACGTGCAAACTTTTCAACATCATCATTTTTGATAGCGAGCAAAAGTCGTTTTGTGAGATCTTCAGATACTTCTTCCGGGAAGCTGCTTTCCAACAGCTTGATTAAATGGCGTGCTGATGCGATAACTTGTTGAGCACGACTTTCAATAAAAAGCTCCTTGTTATTGGTAGGAGCATAGGAGCTCAGCTCTTCAATAATGCTGCGGAACTGCTTTTCCATTACATACCTCGTAAACGATTCAACAGGTTCTGCACCATATCGGCGGCACGATTCATGCCAGCTTCGACTCCTGCAGAATATTCACCAATGTCGGGATCTTGATAACTACGAAGCTTGAAGATGAGTTTTTCCATATCCTGGACTAACTCATCTTCAAGTTCTGGTTGATCTGGAACTTCTGGTTCTAATACCACCGGTTGCTGCATAGGCATCGGTGGTATTACCAGACTTTCAGTCAAATCGATAAATTTTCGGATATCTTCATCCATCCTGAATGGCTTCTCACAATATGTATCTATTTATTTCGCAAGATACCAAGTGATTGGACTCAAACGTCACGTTGCGTGCGTTTCAAAATATCCATAATATTTGTACGCGTTGGCGATGCTTTCGGTGGTTCTTTCGCAACTTGCGTCAAAGCACCATTAGCTGCGGCACGTGACTCATCTTTTGCCATCCACGGTGGCGTAGATTCTGTACGATCTGGATTACCAATTTCATGTCCTGGTTTTGCCTTAACATTGAAATTCGTACCCAAAGCTGGCTTCTTTTCTTCGGCATCTGCTTGTTCGTCTTCTTTGATGCGATTCTTGATTGCTTTACCAATACTCTGAAGATCACGAGTTTGCATCATTTCTTCGCCTTCATCAACATCCATAATACGTAAAGATGCAGTATCAAACTTCAAATTGATACGTTGTCCAACTGCTGATGATGAACGTGTTTTCAAAAACTGAATTTGGTATTCACCACGTTCACGCATGGGTTGCGATGTGAAAATACCAAACACATTATCAGCTGTGTTGATCTTTGAAATACCACCAGCAATGTGGCTGTGATCAAATTCATGAGCTTCAACTGATGCACGATTCAACTGTGATGCGGTAGCATTCAACACGTTATATTCACTCATCAAAGCACGCATTTCTTCAGCTACGTATTTGTCTTTTACAAACATGTCGCTTGGATTGATCTTCACGTTATTTGGATACATCAAATCCAAATAATCGATAACCAATGCATCTGGTTTACGACCAGTTTGAATTTCATATTCTTTCAAATATGCACGAATAACATTAGCAGATGTGCCAGCCTCCGCCATCTTCTTCACAATCAAACTACCACCTGATTGTTTACCTTTCAATCGCACCTTCAGGTCTACATCGTCAAGTTTCTTAAAAACATCTTTAGTGCTAACACCAGCAACCATTGCATCCAAGCGTGTAGAAACCAAGTTTTCTGATAGTTCAAGCGTGATATAGATCACATGCAACCCCATAAAAACCCAGTTCAAGGCCAGATTTTGCAAGAACAATGACTTACCAGATCCTGAGCCACCAGCAAAGATATTCAATGCGCCTTTGGTGAAACCACCGTAAAGCTTTGCATCAAGATCACGCCAACCAGTAGCCACCATATCACTACGATCGAGTACTGCTTGAATACGCGACTTGGGATCGGCAAAATAATCCGTACCAAGATCACGTTGCAGCGAGATTGTGATTGCATCACGAAGGCGTTGTTCAACTGTCGAATAATGTCCGGTTGTGATTAGATCGGCACCATCATAAATCACATTTTCGATTGCTCGATGACGACAAAAACCTTCAATCTCTTTTAAGAACCATTCGGTATGTTGTTCCTGAATGCTTTCGACCTTCGTAATTTGGATTGCTGTTTCAGCCTTAATTTGTTCCGGTGTTGGAAGTGCCCTGAATTCTTCCGCAAATTTCAACAGATATCGAATTGCTGGCTTCAAACGGTCATTCCAGTGATTTACATCCAGAATATTTTGGCATCGCGTAAATGCCACTGGATCACTCATCAGAAAGTTCAAATAATTCTCTTGTACTTCCAATGGATAACTTTTGATTTCTTCTTTTTCTTTTTTGTATACCATTCTTAAAATCTTTTTCTAGCTAGGTTAATTTTTAGCTTGTTATCCGTCGCTGCGTCAATAATCGAACGTACTGTATATAAACGACCATAGGTTTTAACAGCATCGTTGGCATCTTTAATTCCAGCATCCCATTCTGGGAGGCTCACCATCCAGTCATGTTCCAATGCCAAATCGATGAGTTTTTGACCAGCTTTGTCGCGGTCCGGAAGAACGATAATCTGTCTTCCTGATTGCTTCAGCCAGAATGCTTGTTGCTCTGATAGCTTTGCGCCTTGTGTGGCAACACCTTCGATTGCCAATGCATCAAAAACACCTTCGACCAAGATTATAAACTTGCGGGGTTTGTCTATCATAGAATTGTTAAACAAATAATGCGCTGGTACTTCTGAGTAATATTTTGGCTTTCCTTTTTTGACTAATTCTTCATCAATAAGTCGCCCTGAATATCCAACGAGCTTGTCTTTCCAATAGAACGGCAGGATAACGCGCCGATTCATAATGTGTTCTGTATCTGGGGTCCAATAAAATTCACTAGCACTCCAGACATCATCTCCGCGTGAGATGGCATATTGGGCAACTTCAAGAAAATCCAAGCTAGTTTCACCAGCTTGTGCCCATTCTGAAATTGTCTTGGCATTTTTGGGCAGTTCTACTTCATTAAATGCTGGAATGAAAACTGGGTTTTCAGCCACAAATTTTGTTTCAGCATTCTGCATCATTTTCCATGCAGTGAAGTTCAGCTTCTTCACATCCAGTTCATTAATACCGAGGTGAATAAGAAAATCCCGGACATTGCGGTTTAATGGCAAGCCAGGAGACCAACGAGTTGCCAATCGGCAATTAAAGCAGTTAATAGCTAGGCTTCCACCAGGAAAGAATCGAATACCACATCGATATTTCGTATCTGGTCTTGGCTCGCCACGAGCAACACACATGGGGCAATTAATATTGATTCCGCCTTGTACGCGCTTCACAACACCGGGAAGGTTTGATCTAATTGCATCTATAATGAAATCAGGATCTTGATCGACTACGACACCACCGTTTGCTAGTGCTTCTCTAAGCTCTTGCAAAGCCATTGAATGCTCCGTTGATTTTTGTATTTGTAAGATGACGATGGCCACCGAATGTGGCCATCTATATAATTTGATTGCCTATACCACATTGTATTGCGGTATATAGCGGGCATCAATTTTTTAGCAAGATTTGGGTGATGCTACCTTGATTGATACCAGATAACTGCTGAATAAAACGCAACCACATATAACTTCCAACAAAAGAAAAGTGCGTAATACCAGTATAACTCGTAAAATTGGCACTTGTATTACCAGTATTGAGTGTCACATCAAACCATTGATTATCATCGTTTGGTGGAGAATTTTCTAAGCTTGCTTGAACCCATAATGTACCAGAGAAGTTATTGGCATATACCGCTATTGTTTGCAGACCTGAACGGTTGTCTGACTGGGCAGCACCAGGATATTCTTGTGCAACTAGATATGATGAAATGCTTGTATCTGAACCCCATGATTGTGCGGTGAACGAGTCTGGCGTCAGGATAGTGGCGCTCACTGGGTTTGGTAACGGACCTTGTTGCAATTCAAAGAACCCTTGAACTACCCGTGACTTGTCGATATAAAGAGCAGTTTCTAAACCAGTAGAATCAGTAACAGTCAAACTATAACTGAAGTATCCAGGTATCCAGTCGAATGTATCTTGTTTCAACAGAGTAAGTCGACAATGACCACGCGTAGGATTGACAATAGTAAGTACTGGATTGGTGATGGACATTAAGATTTGGTTCTGATAATCAACGATGTAAATAGTTACGGTCAGATTAGTAAGATTAACTGGCTTATTGTCCCAATCCTTGATCAAAAACTCGACATTATTATCAATGTTTTTGAAAGCATTGAAGTCGGTACGGTTTATTACCGATGCAGCAGAAATCGCATTTGGTCTTGACACTTGTACGACTTGTGGAAATTGGTAAATATTGACATTAGCCATCACGGATGTCCTTCTAGATATGATTATTTATGTTCATTTCTAGAGTTTCCCAGTGATTAAAGATTCATGTGGCATAAATACCTGCAACACTTTGTAAAAACCGTTCATGAACGAAAATATCTCAAAAATTCTAGAAGCATTTCCCTTTCTGAGCTACGGCCAGTTTGATGAACGGGAGTACATTGGTATCATTCAAAATTCAGATAACAATTTGTTGTCAATGTATGTTTTAGATATGATTCCAAATGAAGCATTAAGATTGCAATTCTTGAAATATGGTGAGGAATGGTGGTGGGGAAGTAACCGTCAAATTCCTATCAACATCTTTTTTAAAGAACAATTCTTGATCTTCCGTCCGTACTTACGGCACTTTAGTAGAAAAGACTTCAATTTGGTATCCGGCCACGCAGTAAGTTTGCAGGAAACCATATCTCGACGCATTCGCAAGCGTCAAATCACATTAGTTCGAAAAATGCCAGATCAGAAATGATTAGCAAGCCCAAGTAAGTTTAAACATCAGGGCTTCTAGTTCATCATTAAATCCAAACAATACCACACCAGGATCCTCCAGATTGTTGGTAATTTGGAGGTTCCATTCAGTACAGTTCATATAACACCAGCTATAGATTGAAGCTAGTTCTCGAAAACTAGCTATTTGATTGATAGCGACTATGAACTTCAACGTTTCAAAACGAGGAAGAACACGAGGCTGCATTACTTTGAAATGGCTCATAGCCAGATCAATTTAAAAGCAACGGCTACAGTAGGATTATTGAAGGTATAATTTATTGCAAGATCAGTAACAGAAAATGATTCAATATGAATTGACCATTGACCACCCAATTCTGCACATTGTTCGACACACCATTCGACCTGCTTTTGCACAATCGCATTGAAAGTTGGAAACTCAATACCAGCATAAACTGGTAATGGTTTTGTAGTGTTAAGTCGAACAGTTGCTTGATATTCTAGAGGACTTGAACTGTATTGAACAAAGCGACCAGTTGTTAATCGCTTCTCATGATGGTAGAGCGGAAAGAGGCGAATGGTATACCAGATTTCATTGCCTCTAGTGACATCGGCACACAACCATGGTTCTCGATAACCATCAGTACCAACGCATATTTGTGCTGATGGCTCAATTAATGATCGTTTATCATTCGTTGTCACTGCTTTCTAATGCCTGTTCGACAATAAGATTCATCTGAACCACTATTGACATCGCATAGGCTAAACTATGTGACTTCTTAAAATGATAGGTTCCATCTGAAGGCTGGATCCAAATCTCTTTATCAATTTCGGCTCTACTTTTATTTAGTAGATGCCGCTTACCTGGGCGAATTAGAGCCAAACAAATTGCCAAATCAATTACATTTTTTGGCTTGATAGCGTCGACTACATCAAAATGACCATGTAAATGGGCAAGCATATCAACGAAATCGTGTGATTCAAGAAATTCCCAATCTGGCTCCCTATTACACAATTCATCAAGATGCTTTTCATCTCTTACGCCAGAATAGATACTGTTGTTCAAGAAGTCGATCTTGATATATCCTAACTCTTCAGCTTGTTGATATGGAATACTTGCCAATTCGGTAAACGGATTGACAGGAATATTTTGAAAGTATACGCCACTGTTATGTCGTACAAAGGCATTATTCTTTTCGATTGACGCAGGAATATGAGCAAGCTCTGCCAATGCCAAATCTCTATTGGCAAAGTCAATGTCAATATCAGTTCTAACCATAATATCTTTTTCTTATGATGTAATCGGAAAGCCCAGTAGTTTGCATCGCATATTTTAATATTCTTTCATTTTTTGTCAGTGTTATCCACAACAACTGAAAATGTGGGTTTCGGCTTATTCTGTTGATTACCGTCATTGGCTCGAATGGCCATCATACTAATTGTGAATTCATAACTACAATCCAGTTCACCAGTCCTTATTATCTTAATTGTATCTACATGGGCATATTGGCAACGTTCTTCCAAACATAGCACAAGTCCCATAATCATACGATGAAAGCTGGCTACCGTAGGATTTGTCATGTCTTCTTGATCTTCTTCAGGAAGAGCATCAATTGATCTGAAATTTGTAGCAAGAATTAATTGCCAATGTAAAGGCTCAAGATCGCACCATCTAGTGATATTAGCAAACATATCTACTTGTTGGCTAAGGTCAACTAGAAGTGCATCTTGTTTTTCCCAAGCATCGATGACTTCACTAAAGTCATCGAGTTTGAAGAACAAGGCTGAGCGAACGTTCTTCGTATAATCAGTAATATAGCAAGAGGTAGCCATTAGAATGGTTTATCCAATTTATTGTTTAGCTGTGATTCCAAATTTTGAACGGCTTTCACTAATTGATTCAATGAAACAGACATTCTGCGGTTAGTGTTATTTGCATTTCTGAGGGCTCGTTCAAGCTCAATAACACGATTTTCCAGTATTTTTGTATATGCGATAGTGGGTACGGTTGCTGTTGATTTACCAACAGCAATAGTCACCATACCACCACCCGCACTTGCTAGAGAAGTTTCTATGTCTTCTGGTTGATACTGAACCTCAGATTCTATCGCATCTTCCGCAAGAGGGCCATACATCAAAGCTCGTTGTTCTGGTGTCATTATACTCCCGCTTCTCGTAGTAAATCCTTGATGAATTTGAAATCATCTGGCTGCTGCTCAAATTTACGTGTCCAAAATCTTGGATCAACACATTGTTCGATCATCTTCAATTGTTCATCGCTAAGGCGATTAAACAGATGTTCAGATGTTGACGCCGCATACAATACCCAAGGACTTACCCGCCCACCCTGAATCCATTTTGTGGCTAATATGGGACTAACTTGTTTAAAGAATTCTGTCCAATCAACACCGGTATCCAGAGACCATTGCTGCATCAACAATACATTGCGTTCAAATGCGGCATCAGCTGGTTCGCGTTTATTTAACTCTCGAATATATTGTTCATAAACGAATGGCTTTTCCCAATTTTTCATTGGCACTCGCGCCTTGAGTAAAAACTCAACAAATGCTTCTGGGTTTATAGCGTTGATATCTAGTAGATATCTTCCAAACTTCACAAAACCAGTGTAATGTGAACTTTTCATAAAGTCATCATACGAGCGTGGCTTCGCATTCCGATAATTGAGATCATAGAACTTTTTGTATATGAAGAAGCCCATCTTCACATATTTCTCATCTCTACTCAACCATCGTTGCTTGTTAACACAAATGTGAACCGCTAATGTGCTTTCTCGAGCGAATGACTTCTTACAGAATTCACATTCAAATTTAGGCTTTTCGTTTTCTTGTGCTTGCTTTTTTCGGGGCGCTCGTGCCGTTTTCGACGTCGTATTGTTTGAGGAGTTCTTTGAGTTCTTCGTCGCTTGCGCCGGTTGTTTTAACAAACTGCTCGAATCCATCTCTATTCATTCCTGACATTATAATTCCAAGTTCCATATCATTAGCACTTGGATACCATCGCAGCATGAATTCTGCGATCTTGCCGATCTTCTTACGTTTAGCCATGGGGATCCATGAATGGCGGATCTTCGTACCGCAACCTGCTAAAGCCATAAGCTTCCATTGCAGTTCTGGGTGATCCCTGAGTGACCAAAAGTCAACATTGACTATACCATTCACCATCATTATATAGTAATCTTTGTAAGGTGAAATATCAGGAACGGCACTCATCCAACGCATTGCCACTAATGGTGAAAATTGTTTTTGCAGTTCTGGTTCCAAATTGGCATAGAAATCCATATTTTTCAGATCTGCATTTTCTAATTCATAGAAAATATCTAGTTTTGGCGTTTCGCTCATTATCCCTATCTCTTTTGAGATCTATGATAAATATTTTTGTAGGGGAAAACAAATCCCCAGATGAATTTTACCTGAGTCTCCCCAAAACCGCAGGTTAGTGAGCCCGATGAAGAAATGTTTTTCATCGGGCTTTCTTTTAGACGATTTTGGTAATGTCTAAGACGTCTGGTAATTTATTTGTGTCTTTGACAAAATAAACACAAAGTGGAGAATCGCCGTCCTCAACAGGCACAGCTAGAATATGGCCGTATTTGAGTTTTGGGAAATACCAGTTCACATCTGGGAAGATGTTCAAGATGGTGATATCCAAAAAGTGTGGCATGTAGCCGTTAATTGGATTCATGGCAAATGCCGTGAATTCTCGGTCATTAATATTCTTCAATTCCAAGATTTCCATTGCACCACTGATTTTGTCAACGATCATAATTGACCAATCTAATGGCATTTGGATGCGGTATGGTCCCAATTGCAAATCAGCAGCAGGACGTGGGAAGTTATCCAAGAAAATCAGTGGTATAAAGAAGAAATCAACGTCTTGCTGGTTGCTATAATCCAGAACACAGTACCGAAGATCATCCACCTCATCTGGTATCTCGTTCATGTCAAAGCTGCGGTTTTCTGGTAAAAGTATCTTAATTTTGTCACCTGTCAATAATAGAACATATGACATGCATAACAGGAGACATATGTTCTTAGCTAATAAGTATACAACATGGTACTTTAGAATTATTGAAACTGCAAAAAGTAAACCTTTCAAAGGGCGCATCGCACCAAATAAAGGAATTTCACACTCACCAGACGCAATTGCCAAGATGAAAATATCTCATGTCAATCGTGAAATGCTTGAATGTCCAGAATTGTCATAAAATTGTCCCCAAGCCAAACTTTTCTAGATGGTATGGAGACAATTGTAAACAGAAGCCTTGATTATTTTTTCTTCTTATTCAATTCTAATGTTTCGCCATTTAAATCTGTAAGGTATTTTACCTTTGTCGTATTAAATGGATAGTTCGCCTCCCGGTAAAAGGTCTTACGCTTCGATAGATGTCGTGTACTATACTTGAGAGTACTAGTAATGTCGAAAATCGCGACGTAGTCTTTGTCCTTGGCTTTACGAATGCCACGGCCAATACTTTGAATGACACGAACAAAACTCTTACCAGGTTCAACTAAAACCAGATTGAAAATACGTGGAATGTTAATCCCCACAGCCGCCACACCATATGTGGCAATAATGATTTTGTTTGATGACGTATTTACTTCTTCATATTGTTCAAAACGTTCTGAGTTCTTAGTCTGACCATATACGAATACACTATCTGGAATCATGCCCTGCAACATATGGCCGGTTTCCACCTTCGCAACTAGAATAAGTGTGTTGCCATCCTGATTGACCTTCTGTGAGAACTTCGCGATCCATTCCATACGCCGCTTATCGCTGACCAAATAGTCATGCTCTTCAGCATAGGAACTATGTTCAACGTGATCGTCATCCAATTGCACGATATTCACGTCACATTGTGACAGCACACCTTTCTCTTGTAATTCTGCTGCTGTGATATGCCCTACGACGTCACCAAGACCGACCTTAATGCTTACCTTGTCGATTTCGTCTTTAGGTACTGTACCAGTAACTCCCCAACGCAACGGCACGTTTGCCAGAGGACCAGTCAGTAATGTCTTCAAATCGTTTGACTTAGCTGAGTGAACTTCGTCAACGATTACGGCGACCATACCTTCAAGGAATTCACCAATCGTGTATTCATCAGCTTCACCTGCCGCTGTTTTCTTCATCAATGCTGCGAGTGATTGCCAAGTTGAAATTGTATGAGTGCGATTGAGTTCTTTGCGTTCACCATAGTAAACGCCAACATCAAGACCCATGTTCTTGTAATCGACTTCAGTTTGAACAACCAATGACTTCGATGGTACGATAACGATTGACCGGCCATATTTTTCCGCCATCAAACTCATCACCGCAGTGAGAAGAGTTTTTCCCGCACCCGTACTAATCTCTTGTATGCATTGTGTGTTCTTTAGAAACGTGTTAATTGCTGTGACTTGGTAGTCACGCAACATAATTGGTTCGCCCTCTGCTGGATGACCTGCTGGCCATTTGCGTTCGGCTACTACTTCTTCGTCGATTTCATCAAATTGGAAATCCCAAACAGGTCGTTCATCGATAATTTCTAGATCACGTTCAAGATCGTAGCCGCTCTCAGCTAGAATAGGAAGAATTCTATCTAGAAGATTGAGATATGAAGCGCCGCCAACTGTGGCAAAACTGACTGTACCATCCCATCTACCCAGCTTATAAGCTGGAGTATGACGAGCATGAGGCATGAAATATTTTAGACCTTCGACAATCTTTCTTCGAGTATGAGGATCAAGATCGATAAACTTGATGTTGACCTCGTCCTCAATTTTAAGAACTACTTTTTGTGACATTCTTATGTACTTTTTGCACAAAAGGAACTGGTTAATTCCAGTTCTAATAGGTGGTATTCTATAACCACCTATTCACTTTCAGCAAAATGTACGAAGAGCCATCAATTGATGGCTCTTCGCTCGCAAAATTATGCGTTCAGAAGGTCTAGATTGATACCAATGATTTTGGCAAAGTGGTCAGGTGCAGAAAGAATGAAACCGCGCTTTTGTATGAATTGGTTATTACCAACATCAAACAATTCGCCGAAGTTCTGTTCTGGATGCAGCGCCGGCAGAGCATTACAGAAATTCTTAGTCTCGTACCAATGAAGAATTTGCTTCTTTTGGTAATAATGATCTTGCGAGTAACGATGCTCAAATTGATTTTCGGCAATACCTAAAATCAAATGTTCAAACTCCATTCCGAGCAATTCATAATTCACCAGTTTATTAATTTTTTGCCCTGGTGAAGGGTAAAGAGGATAGTTTGGAGCACAAATATTAGTTGATTGGTTGATACATATGCCCTTTCGCAGCTCACGAAGTACCGCATGCGTAAGATTGATCGGAGAGACGACCACAACGTCTTTGGTAAGACCAGAGAAGCGATCATCAATTACTTCGTAATCAATATTCAACGAATTCAATTTCGATGTGATAGCCTCAATCTTACGGTTGCTGCTATCAACTGTGACAATGCTTATTGGTCGCAACCCACTTACCAAGGCAGTTAGCAACTGTGCTTTCAATAACTCCAGATCATCATTAGCGACAATCATTCCTCGCCAATTGTAATCAGCAAGGTAACTTACAACACTTGTAAATTTAGAAGCGGCAATCGATCTTTGAGTAGGAGGAAGTGCATCAAAAGCTGCGGCCGCATCAAATACATCAAGCTCTGCCAAATCAGCAACTACTGGATCTACGCTCAGATTCATGATTGACATCAAACGCTTGATGCGACGTGCGTTCGCTGGTGTTGGTACAAGTTCCAATACATTCATTGTGTGATGCCACCCATGCAAACTTCAACCAATTGAGCCAAAACAGGATTGTTGGGAATAGTGAAAACAAGATTGCCAGTATCGTTATTGTACCTTATCGAAGGTAAGGCATCTTTGCCGTTCGTCATCCGCATGAAGAATTCCAAAGTCGCTTGTTCGTATGCAAACTTATGCCGGGCGATGATTCCCTGGACTGCTTCTAAGTTTACTGGAGATACGGTTACAACCCAAACGCGATACTTTCGATTGAAAAATGCTTTTTCACTTGGATGTGAGTTTCGCAGCGCTTTCAGTTCACGTGTGACGGTTTCGTCCATCTTGAACCTGAAGGCTAATTTATTTCCGCCAAGATATCGAACCTCGCGTGGAATATTTTGACTTTGGACTGGAGGAGTTTTGTACTGCGGCCGACTAATGGCAGCCTGAATATCAGCAACCTTCCATTTCTGGCGGTTCGCTAGATTGCTAGTATGTTGACGGGCAAGCTTCAGAATGACATTAGCTTGCGCCGTTGAAAGAGCTCGCCCAGGCGAAGTATTAACGCTACTATACACATTGTAGATGAAATTCGTTTTCCAAGCATCGCGTTCAATGCAGTTCGATGCCAATTCATAAAGGCCGTCTAGCAAATCTTCAACTGTGAGCATTCGTGTATTCCCAAAATGTGCCACAGTATAGCGAAGAAATCAACTGGCAACAAGCCTATCGCTTGAGATCTGGCATATGATGTGTGCGGAAGAAAATCGTTGGGAACATGATCTTTAACTGAAGGGCAACATTGTCATCAACTTCTAGTCAATACCCGTTCCAAGTCCAATCAAGTTCTTCACCTTCACCAAGAGGACGATGCGATTGATTATCACACAAACACAATTTATGAATTTTATGGTGATTATAGGCACGGCAATTTAGAACGCTTTGATTCTAATGCCATAAATGGTTCTAACGGCAAGACATTTGGCCAACTATATCGAGAAACATTAGATAGAGAAGCCAGATTGAAAGAAGCGGGATTTAACCTTATCACCATTTGGGAAAGCCAATGGAATAAAATTAAACCCCGAACCACTTAGATAGTTGCGTCCTCGATCCCAGCCACACGCAATTTTACAATGTTTGAAATTTGCCAATTCAAACATTCTAAGCCTTTCATGATTGCAAGGAACTTATTACGTGTTAACGCAACTTGGTTAATGAGCAGTGCAAGATCGAGAACTTTTGGATCAGCATCAGCATACTTGTCAGCATCACGACTGGTTAGTTGTCGTGCATACTTTTCCATATAAAACTGATAACGTTCACCCTTTACTTTTCGCAATTGAATATTCAAATATTCAAGGACCGCTTCAAGCTCTTGCAATTGTGCAAAACGATACGCAGACCAACCTGGTATCTGTTTTGAAATGTGTTCGATCTTGCCTTTTGTTTTAACCTCGGCGAGTGCTTCTTCATGCTCTTGTTCGTAATGGAGCAAACACTCGACGAGTGGCGTCAGATCTTCTGGATCCGCAGTAATACGGCCATACCACCCGCTCATTATTTTTCCTTTTAATCGAAGTTCAGTTCACTATAATCACCACCATCGTCTTCTTCATCTTCGTCAACGATTTCCTGGCCATACATAGCTTCATACGCATTATGCAGATTGCGGTCTTCTTCCGCAATAATGCCCAGTTCTTTGGCATCAACCCCGAAATTCACTAATGTGCTGAGGAATTCCTCAGCAACATCGTCACGTGACTTTGCAGGGATGAAGTCTTTTACAGAATCCCAAAGTTCTAGAAACAAATCAACTTCAACCTCGATGCTCATTCGCTATCATCCTCGACAACTGGATCTTGGAGATTTGCTTCATCAGCAGCAAGCTTGTGATTCCACTCAAGCATGATTTGCATGAGCAGTTCATCAGTGATTTGCTTACGGAACATCTTGTGTTCAGTTCCGTCAGTAGCCACATATTTTAGCTTATTGCCATCTTTTTGCAATACTCCCTTGCTTTCAAACAATTCGATCAAACCAGAATATGGATCCATACCAGTATCGTATGGGATCTTTACTTCCATTGCTTCGAATGGCTTAGCATAACGTGACTTCATCACCTTAATAGCTGCACGAATGCCCATTACTTCTGACGTCTTATTACCTTCGGCATCTTCCTTCAGTTTACGTTTCTGCATGGCAACTACAATTGAAGCAGCATAAACAACACCCTGGCCACCAGAGATCTTGTCATCAGGATCAAACATATCTTGTGAAGCATAAGAGTGGTTAGTTGTGACCAAACCAACATCGTATTCACCAAACATATTAGTAACATTTGTCACCAATGCTTTCAGTGCCTTTGGCTTGCGACCCATGTCACCCTTCAATTCACCACGTTCAAATTGATCAACATCAGTTGGCGTCATCAACATACCCAGTGAGTCAACGATGAACATCACCTTTTGCCGTTCATCGCGTGGAACGTCTTTGTACATTGCTTTGTATTCTTTCATGAAGTCGCTAATAATCTTAGCCACATCATCAATCATAGCTGCGCTGATACGCATCAGTTTGTCTTCCGATGTGTCTACGTCAAGTGCCTTCAGCCATGCTTCATCAAGTGCATTTTCAGTGTCGATCAAGACCACAAAAATACCTTGCTTTTGTGCTTCACGCACGATGTTGCCTGATACCAGGAATGACTTACCTGAACCAGATTGACCCGCAAACATCGTTGACTTACCAAGTGGTACACCCTTGAAGAAGTCGCTTGAGATCAAATAGTTCAGCGCATAGTTACCAGTACTGACCCACGTCTGTGGATCATTAAAACCAACACTAATGCCGTTAATTGCACTAGTGATTGATTTACGAAACTTGGAAATGTCAATCGCTTTCATTTGTTATTATTCTTTGCCTATTTTGGTGTGATAAGCGCATCGGGAAGCAGTTGCCTGCTTCCCTTTAATCTTGAACTAATATGAATTAGTTAGATGTGCGAGCCTTAATACGCGCCAGGATATCCTGTGCGTTTGGCTTTGCGCTTGATGCTGCTGGGGCAGCCGCTGGTGCTGGAGCATATGACTCTTCGTGAGTGTCATCACTTGCAGCTGGTGCTGAGTAACGCGCTGTTGAAGCTGCTGGTGCAGTAGCGCCACCTTGCTTAAATGCACCTTGTGGGCGATATACAGAACCGTAGCTTGCCATGTCGAATGGCCGACCAGCCAAGCTGTCTTCAAACATCGCCTTGATCATGTCGATACCGTCACGGTCTGGACGGGCGCCCAGGAATTCCTTCAGGTTCCACAAACCATATTGGTCAATTGCACTCAATTCTGCTTCGTTCAAAGCACGAACCTTGAATGACCATTGTGATGTTGAATAGTTCGCATATTCGCCCTTCTTTGTCTTCGTCAACTTGAAGTCACGACCACCGATAAAGTCGGTTGGTAGATCTTCCATTTCTGGATTCATCAATGAATTCTTGATGATTTCATAAATGCTTGGGTTGATGATAAAACGACGAATTGGATTTTCTGGGACATTCTGTTCTTCGAATGCGCTGTTTACAACGAAGCCTTGGAACAGGTAGCTCTTCTTCTTGTAGTAAACGCGAGCCAAATCCTTCTTGCTGTCGTCCTTCCACCATGGGCGGATGGCTTCAGTAATTGGGCAACGATCACCGAACATATCAACGCAAGGAACTTGCACGGTTACTTCGTTGTCCGATTGACCAACAACGCCGCTGAAAGGCAGCTTGATGATCTGACGTTCTTGCCAGAAAAACGTATTGTCCTGATCACCATCAGGAAGGAAACGAAGTTGGGAAGTTGCGTTTTCTGGAGTATTCCAGAAAGGATACGAAGCGTTATCACCAGTGCTCTGGTTTGGACGTTCGCCAGTTGACTTGTTTGCTTGTTCGAGAAGCTTTGCTTGAATTTCTTGAAGGGATGCCATTTTGTTTTGCCTTTATTTTTGTTGTTTATTTGTTGTAATTTGTAGTTGCCTACTTCTTACAGTTTACGCTAACAGCTCTTAAACTGCAAAATAAAAGTTTTATAATTTAGTTTGCCTTTACTTTGCCGCTTTCTTTAAGTACTTCTAGTGTAACTGTCTTTGCCTAGACGCCGCAAATTGTTTTTTTGCGCCGACATTTCTATTTATCTTCCTTAATTCTTTTTCGATTTCGAAATATCAAATAGAAAGGCATATGGTGCATTTTCCACACCATATGCCAGGTTACTGCCACCTACTTAGTACGTCAAAATTAGATTTTGTTCAAACCAGCAAGTGTACGCATGCGATCAATCATAGCTTGATCTACCGGATGACCGTCCTTATCCTTAGCTTCAACTTCATCAGCTAAGCCATGAGCTTGATCACGTGGCATAATGAAATCGTCTTTGCACAAATCTTCGATAACGTCTGAAGTGTCACCAGAATAACCAGCTGTGCCAGAAACATAACTTTCATCTGTTTCTTCGTCGCCACCATTACGTGCCAAGCGATCTTGCAGCTTGTCATGACGTGCCTTTGTTTTCACGTAATCTGGGTGAAAAGGATTCATCTTCTTCAGACGATCTTTGACATCTGGTAGTTCAGCCTTTGCATCATTGAAGCTGATATCTGACGCTTCGGAAACATGGCGACCAGTGAACTTTGGATATTCGCCACGGCGGCAACGTTGTTCTGCTTCTTCCTTGCTACCGAATGGACCATCAACTGGATTATCATTATGATCGAAAACGTGCCATTGTTCGTGATGCATATCGTCTTCATCCAATTCGTCATCTTGCATACGTGACAGACGGTCTTGCAATTTATTCAGACGTGCCTTCATCTTGATATAATCAGGATGGAATGGACTCATCTTGCTAAGTTTATCCTTGACTTGTGGCAGTTCAGCCTTAGCATCGTTGAAGCTGAGGTCTGATGCTTCATCAATCTCACCATCAACTTCTTGCAATGCACCAGCTTTCATTAATTCTTTCATCTGTGCTATAAGATTCGCCGCTGAGCGTTCCAAGAAGTCCTCAGCGTAAGGACTAATGCGTTCACCCTTCCAAACTTTTACACCATCAGTATAGTAGCAACCATCAGCTTCATTCGAGAAGCCGTATTTGCCACCAAATGGGAACGCATATTCAATGTCAAGTGGGCCCATTTCGAATTTGGCACCTTCGTCTGTACGACGCTTTTCATCACGTGCTTTACGACGTTCTTGATCCTTTTCCTTCTTGGATTGAGCATCGTCGTCATCGTTACGTTTAAAGCTCTTGCCTTCACCCAGTTCAGCACCAGTGCTTGGTGTCATCCCACCGGATTTCTGGAAATGTCTAGCAGCCAATTCCCAACCCCCATCTTGATCATAAACCTTGCCAATCACATCTGGGAAGTCACTATATTCACCCATGTGTGTAACTGTCCACTGATCATGACGATAATCATCGTTATTACGCATATGTGATGGAACAAATTCAACATCGTAACCATGGTCGCGAAGAACTTCCATTGTGGTAGGACTTACGGCTTCGTCAGTACGCTTCTTTTCTTCTCGTGCTTTGCGACGCTCTTCATGCTTATCCTTCTTACCTTTTGATTCTTCATCATTACGTTTGAATGATTTGCCTTCGTCCATTTCTACAGACTCATGTGCCTTTTCCATGTTCTTGGCAAATTGTGCCATCTTGCGAGCATGTGGATCACGTGAGTTGAGGCCCTTCTTGATATCAGCATCAGTAATTGGTGAGTTTTCTGACTTGCCCAGCCACTTATGGAAAGCACCCTTCTTAATGTTTTCAGCTTCTTCTACTGGCTCACGACGCTTTTCTTCACGGCGTTTTTGATCTTCCTTCTTCTTCGCGTCAGCGTCGTCATCCTTATTACGCTTAAAGCTCTTGCCTTCTTCAACGGGTTCTTGCTTGCGTTCTTCACGACGTTTTTGGTCTTCCTTGCGCTTTTGCTTTACATCACCGTCTTCGTCATCATTACGTTTGAAGGATTTACCTTCTTCGACAGGTTCTTTACGACGTTCTTCACGACGCTTTTGATCATCTTTCTTCTTTTGATCTGCATCGTCATCTTTATTACGCTTGAAGCTCTTACCCTCGAGCATTGCATTAAGTTCGTGGAATCTCATTTCTTCTATATTTCCTTCTGATACATGCATGTGGGCATCGCTTACCCAACCTTCATTGCGGTCATCATACCATTTTGCTACTAGCTTACCACCGTAAGAAGCAGCTGAACCATTATCGTCATCAACATTGATGTGATGAACAGCATCTAGCCATTGACCTTTGTTCTTGAACCACTTAGCACCATAAACGCTTTCGTCAGTACGTTCTTGCTTACCCTTTTGATCGTCACGACGTTGCTTGTCTTGCTTCTTCTTGTCGTCGGCGTCTTCATCCTTGTTACGCTTGAATGATTTGCCTTCTTCCAGAGATTCAGCCTTAGCCAGTTCTTCCTTCGCTTTATCCAACTCAGCCTTGATTTCATGGCGTGCTGTTGGGAAGTCATCACAATCAGCATATTCTTTTGACAGCTTTTCCACCTTAGCTTTCAATTCTTCAACTGATTCGTCAGTACGCTTCTTGTTTTCGCGCTCTTCACGGCGTTCCTTGTCTTGCTTTTTCTTCTCGTCAGCAGACTCTTCGTCGTCATCGTTGTGCTTGTATGACTTACCCTCAAACATTGAATCAGGATTAAATTCATCCATCCATGCTTCAAATGCACGAATTACTTCGTTTTCTTCAGCCAGTTCTTCGTCTGGATCGGCATTTGCCATGTCTTCATCTTCATGGAATGCACCATCTTGGCCTGAATACACATTGTCATCAGAGTCTTGATTTTGACCAGGAGTCATTGGCTTAATTGGTTGCTTTGGTTGAACAGCAGTCTTTTCTTGTTGTTGATCAGCATAGTTATTGCCATCTTGCGGTTCTTCACCATCAGAAGGATTTGCATTTGGGCGCATATCTTCTTCAACAGCAACACGATGACATACTGTTTCAAGAACAGAATCCGCCAATTCAACACCTTCTACCATCAAAAAGGAACGTAACATTTCAACACGTTCACTAAATGCTTCCGGTGACTCTGTCAAAGATTGCGCGGCAGTAATACGTTCGCTTTCACGAATGTAGGCTGGTAAATCTCGACACATACGTTCAAAACTTAGACGGATCGCCTTTGCACTTTCACGAATCGATTCACGCATTTTCAGGGCTTGGCCTGGTAATGCATCTTGATTAACATGAATGTGATTAGCAACGGTTGCCAGATTTGAAAAATCTTGCGCCATACGGATAATTTGCTGTCCAACTTCATCAGCAAATGTGCCACCGTGGTTAACGTGTTGTGTCATCGCGCGGGCGCCTGACAGAACGTTTACAGGGAACAAGAAACGTTCACCCTTTGCGTTTTCTACGAAGATGCTCTGAATTGAACGACCACGTCCACCGATCATGTTTTCTTTAACACGAGCGCTATGACGAACGATCATTCGAGCATTTTCAAGCTTCAGGTACGAGCTCTTGCTCGTACCGTACAAACCTTCCATAATGTTCATTGAAGAATACTCCTGTTGCTCTTGAACCGCCGCTTGGGTTGCGAAATCACGTGGCACGATTTGTTTGTTGTACTTGCGCACATTGAACAGAACATTAAATTGGGTGGCAATGCGGCGAAGCACTGTCACAAATTCCGTAACTTCTGCAATGGTGATGTTACCACTCAAGTAAACCTTGATCGAACTGTTATCGCCATCTTCAAGCACACTGACAAGGATGTTGTCATCCGACAGATAGAAACGGCGAGCGTCTGATGGTTCAAATACTCGGTTACCATTTTCGTCATAGAGTACAATATCCTTACCATAGGCACGAAGTACCTGAAAGGTTTCAAGGGCAAGTTCACTAAAATCGATCATTGGTTATCCGATTGGTTAATAACTAGACTTATTTATTAGATAACAACTGGCATTGGCAACATAGCCATGGCATCTTCAGGATCAATCGTTTCCTTTAGGTCCTCGTTATCAATGCCTTGGGCCCACATCATGACGGTTTCTAACATACGAACAACTAATAACGTAGCCATAACCAGGTCATCATGTTCGCCCAATTTAGCTGCATAGCTTGGTCCGGAACTAACAAACATCTTAAGTTCCTTAATTAATTCACGACTCCAAACGCGCATACGACCACTCTCAATCAAACTTTTCATTTTACCACAAGAGGCTAATTTCTTACGATTGTCAGTTGTCAAACCCTTACGATAACGACGAGTCATGCCCGGCTTGCGAGGTTCACTGATAAAGATCCCTGGGAAATTTTGTTCTCCAGTGTCATCGATAATTTGCAATACGGTTTCGCCGATAGTGTTATTTTCTACAGTCCAGAACAATTGTGGGTCGCCGTCTTGATTTGGATCTTCACGCAGAGTTTGATGGAGAATCAATAGAATCTGCATGAGAATTCTTACTTGTCCAGCAGCTGGTGTTTGATTATGTTTCCATTCAGCCACTTGTATCATTTCAGGATATTGGAAAACTTGAATGGCTGCAAAATCCCCACCGGTACCCAAAGAAGGATCTAGGCCCACCATATATGCTTTATTGGCTTCTGGTTCTTGGAACCAACGTACTTGACCAGTATAGTGCTCTGGTTCTTTCGAACGCATTGCAGCTAATGCCAATGGATTAATCAAGGTTTCGTCGTCAGAAACGAATTCACACTCCATCTCCTGGCGGAATTTTGCCTCTCCCAAGCTTAAACGGAATGTCTCTGCCCATTTCTCATCTCGTTCGGGATGTGCATCCCATTTAACTAGAATTGGCTTAAACTGATTTCGTCCAAGTCCGCCAGGTATAGGATTACCATAATCATCAGTATTATCGTTCGCCGCTTTCCATATTTGGGCGAACTGGTCTTCGTCAGATTTTGGAGTAGATGTGATAATGCAACCGCCACCAGTTGACAATGTGGGCTGAATAGCAGACCAGAATTCTGCCGCTATTGTTGGGCGGACGAATGCAAACTCATCTAGATATAGTAATGTAATTGATAAACCACGACCAGCATCTGGGGTTGTTGCTCGTGCAGTAATTTTCGATCCATTATCAAATGTAATGGTGCCTTTATTATACTCCGTCACACCGGCACGAATAAAATTTGGACATTCTTCGTATGAGTAACGAATACGGTCCATGATCTCCATAGCCGCAGAGAATTTATTGGCCGCTATAAGAATTTTAGTGTCAGGTCTAAACATTGCCATCCACAGAAGAAATGCTGCAGATGTTGTAGTTTTTCCAAGTTGGCGTCCTGTCAGACCAATAACGAAACGATTATCGGCAAATGCCTCCATCATTTCCTTTTGATAGTCGTACAATTTGAAATTTACAGAACCTTGTGTTGCATGCTGAATCTTAACAAATGTTTCTGTGAAATAAACAGGATCATCGATACATCGCATAAGCATCGAAAGCTGTTCAGTAGTATATGAGTCTTTTGAATGACCCTTCTTAACTAAATCTATACTTGGCATTTAACACCACTTCAATTTAAAAATCGCTGCATCTTCTGTTTTTTCGAAGTGGAATGTGAAAACCATTTTCTTATAAAACATTCTTTCAGCTTTATTGGTTCCAAATCGCACTTCATAAAACCAAAGCCCTTTTACATTCTCATCAAACCATTCTTGAATTTCTAAAGGAAGCATACCACTTGTTTCAATGCTGTTTTGCTTTTCGCTATCTTCCCACAATAGTTTGTCTTCGAATGAATAGTCTGGCATAGTAGTTTCAACACTATGAACGTATCCGGCACTATTGAGTTCCCATTTGGAGAAATCAACAGTGCTCCGTTCTTTTTTTGTCATAGTGTTCATACAACCTTTTATTTTTGGATGAGATTCAAAAAGAATATGCATACGACTTCTTTATTATTGGTTTATATCTTTATTTAAAAAGAAAGGGACGGCTTCCCGTCCCTTTCTTGTAATTTCTACCGATTTATTAGAAATTCAAGCCAATTTCATTGCCTTCCGCATCCAATTGTCCATCCATGACGTGTTCATACTGTGACATGATGTCTTGTTCTAAATCTTCGTCACCACCAGCTTGTTCAATTGCACCAAGAAACTCTTGTGCATCTTGACCCTGCAGATAAACACTCGCACCAGTTACTGCATCAGAAATCTGAACATTTCCCATAGTATCCGTGACATAATTGAATCGATGCTCTCCACCGATGAACTCGTGCAGCATTTCATCAGATTCATCTACCACGTGTGGTACATGTTCTTCCAATTGTTGAGCCAAAGCATGCATAACATGCTTGCAATAATCCTTTGCATCCGCATCACTCATAGCTTCACCAGTCAGCTTATGTGCCAATTTAGTGTAACCAGCTGGTGTTAAATCAACGTCATGAGCAAGAATTGCAGCATCGTGAATACCAATCTTTGCGAGTAATTGATGCAACTTTTCAACTGTTTCTGGTGGTACAGCAGCATGGATAATGTCCATCACACCTTCATCAATAGATTCTTGCATATGATGATCATAACGAATTTGGTTGATCAATTCTTTTGCCGCAGTAAATTGCTGTTGTGCTTGCAACGCATTAACTTCGTTCCAGCGTGGATCGTCTTCCAAATTGTTTTGATTCATTTCCATATCATCTGTTTGATGATATGATGGTGTTTGAAAACTAATTGGCTTGCCCCAATTATCTTCATCTACCTCTGCTTCGGCAGGAGCGTTCAAATCTGCTTCGAATTCTGAGCGTAGCACTGTGTCAGTTTTACCAGTTAAGTTATCACGATAGGTTATAAACATTTTACCAGCATATTGGATGGTTACTTCATGCGGGTGACCATTAACCAGCAATGTGCAGATTTGTTCTTGTTCCAATGGCTTTACTGGTTCTTCACCTTGCATTGGTTCGCCATCTTCTTCATCAACCAAAGGATTATCACCTTGACGATTGATCATGCGAACTGGTAGATTAGCTTGACCTGGCTTGCTTGGTATAGCTTCAACTTTATGAGTACGTGGCTCGACATGACCAAAGTCATAGTCGCCGTTTTCATTCAGCTGTTTAACACCTGCCAGCTTCAAAATACGATTAATGTCCAATTTGCTCATTATTTCTTCTTCGCTTTGGGCATCTTGGGCGCAAGAGTCTTTGCCGCACCAGTGCGTGGGTTAATAAAATCTTTCTTGAATTCAGCATCTAATGTTGAGAAGTTACCATTTGGAGAAACTTCACGAGCATCTTTGTCAGCCTTTTCAACCTTTGGCATTTCAATATCCGAATTGAAATTTACTTCTGGCTGTACCGGTTCATTGCTTTTCTTTGGCATTTCTAGCCATTTAAACAATGGTGCTGGTGGATCGAATTTAGTTGCTTTACGGGAATCTTCAATTTCCTTGATAGTGTCAAGGAAACGACTATTGTATGAATTGCCGTAATAGTTTTGACCATCAGTACCTTGCTCGCTCTCAGGATATTGAGAGTCAGTATTAAGCAAAGGTGCTGGCTTCAAATCTTTCTTTTCAGCTGCTTCTTCTACTTCCGCCTTCTGATTCAACAGCTTGGTTTCAATCTCGATTGGTTCGTTTGCACCACGAACAACAATACTGCCACCAGGAATATTGAGAAGTGTACGCAGTTCTTCTGCTGCTACATAGCTGCTCAATGGAAAAGCTGTTTCGAAGTCAATCATAAAGACTTCGGCATTTTGAACATTAGGAAAGTCGAGAGGTGCCTTTTGAAGAATCGTTTTGAAAGGACGTGAGATATCAACCAATTTGAAGCGTTGTAGATAAGTTTCGATGCGATCAAGTGTGTCGCCTTCGCTCAAATCGACAACCGCTTTCATACGGTACTTGTATGTCTTCGTGCTTTCTTCCAAGTATTGTCTGAAATTCATTCGGGGTCTCCGGAGCTATAATATCCGTTTATTTATCGGAATTATCACCACGTAAACGGCGAATCAATTCATTACGATCTTCGATGATTACGCTACCAGTATCGATCACGCCAGATGATATCTCATCATTTTCATTTCTGGTTTTGCGTTCAACAATATCAATCTTCTGTTGTTCTTGATCTAGTTTGATTCGATCAAGCTGGGCTTTACGTTTGGAATTCTTTGCTTCAAGTGCAATCTTGAACATATTGGCCGAATTTTCAAATATACGACCAGCTGAACGAGTATCCACGTTGTATCCAAGATCCATCAGATCCTTTGCGTGTTGCAAAGTTTCTTCATAAATGTGATCCATACTATCAGCGTGATCTTTAGCTTCTTTTTCATCTACCGCTTCTGGTGGTAGGACCGCGCCGCCTGTGCCTAGAACTTCGCCTAGTTGCATTGCTAATGGATCCTGTTCTTCAGGTATATCTTGTTCCGGTTCGGCATTAACATCAGCCACGTCCTTCGCGCTTGCTTTCAGCAAATTTTCAAGAGTTGGTAGTTCTAATGCTTCTTGGATTTTTGTACTCATTTTTTACCAGTATGGAAAAGTTGAATTTCCGTAAGTACACGAAAGGTCAAACCATTTTTATGACACCACGCCATAGCGGCTGCCCATTTCGCTTTATTTACGGCCAACACCGCTTTATCTCTTTTGCTCTTTGCTCTATCGTCATATGTTTCTTTTGATGGTTTGATTTCAACCAATTCGGCACGTTTAACACCGTTTTTATCAGTAAAGACAATCAAAAGGTCTGGAACATAAAATGTCCACTTACCAGTCAATGGATGCATATATGGAATAGTGATACTCTCACTAGCCCATTGGGTTACGTTTGGATGAGCATCTAATACACGGAAAACTGACAATTCCCATGACGAACGATAAGCGATAGGATATTTACCCACGTACTTAGATGCATTGACCGGCGTATATTCGCCTTGACTGTATTTTGTCATAAGAATTACGAATAATTAGATGGATCGTCAAAATCACCAATTTGTGGTGCATTGAAGTAACCCACTTGAGCTCCTGATGGACTATTGGCATTCATAGTTGCAAGAAGAGCTGACGATGGATTTAGATTTGTATTTGTATTGGCAATTACATTATCAACCGATAAGCCGTTACTTACTGCGGCACTAGTGGCGGCGGCGGCCAAGCCTTGAGTTGTTGAAGCTGGTGCATTTGGACTTACAAATTTACCAATTACACCCAATGATTGATTAAAAACAGTAGCAGGAATCTGCTGGTTCGTAGTCAATGTGGCCAAAGCAGCAGATGGATTTCTTGAGATTCCATTAATCAATTGATTACCAAAACTGGCACCATTGAAACTACCATTCATAATACCTGGAATGGCACCCTGAACTGCACCACTTAAAGGATTATTCTGGCCAAATATCGCAGTTCCAAATGAACCCAAAATACCAGTCCCAATAGTTTTAGCAGCATTACCAAGTTGATTCGTACCACCAGGAGCCAAGAAAGTAGCAGCCAAACCCAATAAATCAGAACCAATATTTAAAGATGAAGCCAAACCCGCGCTCTGTGAATAATCTCCTGGTGCATTAGCACCAGGAATATAGCCAGGAACTGTGAAGGGATCGTATGCTGGGTTTAGTTTACCAAACCATGAACTCAAGAATGAATTGGAACGTATTGACGCCGGCAGGTTTTGATTTTGATATTCGATTGCTTCATATTCGATAGACATATCAATACCATGAGCTTCTGAGCGTTCACTCTCAAATGCATCAGGATCGAAGGAAACAATCTTGGGGTTAATTAAGTCGAATTGCAGATATTCACCAGCATAGAACTGATAGCATTCTATCTTGTCAAAGAAATATGCAGTCTTGCTCAAATCATTTACTGAATCAAAACCCAAGTTTGGAGAAAAACCAAAGCCATTTTCGCCACCTTGGAAATTAGGAGCAGTAACATCGTAAAGCCAAGCTCGACCCGTACTTTGGCGGAAGTCGCCAAAATAGAAATTTGTATATTCATACCACATTTGCTGTACGGCGGCATCTATGGTATCGTAAAAAGAGATCTTTACTGGTGAATATTTTACACCAGTTTGAATCAAGCGTTTCTTATTATATTGATTAAGTTCTTGTACAACAGGTTGAACTTTTGGTCGATCAAACATGCGGACGGCAAAAGACATCCCGTCAGCCCATTTAGCACTGCCAGATCCACTTGCACGAACAAATCGCACCATGAACAAATAGCGGGGGCGTGGTGTCCCCGCGTAGCTCTGAGCATTTGCACTAAACGCCTGTTGGTTTTGCCCAAAAACAGTCGCCGCATCGTTCGGTCCGGCCCAAATGACCGGATTGCCGAATTGATCAAATCTTGTTGCCATTCAATTAACCGAGCATTGAGCCTGTCAGCAATTGAACTGTTGTTGGCATCAAGCCACCGCTTTGTGTTGCGTTATCATAACGGATGCTCATTGTGATTGTCATCACTTCTGAGCTTGAGTATTCAAATTCATCATACTCAACGTTAGCCAAGAAGCAACCTTCCAAGTACCATTGTTCCAGAACAGTGTCGTCACCACCGTCCAGGGTTTCAATATACATATTGAACTTGTAATTGATACCAGCCAATGCGCTTGTCTGGTCAAAGTGATTCAATTGCTTTTGTTCTTGATAACCAACTAGTGTTGCCACTGAGTTGGTAACATCGTCACGTACTTTCAGTGAGATGGCTTCGTACTGACCCTTACCAGGGTAGTACATTGTTGAATTGTATGAGTGTACAGCTACAGGTTCATGAGCAAGCTTTGGACGACCAACAGACATGACCTGTTGTGACAGTTCCATACCACCTTGTAGTGGTCCAAAGTTAATTACACGAACGCGGAACTTGTACTTTACCTTTGGCTGAAGAATACCACCACGACCGGCACCGCCGCCCAATGGTACGCCAAAGCGTGAAAGTGTAGAAGACATATCGTTCCTCCAAAGTTGGATATCCAACTCGTATTTATTGAAGAACGATATAGACGCAGTTAATTTAGATGAAAAAAGCTCACGGTTACCCCAATTGCGCACTTGGGGCAGCTTAGTCGGGCAGGCCGGGTAGACTAACCGTGAACATACCCTAGTGGACTTAGTGTGTAAACTCACACATGTCTTTCTACCCCTCGAGGCTAATCGAGACCTACCATTGTGCGTTCTGCCAAACGCAGCCTAGTCACCAGTAGAAGACTTTATAGGTTCAGGACAGTGAAGCCCTTCGCCCACTAGCTTTACAGCTTCATAGATAGTAACAATTGACAAGCAATCAAGCAAATATTATTTCAGTTTTGTGACTTCCATGGCTACTTCAATTTTTACTCGATCTGAATATGATAGTCGAAATGCTGACTTTTGGGTATTGACTGGCATGAAATAATATGTTCGGGTTTTGCAATTCTGGCGGGTACTCATCGCTACAATACGATTATAATTATGTAAATTAATCTGTTGGTGATATCCACGCCAGTAGGATCGAGATTCCACATAACCTTTGTTCCGAATGATGCCGGAAAATCTACGGAATACCTCGGCGTGATCTTCGGCGGCTACAAAAAATGTAGTGGTAGTTAAGTCCAGATTATGAATGCGGATCTTGAAATTTCTTTCTTTTTTCATAGTTCCAATGGTAATGGTTCTGCCAATCTTTTACAATTGGCAGAACCATGTTAATTATTCAACTACTTAGTGTGTTGCACCAGTGTTCTGTATACGAACTGGCAAGTAGATGAACTCAATTGATTTGATTGGTTGGATAAAGATATCGCACCACAATTCATTTGCATCAATACGAGCTGGTGTGTTGTTTGATGTATCGCAAACAACAGCAAAGTCATTCAGAGCTTGCAAACCAACTAGACCACTCAGGAAACGTTCAATCGCTACTCGGAACGCATCACGTGTTTGTTGATCATTTTGTTCAAACAAGAATGGCTTGGCAACCAAATCCAAATGATACTGTAAGTAGTTACACAAGCGAGCCACATTTACACGATCTGTTGCTTGTGACAGCGGATCCAAAGTCTTCTGGCCGTAAACTACCAAACCGCGATTTGGAATGTATGCAATTGGGTTGATGCTGTTTGTATACAAAGTATCGCGTTGGCCCGGGTTCAGAATAACTGAAACATACTCATCATTCTTTGTTGAATCCAAGTAACCAACTGAAGTCGCATTTGATACTAAACCACGTGTGAAACCTGCTGGTGCAAACCATGGGTAAGCAATTTGATCGTTAAATGCGTAGGTGTACAAGGCAATCGTTGATGGTGGAACTACAACGTTAGTACCGTCAATGTTTGTACTGAAACCCCATGGGTAGTACAATCCAATGTTACGATTCTTTGTCACCAAACCATTATCGCCATCAGTCGCAACGTTGTTTGTGTTTGTCGCCCAACGTGAGATTGATGTTGAATCTGGAGTCAAACGTGCTGGTGTATCACCAACGATGAAAGCCACTTCCTTACAATCGTTATTCAGAGTAACCATTTCGCTCAACAATTCAACGTATCCTGGGCAAGCGATCAAGTTGAAGAAAACTACTTCTGAGCGAATTTGCTGGTTATTTGCGAATTGTGCTGCCAAAGCTTGAACAATCATCTGGCGTTGTGCATGACGACCCATGTATGGTGCGCCAGTTACATCGTTTCCAGAAGCTGTTACCCAACGACCAGCATTTGTTACTGGTGGAAATGTGACTGTAGCTTCACCCACATTGTATGATGTTTGTGTGAAGTCAGTTGCCGTCTCGAAACCACCCTTGTTGAACCAGTTTGGTTCCCACTTCTTCACGTTATATGTTGAATAACGTGTGTTGAATAACAATGTTCCAAGTGGATATGTACGTGGATCAGGAGCATCAGGATCCACATAGTTTGACACCAGCATATCAGCTGCTAGAACTGAGTTGAAGTTATAGTTCGTACCAGAACCAGTATAAGCTGGACCACTATTTGTGCGTGCATCAGCAAAAACAATACCGTATGGAGTTGTATGATCTGCGTTATTGAGCAATGTCCATGTCTTAGTCGCAGCTACATAACGGTAAATCTTTGGATAGTGTTCAAGATCTGACGTATCAATCCACAGGTCTTGATCTACCAATGCTGTACCATCTGTTTGCAACAATGGTGCTGAACCAGAAAGAATTACACCATTTGGATCAGTATTTGGAAATTGGTTCTTGTAACCATGCCACAATTCACCATCGGTGTACATAATATCAACTTGGAAGTCGTTATTGAACCACAATGTACCTTGTGCTGGTGCTGTTGTTGGTGCAGTTGCACTTTGTTCAAAAACGAGATCTGTCCACGCCGAACCGTTGTAATAACGAAGATCGAAACTAGCAGTTGTATAATTGTTCAACGGAGCAGCATCATATTGAACATAAACTGAACCAGTTGGAACAGTACCACCAATACCAGCGCTGGCATCTGCATCGTTGTCATACAACGGGGCCGTCGAAGTTGTCCATGATCCAGTTGTTGAGCTGTATTGCTTAACAACGTAATTGGCTCCTTGATTTGGTGTTGTAGTTTTAATCCAAACATCACCCTGGGTGCTACCTTGTGGGATCTTGTTGTGTGGAGCAAATGTCAGTTTAACACTGTTATAAGTACCAGCTACCAGATTCAAGTAAGCCAATGGTGTATTAACAACATTAGCCAGAATCATGTTAACTGCATATGAAAGAATGATACGACCAGCTGAATCATATGATGCAGTAATCAGACCAGATTGATTTGATGCAGCAATTGCCGTGTTGATTGCTGTTGTAATACCAGCTGCCGAAGTGTCAGTACCAACCACGACCGCAACACCATTAATTGAGAAGGTGTCACCTTGAGCAACTGTTATGCCGCCTGCACCTACCGCTGCTGAACCACGAAAAATATTCTTAGCCAAAGTCCAACCCTTGGAACCAATTGGATACCAAGCGCTGACATTGTTCGTGTTGATACGTTCAAACATCATAAATGGTGCATTGGCAGTAACAATACCAAAATCACCATCTTGACCCAAGGTTGCCAATGGGTAACCATTTGAATCCAACTGTGTGGTGCTGGAGAAAACTGTTACATTTTTTACGCTGAATGGATTCAACGTGTTTGTTGCACCTGAACTCTGGAATGCACCAAATAATGTATCAGCTGTGTCAAACCAGAATGTACCATTAACTGGCGCACCAACTGGTGCTGATTGGTTTGGTTGCAATTGGCCCAAGTCGATATCAGCACGCAGCGCATAAATGCTGTTGCTGATACCCAGGAATTGATAAGCTGCATGCAAACCATATTCGTTAAGTTCGGAACCATAAACTGTGGTCCCTTGAACTGAATCGAAATGTGGATTACCGAATGTCTGAATTAGCTCGCGCTGGCTGGAGATATTGTACAACTGGCCAGCAGTACCCGGAACAGTACCAGGAGCAATACCTGTACCTGTTGGGGAAGCCTTATTTTCCGCTGTTGCGAAAACAATCAGAGGGACGGTACCGTTACCAGACGAATTATAGAATGACTCGTCTGTAATCTCGACGTCGACGCCGGGACTGAGCAATGTTGCCATATGGGTATCCTCCAAAAATACTTTTGTAGAGTATTTATCTGGAGTTACCCGAAACTGCGCATTTCCTACATTAAATTAGCTGTTAATCAGGCGTATAACCCATAAGCTTGCGTATAGCCTGTTTGCCAGCTTGGTTGAGGTCACGAGTACCCACGCCTGCCCAAACACCAGTAGGGGGAGGAGGAGTCTCTATTGCAGTCCATTCGTTATTGGACCACGTAAGCCATTGTTCTACATCCTGATCAAATACATAGCATTGAGGATTATCCTGGTGCAAATCCAGATACATTTGAACAGCCCAAGCTGTTCCACCTTGAACTTTGCCGTCTTTTAAAGTAGAAACCGCATAAACTGACTGGGAGTTACCTACCTGGTAGTAATTGCGACGAAGTAAATTGATAATCCATGGTTTATGAAAGGGCAATTTTCTTTTCAGTGTTTTATTGGCTACTTTCAAGTGTTCGTCGGCTTCTTTAAGCAAATCTTCAGGAATTCTGACTAACTCTTGCGCTGGAGCTTGTGATCTATGGCCGTCAAAGCTCCAATGAATGACTTGATGCCCTGCTTTACCAGCACACATTCCCCACTGGAGATCGGCGCCATCCGCTCCACCTGACATGCAAGTATTCTGATCTTTGAATAGTTTGTCAGTTGTCACTATGCGTTTCGCCTTTTACTATTTGGTAATTTCATTACCCTACAATCTTTTTCACTTTCAAATGAAGTTCCTCGGCGGCAGAATCATTTTCGATAGTATGATCAATAAGCGGACTGCCGATCCATGCCCATTCACTAATATGAACATTTTTGTAGACTGTAGCCATTAGATCTTCTGCTTTTTGATTGTCCAAATCTCGGTCTTCTTTGACATTAGCCAGCTTCGCATGTTCATACCATTCTGGTTCCGGGCCACGTTTGACGCGAATCACCTTGCCACCTAAATCCTTGATAAGTTTGAGCTCATTCGGAAATCGACAGTCTGTAATTACCCAATCACCACCTGCTTGTGTGATTTGGCGTTCTACGGCGTAAATCCAAATATTATCATCAAAATGATTTCTGACTATATCTGTCCCAAAGATTTGAAATGCTCGACGTGGGCTGAAGCCGGGACGTTTCAGCCTTTCAGCCCACCATAAATCTGTTTCTTCTCGTTTTAAACGACTCTCGACGTCAGTGCCTTCAAGCATTTGACGATCCCAACCAAATATGGCCGAGCAACAATCCTTGAGTACACTAGCAAATGAGGTCCGTTGATACCCTTGTTCTATTAAGGGTTGTGATGCAGTATCCTTTCCAGAGCCTTTGAAGCCCACGAAACCAATTATTTTCATATGCTCCTTTTTTATTATTTTTTTATGGGAAATTGGTTTCATGATACTGCTTTTCAGATTAGATCTTCAATAAACGTCTCAAGTACAATGAATTGGTCATATCCGTCAAGAAGCTTAATTCGTAGTGCTGCGTCATCATCAAAAATGACAAGCCAATCACCAAGTTTCTTGTACGTTCTTGAACTACAACCTAACTCTTTCAAGCGTTCCCTGAATCCTTTATAATTATTGCTGATTTTCACCAGATATTTCGCATTTTCATATTCTGGCTTACTAGTGACTTTAAGCCATAAACACAAAAATGGATATCCGTATTTGGCTTTAATGGCATTTTGCAATCGCATTGCTGCGATTGCATCTTCAGTTTTAATGAAGTTAATAGTTTCTGAGTGATTTTCTGGATTTACTTCTTCGATAATGACTAGATTTGCCAGTGTGTTTTGGACACGATTTCGATGACCTTGATTACTTTCTAATCTAATTCTAGCAAGATCGATATCATGAGCAGCATCTAAGGCTGAATGAAAAACCTTACCCTGCAAACCAAAAACGCTGCCATGTCCATGCCAATATTCAGAGGTCTGTTTATGCTTTACCTTAAAAACTCGATTACTCAATTTCTCCATATTCCTCTTTAAACGGATCTGAGGCAATCCACAGTTTGAACGCTACCATGTCCTCTGCTCGTTCAAATACGAATAGATGATAATCGTTTGTTTCCAGACCGTGGTACCACCAACCGGACGTAAGAGTGTACAGATGTTTTTCTGCCATTTCAAAAACAAAACTAGGCCATGAAGTCTTCCTTACCTTCATCCAGTGAAACGGTGGTTTTAATGCCCTCCATTGTTCTTCGGTAAGCGAATCAGCCATTAATCATCTCCCAGAAGTCTGCGGATTTCATTATATTTGTTGATGACTCGATTACCGTCATTACGAGTCATCGAGCGACAGGAGAAAAACGTAGGATATCCGTTAATTCCCCGAGGGCCAGCTTCAGACATGTATTCGTAAAACACATCAATTTCGTTTGCTACTAGCTGTTTCTTTGTTATGTCATCCATAAAGAGCACAACCATGAACACCATCGGAATCATCCGTATTCGCTGATTCTCGGGAATCATGAAACTGAAGAACACCTCATTACGATACATTGCTTTTGCAAGCTTCGTAACTTCTTCGTCTGAAAGCGGAGTGTAAGTTGAACCAGTTACTGAACCTTCGGTCATCTGGAGATCGTCATTCGCTTCATCTGACATCGCGCACCTTCTCAAGTGATTAGATGCGCAAGTCTAGTACACCATATGAGCGGCGTCAAGTGAATTATAATTGTAGGCGCCAGTAACCAGCATAATAGGTGCCGTCGATAGCCATTTGCCATCGACCAGCAGTGGGATCGTACTTCAATTGTGCTCCTGAACTCAAGTTAGACACAAATTGAATTGAAGTAGCTTGTGATGCATCAAAAGAGATTACCCAACCACTATTCGTATATGTAATAATATCACCAGCAGATGCATTGATACCCTGACCCCAAGCAATACCCCCAGCCACATCCTCAGTTATCATATAACTCTGGCCCGACACGGCGGCTGGAAATATTGTTCCATTTGCTAATGTTGCACCTGGATATGTAGTAAGCGGATTAATAATTGCATTGATTGCTGGCAACGTATTGCTTGGTAAAGTATCGACATTTACTTGCCAGACTAACTGATTAGGCTGCGTACCATATTGGATCGTCCCAATCACATCTAGGTTGGAATAGCCATCATCAATGCTATGAATTAATCGCAAAGCACTATGAGCTGGCACCAAAGTACCATACTTTACTATCAAATCCGACCATTTGAAAATATTACCATTTGCATCAGTTTGGCTACCATCTGGTCCGAGTAATGTGATAATACCATTAGAAATCTCAATTTGATTATCACCGGGCGTTGTAATTACACGTGATGTAATAGGACCAATACCACCCCCACCTTCATATCCGGCAGTATCTGGCAACATATAGCCGTTATCTAAATCGTGATATATTTCTGTTGAATTGTTGTGAATATTGGTAACAATCTGTTGGATCAGATGCTGTTCCTTTACCTTCGCTGGAGGTGTAATCCAAATTGGTAACTTGAACATAAATGTCATGATGTCAATTTGATCACTAGAACCAACAGGTATGGCTTTTGAACTCCAAGTCACATCCTCTAATAACATGGTTGTCAATGCTGACCAATCAACTGGATTATCAGAGTTCTGAATATCGAAACCAACATTGAACATCATGAATATTTGTTCAAACAGTTGGTGTTTTTGCATTTCATTGCTGGTCCATACATCCACCTGAATCGTAATATCCAGTGGATGTGGCATACGACGTTCAATCGTGTATTGGTTACCCAAAGCACCTGTATATCGTTGAGTAGCTGGGTTGAACTGTCGCTCGTTCACATGAACAGTACTAACATGGGAAGGTGACTGTGTACGTTCACGATTGATTTCTACACCCTTGATGAAGACTGTAATCAGTGGACAAGAAGTCAAAGTGTTTGCAGAGTTGTTCTGCATGATATAACCGACTTGGCGGTTTTGCGTAGCCATACGGCATGGTACAACTCGGGTCTGCTGGGTACCGTCAGCAAGCACACCAGTTTGATATTGAAAGCCAGAAAATGCACGAATTACTTGAAGTAAGAAACGTTTGATCTGGCCATCGTAGAAGAAATCAACGGTATTGAACGTTGGTGTTACAGCCATTATTGAGCGTCCGGTGTCAAGAACAATGTGCGTTCGGCATTGCGGCGGCGAGTCAACCCAGGTAGGGCAACCAACACTCCATTTTGGCGAGCTTTATTCCATTTTGGGAATTCATTTGCAGCAGCATCAAAATTACCAGCATTCACATATTTCAAAAGGGTAGATGACTTCAGATTACCAACACCTGCATTATATGCGAAATCCACCAACGCGTCGAACTGATGTTGGGTCAAATCGACAGTTACAATTGAGTTAACCGCATCAACAAATTGTCCAAGTACCATCTCGAGCAATTGTTCACATTGATCTGTAGTCATTGGGGCAGTTTGCATTGTGACTGCACACTCATTCAGGTCGATACGACTACCATAACCAATTGTTGGGAGACCAATTGGATCCTTGTATGGATAGACCAATCCAGTTGACTGGTCATAACGAGCCAAGCCCTCAAATTGCTTGATCAAATTGATGCAAGCATCACTGAAATTCATATCTGCCATTAGAAGTCCACCTTAGGAAGTACCACGCGGCTAAGCGGTTGTTTTTGTGGGACCACAGAGCCGTCATTAAGTGTGGTAGTATTGTTGTTATTTATGAAGCTCTCCAGCACTCTGGTTGCCATACTCCAATCTTGCTGACGATAATCCAGTTCTTGTCGAATCCATGAACCGTTTGCATCTTTCTGGAATAGAACATTTGGTTCGTAATCTGTACGCAAATAGTAATCACCTACATTTGCATTAATTGGGAAGACGTTACCAGCACCGACCGGAACTGCACCATCTGGGGGTACACCATCTCCAGCAAAAACCCATGGATATTGGCTACCAATTTCATCCCCAGGAACAATGTAGTACTGCTGAGTCTGGAAATATCGTTCCTTAACGTATTGTTTGGCTTCGGCCACTACTGAATTATCAATACCCATAGTGGTTGCCACATTGGACATAATATCCTGTAATTTGGTGTTTGTTTCGAGTCCAAACGGATCTAATGCATTCTGTTGCAAAATCTGTTCGTATTCTTGTGAGTCAGTAAGTGGTGCGCATTTCACACGCCAGATATGTGGATACCATGTCTGAGAGTATCCATCACTTGCACGGTCAGAATCACTGATGGAATAGAATTTGTTGATTGCTAGCGCATTCGGATCCAATAAAGCATCATCGCGCAAATGTGGAAGTTCGATTACATCACCTGGCATCAGTTTTCGACCCAGGATCTTGATCATGTCATTGAGATGAACTTCAATGAATACCGTGTCATTCTGAAGGAAGAGACCAAATTGCGATAGATCGAATTCAGAGTCTGAAACATTATAGATGCCACGCAATTCGTAAACATCAGGCGCATAAGCTCGATCACGATTCTCCAAGAATAGGATATCCTGAATTTTTGTCTCCCCACCAGGAGCAACCCCATTCGGATTACCGTTTTCGTCCACACCATTCGGATCCTGAATACCAATGTATTTGTGTACAAGGATGGCTGTACCTCCCACTTGGAAGTATTGAGCGATAGAACGGTCTATGAATTTGTAGTTATTGGATTTCCGTCCAGAATTCCAGATAGAAAGTCTTGGCATTAAAGTCTCCCTCAGATTGTATATTTATCGGGAATTCACCTACCAAATCTCAAGCGTTTATTGCTATGCGATTTCTAGCGAATGATGTTGTGCCATCACACTAATTTGATGCTAAAAATACTCACCAAATTTGAAGACTTCTCTCTGGGTTTGATGTCGTCCATGAAGGGTCCGTAGACCCTGAAACGATCTCAACCTCCATGAATATTCGTTGATATTATTGGTGGTTTCTTCATTATTGGTTTAACCACCATAGTAGTGGTATAGCCAATTTTTGTAGTTCTCTCGGGGTTTCTATTCATGATTAGGTGTCATGGATAACCTTCATGAGTTCTTCGTTGAGGATTTTGACGACTTCTCTCTGGGTTTTGGTAATACTTCGTGATGAGTATTAGGTACCTCCATGGAATATTCGTGGTGATAATGGGGGGTTTGTTTTTGGGAAGCTACTGGAGTGTTAATTGATGAGGAATTGCGATAAATATTGGTAATTACTATATGGGGGATTGGTATATGGATTCCAATCAGATGAGTGGACGCCAGAGGATTATCAAGGAAGTGCAATTACGACTTGGTTCTGGTATGATTGATATTGATTTAGACCCTGAGCATTATGATTTAGCTGTGCAATATGCATTGGATCGTTATCGCCAGAGATCGAATAATTCGTTGGAGGAATCGTATATCTTTTTGGATCTTCAACCGGATACTACTCAATATACTTTGCCTAATGAGGTTCAGGAGGTTACTAAGGTATTTCGTCGTGGTATTGGTGGTAACCAGGGTGGTCCCCAGATTGATCCGTTCAGTCTTGCGTTTTCGAACAATTTGTATTTGATCAACAATCCTGGTGGTATGAGTGCTGGTGGATCTGGTACGTTAGCCACCTATGACTTAGCGATGCAATTTCAGAGTCAAGCTGGCCGTATGTTTGGTCGTGAGTTATTGTTTCAATGGGAGCCGGTAAGTCATCGTATCACATTTGACCGTGCGTTTGTGGCTGTTGAAACTATCTTAATGCAGGTATGGAATACCCGTCCTGAGGAAGTATTATTTGCGGATACATATGCACGTCCGTGGTTGCGTGATTATACAACTGCGGTGTGTAAACAGATGTTAGGTGAAGCTCGTGGTATGTTTAGCCAGATTGCTGGACCGCAGGGTGGATTTCAGCTGAATGGTGAAGCTTTGAAGACTGAAGCGGCGGCTGAGATGGAGAGATTGGAGAAGGAATTGAAGGATCTAATCGATTCACGTGCCGGTGGATATGGCTTTTCGATAGGTTAATTGGTGGTTGTATTGGTTGATGGCACCTAATTAGGTGCCATCATTTTATTGATCTAATAGAGCTACTATAGCTTCGTATTCGTCATTTATTAGGACTAATCTATTTGTCGTTTTAATTACAACTGGTTTACCCAATGTTAATGCGTAAGTGATTGCTTCTTGCCTGGTTTTTACAAACTTTTGGCCCAATTTTTCTGGTATGAACAGATTTAAGACCTTATCCCATCTACCAGATGTGAATAGTTCTAAGGTAATTTGATTTAATTGATCATTGACGAATACTGTTCTATTCGGGTAAACCACCCAAGGTTGTAATTCCCAAGCTTCGGGGACTGGACCAACTAAGGTGGCTATGATTTCGTTACTCATGAAAACCTCAGAATAGCTTCAACCATATCAGTATCATTTTCTATTGCCATACTGATGGTGTCGTTGAAGAATCGACTATCACGTGGATTCTTGATCACAAACAATTTGCGTTTATCACCAAGTCTTGCATCGATCTTATTTTTATAGAACCATGCTGATTTGATTGCTACACTGAACGAATCAAAACTGTGTTCTGATGTCCCAACCGTATAGAGAAATCCAAATCCATCATCAACATTTATTTCTGCATCAAACCGCAATTCCCACGTTTGGTCATAGCAGATGTAATAAACCAACAATACTTTTTCGATCATGAGAATTTCAATATGGCTTCGACTTCATCATGTTCATTTTCGATGATGAATAAAGAATCTGATGTTGCTTTATCAATTTCATTCTTAAATACCACTATTGGATAGTGGTAATCCTTTTTAACTGAAGCCAACGTTTCAGAAAACGACTTGGGGTTTTCATCCGAAGTAGGTAAAGTCGGAAGTCTATATTTTATGATTATATTATCTTCAATATCAAATGTTGCATTTGGATAGATATACCAACGGTATGGACTCCATCGACTCCATCTACTCCAAGCTATCAATGGACAATTGATCATGTGTATTGAAGAAGTGCTTGTATGGCTTCCGTTTCATTCATGACGATCTCTACGTCATGCACGTTAGAGGCTGGTTCTGAACCGAAAACCCAGTCTGATATTGCAATCGGGAATCCCCATTTTTCCTTGACAAATAACATGGCTTCACGGAAGGATTTGAATTGCAGCGCGTTGTCATCTTTGAAATCAAAATTACGTATACGTTTCCCAACAACGTCGATTTTGATTCCTGCTTTGACTTGCCAGTATTTTCTTGATCTACGATTTTCAATCAAGGGCATCAAGAAGATCATGACTTCTTAATATTTTCGACCACGGTCTTCAACGCTCGTGCCTCCCCTTGGATTTTTTGTAGCATCGGATGCGCTCGTTCTTCATCAAGTTCGTTGTGGGGATAAGCGAATTCCACATCTGACAGAATTAATTCTGTCATACTAATTATGAAATTCAGTAGATCAAAAGACACGGTCGCTTGCGGTTGAGTGTTGTTGACTACGATTTCGTTCATTTTATTTGAATGTTTTGAAAACATAGATGATATGGCAAACTTTATTGCCAATCAAGGCAAGCTTACCAAGATCAACCCTGATTGATTCCAAGAACCATATTTTGTTCATCCAAATGAACATTTACACGACTACCGATGAACTCCATGGTGTACATGAATCCAGGGCGTTTAACGCGAACGCCTTGTTCTTGTAGTTGTTCGATTTCATCCTCTGTCAATATCGTGCCGATAAATTCGTCTAGGGTTTTCATCGTTGCCAATCCTAATGAAAAATGCAGTCTATACGATACCGCCTTCTAGTCAATACCTAATACGTTTAACACGGTTTTAACACTACTCATCTGCATGTGTGTTACTCTTACACGTATTGTATGTAGAGGTTCCTAATATGCTGCTATCGCATGCAATCTTTACAGTCGACTTACTGCGTGAGCTTATGAGCAGTGAAGACCGAACCCTATATACACCATATGGATCTATTAGGCTTACACCGAATAAGCTAGGCTTGCTTACTGCTGGAATCATGTATTCAGTGTTCGCCCCAGACATGAGCTATGCTGGCGGGCTCTTTGATGCTAGATCTGTAGTTACAGTAGTAAATGAACTCATAGTGAAAGCCATTTCAGATAAACTGGTTGCCAAACCATACACAAGTCACTGAGTTAGTGTTACCATTCACTCTACCATTGGAGTGAATGATGTCAAAAGAAAAACAAAAGAACGCAGTTTCATATTCATCTGAGCCATGCCTCTATATCCTGATGCGCACAGATCTTGCCAGCATGAACCCTGGCAAAGCAGTTGCCCAGGGTTCACATGCTACCAACTTATTCGAGAATGTCATGAAGCATGGCACTCGTTCAGACTTTGAACGTGCTCTGTTCGATCATTGGAAGGGTGATCGTGGGTTTGGCACCGCCATTACTTTGAGTGTCGATGGAACGCTTCTTCAGCAGAAACTCTTGGCCGCTGTTCAAGCAGGCCATGTGTGTGGTGTATGTCATGATCCTACCTATCCCCTACGAGACGGCTCTGTAACGCATTTGATTCCACTGGACACGTGCGGATATGTATTTGGTCCGAAAGACGATTTGGCGTCGATCCTAGGGGATCTATCGCTAATGGGATGATGTAATGTCTGAGAAGATTTACATTATGTTGGAGACTGACGCCATTATTGCCAAATATACAAAATGGGTTGTCAAATGGCCAACACTTAACGGCAAAGAGTTTCTTCGTTGGTCAGTATCTGGTGATGTTATGTACAGCAAAGATCGTGCTACTGATTTGAATGATGCGATACGAATAGCTAAAAAGTTGAAGACTTTGGCACCTGAGATGTACGGTGAACTACCAATTATCATGGTTTGTAATAGTGACCGAGTTTATCTTGACGATGAGATCGCCGCTCTAGAGTTCTTTTTGAAATACAGTGGATTATGAGAAAAGCGATAACAATAACATATCACCAAGATGAAAAACAACCATGGATAATTAGATATCCAGTCTTGACTATTGATTCCAATCGATTTTCCAATACATGGACTGAACGGCTGACTTTCACGCAGGCACTAGAAACGGCAGCGAATTTGCGGGTAAATTACGATTATTTGAACTATCTGGAAATTCTCGTAATGCAAAAAGACGGTGTTTTTGTCGTCGAAAGTGAAAATGATGCATTACTTGCAATTTTGAAGTATTCAAAATGAAACCTCTAGATTTCTACAACATTGGGATTTTCTACTCAACAACCGCTGATGCTTTTGCTGTTCTAGTCCCTAGTTGGTATTATGAACACGACTTACTCATCTTCTATGATGATCATGACATATATGAGCAAGCTCAATATCAACCATTGAAAAATGCTATCAGTGACGCGTTTAAAGTAAAAGAAGAAAATGCAGAATTAACTGATATTCCAATCATTGTCATGAAAAATGGTCAATGGATGGAAATCGAAACAGATAGTGATGTTGTAGCAGCAATTTTGGCGTACTTATGATATTACCTGTTTTTCACTTATCGTTGATTCAATATGAATTTGGCTGGAAATTCACATATCCGTTAATGACCACAGCACATACAGGGAAACCAGCTTTTGGTCCTAATACGGGGCTCGAATACAGCAATTTCATGGATGCATACAACGCTATGAAGATAATAAGGGATCTCACACCTTATTATCATAAGCTGCCAATTGTAATATTTTCACAAAGTGAAGAACCTCATATTCTTGCAAATGACGATGATCATCTTGTTACTATTTTGAGTTATCAATGATGAATGATGAAATTAAGCCCTGGTTTACCATTTATAGAAATAGAATTGGTAATTGGATTAACGCAAAACCAAGTTACATTATTTTGAATGGTGAAATTGTTGTAACCACTTCATCTGTTGTCACTAATTTCACTAAAAGTTTGGCTGAAAGTATAAAATTTGCCAAAGAACAAAAAGAACAGTATTCAAAAAATGATCAGAATTACAAACAATTTCCAATTATATTGGTAACCGAAGATGGTAATCAATCTGGGGATTTGACCGATTGTAGTGATGTTCAATTGATTGAATTAATTTTGAAATACAGTTAATGGTAGAATTCAACTATACCCAATATTACGATCCAATGCTTGTCATTGTTCGTGGTCATAACGAATGGCAGGTATGTTTGCCATTGCGTGCATATGGCAAAGCTCTCAGTATGAGACTTTGTAGTTTTGATTCAGAGCGTGAAACTCATAAATCTCTTGGCACCGCTTTTAAACGGATATTCAGAGCCAAACAGATGGTTAAAGCTTTCAAAGATTTACCAATATATTTGGAAGTTCGTCCAGAAGGGCTTGGTAAATCTTGGATGTCTGGGTTTTTCGAATTAGTAGAAACTGAAAGTGACGCGATGGTTCACATTCTCACTGCTGATTCGAAATGATAACCAAAACTCCTGTAGTCTGGTTGGGTGTAGGCACATCAATTGTGTTTTTATCTGCTAATGTCGATTTAGAAGAATTGTCAGTATTGTGGTATAACACAATACTGCAAAGTTTTGCATCAAAGCGTGAAGCCATAATGGTCACCAAACAGTTGAAAGGTTATCCATTTGTTGTGCGTCATGATTTCAATGATAATCCATCAGAATTTGAAATCATAGCAGATGACACCGATATGATTTCGTTGTTATTGAGAATTGAAGAATATGATAGTAGTACCAAATAATACTCATAATCGTAAAAAAATCACGGTAGAGCGATATAGCGAAGAAGTAGATCCAGATTACAATTGGACAATCATCTTCCCAGAATTTGATGACATTTGCGATAGTCATGAAATTCGTGTGAATACGATCAGAGACGTAATTGATACGATTCGTTTCAAATACAAGACTCACCCCTTCATGATGGGTTGCCTGATCAATATCAAGAACATAGACGAAGAAGAAACTCTTCAAATCAACTTATTTGATGAATTTGACATAGTTCAACTTATTTTGCGATATACACTATGAAACCTTCAGAAGTTTCTATTGAATATAAAGCGTTAAATCAGAAGCCACATTGGCTTCTATATAAGCGTCAAACTCTGTTAGATGGTTTTTCTGTATATCGCATTGCTGATTGTTTTGCTGACTTTAGAACAGCATATGATGCAGCTATGAATCATATGAACGAGAAGAATATCGCAATTGAAGATGCACCAATTCGTGTAATTTTCAAAGATAGAACAGTTTACACCATTGAAACAGATGGTGATCTTATGTACGTTATGCTCAAAGCAATATGACTGTAAATCGAGAGATTGCAATCCAAATAGTTGGTAACGATATATTCATTCATCTACGGCGTGGTATATCTGGTAAATGGGATATCTTTGAGGTAAAGTCAGCTAAAGAAGCAGTAGATGAAGTGAAGAAGTATCACCAAGCATTGAAGTATCCATCAACGATTAGTGTGTATACTGGTGAAGGGAAGACGTTCCTTGACGTATTAGATGATGCAGACGTGGTAGCATTTCTATTAAGATATTCTAAATGATGCAAATAATCATAAGAAGTACTGGCGACCTTGCATATAAATGGACAGTGAGTGCCCCAGATTTTGAACGTCAGGTGATAGTTAATACTTACATTAAAACGTTGAAAGCCGCTCTTGAATTTGCTTGGCATAAACGTAAACAACTAACGTATAACAAAACCGTACGATTACTGATTGGTGATGACGAATTTCTGCTTGATACTGATGGAGACATGATGCAAATTATGTTGCAGTATGGCTACGATGAGGAATACAATTAATGATAATTGGTGAGTGGATATATTCTACCAAAGCATGGACTGTTACTGCATTCGATAGAAATGGAGAAATCATAGAACGTCATGAATGCATCAAATCATATGTTGATATGATTTCTGATGGCAGAAAGATTTATGAACGACTGTCATTGAATCATTCAACAATTAAACTATTGAATAACAAATTTTTAATTCGAGAGCCGAATGGCAAATATGAAATACTCGATGTCAGCAACAATACAGTATTAATAGCCAATATTCTGCAACGTAATAATTAATAAAAGAGGAGCAATCGCTCCTCTTTTATTTTCTAGTCAATACGTAATATACGCTTGTGTAACGTTGTTCTTCTTCAATATTATAACCAATCTTTGATGCCAATTGTTTAGCCATCTTCCTATAAACTGTCACTCTTGATCCTTCATTTTTCTCTGCTGAGAATTCTATTCTATATGGTTTCGCCCGTTTGACAAAGTCCAGAATGACATTGGCCACAGTTGCAAATACCGTATAAGCATTACCAGTGCCAGTCATATCAAATTGACGATTGGTGTCAAAAGCCACTTCCCAAGTATCACCTTCTTCACTCACATCAACAATACCAAAGCCAACTATATGCATGTTTTCACCAATAGTAAATGTGGCTTCAACTTGATTCTTATCGATTTTGGTATAATGCCAACTTGCTCTATTGTCAAAGAGTTCAGTGATTTCTTGAAAGCGCATAGCCAAATTCCTGTATAATGTGCCAAATATTTATTTCACGTTTAATAATGACAACAGATACATATCCGATATGCCAAATATGCTCTAAATCTTTTAGAATCATCACAGCAACTCATCTGAAGATTCATGGTCATACCTTTGACTCATATAGAGCATTGTTTCCTGGTGCAATCCTAGTAGACGATGTACATAAAGAACGATTGCGTAAACGAAATAAAGCACGAGCAGGCATCAAATTATCGAAAGAAACAAAGGATGCTAGAGAAAATCTAGAGGCTATAAAGAATGGATACAAAATTGTCAGAATTCAAGTTGAAAAGAATTTAGGTAACTTTGTAGAGCAGATGGCACAACAGGGCTTATTCATTAGCCAATAAAAAACGGGGAACATTGTTCCCCGTTTTTGTTTGACTGTTTGTTGTATTTTCTACAACACTGCCGAAGCAGTGTGTAAATTTTACAAAAACTTTAAGTTAGCGGTATTTATACCTACAAGTCCGAGGTAGTCAGCCGCGTTACCCAAGCTTGAAGCTGAGTTTGTCAGTTCCAAGAAGCCGTAACGTGTCATGAAGCTGACAACTGGTTCGAACGTGTTAGGATCGATAACAACACCACTTGATGTCAGTGGAACGTATGGGCAGTAGTAAGCTGCTGCATCGATTTCGCCTTGACCCTTGTAACCAACCAGCACTGGTGTGCTGTCTTGTGCGTACTGGTCAACGTAAACACGCATTGAGTTGTTCAGCATACCAACATACTTTGTGTTTGTTGGAGCTTCGAATGCGCCTTCTGTTGTACGTGCGAAAGCTGATGTTGTTGCTGATTGCAGGATTGTCAAAGCTGTTGGTGAAACAACAACCCAGTTACCTGCACCGCGACGTGTACGTGCAGCGATCAAGTTAGCTTGACGGTTAATCAAGATAGCCAGAGCAGCGTGGACGTCACCGACGAAGTGTGGTGTACCTGAAACTTGTGCTTGATCGAAGATCGCTGTTGGAGCACCTGGGAGAGCACGCAGTGATGTCAAGATTTCTTGGTCAATTTCTGCTGTGATTTCTTGTGCCAACGCAGCCATAATTTCAGCTTCGATGTCAATACCTTGCTGTGCTTGTGCATCTTGCGCAGCTTCGAATGTCCAACGTGCTGACAGCTTACGTGTCTTAGCTTCAACAACTTCCTTAACGATCTGGATGCTCAGACGCTTACCAGCAACACCTTCCAATGTTGTTGTTGATGCAGCCTTAGGAGCTTGAACGTTGCTTGTGTCACCTGAATATGCACGTGCAATATCAAATGGTGACAATGCTTCGTTACCAGCTTGTACATAACCTTGCACTGTGTCAGCATAGCGAACGCGCAGTGTGTGGATTTGTGCAACTGGACCAGTCATTGGCTGAACACCAATAATTTCGTTAGCGATAACTGTTGGCATCACACGACGGATAACTGGCAGGATAACCTTGTTCAGTGTTGCAACGTTTGCGCTGTTTGTTGCGCCGATTGTTGCATTTTCCATCAGTGCTGCTGTTTGCTTGATTTCACGGTATGTGTTCTCAAGAACAGTTTCCATGATGGCCTTCTTAGTTGGGTTAACTGAGCCATCTTGGTTGTGTGTCAGATCCTTACCTTCGCAGAGAGCTTTCTTAGTAACTGACCACTGGGATTCAAAGAGTTTAGTCATGGTAAAATTTACTCCAAAATTACTTTTTCAAACCGGCTAGTCGCAGAATTGTGGCTGTATCGTCTGATACGGCTGTTTGTTCTGTTCCTTCAGCCTGGACTGTTTCACGCAGTCGATTAGTGCGCTGATCGCCGGTAATAGCAACAGTGCTCAACTCCTTAACAGGTGCCTCAGTCAATGTACGTTGGCGGCTCTGCGGAGCGTCTTTCTTCTTGCTGCCCTCACTGAGGACTGCTGGAAGATATTTATTAAAAGACTCACGAAGCTGTGTTGTTTTCACAGTTTCCAAGAGTTCTTCCATAACGGCTTTCTTCTCACGTGACAAATTACCTGTGAGTTCGGCCATAATTTGTGTGCGTTTAGCTTGTTCTTCAGCCAGCTTAGCCTTACGTGATGCTGCATCAGCAATACGTTGAGACTCTTGAAGTTGTTGCTTCATGGCTTCCATTTCTGCCTTTTGTGACTCGAGAATGGCTTCCATCTTCTTAACTTCAGTGCTTTCGCCGAAATAGCTTGTCATAAATTCAGCTGCTACTGCTTCGAAAATGCGACGTCCGAACGCATTCTGACGATTCTTTTCGAGTTCTTCGTGCAATTGTGTCAATTCAGCCTTCAATGTTTCTGTGACTTGTTTGTCAACCATCTTAGCTGCTGTCGCCACAAACTCACGTTGTGTTTCAGCCAACTTTTTACGTGACTCAGCAACTAGCTGAACACGCTTTTCCACTAGGGCACGCTTGTCTTCTTGGAATTCACGCAGTTCTTTAGAAACTTGACGAACAGTAAACTCATCAATTTGCTTGATGCGTTGTGTGTAAGCTTCTTCGAGAGCAGCCTTGTGTTCTGCTGATTCGGCAACAATAGCTGCGCGTTCAGCTTCGAGAGCTTTAGCTTGTTCCTTGACTTGCGCCAATTCACCAGCCAGCTTTTCCAACACGAAATCACGCATCAGAGCCATATGCTCTTTCAGACGTGCTTTGTACATATCTTTGCCTTCTGCTACTTGTGTAGCCAGCTTGATACGCATTTCGGCAACTGCATTCTTATCTTCGTTGAATTCGGCCAATTCTGAACCGAGCTTCTTCATAACGAAGGATTCCAAAACTTGGGCGTGTTCCTGAACGCGAGTCTTGTAAGTATCACGAGCTTCCTTAACGGCTGCATCGTAACGTTCACGAGCTTCACGCAGTTGAGCAATCTCGCTTGCGCGCTGTTCCTCAACTTTCTGAACTACATCAGTGAGCATACGATCCATTGCTTCTACCAATGTTGACTTGTCATGTTCAAAACGTTGTGCCATTTCTTCACGGATCTGTGTTTCCAGAGATTCGCGAAGACCTGACGTAGCTTCTTGAACACGAGCGTCAAAACTTTCTTGCAATGACTTTGTGTCTTCCTCACTGAGCAATCCAGCTTCAAACAACTTTTTAACAATGTTATCCATGGACCACTCCAATTAGGCTTTCAAATTTTTGATCCAATCCAGAAGCTCTTTTTGTAAGTGCTTCTTAGCCTTTTCATCATGCATTACGGCATGAGCTAGATCTTCGATAATTGCACCGCGCTTGCTATTCTTAGCTTCGTAAACCGCTCTTGGATAAGCGTTTGGCGCGCTAGGACGTGCAACGATGTCAACTGTTACGATTTGGAAGTCGGAGACTTCGCCAGCGTCGTTAACGTTACCGCTACCACGACTGGAAACACCCAACTTCACACCACTCTCAAGGAGAGTTGTTACGATGTTGCCCATAGGTGTTGGCAAAATTTGCAATTTGCCCATACCGTTTGGACCATCCATCCACATCTGGGTAATCATGTGGCTGACTCGATCCAAGTTAATATTCAGCTCTTCTGGGTGATCTGCTTCACCCAGAACGCTTTCACCTCTAACAAGGATCTCGTTTACACTTTCAACAGCACGGCGGATTTCTGAGACCGGATACACACGTTCGTTCAAGTTACGAACACCACCTTGAATAAAGATGCCGTTCATGTAAAGTTTCTTTGGTGCCCCTTCGAAAGGTGCTACCGCTTCAACCTTGATATTTGCTTGATCGTATGTCAAACGTTCTGTTAGAAATCTGTCCATGATCTTAGTTCTTACCCATTGGGACCTTAGTAGAACCAATCAAGCTCTTGTCGTTTTCCTTGCTCAGCAATGGATCATTCAGCTCAGCTGATTTGTCACCTTCTTTGCTAACCTTAGTACGACCATCTGCTGCCTTAGCCTTTGTATTACGTGCCTTTACGATCTTTTGATCAGCAACACCTGGGGCTGTTTCTTTTTCGAAACCAACATGTTCCTTAGCCTTGATTTCGACTGGCTCACCCTTGAGTGCGCGGTCGCCAAGCTTAGGTTGCAGAGCTGGGCTCTTTTTGTTTTGTGTGAATGACTTACCACCTTGTTCGACGCCATCAGCCATGGTCACCTTAACTTTTTCAAGTTCTGATGTAACTGATTCGCCCAGTGGGTCAAAACCTTCTTCTTCAACACCTGTGTCGTCTGCGAATTCGTCTTCGGCACCACCAACAACGTCGTCGCCTTCTGGACCAAAATCACCGCCTTCTAGATCACCACGAACATCATCAACAACTTCGTCTTCACCAGCTACAAGTTCATCGAATTCTGCGGCCAGACGTGTCAATTCTGCTTCGAGGTCATCGACGCGTGCTTCGATACCTTCTTCGTCACCTACGACGTCATCTTCTGCATCGATTGCTGAATCTTCAGCGGCATCGTCTGCTGCTTCGTCGTCTGCATCTGCTTCAGCATCTGCTGAAATTTCTTCGCCATCTTCTTCGCCATCGTTAGCGAATTCGTTGACTTGTTCTTCGTCTTCTGTGTCGTCATCTTCGCCGATCAAATCTGATTCGGTGAACATTTCGTCCATAGCAAGACCAGCTTCCCAGCTTTCATCGAGAACAAAGTCCTCGCCCTGACGCAATGATTCATGAATCTGGCGAGAACGTTCAAGAATGAAATCGTGGAAAAGCGCTTCTGCCTTTTCACGCTCTTCGTTGAGCAGCGCGATCAGTGCTTTTTCCAAAATTGAACGCATTTTAAGTCTCCCTAAATTAACGCACATATAATGTTCGTTCTTTGTTATTTAGTTCGTAGTTAATTCGAAGTTGCCATAAGCCCGAAAAAACGCGATTTTTACCAAATAATGTGTTATTACGGTTTTGTTACATTGATAAGATGAGATCAAAATAAAATGGCGAGGGAATTCCCTCGCCATTTTATTGTTGTGGATTTTAGAATCCGCCTTCGTCTTCTTCACCACCACCTTGGCCATAGATTGCAGCCAATGTATCTTGTCGCTTCAACATTTCTAACTTGCGAAAAGCACGAAGTTTCTTGAGACGATTTAGATCTCGAAGCGTTAGACGATCTTTACGCGTATCCATAATATCTGCTGCTCCCAATTCGTCAGAATCTGGGTCATAATTTGTTGGCAAATCATTATTAAAATCGTCAGTTTCCATTATTCTTCTCCTTCTGGGGGTATTGCTCCTACTCCTTCAGAACCACCTTCCTCAGTATTATTTTCTTCACCACCCTCTTCAGATGTGGTGTCCTCGAGATTATCATCTCCCATATCGCCGAAGTCGTCACCAGCGGAAGAACTAACACCCACAGAACTTAATCCATCAGGTGGATTTGCATCTGCTGAGGTGGTACCAATTGCACTCTTCATTTTTTGTGGGTTTTCTTCAGCCCACATACGTTCATTTTCCAGAATCTCTTCATCAGTAAGATTCAAGAAACGCTTCAACTTGAAACGTTCTGCCAATCGTTTATTGTCAGCAACTTGGGCATACACATTCATTTGTGCCGCATCGAGTTCAATCTGGCGATATTTTGTGAAGTTTTGTGGTGGATTGAACAGCATTTCGAAAAGGCTTTCTTCAATTTGAATGCCGTTTTCTTTAATAAACAATTTGAATTCCTTATCAAATACTGGCGCGAGCATATTCTGCAAACGCATACAATATTTGTTGAAACGGAATTCCTGAATCATTGCCGCCCCCATCTTACCGTCGTTGTAGGCAATCTGTTGATTATCTTCTCCACCAGGCAAGTATGATGATGGAATACGCAAACCAGCACGTAGTTTCTTATTAAAGAATTCCAAGTCTGAAATCTCACCAAGGTTATCACCTCCAGGCAATGTTTCGACCTTAGAGCCACGACCTTCTGGCGTCTGTGCAAAGAAGTAATCTTCCATCATAGTCAACGGGTTGTATGCAGCATCCATGATCGAATTGCCACCACCTGTACGGTTTGGAATACGACGTTGGTGAATATCATTTTTAATCTTTTCAACGTGAGCATTAGCCATAACTGGATTCATACCACCCACGTCGATGTAGAAAATGCGTCGTTCTGGAGCACGTTGAACACGGTAAATGATAACTGCATCTTCCAACAATTCTTTTTGCTTAAAGGTCTTGAATACTGGTTCCAGCACTGATGATCCAAAAGGCCAATTCTCATCCATACCAGTTGACAAGCTCAAATGCACAACATGCTTGGCATCAACAACGTGGCTTTGTGGGACTGATTGATTACCCATACGAGGATCAGCTCCCTGTCCCGGAAGTGTGAACATATTACCAGGAGATACTGATGCACTTGATGTACGAGTAAATGGTGAAGTCGCCATACCCATTGGAGTATTGTATTCATTTGGATCGGCGGGCTTGGTAGCAAATTTATCTTGCTTGCCGTAATCCAGATTACGAATAACATATTCCATTGGAATTTTACCAGCCGCTTCGTCTACTCGAACGAGTTCAACATCAAAGTGGCTAATCCACAACCATTCTTTTGTTTCTGGATCACGTAAGAAGAATTGATCACCGTTCTTAATAACATTTCGAAACGCAGTATACAAGCGACTACGAAAGTTATTAAGTTTGCACCACTTCTGAAGTAATTGGTGAATAATTGTTACTTCGGTATCTGTTGCTTCATCGTTGTATCTAATATAAAAAGGCTGATCATTCTGTTCTTCACTTTGAGTACAGAAGTCGGCAATAGTATCGAGAGCCGCATTGATCTCGCTGTCTCGATCCATATCCTCATATTGAAAATATCGTTGAATTCTATTTGGATGTCCGGCATAAATTTCTGGCAAATAGCTTGAAAATTTACTACCAGAACCACCCAGACTTCCACCGGTAGATCCAGGATTTTTCTGCCCCGGCATCTTTACCATACGAAAATGCTTACGCCATGTCACGTTATTCTTCTTCCTTAGGAATTTTGAATATTTATTCTATTAATGTTATGCGAACCTGTCAAAAAGGTGGTTATGCTTTATTAGGATCCATATTCATGCCGAGTTTCTTCATTGAATCTTGTGCCGCCATTGCAATTGCGCGATCTTGTGCATTACCATGTTGCAAGGCTTCAAGAATCTTCAACATAACTTGTTGTTGAGAATGCATTTGTTTCTGCATGTCAGCATTTTGTTTCTGGAGTGTATTTACTAAGTTTTGTAAACGATCTACTTCTACATTCGGTGTATTAGGTGTGGTAATTGACGTTGGACCTGAAACATTGGTAGTACCTACTGCTTTTTCAAATGCGTTCACCAATAGTGAACCACCAGGCAATGCAAGAATGGCCTTCTTCATGATTCCAAAAACATCAAAATTCTTTAACCATGAGAATTTGTTAGCAATCCATTCACCAACACTGCTCGCCATATTACCAATACCGGCAAAGAAACCATCAAACTTTTCTTTTATAGCATCGAAGGTACCAGTCAATCCATTGTTCTTCAGCGACTCAAATAGTGAAACCGCCATACCGATCGGTGTGAATTTAAATGCAGTTGCTACCCATCCAAATACTTTAGTTACGGCACTACCTATCCAATCAATTGCCTTGCCTAAGGCATTCTTAATTGGTTCCCAATTTGACATGATTATACCAGCTAGAGCACCCACTCCACCACCAATCAATGTACCAAGTGGACCAAAAATTGAACCAATCTGGGCTCCTAGACCACCCATCGATAAAGCATTTGAAAGTGTTTCTTTGCCACGGAAATTTGGCGCCATATCAAGAGCGACACCACCCAACGCACTGGCGATACCACCATAACGCATGGTGCCTCTCAGTAACGATGGACCAACTCCTTTAGCTAGTGTACCTGCTCCACGCAACAAACCACCAGGTGCATTTCTGGCGAGATCTATAGCTGTTGATGGGAAATTACGGATGGCTGATAAACTTCGACTCACTCGTTGACCAGCATTATATCCAACGCGCCGCCAACGTGTACCACGTGATGCATTCAACCCAGTTTCCCGTAATTCTTCTTCAGCTTCAGCAATAGCGTTACTGCCAAATCCTCCACTAGTGACACGCAACGCTCCACCAGAACTGTATCGGGCCAATGCTTGACTCACGCCAGCCGCCATAGCTACACGCTGGCGTGAATCGGTCTGAGCTTGTGCATAACGTTTAGCAAGAAATTTTGTTCCAAAATACGCAGCCAATAACATCGCGGCGGTCCCAAGTCTACCGAATGTATCGACCATCCTATTCACAACACTTACTATTTTGGTGAAACCATCTACAGCAAGACTAATACCACTTATGAATTTTTCGCCAAGCCAGAAAATAGCATTACCGATTTTCTGTAAATTTTCAGGAGTAAAATATTTTGACCATAGTTCAGATACTTGCCCACCGAGCTTCTTAAAGTTTTCGATAAGATCCTTGAAAGCTGGTGTTTCAGACCACGCGATGATTGTTTTTAGGAAACGTTCACGAATTGCACCACTTACTTCGTTGAATATTTCCTGAAGATTACTGATTGCTTTAGTTGCAACAGTTTGCATTTGTGCTTGTTCACGTTGCTTACGGATATTATCGGCTGTAAAATTACCAGCTTGGTTTTCCATATCCTTGATCATCGCAATAGCTTTGATGGCCGATTGATTACCTGCTTGAGCTTGCAAATTCAAGGTTGCCATATTGGCTTTACCTTGAGCTATGAAGTCTCGATAAAATTTGGCTTCGTCCTCAGGAGATAGGTCTTTACCACTTTTTACCTTGTCAGCCATAGTGTCCATCATATTGGCAACACCATATAAGCCAGCATTGGTGAAATCCTTCACCGCCTCGGTCATATATGCACCATTGCTACCAACAGTATCAGCCAACATCTTTGATAGTGTAGAACCGGCTTCACCCGGTAGCGAAGCCAAGAACATCGTTGCTTTCGTAGTAGCATTAATTACTGCTTGGCTGTTACGGCCTTCTTGTGTAATTGCCGCCGAACGTAAAGTCGCGGATTGCAGAGCAGTATTTGCATCCTTCATCAATTCCATGCGATTTTTACCACTAACCCCAGCCAACGCAGTTGCTTCAATTGACAAATCGCGCATCGAGGCAATGGCTTGTTGATTAGTCGTGGTTTGCAAACGACCAAATAACATCATTGTTTGAGTATAGTTACCAACCACGTCATTCAGTTGATCAGTTGACATACCCAATTCACCAACGTCTTTCAAACTTTCGCGCAAACCTCGGCTCCACTGGCCAAGTCCTTGTGCGCCGAGTGAGGCCGCTGCTTGACCATTGTTCTTCAAGAGTTCTGCAAATTTATCTAAAGGCAAACGGGCTTGAGCTGCTGACAGTTGTAATTGGAGTAAACTACCACCAAATGTTTGACCAATATTTCGCATCCCCTGATATGTCTGGAATGTGCGTTTGATATTTTCCTCAACCGCAACACCAATCATGGCACCTGCTGCCACAAAGGTTGCGGCCGTTTTAGAAAAGAAACCGGATGCACCTTCAGTGGCGGTGCTTAGTTTCTTAAAGGAACCAGATACATTGATTGTGTTGGATTCTAAGTGTTTAGCAAAACGAACCACACCGTTACCAAGAGCAGTAAACGCTTTTGATACGTCACCAGCGTCTTTTCTGGCACCTTTGAATGAACCTTCGCCATGTTTCGAAGCAACATCTTTGGTATATTTTAGTTCTGCATCACTATTCTTCACCAGTTTGTTCATAGAACCAGTGAGATCTTTTATATGAGATAATAGCTCAGCAAAATCTTGGTTAGATACGTCTGCCATGGTGAATCCAGTTTATAAGTTATCTGAATATTTATTCAGACATTAAGTACATAGATAATTACTCACTCATAAATAGAGTAAACAGTGTACTTAACGAGGAAACTATGACATCTATGACTCCAAATCCTTTGGCAAAATATTATCGTGCTCCTGGTATAAATGTACGATTGCCGAGTGGGGGTCGTTTCCAACCAGAAGGAAACGTCACATTTGCCCCAAATGGCGACGTACCCGTTCTACCAATGCGCGGTGCCGATGAAATGCTTATGAAGAGCCCTGATGCGCTAATGAGTGGCCATGCTATTGAATCATGTATTCGTAGCTGTGTTCCAAACATTGCTGATCCACAAAGACTCCCAACACCGGATGTTGACGCGGTTCTACTGGCTATTCGTGCATCTACATTCGGCGATCAAATGGATATCGAATGCGAATGTCCAAAATGCAAGGCCGAAAACACATTTGCATTTAGCATTTCAGCTATTCTTGATACTGCGGTCCCGCTCGAGCCTGAATATCCTGTTCGTTTGAACGATGAAGTTATTGTGTATGTTCGTCCGTTTAATCTGGTTACGAGCACTAATATCAGCACACTAGCTTTTCAAGAAGCTCGTAAGATGCAGATTCTAGAAGATTCTGACGCTTCAGAAGAAGAAAAACAACGCGAATTGAATATTAGTTTTGATCGTATCAATCAAATGAATGTCGAATCAATCGTTGATAGTATCGAGATGATTGTAGTTCCTGAGGGCCAGGTTATCGATCGATCCATGATTCGTGACTTTATCAATAATATTCCAGCTGATTGGACAAAGAAAATTGAATTACAGCTAAAGAAAGTTAATGAAGCTGGGGTCCAGAAGGATCAAGAAGTACAGTGTGCAAAATGCCAGGAACTGTTTAAAACCACGGTTGAATTTGATCCATCAAATTTTTTCGGGTAAAGCTCCTCCATACCTCACCTGAAAAGATACCAGAATATTTGGCATATCTAAAACAGGAACGAGATGAGCTAACTGAACAAATTCATGAATTGATGTGGCATTCCAGAGGTAGTTTACCACGTGAAGAAGCTTGGACTTTATGTGTTGACGAACGTCGAATAATGATCGAAGCAATCAAGAAGCGAATCAAATCAACTGAGCAATCGGGTATGATGCTACTCTAATGAGAAATGGCACTAAGATATCAAATCTTAGTGCCATTCGACCATCTATGGGCTTATATTTGTATTAGATGATCTGGTACTACTATCAAATTTATTATACTAATAATTATAAAGGTATCAGCGCCGTTACTGCTCGGCAAATGATTAGACTGCCATCACACCTGCAGTTATAATGGCTTAATCATTTAGGTGGTTACATCCTCTAACAGTTCTAATTAAATAATAGAGGTATGCTCACCATACCGTAACTATAACAAAGATTGGCAAGGGCAGCAAGCGCCCTTGCCACAATAAGGAAAAAATATGCCAAGTAAGGCTAAGGTTAAGGGTAATGCTGGAGAGCGCGAGCTCTGTAAAATTCTTGCTGGAATTTTTGAAGGATCATTTATTCGTGTTCCTGGTTCAGGCGCATATATTGGTGGCACAAATGCCATCCGCCGTGAATATTTGAGCGAGGGTCAAGTACGTCATGCAAAAGGTGACATTCAACCTCCTGACTTCATGCCAAAGTTGGTATTGGAGTCGAAATTCTACGCCGATTTCCCTTTTCATTCATTGATGACACCAGGTGCCATTCCTCAGTTGGATACGTGGATTGATCAAACTCTAGATTGCGTCGAAGAAGGTGATGTTTGGTATGTTGCTTTTAAGATCAATCGCAAAGGGTTCTTTGCTGCGGTACCATTTGACGGATCAGAAAAATATACTTTCGGTAATCACTCAGTATATACTGGTAAGCATGGTAAGTTTATTGTGACAGAACTCGAAGAATTCTTTACACTAAACAAAAGTATTATCTTGCAAATTACAGCATAAAATGGCAAAGAGACCACGTCGTAGAGCAGCACCATTGCGTGGAAGACGTGTAAGAATTGGACGTCGAATTAGATCTTGGCGGCAATCATATAGTACTCCAAAAATGAACCACTTCAATAGTCGCCAATCTGGTCGTAGAAGTAGACTAGCGTCTCGACAGAACCTGAATGTCCGTGAGGTTCAGAAGAAAGAAGGCGAAATCTTCGAATATGAAGTATTCATTTCACAAGAAAGAACTTGGTCGGTGCTTGATAAACTCAATATAGAATTGACCAATTGGTTGAAGTCTTGTTTGTCGTCCCAATATAAGATCTATCGTATCCGCAGTAAAAAGCTCGCTGCGATTAAGAGCATCAAACTCGAATCAGAATCTGACCTCATGATGTTTATGCTCTGCCACCGAGAACACGTTCGAAAAATCTTCAAGATGGTTGATGAGCCCGTTAAGGGCTCATCAACCATCAACAGCTAATCAGCGATTACGTTTTTCAATCCGTTTAATCTTTGGCAAAGCTTCGTGTTCTGGATTAACAAGCTTTGTTAGAATCATCCAACCAGTATTCTGGCAATATAGTTCAATACCATATTCTGCGTTGGAATTGAATTCATAACGGATGAACCAATCTTTACCTTCTTCACCACATTGCGAATTCATGAGATCCTCTAGTTCTCCAGCCAGATAGTTGTTGTAGAACTCATTCTTGTTCTCAAACAACAGACGATACTGAATATCCTTGAACAGTGACCGCGGATCCCAATATTCGTCGAATGGATTGACTTCGACGTTTTCGATTTTAATTTCTTCTTTCTTGTCTTCTGGTTGGTCCATCATAGTGTGTCCGTGTAGGTTATTGTTGAATATCGGATAATTTTTTCTTCTAGATCATTGGGAGCCAATTTCATTGCTACAAGCCAATATGAATCCGGTGTTACGATTTTAAAAATACGCATACTTAAACCACTTTTACCTGATTCATTGCCTATTTCAGCGCAGTTATGAACTGATTTTCCATAATATTCGTCCAGCCGATTTTGGATAATCTTTTGCACATCCACTCCTTTAGTGACGACGCCAGCTTGGAGCATAATGCTCTGGAGCTTTATGCGCATTGCGTTAAGCCTTGGAATCTTTATTATTACTGTTGATTACATATCTTGGCTCAAATGAATTTGGCACCCGTCGTGGGTGCCAAATTGTACAACAGAGTTGTCAGTTATTCAATGTCTTCTGCGTCATTGTCAAATCTAGTAAAGGAATTCTCTTTCTTCACCAGCAGCAACTTGTTCACTCGACCTACCAAATCATCTTTGTGTGAGATCAAGAAAATGTTCTTGTTTCTATCACGTGCCATACGTTTCATCAAATCCAACGCATTCTCACTACCTTGTTGATCAAGTCCATTGTCTACCATCTCATCCACGAAAAGTAGATTGACCGTTTGATTCAAGCTTTCCCACACATCACGGAATGCCCAGCTAGTTGCCAGAATAACGCGAGTAGATTCGCCACGACTCAATTGTTCAAAGTCAAAGTCACGACCAAGTAAATTGATTTCCACACTCAAATCTGAATGGAATGTCACCTCATGTGGTAGAGCCAACTTTTCCAAGTAGAAATTCAATCTGTGGTTCAAGTGATTGATATTCTGGTCTATGATTTTCTTACGAATAAACGAGTCCTTGCTTGTTAGCATCTTGAGCAAGAAATCTTGATGTTTCAACAAGACTTGTAATTCGTTCAATGTTTCATAAGAGACTTCCTGAATACCACTTGTTTCAAGTGTATTAATTTGATCTTGATATGGGTTTACCGACTCAGTTTCACGAGATATAGTCTCAAGCAGATTGTTAATCGTATTACGATGTTCAAGTGCTTGTTCCAAGCTTGCATATGTTGTGATTGGTTCGTCACCAATCAACGCCAAACCCTCTTCCAGTTGTTTTACGACTGTTGAGTGCTCTTCGACCTCGGTAGCAATGGCGATAAGCTCTGGTTCAATCTTGGCAATCTTTTCTTTCAACTCAGCAATAATACGCTCATTACTGCCGTCATGGGTTTCTTGACCACATGTCGGACAATGGTGATTTTCAGCTGCTGAAAGATCAGTCAAATATCGTTCTAGGCTAGAGTTCTTGGTAAGCAGATCACCTTCCATTCTACGAAGATCGCGTTTGGTACGGTTCAATTCAGTGGTTAGAACCTTGAAATCACCCAGTTTTTTATGCTTTTCAATTTCAACTTCAATATCCAAATTACGCAAATTGGTAAGCTGGCTTTCGGCTTGCAATATTCGACGGTCTCTTGCTTGATCCCATCCACGGCTTTTCAACATCAAGTCACTAATGGTAGACCGCATTTTATCGTTCTGCGCAATTACTGCCTTGATTCGTGCTTCTTCATCACGAATGCTATCTTTTGTATTCTTGATTAGTTCCTTCAGAACATCAGCACGAGTACTAAGTTGCGTAATACCCAACAATTCTTCAATGATCTGGCGTTGATCACCAGGTCGCATTTTCAAGAATGGTTCAGTATACGTATTCAGAGCAATGATATGGCGAAACATGTCATGGCTGAAACCGAGTACCCGTTCGATTTCGATCTGGGTGAACTTATTTTCACCCTGAGCTTCATCATTTGTTGGATCTTGTACTAGATTATCACCAACATAATATCGCATGAATGTGGGTTTGCGACCACGCTCAATACGATAAGCTTTGCCATCTTTTTCAAAGTCAATACTAACGACGAGGTTCTTGCCATTAATGTTGTTGATCAGATTATCTTTCTTGATATTGGTTAATGGTTGGCCAAATAAACCAAAACTAACAGCTTGCAAAAGCGTTGATTTACCAACTCCGTTACGACTATTGACACCGCCATTATCCAAGTTTTCACCAAGAACTAGCGTCAATCCTTCTTTATTAAGCACAACTGCTTGAGTGGCATTACCAACACTCAAGAAATTACGCATCGAAACACTCTTTATTTTTAACATCGTTACTGAAGACCTTTGTAAATCTCAACCAGCGTCTTTGTATCTATACCAGTTGATTGCACTGAGTTCAGACCCTCAATAACGATCTGATCGATACTCTGGAAAATAACGTTGTCGTCAAATTCTTGATCGGCTTCTTCCTTATTCAAAGGCACCAAATCAATCTTACGAGCACCAAATTGCGCGATAAAAGTCTCTTTTACAAACTGTGCTTCCTCATATGAGATATCACAGTCAATGCTAATTCGATTATAACTCTTACCAACAATGAACTTCTCAGGTGCCTCAAGAACCTCAGTTAGCTTCATTGTTCTATATGTTGGAGCGCCTGGCCATTCCTTAAAGAATGGTTCCTGTCCCCATTCCAAGAGCAACATACCGCGATCATCGTCCCACGCATCAGCAAAACTGAATGGGAACGCATTGCCAATATAGATCACCTTACCACGAGATTGACGCTTATGGAAGTGACCGCTGAAAACATATTCTTGGTTTTGAAAATGAGTTTGATTCAAACCGCCATGATCTGGCATTTCAACCATTGCATTCATGAAGAAATTTGGCAATTCAAAATGACCAAACATATAACGAGATTTGATTTCTGGGATCTGTTTCCATTCTTCAGAAACTAACCATGGCATAAATGCCACATCACCTTCCACTCTTACTTCATTGATAATCTCAATATTGCCAATATTTCGCGCAAATTCAATACTACTAATATCGCGCTTTTCTCGATAAAACAAATCATGATTACCTGGAATGAACCATACTTTGTCAAATGCTTTACTTAGACGTTCCAAATTGGACAATGAAGAACTCAATGTACCAACATGCAGATTGTGGCGATTATCGTGCCAATCGCCAAGAAAGACGCACTGCTTTGCTCCCCAAGCGTGCGCTTCTTCGATAAACCAGGAAATGAAATTCTCATTATCCTGGTTCGCCTGTCGATCATTGCCTTTTCTGCCGAAATGGATATCTGTGAACCCTACGATTTTATCGAATAGTGCCATGCTTTATCCTATTAATGTAGCGCGATTATATGCGCGCTCTCAGACAGAACCAAAATTGTTATTTGTGGTCGGCAGTACGATCGATTACTTCGCTAGGACCTTCTACATTGGCATATTCATGCTCATTTTGTCGAGTATAAGAAGGATTTACACCGTGCATAATCAAGATGTCATCACGGATATTTTGATTTTTCTTCTCAAGATTCAAAATACGAGTAAAACAGTTCTTAATCGTAGTTGTGTAAAAAGCAAATGGATTATCGGATTTTGATTCGTCAAATTGAAGGCCAATCTGTGAAAGCTGCAATAAAGCATGACTCTTCATTTCATCCAGATACGTATAGCCACGCCAGTTCGAACGTCTAGAATAACGATCAACCAACATCATAAACATTACAGCCAGGCGATGGCTAATCTGTCCATGCGTCATATCAAACTTACCATCTTGGATGGTACCAGTCCAGTGACTACGTCCAACTTCTGTTGGGTTCCCATCAACTATGATGAAATGTTTGAATGGAAGAAATGGAGTTTTGACATAGTTGCCTTCCTCCCCTTTTCCACGGCGCTTACGATCAGGATCAAGTGGTAGGTGATGAGGTGTCATAACACGGAATACGATAGATTCCGTGGGTAAGTCCTCTGGCTTGACCTCGTCAACCTTGATTTCATATGGCTTCTTGCCAGCTTCACGCTGTTTTGCCTTGGCTTGTTGTACAATAAGGCGGGCTTTTTCGACTTTAGTGGCTTGAATCAGTTCGTCTGTGATTTCACTAAGGCTATGAACTATAGCATCGTAGGCAGCATATTTAGGATCAATGTACACACAATATGAATTCTTGCTCTTATGAATTTCAGCGAGAAGTTCTTTGTTAGTGATATACTTAACCTTGCCGTTAGCAGAGGTGGTACTTGTTTCTACTTTATCAGTCATTGTAATTCTTAATTAATGGACAAAAGTCCGTTTATTGTTTCACCTAGAGTAATGAAATATCTGGTTAATATCAATAAACCAGTTATAGTGGCATTTAATTTAACGAATAAATACTTGGGTAAAAATCATGGATAAAATTGTTTTTACGATCTGCCGTATGAATCCGCCAACAAAAGGACACGAGAAATTGGTAAAACGAGTCTTAGACTTGGCAGATGAAAAAAAGTGCGATCATCGTGTGTTTTTAACTAGGACACATGACAAAAAGAATAATCCACTAGTCGTAGAAAAGAAGCTTGATTTTGCCAAACAATGCTTTCCTGGTGTCAATATAGTAGATACCATGAACGTTTTCTCAGCATGTCGTGAATTGGCAAAAGAAGGGTATTTGCATGGCACTTTGGTTGTTGGTCAAGATCGAGAAAATTCGTTCGAAACAGCTTTGAACAATTATATCAATCATCCAGAACCAGAAAAAAGAATTGGCTTGCAATCGATCGAGGTGATCGTAATTCCACGTGATGTCCATGATTACAGCGCTACTGCCGCAAGAAAATGGGCTTCGGAAGGCAATTTTGTGAACTTCCAAAAAATGGTTCCCATCAAAAGCATTACGGTAGCGCAAGAAATATATAAATGCGTCCGTCAGGGCTTGGGTGTCCAAAATGAGTGATTTTAATTTTTCTTTGCCAAATTCAGTCGGTAGTACCACTACTTCTCTAAATGGCTTTAGCATTACTGGTGGCACCAATATAAGCAGTGATGCTCTTAGCATTCCAGCTAGTTTCACTCAAACCGCTAGTAGCCTAACTACAGGCTTGACGTCCAGCCTTAGTGGTTTGCCAGCAACTCTTACTGGCCTTACTGGCGGTATCAATTCCGAAATCTCAAATATTTCGAATAGTATTTTTGGATCTACGGCTAACCAAACAGGCAGCATTGGTAATTCTGTTGATTTTCGTGTTCGTATACGTCCACAAGTATCAGCACAACAGAAAGTTTATGGGCCCAACGGTACGAATAATATATTGAATATTCTGTATGAAACGAATGGTATGTTCTTTCCATACACACCAACGATTTCATGGAATCAAGCGGTAGAGTACGAACCATTACATTTTATACATAGTAATCAAGATTATTACGCATATAAAAATACACCAAGTACGAAGATTGATATATCTGGTCAATGGTCATTGCAAAATCAACGCGAAGGAGAATATTTACTCGCTTCAATACATTTTTTGAGAACAGTGAGTAAGATGTATTTTGGTCAATCAAATCCTTCCTTGGCCGGCATGCCACCACCAGTATTACTCTTAAGCGGTTATGGTGATTACATGTTTAATGATTTACCAGTTATTGTGATGAATCATTCATATACATTAGACAACACAGTTGACTATGTGACAATCCAAGTTGCTGGTGGCCATGTGCGTTTGCCATCCTTAATGCAAATCTCGGTTTCCTTAGTTGTTCAACACACGCCAACCGCCATGAGAAAAGATTTTGATTTGGATAAATTCAGAACGGGCGAACTTATGCGTTCGAAAGGTTGGATCTAATGACTAAGATTGTTTACCCTGCATCATCACCATATTTCACAACACCACAAACAAGCTGGTATATTGGACCAATTCAATATCGTAATATACCAGCTGATTCTACCGATCAATTTATTGCATCACTGGATCCTCGATATCAATATCGACCAGATGCTTTGAGTTATGAATTGTATCAGACTCCTGCTTACTGGTGGGTGTTTATGGTTAGAAATGTCGATCTTATTCGTGATCCAATCTGGGATATGACTGCCGGTATGTCAATCTATGTTCCGACAAAATCTCGCATTCAATCGCTTCTTGGTTAATTATGGCTGATTTTACAGATTCAACACCTACTGGTAATGTGGCTCAAAACCAGAAGGTTTCCAAATTAGCACCGCCCACTTTTGCTACAAAATCAGTAGTAACTGATACTGCAAATACTTCTGGATTGGCCACATTGGGTAATAGCACGCTATTCACGACTATAAGTCCAAATATTGCCAATAATGTTGCCGCACAATCAGGAACATTTACAAGCAATTTGGTTACATCAACGCCCTTGTCAGATTCTACAACGGCAGCAGTTGGGGCTCAGATTCTAAGCAATGCGAACGATACATCTTGGCAACCTAATGTTCTGTCAAGTGTAAATCAAGCCACATATAACATTCGTTTCTTCATTACGGATGATACACCAATTTCGTTTTCAACTACCAAATCTTGGACGGCTGCTCGCCAAGCGGTGGCGGATAGAAAGTCAACCACAATTGCTCAATCTGGTGTTACTGGTCTAGCTGTTGACAGTCTCACAATAAAGACAATTCCCGCACCCAACCATGTAACTAGATCAGTTGCCGCTACCGAATTCACATTGATCATCAAGGAACCACTTGGTGTTAGTTTTTTTGATATGATCGCGCAGTCAGCAGCAGAACTTGGCATCAGCAACTTCAGCAAGTTCTATTATTTTATTGAAGTAACATTCAAAGGTTATGACGACAACGGTTTATTCGACAAAAATCCTTGTGTTGATTTTCCAAATAGTGGCTCATGGTTATACCAAGTAGCCATTTCAAATATTGCAGTTGAAGCAAATGCTGCCGGTAGTACATATACAATTACTTGTATCCCTGCCGAAGAAGACATTTATGAAGAATTAGATTTAAAATTACCGTTCCCATATCTACCAAAAGGTTCGACTATAGGCCAAATGCTGAATGACTTAGCATCAGCATTGAATAGTAATAATCTGATTATGTATGGCTCCCAAGTGACACAATACCAATTTAACTTGGTTCCATTCATTATGAACGGCAAAACAATCGATCCTTCGAAATGGTCGCTATCACCAAGCCAAATCGATTTCAGTGATATAAGAAGTAATCCATTAAGTTCAGAAGAAGGAGTTGATAAAGCCACACCACACAAAGCAGCATTTGCAAAGGGTACTAATCTCACTGATGTTATTGAACAACTTTTTGTGAGTTGCCCAGATGCACAGAAGTATGCAAAAGATGTTATGACTGATGGCGATATCGACAAACCTGATCAATCCACAAGAAACTGTATTGTATTCCGTCATGAACCTACAGTTGATTTTGGTGATTATTTGGCTACCGTGAATCAATACGCAAAGACTGTCACTTTCAACATTCTGAGCTATTTTACAACCAAACCTATCATCTCGGAATCAGATATCACGAATGCAAACATAACGAATAATCAAATAACCAAAATAACAAACTTCACAGAAAGTGCGTATATGGTCAAGCGTTATGATTATTTGTTTACTGGTTTGAATACTGAAGTTTTATCTTTCGATTTCAAATTTAACTTGAACTGGTCTGCAACTTTACCATATTTGTATGGTCTGCAAGGATCGAATGTTGCTATGACGGATCAGGCAAAAGCACGTCAAGATGCTCAGGATTATAATGCTCTGGCTGCACAAATGCAGAATTTGGTTGAGCAGAATAATTCATTGAAACAACAACTGACTGAGCTCGAAGCCACCGAATCACAACTGAAAAATACCAATAACAATGGATCAAATGATCAGAAACTAACCGAGATACAAGCAAAAGAATCAGAAATTCGAGATTCTATTACTAGAAAAAGTAATCAAATTGGTTCACTAAAAACCCAAGTATCAAGTGCCGCTTCACAAACAAATCAGGACTTCTTATTGAGTAAACAAAGACCAGATCAAAGTCGCTCTAATATTTTATATGCTGAAGATCAGTTATCCAATACGCAGGTTCCAAGATTGCCAGTTTCAATAAAACAAGCACCAAGTCCTACAACTTATGGTGCAGGACCATTACCAGCATATTATACTCGAGATCGCTCAATATATGGTGCCATCCTGGATCAAATTTACGGTCCAGTAACTGCGGATCTACAAAGTATTCAATTAACAATACGCGGCGATCCATATTGGCTTGGTGCTAGTAATCTAGAACGCTGTGTAAATCGATGGGTGAACATTTCTATTCCACGTGACCATATGGCGAAAGATATGACCAGATTAAAACAAGTCGATTATACCTATGGTGATATCATGTTCCTAATTGCATTCAAATATCCATTAGGCGTAGCTAGCGATGGTTCACCAATATTCAAATACAACGAAAGTTTCACTGGTATCTACCGTGTGACCCAGATTATTCATACCTTTGCAGGTGGAGTTTTCAAACAAGATATTTCCGCAGCACGTATGGCATTGACTGATGCATTCAAAGCACTTGACTTTAATACAAGCGCGCAAGCTCAACCTTCAATTGCAGCTAATCAAACAATTTCAGGCCAAGTCAATCAATAAGGTAATATATGTCTTTTGGCTCTTTTAAACACACATCATCTGGCTATAAAAATGAACCCGGTGCCGGCCGTATCGTAGATGGGAAAATCTACATTGGTATTGTAAAAAATAATGTCGATCAACAACGTATGGGTCGACTTGAAGTCTTCATTCCTGAAATGGGCGGCGATCCAAAAAATGAAGCACATTGGTTCGTAGTAAGCTACGCTTCGCCATTCGCTGGCGTAAGCGACCCTGCTAATCGTGTACCAAATTCACATTTGTATGGTGAAAGCCAACAAAGCTATGGCTGGTGGTCAGTCCCACCAGATGTAGAAAATCAAGTACTGGTTACTTTCATTAATGGTGAAGCTTCGAAAGGCTTCTGGTTCGCTTGTATCTATTCCCAAAATATGAACCATATGGTTCCTGGTGTGGCTATCGATACCGCATTTGAGAATAACGCAGACAACAGCTTGCCACCAGTCGTTGAATATAACAAAGCTGATCCAAACATCAATACAGCCAACCCAATTCGCCCACGATTCGATCCACTAGCTTTGGGCCTACAATCCCAGGGATTGACACATGACTACGAACGAGGTTCAACATCAGCATCAGCACGTCGTGAAGCACCATCAAAGGTGTTTGGATTTTTAACTCCACGTGCAAACCAAGTATATGTTGATGATAATGAAAACAATGAGTTCATCCGTCTACGTACTCGTTCTGGTACACAAGTATTAGTACACGAAACTAATGGATATGTTTATATCAACTCAGGATTAGGCAATTCATGGATTGAAGTGTCAGACGCTGGCGTTGACATATACTCACGTGGTTCTATTAGTCTACATACAGAACAAGACTTCAACGTAAGATCAGATCGAAATATCAATCTGGATGCCGGTGGTAACGTAACCGTTACCACAGGTGGCAATATCGCAACTCAGAGCACAGGCAATACTTCATTGAATTCCGGTGGTACTCTACAATTAGCATCAGCACGCGATATGAGTGGATTGTCATCTGGTCAATTACTTTTGACATCAACCGGAACTCTGGCTCTATCAACACAATCTGATCTTGATGCCACTGCATCAAGCAATGTGAATTTGTATGCTACAGGCGATATGCAAACTGGCGCAGGAGGAAATCATACCACAAAAGCAGGTACGATTATCCGTTCAGCTGGACAAATTCAAGATAATAGTGGATCTGCCCCAGATCCCGATAAAGCTGATAAAGCAACAGCACCAGAAAAGATAGTACCAACCACACAAACTAACGGCACAACAAGCATCAATACCATCGTTAGCAGAATGCCAACTCACGAACCATGGAACGGTCACCCATCATCCAAAGCAGCAACACCACCACAAGGTCAAATCGCTAATGTACCATTCCAACCAAATGGTTCAACTGATCGACCATCACCATTTAAAACCAAACCTGGTGATGGTACAACCGATCAACCAGCAACAACAAATGTTACTACTGGCGATGGTAAAGACAAACTAATACCCAATCCATCCCTGAGCGGACAACAAACAAGCATCAACGGCTTCCATATCCCCATCGAAGTAATGAACGCTATAAAAAAAGCAGCAAGCATAACAGGCGTAGATATCGGCGTTCTTATGGCTATCTGTGCAACTGAATCAGCATTCAGACCCAATGCTTCAGCACGACCAGCATCAACCGCTGACGGTTTATATCAATTCACCGACGGCACCTGGAAGTCTATGATGCAACGATACCCACAATATAATATCACCTTCGCAATGAAAAAGGATCCAGAAGCATCAGCACTCTTCGGCGCATTCTACGCAGCAGAAAATACTACAATCCTGAAAAAAGGACTGGGTAGAGATCCAGTCGCAACCGATATCTATATGGCTCACTTCTTGGGACCAGGAGGAGCTCTGAAATTCCTAAAAGCCGATCCAACAGCAAACGCACGATCAGTAGTACCAGTCTGGGTGGTGACTTCTAATCCAGATATCTTTAAAGTGGCTTCAACCGTACAAGACGTCTACAACGGCTTCCAAAAGAAAATAGGCGGAAGAGCACAAGCATTCGCAGCTAAAGCTAATAGTACCACTGCCACTTAACATCCATTAAAAATCATTCTTCACGAATAATTCATGGAGGTTACAAAACATGTCGCCAGTATCACTGGCTCTATCAGATGTTTATGTCAAACCCAGAGAGAACTCCTCAAATTCATGAAGGTTGTAATCGCTGGCTAAGCCTTCACGGACGATACAGAACCCAGAGAGAACTCTGGGTTTCACCATTATCTGAGCATTTAATTCCGTGAATAAATAAGTACATAATTGGATGAAAGATAATGAGTAACTTCACATTCACTGGTTTCAGTAGTATGTCTGCTGACAATGGTGGCGATAAAACACTACACGATCTGAAATTGATCGAACAAGACTTGTACGTTCGTTTCCATGTTCTTCCTGGTGAACAGGTAATGCGCCCAGAACGTGGTTGCACCATTTGGTACAAATTGGAAGAACCATTCACTCAACAATTGGTAGACAGTATCAAAACAGAAGCAATTCGCATTTGCGAATTGGATTCTCGTCTGAGTGTTGTTAGTGTGAATGTGATTCAATATGATTTAGGCATTCGTGTAGAAATAGTCTTGAATTACATTCCATACAACTCAATTGGTACTTTCATCGTTGACTTCAATAACCGCCAATCCGCACTTTCAGCGTCATTGGGAGACAATAGCTAATGTCATCAAACCAACAGATCAGACAAAGTGAGCTGTTTTCAGGCCAGGACTGGACAGTTCTTTATCGAGCATTCACGCAGATCAACTTCAATGCATCAGATCCTGCGAGTATCAATACTGCTCTACAAAACTATATTCAGACAAACTATCCTGAAGACTTTAACGATTGGATCGAAGATCAAGAATTCGTGATGATCATTGACTTGCTGTCATGGTTGGCTGGTACCCTGGCTTTCCGCACAGATGTCAATGCGCGCGAAAATTTTCTGGAAACGGCACAAGCTCGTGAGTCCGTATTACGTCTGGCACGCTTCCTGAGCTACAATGCACGTCGTGCGCAGTCAGCTCGAGGTCTAGTAAAGATCACAAACGTGAAAACCAGCCAGAGCGTTTTTGACAGTTTTGGAACAAATCTAAACAATCAGACAATCAACTGGAACGATCCAGATAATCCAGACTGGATGGAACAATTCACAGTAGTATTGAACGCCGCATTTCCAACTACTAATCCATTTGGTATTCCATTAAAATCGCTCAGTGTTTCAAGCATCCCAACACAACTGTATGCTCTAACCAATGTGTCAAATCCAACATGTGTCTATTCATATAGTGCAAACGTGGATGGCACAAGTAATCCATTCGAAATCGTTAATACTGATTTCGATACCGTTGGTTTTTCGGAATTAGATCCAGATCCATCACAAGCATTCCATATAGTATATCGGAATGATGGTCTGGGAAATTCGAGTACACGAACTGGTTTCTTTATGCTGTTTAAGCAAGGAACATTGCAATCGACAACATACTATCTACCCGACCCTATTGAAAATCGTACAATAGACATTAATGTAAACAATATCAGCCAGACTGATGTTTGGGTTCAATCAATCGATAATTCAAGTAATATCACAACACAATGGACCCAAGTCCCAACCGTTATTACTGATAATATCACATTCAATTCAGTAGCACCAAGCGTTCGTGGCATCTACAGTGTTATTACGCAAGATAACGATCAAGTGACGATGCGTTTCGGCGATGGGACATTTGGGGATGTGCCAGTAGGCAATCTACGTCTATGGTATCGCACAGTAAATGGTCAGCAATATCAATTGCGACCATCCGACATGCAGAATTGCCAGATTGTTATCCCTTATACTGACGTAACTGGTCGCAATCAGACACTAACATTAACTTTCTCATTGCAAGAAACGGTTGCTAATGCGGTTGCTAGTGAAGATATCGATGCCATTCGTCGTCGTGCTCCACAATCATTTGCATCACAGAATCGTATGGTTTCTGGCGAGGATTACAACGTTTACCCATTAACATCGAACGAAATTGTGAAGATGCATGCGGTGAATAGAATTTACTCAGGCCATAGTCGTTACTTAGACATTAATGATCCTACGTCGACATACCAAGACACTGTTGTTTATAGTGATGATGGTTGGATGTACACCCTGCCAACCACACAATATTTGAATATTCCAATAACTGCTAATTTGACGCCAGAACAATTGGCAATTAATAAACTTCAACCAATGTTGAACAACATCTCACTTCGAGATTACTTCATTAATTTGTGGATGAATTCATATACATCACAGATGACTATTCCAGCTAATACTGCTACTTGGGTGGCATCAACTGGTGCAGGTTGGAGTGCAACTGGTGGAATTTCAATCAATTCGAATTCTGATAACAATACGATTTACCCATTATTCAATTTCTTGACAACTGGAGCACAATTGAAAGTTCAATGGACTGATATGACTTCTGGGTCTGCTGTTACAAAAACACGATGGGTGAAGATCAGCCAATCAAATGTGCTTCGTAATGTTACGCAGAATACTGCTGGTGCCATTCCTGATTTTGTTAGCCAATTGGCGTTATCGAATGCTTTGATAACTGATGAAACAATTCAAAATGGTGCATCGATTATCCAAATTTGCCCAGCATTCCGTCCTGGTTTGAGTAATCAAATACCAAGCAATTTGGCACCAACAGAATTACAACAGGTACAGAATTATTTCACAACACGTCGACCATTCTCACTATGGTATCAATTTGATATAAACACATTGTTGGCTAGTGGTGATATGATTGCTGGTACATGGAATGTGCTGGACATCAATTCTACTGGACCAGTTATTGGAATTAATGGTTTATCAGCTATTCATGTTGCTGATATTCAATATGTAGGATCATCTTTCTGGACTATCAACATTATTCAAGGTTTGAAATTCGTATTCCAGAGCATGAGCAATGTCCAATGGTACAATGATGCATCTGCATCAATAATTGATGCCAACACTGGATTGGCCGTTCGCGATCATATTACCTTTCTCCAGCCATCATTGACCGGTGTAAGTTTTGATATTATGTCAGCAATGTACGAAAGCGATGGTTTCATAGATCCAACTCGCGTTATCGTTACACCCACGGATTCTGATAATGATGGTAATCCTGACACTCCAGATGTATTCCAAACAGTAGTAGCTAATAATTCAACAAACTTTGGCTATGTATTCTTTTATGGTGATCCGACAACACAAGATTCAGGGTTGCAACCACTTGATATTAATGCATATCAAGTGATGCCTGAGAATGGTCAATTTGCTGATGGAACAATTTTCTGTCTAATCAATACAACGGAAAATATACAGACGTTCTACAAATATGTGAATGGCGCTCCCACATTGATTACTGATCCTGGCTATGTTGCTCTACCAGGTGCTGGTAAATTGCAATTCCAATGGAAACACTATGCCGACTTGGATACTCGTATTGACCCAGCAATCACTAATGTAATTGATGCATTTGTTCTAACATATGAATATGATTTTTTGATTCGCCAGTGGATTGCAGCTGGTTGTGATCCATCGACCCAACCAAAAGCACCAACTGATGTAGAGTTGGCCCAGCAGTTTGCAAGCCTCGAACAATATAAGATGTTCAGCGATCAGATTGTTTGGCGCCCAGTCAACTACAAATTCTTGTTTGGTTCAACGGCAGAAACTGAATTACAAGCACAGTTCAAAGTTGTTAAGATACCTAACACCACAATGAGTGATGGTGAAATTCGATCGAATATTATTGCGGCTATCAATTCTTATTTCGATGTAAATAAATGGGAATTCGGAGAAACTTTCTATTACACCGAATTGGCAGCATATATTCATATTCAATTGGCCACCGCCATCAGTTCTGTTGTTATTGTTCCAACATCACCAACTGGTGTTTTTGGTAATTTATTTGAAGTACGAAGCAACAGTGACGAATTGTTTATTAGCACAGCACAGGTAAGCGATATTGTAATCGTAAATTCCAATACAGCTTCTAACCTACGGATTTCATAATGGCGCAACGCAATTTTATTAAGCAACTACCAGTTGTTCAGCAGACAACAACTCTGCAAAAGTTTTTCAACGCTACAGTTGACCAAGTATTCCAACCTGGTCAGTTGCAGAATGTCAATGCATATATTGGTAGAAAGCCATCGTATTATAATCAAAAAACTGATTTTTACAAGCCAGAATACGATGCCGAACGCGCATTCTATCAGCTTGAACCAGCAATGGTTAGTACTGACTCGTCAGATACAACACAAAATCTGTTATTCTATGTAGATATAGTCAACAACTTGCGTTACCAGGGTGCATTGGTTGATAATCATCAACGTTTGTTCGAAACTGATTATTATACCTGGTGTCCACCAATTAATCTCGATATGTTGGACAATTATCGCAACTATTACTGGTTGCCAGATGGTCCACCAATCATGACTTTCGCAATTCCAGTTAATACATATACTGGTGATGGTACAACTACTGTGTTTGCTGCACCTGTTAGTTTGCCAAACTCAATTGTGAATGTTAAAGTAAAAGTTCAAGGTGTTTATGCTACAAACTTCACATATACCGTAGTCAACGGTGTAGGTGAAGTGACATTCCAGTCAGCACCAGCATCTGGTTCTAAAATTCAAATTTGGACAAATGGTGAATTTGAAGCGAACATAGATGGTAAAACAGCATACACCTACCCTGGGGTGGCTACCGCCTATGCAAGTGAACAACGCACTATATCACAGACCGTAGAAAGTGACGTTTTGTGGGATACAGAACCATGGTCAACAAATGACATGATTACATGGGAAATCCAAGCATCATTGGAAACTCAGACAGGAATGTTTAACTTCCCAACGATTGATCTGGATCCATCTCCAGCATTGGTTCGCGGTATGCTGGTTGAAATTCAAGATGACACTTGGGATAATAATTGGGATGTCATGCTATGGGATATTGATCTTTGGGACACGAAAGTAGCCAAGGAAGTCAATGTTCAGAAGCAAAATGGTCAAATGGTCGTCGAGATGATCGATCAAGATCCAAAGATGGTACATCGCACCGTTCCACAATATTGGACAATTGAACGACGATCAATTTCTGAAAATCAATGGAGTTTGAACAATCGGTGGTATCATTCGAGCATTATCTTCTATGATGGTAATGGCTATGCACCAGCTAAAGCAACTCGTCCAATTATTGAATTTTTTAATAGTTTGAAGTTGTTCAACTACGGCGTCAATCGTCTAGATAACGTTGATTTGGTTTACGAGGGGGTGAATATCAATGTTGCTGGTTTACCAGTTGGGAAGAAAATTCTCATCGTTAATTCTGCAAATCCTTCGGTTTCTGATGGCATGTATTATGTCTCAGCCCCGGGGGGCACACCAACTTTGGTATCACTTATTACTCCAAAACAGTACGACACGGTTGAGGCTACAAATGGTGTTGAATATTGGTTCAATGGAACAAAATGGGTAAAGGCACAAGCTTATGGCGATCAACCACCATTGTTCGACCTATTCGATCGTAATAGCACAAGTTTGGCTGATCCGACAATCTACCCAACAAGTACATTTGCTGGCTCAGAAATCTTCGCATATTCACATGATACCACTGGAACAACGCCAATTGACAGTGTTCTAGGTTTTGCCCCAGTGTACAATCAGTACGGTTCTTTTGAATATGATAATAAATTAAACATTGATGGTTCCGCAGTTCCTGGTTTGAAATACTTTGCCTTGGAATCCATCAATAATGGTATAGTTACTTTCGATTACGAAAGTGCATGGCGCTATGCTGGGCAAACACAACAACCAATAGACTCTGCAACAGGTTTCTACTCCATCCCGCAGAACTTGCAAGCCAATCCGAACAACGACGACATCACTACGATTTCACGAAATGATTGGTATCCACAGTTCCAACAGATCCTACCAGAAAATAATTGGTTGTGGGATAGCAAATATTATACCTTGACTAGTGGCACGAATATTGTGCAAAACCGTGACAATCTATTGAAGACTATGCTGATGAGTTCAAATAAGAACATTGACGTTATGAAGTCAATGCTCTATGTTGAACGTGAATATAGTCGTTATCGTGCAAAGTTGGTACAGTATCTGACTACCATGTATACACGTGGCCAGATCATTGATGCATCATCCGCTCTGACTACTGCATTGAATTATTTGAAGGTTACGAAGACTTCTTCATTCGCATTCTTCAACAATGGTATGGGTGGTGACAACTACTACATTCCAGCATCAGGTGCATATCTGGGTTTGACACCATTGTGGAAACCAGAATTCATTATTCAGAATTCGTCAACTGGCGGCGCCGCAGTAATGCTTCGTGGTCACGATGGTAGTTTATTGCCAGGTTTCACCAAATTTGCAACTCAAAATGTATCGTTGACAACTCAAGGTGTGATGGTAGACGGAGTCGAGGAAGAACTCGATATCCGGGATACGGTCATGATGGCTTACGAACAATTATTGTTCAATTCATGCGATGCTTCATTACAAGAACAACGTCGTCCAGCATTTGACTTGAAGTCCGTACAACCTGGTAAATTCCGTACAACTGAATACTCGGTGGGAGAATTCAACCAAGTTGCTACTCCAATTTTCGAGCGTTGGGTTGCTCGTGGTCAAAAAGACTATACAAGTAATAAGATCTACGATCCAAACAATACATGGACTTGGAACTATAAACAGCTCAGAGATGCTGATGGCCAATCAATACCAGGTTACTGGCGAGGTATCTACCGCTATTACTATGATACTGATCGACCAGATACTCATCCTTGGGAAATGCTTGGTTATACGTCAAAGCCAACATGGTGGGATACATATTATTCATGGACAGACTCAGCAAAAAGAACCGCTTTGATTGCTGCCATTGTTGCTGGTAATGTAGAGCAACCACCTAGTGTAACTATTGACCCAATATTTGCCCGTGCTGATTTTGCTCGTTTCATTCCGGTAGATACTAACGGCAATCTATTGGATCCATTCCAAGCAGGTATAGTTGTTGATACTGGTAATGTTACAGCATATGACCAGGACTGGGTGTTTGGTGATTGTGGCCCAGTCGAAAACTCATGGTGGAATAGCGAATATATTAGTTTCACATTGTCCGAATTGGGCTATTTGCTGAAACCTGTTCGTTTTATTGATACTGGTTGGCAGACACTTGATAACCAATTGGTGTATCCAGGCCAATCAAACCAATGGATTAGTAAAACTCTGGGCAGACGACCTCACTTTTCAGATTTCACCGTTCACAATGAAGTTGTGGACAAAGCACCTGTTCGTGTTGTTGGTTTCCAACAATGGATTTCAGATTATGTTCGTTCTAATGGACAAGACATCACTACCACATTTGGAAATCATGTTAGAGGGTTGCAAGTAAAACTTGCCCATAAAATTGGTGCATTTACTGATTCTAAAACAATGCAGGCTTCAACAGAAAGCCAAGGCGTCTTACCAAGCGAAAACGTAACAGTTCAATTATACAATTCACCAAGTACACGTGAAGAATTCTACAGTGGTGTCATCATTAAGTGGAATGGCGCTGGTTGGGTTGTAATTGGTTATGATGTTCTTGATCCTGTATTCAGTATCCTTCCAGTTGATACGAATGCATCAAAGGTAAAGATTTCCCTCGGGGCGCTCCCAGCACCAGCATATCCATGGTTACCCAATACCTTCTATCAGACAGGGGTACAGGTAACCTGGCAGAATGCAACATATTCATGTATTAAATCCCATACAAGTGTTGGTATATTTGAACAAGAATATTGGCAGCTTGAAAGCAGTTTTGCTGGTGCATCGCCATCTCTTGATTTCTATACAAGTGCGCAACCAAATGCATCTGTTCAAACAATTCCATATGGTTCAGTATTCTACACCATGCAAGAAGTTTGCAACTTCTTGGCTGGTTACGAACTGTATTTGAAGAGTCGAGGATGGGTATTTGATCAATTTGATTCATCCATCAACGAAAATAAGGACTTCCGCCTGGCTGTTCGTCAATTCCTGAATTGGGCACAAGTGGCTTGGGCTCCTGGCACATTCATTACATTGAGCCCTTTGTCAGATGGTGTGAAATTCGTTACTGATCACGGTGCTATTCAATCTGTTGAGCAAATGGTCAACGGTGTTTACAGTATCTTGGATCGCGCTGGCGCATATGTTGATATCAAGAATACGGTTGTAAACCGTATCAATGGCCAAATAGTAGTTTCAACAAAAGATACAACCGGTATTTTTGGTTTGCGGTTGTGTGTTTCAGAGATCGAACATTGTGTGTTGTTTGACAATACAACAATCTTCAATGACGTTATTTACCAGCCATTGTTCAACTTACGTCAAAATCGTATTCGCATGAACTTCAACTTGAGTACTAACTGGAATGGCACATTGAATGCACCAGGCTTTGTACTCACCGACAATTTGATGATTCCAAGCTTCGATCGTTCTGTCGAAGACGTTCGCAATATGTTTAGTATTGAGAAACCAGTTTATTCAGTGATGCGAGATTACGCCCGTCACCAAATTGGTTATCAATCTCGTTCATACTTGGCTGATATCTTCACAAATGAATTGAATCAATTCGAATTCTATCAAGGCATGATTCAACAAAAGGGTTCGGCTGGGGCTTTGGACAAATTGTTGCGCAATACAACATTGACACAAACTACCAACTTGGAATTCCTAGAGGAATGGGCATTCTTGAATGGGAATTATGGCGGTGTTAGTCAAGAAAATATTGTTGAATTTGAATTGACTAGTGATGACATCAAGCAAGAACCACAACAAATTAACTTTATAGACGGCACTGAGGGGTTAACGGCTGATCAATTGACTGCGCTTCAAGATCCTGATTCAATCACACTTGATTTGTATTCAAATAGTACTGCGCATGACACTCGTTGGATCTACCCGATTAATACTAATACGGTGTTCCCAACGATCCTAGATTATACTCGCCACAAGGGTGATCTACCAACTGCTGGTTATGTTCGAATCGATGAAGTCACAGCATCCGCTCCTTCATTGGCATCTTTGAATGCTATGGTGCAAGCTGGAACTGTTAGTTTGGCGGTCGGTAATAATGTGTGGATTTACAATAATGGTACTTCAACATTTGATGTTCTACGTGTTGACACAGCATTAAATGGTACCGGTTTGAACGGTCTAGTCACACAAAACTATATTTCAAGTATCACTGGCAATACGATTGTAATGGAATATCCAACTACATTCGTAGTTGGCGATCACTTGTATATTAGTTCACCATCTAACACAAGCCCAGATATCGGTGGCGTTTACACCGTATCTGCCGTTGCATCAGATGGGGTAACCATTACGTTGGCAGAAACAATTACCGTAAGTAATACATTTAGCAGCCAGACAACATTCCCAAATACGACAATACCGGAGCCTGGTGTCGATGCTCCAGTAGTTCTACGCCTATTCTCAATGCGTTTCAACGAGAAGCATGGTGGCTCTATGGTAAGCTATATGACGCAAAATTCTCTGTCTGCTAACTTCTGTTCGGCAGTGATCGTGCCATCAGGTGGCTTCACCACTAACGATTACATTTACCTAGATACTGGTTACGAGTTTGCATTACAATCAGCATACGCTGCGTATCAAAAACGTTGGGCCGTATTCAAGTGGAACGGTTCGGAATTTGTTCGTTACCGTTCACAAGCCCCACGCATCGATCGCAAATTGATTGATTCAATGAAGATATACGATACTGTCACATCATTGTCAAGTGACAGTAATTTGATGCAAGCAAACCCATTGCTATACCCAGATGTAGTTCCATATGATCCAGTACAGGGCTTGATTCCAGGTGCGGCAATGCGTGAAGTGTATTACATGCAGGAATATGATCCAGCTCGATATAATCAAGGGGGAAGCAATGTATTGGCATTGGGTATGGAATGGGATGAATCTCAAGTTGGTCGTATTTGGTGGAACTTGGACTCTACACGTTTCTTGTTAGCAGAAACCAACGACCTCACAAATCTTGACTCTGTTGATGCATCAACAGAATTGAAATATCGAGTGAAGAATTGGGGTTCTTTAGCGCCAAACAGTGAAGTTGATTTCTATGAGTGGACAGAAAGCGCTGTCAATCCAATAGATTGGATGGCCAACTTCAACGCTGGTTCTACACCAACGATTTATGATGGTCCAGTTTTCAACTCAACAAATCCATCATGGGTTGAGAAGCAAGTATTCGATCCATCCACTGGTACATATGTGACCAAATTCTATTTCTGGGTTAAGAATCGCCAAACAACACCAAATGTTCCATTCCGTTCTATTAGTGCTTCAGCTGCTGCACAAATCATTGCTAATCCAGCAAATAATGGAATTGCATGGGCAGCACCAATCGCAAGCAATGCTATGATTGTTGCGGCACTCAGCCAATACTTGACACCAACCAGTTCATTGCAAATACGTATTCGCAAAAATGACGCTAAGGTTGGTAAACATTCAGAATGGTCGTTGCTACGTCCTGGTGATCCATTGAGTTTACCATCAGTTACTTTGTTCTCAAATATGGTATCGTCAATTGCTGGCTTCAATGCAGAGAACGAACCAATTCCAAATCCATCACTTTACGTGACCACTCGAGTTGGTAACAATCTGCGTGTCGGCCAAAGTTGGTTTAAAAACCTACAGGGTGCCCGCAAACATTTGGTGGAGTATCTGAACAATGTGTTTGCTAACTTGTTACTTGCCGACGATCGTCCATATGCTTTGACCGCATTGCAGAAAACCCACAGTGATGATCAATATTTGCAGTGGACTCAAACTCAAGGTTCAGCATATATCGAACCGATTCCAAACAAAGCATTGTGGAAGAAGCAATTTGCATCACTGCAAGAATTCACAAATGCATATACTAAGGATCCGTCAGTTAGCCCAGGTTTGATAATGAACCTCAGTGGCAAAACACCATTCTGGTCCGTTATGACCGAAGATACACAAGGTGATATTAATTTTGCTACTTTGTGGGATAAGCAGGTTTCCTCACTAACAGAATTGAATGCATTGATTGGTCAGGTTGCAGATGGTACAAAGGTATTGGTGGCCGCCAACTCGGCAACGGCCAATATGTGGACTTTGTGGATTTACAATTCATCAACTGCTTCATTCCAATTGGTTACTACCCAACGTTATAACACTAATGATATCTTTACGATCGTTGACTGGTATGCATCTGGATATGATGCAACTATGGTTCCAAGTGCAGTTTATCAAAACCAAGCAGCACGTCAGGTTGCGCTGGGGGCAAATCCAACCATCCATTATACCAAGATTAATGATGATGGGCAAGGGCGTTGGATGTGGCAAGTTTGGAACGACGGTGTTTGGACAACAGTCGCAAAGGAAAATGGCACCATCCAACTCAACGACAATATCTGGCAAAACACAGGTAACGTATTCGATGTAACTGGTACACTACCAAGTAATTTTGCTACCTTAGTCGCGAATCGTGATATGGGGTATGAATTGAATTATGTGCTGAATGCTTTGCGGGATTCTGTTTTGTTGGCTGAAGAACAAAATGAATTGTTCTTCAGCATGATTAGTTACCTACATACTGAGCAAGATTTCGTCGATTGGTGCTTCAAGACATCCTTTATGTATGTACAGGGATTCAATGCCAACCTAATCGCAAGCCCAATTGCAAGTATTGACTATACAGCAGACTTACTATCATACATTAATGAGGTTAAGCCATATCACGTCAAGATTCGTAATTTTATCAGTAAGTACGGAGTGAGCGATACTGCTAATGTTCATGCAACTGATTTTGATAAACCAGTTTATTTTGATTCAACTCAAGGAAAATATCGAATTCTTGATGAAACCAATGTTGCCGATTTGGCGATCCTAGCATCCGATCCGTCATATAAAGATTGGTACAATAACTGGGTATCTGGTAATAATCAAGTCCGTAAGATTGTGGCTACATTGACATTCGATCGGGTTTCAATGCTTCCATCAAATGGATGGGATAATGAAGCTTGGGATATCTTTGATTTTGACAGTTATTCCGGTGTGGGGGGTGCAGTTGATCGTCTTAGCCAATATTGGTCTGGTGATGCAACATCACAAACTGGATTGATGGGGGTCATGAAAGGAACTGTATTTAATGGTCCGGTATTGGGCAGTAACCTCGCTTCACCGACCTTATATCCAACAGCATTAACATTTGTTGAAGATGGAAAAGGCCATCTGATTGGCACAAACCTTCCAAGCTATGTTTATTTTGCTCAGAAGTTTGATACTATTGGACATCTTCTTCCTGCTCCTTGGGACGTAGCCAATGACAATCAACCAAACTACGTTTGGGATCAAATGAATACTACTACCTGGGACGCTTTGAATCAAACAACATGGAATCATTTGGTACAAGCTGGTTTAAACGGTCAAATTTACAATGCATATGAGTTTGAATTTACTGCAACACAATTCGATGTAAACAATGGTCATCGTCTAGAGGTATATCGCAATAATAAACGACTATCTCTTATCAATGGTGATTACATCGTATTGGCTGATCCAAACTTGGCCAATTCCTGGAAGATTTACTTCAAGATGTCGGATTTGGGACCATATGATAATGTAGTTATTATGCTAGTCGCGGCAGATGCACCAACAGAAATTATCGATGGTGGCATATTTGCGAACTCTACATATTCTCAGATCATTAGTGGTAGTATCTTCCAAGATCCAACTCACCAAGCCAACCACCCCGAAGAATTAGTGCAAGTGCTGGTGACTGCAGGAGTGCGTATTAAGATGCATCAAACTTGGACACCAGGTAGTGCATCTATTACTCTATACGAATCAGCATCACCAATGACGCTTCCAGTTGCTCCACAATCAAAACAAGCTATTGCATTGTATGATGGTGGTGTACGTGTTGCTCAAAATGATTACACATATGATGCTCGATCATTGATTGTTAACTATACAGGTAACGACAATCCAACATTTTTAGATAGCGTATCATTTGGATTCGGTGGTGCAAATCAGATTACTGGTACTGATTATTTTAATGGCGATGGTACAACAACTACTTTCCCAATTGACGCGGTGGTTGATAATCCATCAGATTTGTTCGTAACCGTTGATGGCGTATTGAATACAGCATTTTCTGTTAACAATAATAAGCTTACATTCACGACTGCACCTGCAAATGGGAGCTTTATCAAGGTTGTTGTTATGCCATCAATAGTTGATGCGAACAACAACCCAATGTCTGGTTTTAATACCGTAACAGTTAAGGAAATCGATCTCACGACTCTTGGTGGTCCATTGACATTCGAGGCGGCGTTTGGTTTGTCGACCCCACCAAACCCAATTCAGTCAATTATAGAGGTTGATGGATTACGTGTTTTGTCAACTGGCATTTACGAAGCTTTTGTATCCCCAGGAAATGAAATATTGCAATTGGGTCAGGGAGTTCAATATGCCAACTTAACTGCAACATTTAACGGATCACCAATTGTTATTGGTACAGACGTAGTTCAGAGTTTTACTATTCCCGCATCAACACGTTCTGTGAACCTCGGAAGTAACTGGGCAGCAAGTGATATGGTTGTAAAGAACAATGGCGTCGTCCAAGTTGTTGGTGAAGTTGTAGGCACAGCACCTGGTTATCCATTGAGCAATCTAAATCCAGATGCACCAGAATTGAATTCAATGACTGGAGTTTATTGGGATCAGGATCTGTGGGATGGAGTTTCCTTGTGGGATGATCCAAACCAATACTTGAAGTACACAATTGCTCCAGCTAATGCTACTCTGGTGGTTTATGAGGGCCGTTTGATGAGTTTGAATCCATTGGCGGCTGACTTGACAGTCACAATCTCATTTGGTAATACCATTCCAAATGATCTGACTAACTATTCATGGGATGTTCCAGGACAACCTGGTGCAGTTGCTCAAGCCATCATGATGGGTGACCAGATTATGATGCTTGGTGATGTTACTGGTGATTTGGTGGTGTTTGATTCAGCACAGGCTGACTTTAACTTTACTGATCCAATTGCACAGCAGTTCCCATTGGCTAAACGTATGACACTAACAACATTCGCAAATGCGAATGTCATGGGTATCCATACAGTTAGTTATGATCATATTACTGATAATTGGTTCCCAATCCCAGGAAGTTTCCCAACACCTGGCAGTTTGTGGGTGACATTGAATGGTCGTAAGTTGCGTGAAGGTGCAGACTTCTATGTCACACCAGCAAATAATGGTTGGGATATTCCGGCTTGGGATACTGATGCTCGTGATGAAATGTCACCTTTTGGTCCAAATAGTTTTGCGGTTCGTATGAATGAAGAGAATGGTATCTTTGCTAATCCAGGTGACCATGTGATTATTTCAACATTCACTGCAACACAAGCACAAATACCATATGATCAAATCATATATCTAGATCCGCTGCGTGAATATGGTATTAGCGATATTAGTAAAATCACAACTCATTCCGATTATTACACATTGGCTAGTGATATTGATATCAATACAAGCAATATCGTTTTGCAACGTGTGAATGGTGATGGCTTACCATCAATCGGTTCGTTTGATGTGGATCGTAATTTGCACAATCCTGGTGTTATGATGTTGAACAAAGAAATTGTTCGATTCCTACAAGCCAAGGTAGATACTAACGCAAATACCATTACATTGATAGATGTTGAACGTGGCTATCGTGGATCGTCAATATTTGAGCATACGCAGGGCGAAACAGTAATTGATTTATCGCAAGATAGCTATTGATACTGACTAGCTATATATGGAGGGGAGTAAATGCTCCCCTCCAGTCATTTGAATATTGATAAACTGACCACATTTCGTTCTAATAGCTAATTATATTGGCATTTAATTCAACACATAAATATGGACGTAGATAAACAAATTATAGAAGAAGTAGATCCAGCCGGTGTTCAAGCCACTGATCATCTACTCATTCGAGATGTGGAAACTGGTAAGGTTTTGGTGAATATCAGAAATACTGCCAAGAATCCACCCCTAAAGGATTCCGATTCAAATGAGCAAGATTGACCTAGCCAGAGTAGAAACATTTGGCCACGTTCTAGTGCGAGATATCACAGACCCAACGCCAGAAATTATCGTGGATCAATGGAATGCGATTCACTATGAAAACTTCAGTAATGCTATTGCTCTGGCTATGGCAGATTTTTCAACTGGTGTTATCGAAGAAATGCATTTTGGTAATGGGGGCTCTGTTACTTCTGCCACTGGCACTATTAGCTATTATTCACCAAACACAACTGGTTTGGATGCCGATTTATATAACGACACTTATTTCAAGGTCGTTAATAATCGAAGCGCTCGTTTTACTGACGATCCAACGAAGACAAATATCACCACCAATCACATCACTGGGAATACTTATACTGATATCATCGTAACATGTACTCTGAATTATGGTGAACCAGCAGGCCAAGAGGCATTTGATACAGTTACTCAAACCAACGCCAAATATACGTTTGATGAACTTGGATTAAAAACTTATGATCCAAATACTGGTGTAAAACGTTTGTTAACTCATGTGATTTTCAATCCGTTTCAGAAATCTCTGAACCGTATTATTGAAGTCATTTACACCGTGCGAATCGCAATGGTTTAATAGTTAAAATAGTCTTTAATAAATAAAACAATAATACGAATCCCCGGAGTATAGATGACAGACTATGTAATCTCTAATGATGCGAACGGCTCATTTACCATTCCAGCCGCTACGATCAACACGTCGCTGACGTCTCTAGCCCTTTTGGGTCGAGGGGCACCAGGCTATGGTCTGGCTGTCGCGCAAAATACATTGTCACAGCTCTGCAATTTTGCTAGTGCAAATGCACCAGCCAATCCATTAAAGGGTCAAATTTGGTTTGATGCAGGCCACAATGTAATCAAATTCTATCTAGGATCTTCAACATGGTCCACGGTTGCTCAAGTAACTGACTTGGCTAACTATGCACCATTGGCTGCATTTCAACAAGTTCAAACTTCTGTAGCCGCGTTGGAAGCCAATTCAGCTACGCAAGCTGAACTTGCGAATTATTTGACTCTTCAACAGTATTACAATCCACCATCTGGTTCACCACCAGCACCAATTGCATCAGGTGGTACTGGACTTACATCTGTTGGATCTCCTGGATATGTCCTAACCGTTAATTCTAGCGGTAATGGCTATACATTTTCTAATCCAGCATCGTTTGTGCCAAGTAGTAGCGCTTTCATGCGTAACGACCAAACAAACTTACCAACAACAGACAATTCGTTTTCGCTGGGTAGTACATCAAATCGTTACTCAAATGTATATGCAGTGACATTCCAAGGCAACGCCACATCAGCAAATTACGCTGACTTGGCGGAACGTTATGAAGCCGACATGCCGCTAGAAGCAGGTGATGTTGTGATGTTGGGTGGTGAAAAAGAAATTACGATGACTACCAGCGCGTTCTGTGCTGATGTATTTGGTGTAATTTCTACAGCACCAGCTTATATGATGAATGCAGAAGCAGGATCTGGTGAAACACATCCATTCGTAGCGCTTGTTGGTCGCGTTCCTGTGAAAGTAGTCGGTAAAGTAAGGAAAGGCCAACGTATCGTTTCCTCAAGCTTTGCTGGTGTAGCTATGGCTGCCGACCCAGCTGATATTCACGGAAATGCATTCGTTGTCATTGGCCGAGCACTGGCAGATAAAGATACTGACGACATTGGCTTGCTTGAAATTACTGTAGGAGCAAAATAATGACAGTAGTTCAAGGTGGTCTAATCGCCGCAGCAGACTTCAACACGATGCAAAGCACACTTGCCAATGTTATTGGCACTGGTTCTGGCAGTTCTGGTTGGGGTCAAGCTGTGTCGAGCGCGCAACATACCATCGGGAACGTCATTAGAGCCGCAGATTGGAATGCTCTGTACCATGACATTAATTTGTGTTGGCAACAAATCTACGGCGTAAGTGTTCCTGCTGGTACATGCCCAACACTCGCGACAGGACAACTGATTAGGGCATCAGATATCACCCTATATTCAAATGCCATTAGCACAATCAATTCAAATAGAATGACTATTGCTACTGGTAACTGGACGGCTACCAACTCAGCGTATACTAATACTCGTGCCACTACTTGGGGCAATAATACTTCTGGTCCCGAGACTATTAATGCGGTGTTTAATGTTGTATGGGGATCTGAAGATCAAGCCCGTTTCTTTTTTAATACTGGTGGTGCCGTTAATTTTGTATTGAGCCACCCAAATACATCCACGACTCAAGATCAGAATTGGAACACAATGCTTACTAATGTTGGTACTATCGGTCTACACGGCTCTACTTCTTTTTGGAATGGAACAATTGGCACTATGAACCAAAGTTTGGGTTATTATGGACTGACCACATCAGCTCAAACATGGTTCACTGGAACACACATTGGTACTGGTGCTTATGTCAACAATGATTGTTCTATTACCATAACGAAAATTACGAATGGTTTTCAAGTATCAATTTCGTTGACTGATGAACATGCAAATTCATTCTATGATGTAGTACAATCTGGTACTAATGTTACCGCCAGCTATAATAAAGCAACGGCAATCATGACTGGGATTGTCTCTCCATCATTCTCTACCGTCACCAACTTCTAATCAATTTGCAATCCAGAAACTCCACTTGTTAGAATATTGAATTCTTCAAGTGGAGTTTTCTTATGGATGACAGATTAGAAAAAGCACTGGCGCACGGGAATTACAAAGTAACCGTGTTTCAGCAAAAACAAAACCTCAAGCTCCGCCTTGAGAATCTTCTCACATATGCACATAATGGTGGCATATTCAAAGTTTCCCAAGAATTGATTGCATTTATTGATGCTCTTCTGCGTAAAGAGGTCACAGAAGTAGTTCTACTAGACTCACGTGAAAATCCAGTCAAGATTGCCAATTTGCAGGATTTTTATGATGAAATCGTTAGTTTATATTTTGAAGCCACAAATGAATATCATCAAGCTTACGAAGATCTGCGTAAGGCCAGAAATGTGGCAAAGGCAACAGAATAATGAGCAAGGGTTTCCTCATCTTTGCACACAACAATGAAGAGGTCGATTACGGCAAAATCGCTCTCTGTTGTAGCCTAATGCTCAAATCTTATTGTAAAAATAATGATGTATGTCTGGTGACTGACCAAGGCACAATAGAATGGTTGGCACAGAGCGTGGGTCAGGAGTTGGTTTCCTATGCGTTTCAACATATCAGGCTTTTGGAATACAAAAATGTAAAAACAAATACGGCGCAGCGTAGATTCCGTGACTCCATGAGCACGGAAAAAACTCTTAGCTGGTTGAATACCACCCGCAGTTCTGCTTATAGTCTTTCGCCATTCAACGAAACAATCATGATTGATAGTGATTTGTTAGTGCAAGACAATACTTTCGACTTGGTTTGGGGCAATGACGAAGACATCTTAGTTAATCGAGATGTTTTGACGTTAGAACACAAAAAGCCGCATATCAATGAAATTCGTTTGGATAGCATGGGTATTCCAATGTATTGGGCCACACAAGTGTACTTTCGTAAGGGGGAACGTGCGCAATTGCTGTTTGACTTGGTAGATCAAATTCGTGAACGATATGACTACTATCAATACGTATATGAGTTCCCTGGAAAACTGTTTAGGAATGATTATGCATTCAGCATTGCCATTCATATGTTGAATGGCTTTCTTGAGAACAATGAAATCAAGAGTTTCCCAGCATCTACGATTCTGTCTAGCTTCGACTGCGATGAATTGATTAATGTTAAAGAAAATGCATTGACATTTCTGGTTAACAATTCTGAGCAACCTTGGCAATATACCTTGAATACAGTCAAGAATGTCACTGTTCATAGTATGAACAAATATTCTATTCTTCGACATACCGACAAACTTATTGAGATCTATGGACCCAAATAATGAGTAGAGAATTCAAAAGAGAACGTGGATTCTTCACATTTGCACAAAATAGCAACCACGATTATATTCGTATGGCTTATGCACTCGCTCTGAGTTTGAAAGCCACTCAAATTGATTATCCGTATCTAGCAATTGGTGTAACACCAGGCTATAAGGTTCCAAAGAAATATAAATGGGCATTTGATGAAATCATCGAAATTCCTTGGGGTGATAATGCTGCTGATGCTGATTGGAAATTACAGAATGAATGGAAAGCATACCACATGACACCATATCGTGAAACAATAAAGCTTGATTGCGATATGTTGTTCCTTCAGAACATCGATTCATGGTGGGAAATGCTGTCAAAGCAGGACGTCTTTGCTGCTACTACTGCTTTGACATTTCGTGGTGAAATTGTCACAAGTGACTTCTATCGTAAGACTTTCACTGCAAATAAACTACCAAATGTCTACACCGCATTCATGTATTTCAAATATAGTGATTTAGCTCAAGAATTATTCGAGATGGCTGAGATTATCTATTACAACTGGCAGAAATTCTTCTTCGAATTTCTGGAAGAACCACGCCCAAAAGAAGTTTCAACTGATGTAGTGTTTGCTCTGGCTATGCGGTTAATTGGTCGTGAGGATGATTGTGTTGGAGTTGGTCAATTCCCCAATTTCGTTCATATGAAGTCAAAACTTCAAAACTGGGATGATTCAAAGGTGTCAGAAGAATGGACTAAGCATATCGGTGTGTATTTTACTGATGACTTAGAATTAAAGATTGGTCGTTATCGTCAACTTTCTCCTCTCCACTATCATGATAAATCTTTTCTTACTGACGAGATTATCGAATCATATGAGGAAAAAATGAAATGAGAACTTTCTATGCACATTTCAACAGTTCAACTGGTAAAATTAATTCGATTGGACCATTAGAAATGAATGATGACTTTCCAAATGCCGAAGTAATGGAATTGGATCAAGAAACGGCATTTAAGTTTTTCCATAATGAATACAGTATGGCTGACTGGTATATCATAAAAACTGGTGGTAACTGGTCTCTAACCAGAAACCCAATTGATGCTGAACCAGTAGATGTTGGACAAATGATTGAAATTACTAGAATCAATAATGAAGACCTCAAATGTGTACTTGCCACTTTATCTGTACCCGATAGTGTTATTGAAATTTCAATACCTAGAGAATGTATTGGTAAACCCCTCAATGTTGTAAAGGCGAAAGAGTTGTTCTTCATTCTCACAAAGAAGAATGATCCATCCCATATCGTCGACGAATTTACCATTTCCGTTACCGAATTGATTGAGAAAGGTAAAGTAATCATTCCAATCAAAACAGAGTTCAGAGATTATTCACTTTTTACCAGAAGTGAATTCAAGCTGTATCGTTTTGATATATCTTTGAATGGTCGTGGTATTTTGCATCGCCCTATTACCACAAGAATAAATAAACTCACTGAATATAAAATCAAGAAGAATGCTAAGACTGGCGTCAAGGTCACAGTCAATGGTGAAAAGAATACACTTGATTTTGAGATTCTGGGTTCGACAAAAGTGTCGTGGCCAAATGTTGCGATGTGCCCAGTTTTTATCACCAAAAGACATGATCCAACGGTAGTGTATGGCCAGGTGACTTTAAACATGGATGCATTTTTGGAAAACAAGAAGATTAGTTTACAATTGCCGAAAGACCTTCCTGGTGAATTTGGCTTGGCGAGTTATCCCTTAGCCGACACCATGACTTTCGTAAAAGTAAACAATGACACAAGTACGTGAAATAACACAATTCGACATATTTTTCTTGAGTTATGATGAGCCCAATGCCGAAAAGCATTGGGCCGACCTTTTGGAAAAATGCCCTTGGGCACAACGAGTACATGGTATAAAAGGCTTCGATAGCGCACATCGAGCTTGCGCTATCCAAAGTGAAACTGACTGGTTTATCACTGTTGATGCTGATAATATTGTTCATCCTGATTTCTTTGATCAACGAGTTACTCTACACCCAGAAAAAGACATCAACAAAAGCTTCAGTTGGAATGCTCTAAACGGTATAAATGGTTTGATGTACGGCAATGGTGGTTTAAAGCTATGGTCAAAGCAATTCGTGTTAAACATGAATACGCATGAGAATAGTGATGACCCTCGAAAAGCGGTTGATTTCTGTTGGGAAGAGGACTATTCACATCTTCACAAAACATTCAGCACAGTCTGGAATAACGGCAGTCCATATCAAGCATTCCGTGTTGGATTTCGTGAAGCTGTAAAGCTATCCCTAGATCAAGGCCAGCGTGTTACTGCTGATAAGATGAAGACAACACTTCACAATATCAATCTTCGAAATTTGCGCATTTGGGCCTGTGTTGGTGCTGATGTAGAATATGGTAAATGGGCAATATATGGTACACGCCTCGGCCTTGTAAATATGCTTGATCCAAATTGGGATTATACTCTCATTCGTGACTACGACTGGTTTGACCAGGTATGGAAGACTCAGATGGAAAATATTTTCCAAGTTAAACAAACGTCAACTGGTTGGGAATATGACGAAAAATTCCTTGACGATCGTATCAAAGATCACGGTGAATTCATTGAGAACCAGACCAAAATTCTATTTCCAATTTTAGACGCAAAGGCAAGCGATTTTTTCCGTGAAAGCTTTAAATTGAGAAACGACTAATGACAGAAAAATCACAAAATCAAATAAATGTAGAAGGAATGAAAAGCCGTATGGCCGAAATAGAAGAAAAGGCCGGTTCATCAACCATGTGTCTTGCTAAATGGCTACAAAGCACCGTATATTTGATGAATGGCAACACCCATTCATGCCACCATCCAACAGTACATAAAATTCCCATCAGTGAAATCAAGAAGAAGCCATCAGCACTTCACAACACCGAATTCAAAATTAAAGTTCGTGAAGAAATGCTGGCAGGCAAACGTCCTTCTGAATGCCAGTATTGTTGGAATGTAGAAAATCTTCCTGGCAATCACATGAGTGATAGAACATACAAAAGTTCTGATATCACCTGGGCATATCCAAATATGGATAGAGTAATAGCTAGTGGTAACGGTTCAGATATCACACCGTCATACCTGGAGGTTGCTTTTGAGAATACTTGTAACTTCAAATGTATGTATTGCTCACCTGATATCTCTAGCAAATGGACCGAAGAAATTGAACGTTTTGGTATGTATCCTACCAGCTATGGATTGGGCAATATTGAATGGTTAACTCAAGCTGGGAAAATGCCAATCCCCAGGAAAGAAAACAATCCTTATGTTGATGCATTCTGGGAATGGTGGCCCACTCTGTATCAAAGTTTGCACACATTCCGAATCACTGGTGGAGAACCTTTACTTTCAAAGAACACATGGAAGGTACTGGAATACGTGAAAGCCAACCCACGGAAAGATTTCACGATTGCAATCAATACCAACTTACAAGTACCAGATGACCTAATCGATAAACTCATTCAATATCATAATGAGATTGCGCCACATGTACAGGCATTCGATATCTACACTAGTTGTGAAGCTCATGGAAAACAAGCCGATTATATTCGGTATGGAATGGAATATGATAAGTTCATCAGTAATTGCCGTAAGGTTCTCACAGAAACAAATGCACGATTAAACTTTATGGTGACATTCAATGCATTGAGCGTTACAACATTCACTAAATTTCTGCAGGACATTTGGCAATTACGTTGCGACTTCAATCCAGAAGATTCATACAATCGCATCCCTATGATGATTGCATATTTGCGCTGGCCACAATTCCAGGATGTTAGAGTATTACCAGAACACATCAAAAAGGATTTCTCAATAATGGTTCGAGAATTCGTACAAGCTTATACTCGTAATACCAGTCCTGATGCTCGTGGTCGTTTTTACTTAGAAGAAATCGACCAAGTAGAAAGATTGTGTGAATATATGTTTGAGCCACTAGACACTGAACATCTGAAGGTTCAACATAAAGATTTTGGTATCTTCTACAAAGAATATGATAAAAGACGTGATGTCACTTTCACTGATGTTTTCCCAGAGTTGGTTGATTTCTACAATTTCTGCTTGACACAAAATGGCTAAAAAGAAAGATGAATCTTATCAAGAATATCGTGACCGGGTTTTAAATCCTCTGTCACCGACTTTCTGTGGTGCCAAATTTTACAATGCGACTATCTGGTTAGGTAGTGGAACTACTGCCAGTTGCCACCACCCACCAGCTCATAAAATTCCACTCGAAGAAGTTAAACGTTCAATCAAAGCCATTCATAATACTGAATACAAAAAAGCAGTTCGTGAACAAATGCTTCGTGGTGAAAAACCTGACGAATGTGAGTATTGTTGGAAGATTGAAGGTCTTGGGCCTGATAAGGTGTCAGATCGAGTCTTCAAGTCAGTAATTTACACTGACGAAGAACTACTTGAGGCTAGAGATGTTTTAGGCAGCACAGCAGATATCAATCCAAAGACATTAGAAATTGCTTTTGATGCAAACTGCAATTTTGCATGCTCATATTGTAATCCAAGCTTTAGTACTACCTGGATGAAAGATGTTCGAGTAAATGGCCCATATCAGAATTTGATTTCAGATGGCGGCGGAGCTTTTCAACAAGACGGTTCATGGGCAATGCCATATGGTCCAAAAAACGAAAATAACCCGTATGTCGACGCTTTCATGAAATGGTGGGAAACCGATCTTCAACATTCACTAACCGAACTACGTGTTACTGGTGGCGAAGCCACTATGAGTCCTGATTTTTGGAAATTACTCGATTGGTGGAAGGAACACCCAGACTGTAATGTTAGATTGGCAGTGAACACCAATCTTGGGGCAAAACAAGATCTCATTGAAAAATTATGCGAGGCCACTCATAGTTTCAAAGAATTCCACCTGTATACTAGTAATGAATCTTTTGGCAAACACGCAGAATACATTCGTGATGGTTTAGATTGGAATCAATGGTCGCGTAATATGCGTATGATGCTTGAAAAAGGCAATTGCAAAAAAATTCATGTAATGTTGACTATCAACAGCCTATGTTTATTAAGCATCACCGATTTCATGGATGAAATGCTTAAACTACGGGCTGAATTTGGTAGCTTCGCTTGTATGATGTCATTCAACATTCTACGTTTCCCTAGCTTCCAAGCAGCCGTAACTTTACCAGAAGAAATGCGAAATGACTTTGCCGATAAATTGACAAATTGGCTTAATCAGCAAACATTGATGCATCCATGGGAAATTGATGGTCTGAAACGTCTGATCTCATATTTGCGTGAAGTATCAGAAGGGCATAGCCAGACTTCTAGTATTGAAAGCCGAATGCGCGATTTCAAAAGCTTTTACGCTCAATATGATCAACGACGTGGCAAAAACTTTAGAGAAACGTTCCCAGAACTGGTGGAATGGTATGATAGTATTCCTGATACCAATGTACAGCCGATTAAGTTCTTTAAATCTGGTGATGTGACAGAAGGATGGGATCATGTGCAGAAACTAAAGGACAGAGCTAATAAGGAAGGATGGATTCTAAATCCATCAAATGCTAATCCTGGTGCACAAGGATATCAGAAGCCAAAAGCAGGGACTGATTAATCACCCTATAAATACTGTAGTCAACTAATGGCTACAGTTATGCATAATATTGATAAGACTCTGGTGGTTCCCTGGACCGTAAAAAACATAGATGAATTAGAATTCAATTTAAAATACGAAACTCATCGGCCGCTTATTTTCCCAGGAAGCCACAAATTCCTATCTGATTATGAAGAATCAAACACCAAGAAAGCGATTGCGCAGGGTATAACTCAATATCATTTGGATGATGTAATATATCATTTCAATCATCTGGGGTTTCGAGGTGATTGGTCCTTTTCAGATATTATATCTGATACTAAATCAATTAAAATATTATTCTTAGGTTGTAGTTGCACCTTTGGAGAAGGTCTACCTGATGAGGCAGTATGGTGCAATATTTTGAGCAAAATGCTCAAAAATCACTTCGAAACTCCAATAAAAACTGCTAACGTAGCTATTTGCGGCTCTAGTATAACCAATCAAACAAGGCTATTATCATTAATAGCCCCTCACGTTAAATTCGATATAGCAATTATGTTGGCACCTCATATAAGTCGACATGAGTATTTCCAAACCCTAAATTCTGCACGACCTCATCGATATGGGTTGATCGCTAATTTTAAAAACAGTTTGGTGGCATCAGCCCAAGATCATTTCTATAAATTCGCAAATCAAGAATATCTCTATTACGATTATCTACGCTCCGTAGAACATGCAACCCAAATTGCAAAAACTAATAATCTACCATTATTGATAGGAAGCTGGAACCAAGAAGCATCCGAATTAATAACAAATCACACATCAGCCGAATCACTACCAGAATTCCGTATGTGGGAATTCTTCACGCCAGAACTCAACAATAAAAAAGCACGTGATGGCATGCACCCAGGACCGTTTAGCAATAAACATTATGCAGAACTAATATTCAATCAAGTAGCAAAAAAACTAACCCAGAGGATAAACCATGCTTAAACTGATCAAATCAATTATCAACAAAATTAAAAACAATATCACTTACCGAAAACGTATGAAACAATTAAAACAAAAAGATCCATTCATATACAAATAACCACCAAATTAACCACTCGGTGGTTTCCTCATTATCACAATCCCCTCCATATCCATCACAAATATTACATTAAAATCCACCACTTCTCAGCACGATAAGAATCTAAAACCAGATAGAACTAATCAAATTAACACCACAAAGAACTCATGGAGATTATCAATAGATCACTACAACTATACCAAACCAGAGAGAAGTCACCAAACTTACCATCAATTAACCAATTCTTTACGAGGAATTCATGGAGGTTGAGATCGATTTCAGGGTCTACGGACCCTTCACGGACGACATCAAACCCAGAGAGAAGTCCTCATTTTTCCAATAAATATTTGGTTATATAATGGGGGTCCAAATGAAATATCTCGGTATCGTCTCCATGGGGCATGATGCATCTGTAGCTCTGATTGACGGCTATGAAATCCTCTTCGCTGGTCATGCCGAAAGGTATAGTCACACTAAGAATGATGGTGATATTAACGAAGCCCTCCTGAAAGATTGTTTGAAGTATGGTCGTCCACAGGAAGTAGTCTGGTATGAACGACCAATGTTGAAGCGTAGTCGTCAACTATTTGCTGGACAATATCAACATGCATTCAAGACTACCTCTATCCGTCAACATTTGAGTGCTGTTGGATTGACTGATAAGATCATCCATACAGTATCACACCATAAAAGCCATGCTGCGGCCGGATATTTTACTAGCCCCTTCACAGATGCCTCCATTCTCGTTTGTGATGCCATCGGAGAGTGGACATGTATCAGCATCTGGGAGGCGTATGGTGGCTCTTTACGTCAAATCTGGGCGCAATCCTACCCTCACTCTTTGGGCCTATTTTATTCAGCTATCACACAGCGATGTGGATTGAAACCCAATGAGGAGGAATACATTCTCATGGGAATGGCGGCATTAGGGCAACCAAAATATGTGGATGCATTGAAGAGCGACTTCGTGAGTTCCTCCTCTGGCCCAGATTTCAAGCTAAAGGTAAATGTCCATCGTGGTATTCTCTGGTGGCGTCCTACCCTAAACACGGAACAAGATTTCTATGACTTGGCAGCTTCAGCACAAGCTATTGTTGAGGAATACTTGGAACAGACTATCACATGGATGGCGAAGAACATGAAATCTCGCAATCTGGTTATGATGGGTGGAGTCGCATTGAACTGTGTTGCTAATAGTAAGATTGCCAAACTGGGAATATTCGATGATATCTGGATTATGCCCAATCCGGGTGATGCGGGTTCTAGTATAGGAGCGGTGGCTGCTCATATCGGAAGCCACCTCCAATGGAATTCGCCATACTTGGGATATGATATCAAGCGAGAGTTAGACTATGATGCTGCTCTGGCTTTGTTATTGAAAGGTGAACCAATTGGTATCGCCAATGGTCGTGCTGAGTTTGGCCCAAGAGCTTTGGGTAATCGTAGTTTGATTTGTGACCCTCGTGGTCCTCATGTCAAGGATTTGATCAATAAGATCAAGAAGCGTGAACCATTCCGGCCATTTGCTCCTATCATCTTGGAGCATCTAGCTCATCAATACTTTGATATGCCTGTGGCAACGTCTCCATATATGCAATTCACGGCCAAATGTAAATTTCCAGAGCAATTCCCAGCGATTTGCCACTTTGATGGATCAAGTCGAGTGCAGACATTGAATCAAACGCAGAACCCGGTATTCTATGGATTATTAGATAGGTTCTATCAGGTTACTGGCTGTCCAATGTTATTGAATACAAGTTTAAACATCAAGGGGCAACCATTAGTTAATACTTGGTTAGATGCTGTTGGTTTCCGCACTATGTATGGAGTGCAGGTATTTTAAATACTTGCATGAGCTTACTTTACGACGTCAAAGTTCTACATTTAGAACCAACCACAACTTGCAATCTTCGTTGCCCACAATGTCCTCGCACCGAAGGAGATCTATCCAATGATTTCCTTCGCCATGGAGATATGACTCTTGATCTAGCTAAAACGACATTCACCCCAGAATTCATTAGTAATCTAGATCGTATGTATATGTGTGGTAGTTTTGGTGAGCCCGCCGCCGCGAAAGACTGCATCGACATCTATCGTTACTTCAGAGAAGTCAATCCATCTATCTACTTGGGGATGAATACAAATGGCAGCCTGCGTACACCAAAATGGTGGGCTGAACTTGCCATAGTCCTTGGGCAGAACAGCTATGTTATTTGGTCTATAGATGGACTTGAGGATACTAATCAAATATATCGTCGAGATTCTCAATGGGACAAAATAATGGCGAATGCTACAGCATTTATAGAAGCTGGTGGAAATGCCCATTGGGATATGTTGGTTTTTGAACATAACAAACATCAAGTAGACAAAGCTGAGATGCTTGCTAGATCAATGGGTTTCACCTTATTCAAAACAAAGGAAACTTTGAGACCAGTACATCATACGGTGCAATGGTTAAAGAAAGTGAACGATAAAGAATACATGGTGGCGGACAAAGTTGAATGTCAAGCATTGAAAGAGAAAAGTGTTTACGTGAATTCATTAGGTGAATTTTATCCATGTTGTTTCATCGGCATGCGATCAGATATGCGGAATGATAATGGTGTTCGAGGGATGAATAACGTTATTGACGAAGTATTGGGAATGTTGAATACTGACCCCAATCCAACCTGTAGACGAGTTTGTGGTGTCAAGGATGGCACGTCACAAGGCGCAATTTCACAATGGAAAAGGGAAGTGAAGTTCAAAGATGTATGACATTTTCTTCGTATCCAAAAATCAAGATCACCCGGAGTTCATGAAACTCAAACAGCGGTTTCCCATGGCTAAATTGGTTGAAACCGTGGCCGATGCGCGAAAACGATCATTGACTCGTTTGTATTGGGTAGTATGGGAAGATATTATAGTTCTCGATACATTCAAGTTTGATTATATGGCTGATCCATCCAAAATGAATCGAGTATTTGCGTTTTTGAATACAAATGGTTCTTATGGTATCAAACTAATCCCCAAACACATTCAAAAACCAGATTTCGATGATGTGAATGAGGTTGATATCGTTGCCTCGCGCTCAGCTAATAATCCATTTGATATTGTCTTTATTTCAAATGGAGAACCGATGGCCGAAGATAACTGGGCTAGGCTCGAACAACTTATTAGGAGAGCGCCAAATCGCCTTCTGCGCATTTCTGGGGTACCCAATCGCACTGAGGCATTTAAGGAAGCGGCAAAACTAGCCAATACCCATTGCTTCTTTGCAGTATTTGCCAAAATTAAAATTGATGAAAAATTCGACTGGTCTTGGACTTGTTCGACTCATGAAAAAAGACATTATGTGTTTGAAGCTTTGAATCCGGTAAATGGCTTGGTGTACGGACATCAAGCAGTGATTGCCTATAACCGAGAATTGGTAGAAACACACCCAGGCAATCAGATTGATTTTACTATGGCACAAAGTTATAAATCAGTGCCAATAATGTCTGGTGTCGCATTGTTCAATGCGACACCAGCACTTACCTGGCGCACTGCATTTCGTGAAGCATTGAAATTGCAACTATATAAGAATCAAGGCGACCCTATGGCATTGCATAGGCTCAATACTTGGTTGAGTCCATCAGATGGTCAATATAGTGAATGGAGCCAAATGGGAGCTCAAGATGCTATTGAGTATTTCGAGGCAGTAGATGGCGATTATGACAAATTGCTACTGAGTTACAATTGGCAGTGGTTAGACGAATATTTCATGTCAAAACATGGTTGAAATAATGGCGAGGATCTCCCTCGCCATTATTTCAATCAAAACTTCACCGAGAATGGTTTACCGTTCAGTCCGGCATTAACAATTTCTGTTGTTTTGTCTGTTCTAAGACCAGTAAGTCTAAACAAACCACGTGGAATATAGCCGGAATTGAATGTTGAGTGAGCGACATTTGTCCAGTCCCAATATAGAACATCTCCTGCTTTCCAGTGTGTGAATGTTTTATCATTAAACATCATACCTTGACCCCATTGCCAATCTTCCATCATGATGAGGAATCTAATTGCATAGTAGTTGTCGGCTTTAAACATTGCATGCTCTTCTTCAGTGAATTCTACTTTTCCAATAAGTGATTGCTCGATTGGACGCATATATCCAACAGCTAAATCATCAACATGCATAGTCATCATATTACCTGGCTCAAGCACTTGCATTCTGGCCATAGGTTTACGAACACACATGATTTCAGCTAAGCGGTTAATGACTGATTGTGGGATTTCAACTCTTTGAAATCCCGGTGCATTGACGTTCTTTATCTTTGACTTGTCAATCCCAGTTTGAGCAGCCATGATATCAATAGCTTTATTTTGAGTACTATAACGTAAGTTGACAAAGTCATGAACTTTCGAAAGTTCATGTTTGTCAGTTGAACCTAGGTCCATATTAGCATTCAATGCTCTAATCTCGTCTACGGACGGTAGACCTGAGATATTTCCGATTATTGTGAACATAATCTCTCCAATATAAATTTCTGTGTATTAATTCCAGGTAGTGTTGTGCCATCAGCACTCAAATCCCTAACCACATTGATATAATCTTCGTAGTTCTTCCAAGTAGGGTTTCGATCAGCAGCATAATTATCTACATGATGGTAACGATGATTGTTTGTTAGTGATTGTCCAACATTCTTACTTTTGATAATGAATGAATTCTGAAACCTAGTAGTGACGCGCCCAACACTTGTACACCACTCATGGTAGAAATTGCGATCATTTTGCAGTTTATGAATTGCTTGGGCGAATGGTAGGTTTGGGAATAAACCGCGAGCTACTGCAATGGCTCCTTGGCATTGAGCACGAATAAGTTCCGGCGCTTCAGGAGACAGATAGAACCAAATATTATTTCTTTCGGGGGATGCCGAATACATCGTATTCTTATCATTCATCTGGTACCAAATTTCATTGCCATCACTAAAAATGCGTGGTTTTTCTTTACCAAGAACTTCCACATAATCAGTCACTGATGGTGGTAAGGGGGCGAATTTGGCCATATCACCTAGATGGTTAACGTTGAAACTTTCGGTTCCAGCATGGCCAGCATGTTTCAAATACCAATTCTTTTCAAAAAACGTTTCGTGAATCTCACGACCCACTTCCATCACGGTCATTTTGGTAAATGGCATATTGTATTTTTCATGCAATTCCATTAACCAACGAATCTTCATATTGACATTGAACGGAGAATCTAGACAATCATCATACATTGATTCCCATGAATACATGACATATTCGTCAATTCTGTTCCCGCTTCTTAAAAATGCATCGGCGATAGAGTGGCTATCAGATCCACCACTGTATAACAGCCTGACATATTTGTTTTCTTCTCTGATCTTTGTTGCAAATTGTTCCTCTAGAATTCGAATATCGGTCACTACGGGTATAGTCCAATCATAATTAGCTAACTTCCCTTCATGAAGTACCAATTCATAATCCAGATATGCACCAGCACGCTCTAAGGTTCTGATTCTACTCCATGCCTCTATGGCATTTTGATATTTTTCAGAATTAATGCGGTAATAATGTTTCATTAAACCATTTTCCTGTGATTCTGGTATGATACAACATTTATCGCCAAAACTACTATTTTCACATGGCTCGGCATTTAATGCTCATATAAATACAGAATAATTACAATCCCCTGGAGTAACTGATGACAAGTTATGTGGTTTCAACCCCGGTAAATGGTACATTTACGGTACCAGATGATCAGATCAATACGTCTCAAACGTCATTGAATTTGATTGGGCGCGGCGTAACCAATTACGGCCAGGCAGTCGTTCAAAATGACCTCAATATACTGCAAAACTTTGCTGGTCCATCACAACCGTACAAACCACTTATTGGTCAACTCTGGTACAATAGCACTGCTCAACAACTTTTTGTCTACACGGGTCCAGCTATATGGAGCCAAATTGCTTATGAAAGTGATTTGGCAAATTATGCCACTTTGAATGCTTTAAACAATTTGAGTGGACTCGTTAATGGTTTAAATGCTAACGTGGCCTTGAAGTCAGACCTAGCTAATTATGTTACCGCCGCGGAATTGTACATGCCGGCATCCAACTCTCCAACTGTTCCTTTTGCTGCTGGTGGTACAGGATTAAATACCCTAGGTCAGCCAGGACAGATGCTGGTGGTGAATGGATTGGGAACTAGTCTGACTTATGCTTACCCCCAGAACTACTATATTCGTCCATTCATATCAGTAAATCAAACCAAAACTTTAACTTCATCACAAACTGGTCATATCATTAATGTGGCAGTGAGTGGAGTTACTATTAGTTTGCCACCAGCAGTGCAATGCCAACAAGGTACCTCATATGTATTCACTCTGCTGGTGACCGGTGGTTCCATTACCATTCAAGCAAATGGCACTGATTACATCTTGGCAGGTAAGGCGGCCCAAGCCACAACATATACAATGTATGCCGGCGAAGAACTAGAGTTGGCATCGGATGGTGCATTGGGTTGGGTGGCAGTAAGTAATTCACGCACAACAGCAGTAACAATGCCTGCTGGTGATAGTTCTCTAAATCTCGCCAATACCGCATTTGTAACTTCGGCCGTAAATACCGCCACATCTGGTTTGACGACATATTTGACTGGCAACTATGCCCCTATTAATAGTCCAGCTCTGACCGGTACACCAACGGCTCCAACTGCCCCAGTTGGTAATAATTCAAGCCAAATTGCTACAACCGCATTTGCCACAACTGCTGCTATTAATGCGGCGAATGCTGTGAAAATTCCATTTACACCAGTACAGCAAGGTGGTGGTGCATCTCAAGGCAATAATAAAGTTTACTTGGGATGGGATGGTTCACGCTTGCGTTGTCAGATCGATGCTACCGACCTTGGTGGTTTGATCACTTTGAACGAATTATCGTCTAACGTCACAAACTTACAGAATCAAATCAATACAAAAGCACCTGCTAATAATCCTTATGCATATACTGGTATTAATCAATCGGTATCGTTTTGGGACATTTATGCAAATGGTACGATATTTTCAGCACATGACATTTGGGCTTTTTATTCTGATGCTCGCCTAAAAGAAAACATTCGCCAGATTGATATGCCATTGGAAAAGATTCGCAAGATTATGGGTATCATCTACACGCATAATCAATTGGCATCTGAATTGACTGGATGTGATACGACTACCGAACATATGGGTTTGCTGGCTCAGCAATTATTCCAAGTTGCGCCAATGCTAGTTGGTCCGGCACCTTTTGATATTGATCCAAAGACTGGCAAGTCAATTAGTGGTAAGAATTACCTAACAATTAAGTATGACAAACTGGTTGCGTTATTGGTTGAAGGTATTAAGGAGTTGGACAATAAAGTTGATAACATGATGCAAATTTTGACCAAATTGATGGGAGATAACAAATGACTATGCAAACCTCTGGACCTATTAGTATGGGCCAAGCTATTAATGAGGTTAATGCTGATGGTGATCCATACGGTGCTGTTTCCGACCACGCAGGTGATTATTCTTTAAGTCAATTAGCGGGAGTTTCTGCTGGTCAGCAATATGCTTTCAGTTATTGGTATGGCAAGAGCTTAGGAATTCCATGTGTCGAATACAATTATTATCTACAAGATAATCCCAATTGGTCAGCATCAATGTGTGTTGGTTTGTATAACAATGTCAGTATCTACCGTGGTACCTTTTCTAATCCGGCTGGATTTACTGGGGATGGTTCATCAGTTAACCCTAATGAAAGAGGGTTTCCATATACAAACCCTACCGGTGGCACAATTGTCGCATTAATTCGTTACAGCACCTATGTTACGATAATTGTTCAAAATGGTAGTTTGGATGGTGTGACTTTTTGGTCTAGTCTTGGTGAGAATTTCACTCTATCGAATTCCGTAGCGAGTACATTCCAGAATGGAAGTGTTTACACTTCCTATGGTGCAATCAGCAATGTAAGCTCCATTACAGGTGGTTCCCGTTCTTATTTGATTAGATTTACTGGTGGTACGGGTGCCCCACCACCACCATTAGCTTAATGAGCGAAATAGAAAAGGCCCGCATATGCGGGCCTTTTCTTCAGCAATAACGGTTTACACCGCCATATCTGCTTTGATAGGCGGATGGTGCTGATAACCATCCAAGCGGATATCATCCATTGTGGTTCAAACTAACCTTGACTTATTCTGGTCTTTCCGTATAGTTGTACTCATTATGAGGGAATTATATGGCAACCAGCGGAATTTACAAAATACAAAATAAGCTTGATGGTAGAATCTACTATGGTAGTTCAAAAGACGTAAGCAAGCGTCTCAATGCTCATATACGAGATTTGAATGCTAATAAGCATCATAACTTGTTTTTACAACGAGCATGGTTGAAAGATGGTGGTGAAAGTTTTGAATTTTCATTTGTTGAAGAAGTACAACAAGATCAATTGTTAGTAGTTGAACAGCGTTACTTAGATGAAAATATTGGTGGATATAATATGGCGCCAGCTAGTGGTGGTGACATCATTAGCAAACATCCTGAAAGAGAAAAGATTGTAGCTAAGATGAAAACTAGCATTGAACTCAAATACAAAAAGCTAGGAGAAAAAGGAAGAAAAGAAAAATATGGGCGCATCGGTTCTCAAAATGGTAATTGGAGAAATGGTGGAGTTTCTAAGAAGTTATGTCCAATATGTGGTATCAATAAAATATCAGTCAAGAATAGTGGCTGTGGTGCTTGTAGAGATAGAACAGGCACCAACAATCCGTTTTATGGAAAAGCACATTCCCAAACAACCAAAGATAAAATCAGTGTGGCCAATTCTGGTGTCAATAGTGGCATTGCCAAATTGAAACCAGAAGAATTGCCTTACACTAAACTATATGAAATCATATGGCCATGTGGTAGGACTGAACAGCATTATGGCCTGGAGGCTGTTGCTGCAATATTTAATGTAACGCTAGCTTGTATTTCACTTATCGTGAAAAGAGGCCGCCCCAATACTAGAGGCAGCCTCAAAGACATTTCTATTTTAGAAATCAAACGGCCATAGGCGCTTTGATGGCATCATGCGATTGGTAGCCAATAAGCTTGATGTCATCCATTGTGAACTTTGTGATATCCTTGACTTGATGATTCAGCCACAATGTTGGGAGTGGCAGAGGAGTTCTGGTGAGTTGCTCCTTTACTTGATCGACATGGTTAGAATAAACATGCGCATCGCCAGCAATATGAATAAATTCACCTACTCCCATACCACAAACTTGTGCGATCATATGTGTGAACAGTGAATAACTTGCGATATTAAATGGACACCCAAGGAAGGTGTCCATCGATCTCTGGTACATCTGACATGACAGTTTACGACGTGGTACGAATACATTTTGCATCAATGCCAGGTCGTCGATGGTATCGTGAATCTTATCTGCATGTTTGTTGATATCACATCCATCAGCGATCGAAATCTTACCACCAAGCTTTCTAGCCAAGTCAATACGCTCTTGTATCTTCAAGTTCGATACAAAGAACTGTGCAAACATATGACATGGCGGAAGAGACATTTGATCTAATTCACCTGGATTCCAAGCAGTCAGAACATGACGTCGACCAAACGGATCTTTCTTTAGACCATCAATCAATTGCATAAGTTGATCAACTGGTTCGCCTTCTACATAGCGAGCATCGTGTTCCATAGGTGATCCACCAGGAGAAATCTGAACATATCGCTTCCAATCTCTCCAGTTAACACCGTAAATTCGTCCAAGGTCACCTTCAAACTTAGCCTTTGGCTTCCAATATGGAGCTTCGGCATTACCAGTCCAAATTGTTTGCTTTTCGCTATTACGATCGCCATGAAGGATTTCCTTCAATCGCTTTTCATCGCCACTCCCTTCAATGAACCAAAGCAGCTCAGAAACAATAGCTTTCCATGCGAGTTTCTTTGTGGTTATAGCGGGAAACCCGTCAGCCAAGTTGAAACGCATCTGTTGCCCAAATAACGCAATTGTTCCAGTGCCTGTGCGATCCATACGTTCATCACCGGTTTCGATGATGGTCTTCAGTAAGTTTAGATATTGTTGTTCTGGGTGATTCACAGTTTCTTGTCCATTATTTCATATGTGATATTGAAGTCATCCTCCTTGGAAATATGTGAGAAGAATGGGTCTTGATATTCGGTCGTATTGAGATCTAAGAAGCAATCCCCTTCGAATTCTTTATGAATACGAGTGACATATAGACGATTTGCCACGCTCGCAAACTGCTTATATACCGTGGCACCACCGATGACCATAAGCTCTTGGTGGTCTGGATAACGCTTCCTAAGCTGTGTTATGATTTTTTCAGGGGTACCATTTACTACAAGGTCAGGCTCAGCTCCGAGATCCCCATCAAAGAATGATGTAGCACTTTTTGAAGAAATTACTACGTTAATTCTGTTTGCAAGCGGACGTTTTGGTAAACTATACCATGTGTTTCTGCCCATAAGGACAATCTTATCAGAGGTATGAGTTTTAAACCACTTCATATCTTGTGCAATTCTCGGCCAAGGCAATTCATTGTCTTTACCGATACAGCCATTTTTAGCAATGGCAACTATCATTGAAACTATCATTTTGTTCTACAGATTAACCTAACTTCATTTGATTATTGCGATCTTTCAAGAGTAGTCCTTGAAATTCTTCGTCGAGCTCAGGATTTACCAACTTCATAACCAACATCAAGTTTGCCCAAGCATCTTTTACAGATTCATTTTCACGAACGCAGCGTTCAATCACTTCGTAGAAATCAGCTTTGATAAATTTTCCACTAAGAATTTTACGAGCTTCATCTAACATGGCAACTGCTTTTTCTGTTTGCCGTTCCATAGCAGCAAGCTTTCGTTTAAGATCGATAATTTCTGCGTCTTTCTTTGCGATTAATAGCTCTGGTGAACTGTCCATTTCGTCAGCATATTGTAATGCTGTTTTAGAAACTGTCATATCCCCTCGTCAATGACACATTATTGAATTTTTTCTCAATATCTGGATAAATTAATTTCAAAGTAATTAGCAATGCATCCCAAGATTCTTTGAGACTCTCATTGTTGGAGATAGACGATTCTAGAATACGATAGAATTCGGCGCGTTGATAAGAATCAGCCGCAATTCTCTCAGCATGTTCTTTTTGGAATTCAAGACTACGTATTTGATTGCGAAGCTGCGTTATTAGATTAGCTTGCGTTTCGATCATTCGATCGTTTGGATGTTGCATGAAGAAAACCCTCCATTGTTTGCCGAATTATATTGTAACAATGGAGGGTTGTCTAATTAATTGAGGAGCTTACGCTTGGCAGCTTCGAAAAGTGAATCAGTTGCGGCGTTGATGGTTTTTCTGATCTTGCGGACGTCAAGGATGATCTTGACATTAGCCACTTTTTCAGGATTAGTATCAAGAAGCTCTTCAAGCTCTTGAGCAGTGAGTATCAGTTCTTCTCCCCAGTGAGTATAAACTTTAGCCAGAATAATGAATTCTGGTGGAACGGTTTCAGGATCCAATGAACTGATGATTTCGTCAATAATGTCGGGCTTGCTCATGATATGCTCCGCAAAGTGTCCATTAGTATTTACTTGGTGGTTACCGAACATTATCTACCGAATTAATATTTTTCAGCGCTTTACAATATTGCTCGTATAACGCTTGTAATTCGGGATGGTTTTCGCGCAAAATCATTTCTTCTTGCACTTCAACCAATACTGCGTGGCATGTTGCGATTAAATCTGCTACGTAACTTTCGGACATAAAAGTAGTGCCCTCAAAATACGCTCTAATTTGTTCCTTGGAAGGAACGGGGAGCTTACCCATATTAAATTCTCTACTTCTAATGGTATGAAGCCCCGAAATGGTTCGGGGCTGACATATTAAGTTTCCATGCTTAGGACAGCTCGCCACTATCTTTGAGGTGATCAGAATATTCAAGCGCAGCCAAAATAACGGCTGCTGCTTTGATCAAATCATCCTCAAAATCATTTTGCGAAACTGTACCACCGCGATTGATACGAGTTGAACCCTTTCGCTTTGCTTGTTGGCTCAAATAGTGGCTAGCGATAGCTATCCAGTCATTGACTGAATTTTTGCTGTCCCATTCTGAACCAGGCAAAGTCTTCTGGCGTTCTCGCTCGGATATGATCCGTGCAATCAAGCTTTGGACTTTGTCTTGCATATTACTCTGCTGTCTTGGCTGCTGCTGACTTAGCTGGACGACCGGCACCACGGCTTGACTTCTTTGGCTGTGTAGCTTCGCTCGTTGTAGTAGCAATTTCAACAGTTGGCTTGATTGTTGCATGCTGCTTTGGACGCAATTCCGGTGCCACGCGATATGCTTCTTCACGTTTTGATCGTGCTTCATTCTCGATGAGTTCGGCTTCGAATAGCAAGTTTTGTGCCATCTGCAGACGCTCTTCTTCACGCATTGCCTTCAAGTTATTGACGACTGCGTTGAAGCTTTCAAGTTCAGCTTGTTGCTTCTGCTTGAAGCCGTTTGGTAGTGTGCCCTTTGCTTCAAGAATGTCTACAAGTGCAATTGGTTGATTTGGGAATGGAACCATGATGATATTATCAATGGGTTCAACCCGCATCAGACCATTTACGTGGAATTCATTCAGAACGTTACGGCCCGTTTCTGGCACGTTACGACGAGTCATGAATTCAGCAAAGTCATTAACTTCCTGGCCTTCCTTACTTTCAACTAATTCACGAATGATCTGTTCGAAACGAGGAGTCAGGCTTTCAACGTCAATAATCAATGACTGGCCTGGATTTTCTGGTAGCTGCATGAAAACAACTACACAACGACGATCGGTTGACTTTACCTTACCGACGTGCTTCAACATGTTTGACATGAAATATTCCTTTATGAATAAGGTTAGGTGGAATGTGACTTCTCACCTAACCTAATCTGAAACTGCTTACTTGGTCTTACGCTTAACCTTCTTTACAGGTGGCATCTCATCAGCTGGTGCAGCTTCAGTTTTTGCTGCATCTTCCTGAGCCTTTGTGGCTTCTTCTTGAGCAGCTTGTGCAGCAGCAGCGGCTTCAACGAAAACATTGATCTTTTCGCGAACGGCTGCAACTTGCCGAATAACCTCCCAACCCTTGAATGCACCTTGTTCAGCCGCATAATCAATGATCTTTACCACGTTCTGCAGGTCGATCACGCTGATTGTTGCTGGTTCAACAGCATCAGTGGCGGGTGTTTGGTTCTCGATAACGTCTGACATTACTCAAAACTCCTTGTTGTTTTAATTATCGTTGAGTAAAGGTGATTCTAAGTAGAACCACCTTTAATGTCAAAATTTATTTCCTACCGATCAACCTAACCTTTTCTTCAGGCCACATCAAGTAGTTGTTCCAACTTGGATGCCTGATCACGATTGGTCGAGATTTGGCCTTTGCTGCCATCTCAAAATATGAAGGACGATAAGGCATTGTCTTAGGTTTCATATGTCGATTATGGCCTTTCTTTGCATTACACGGACCACATGAGCTTGCTATGTTTTCCCATGTAGTGCCGCCACCATCTTTACGTGGAATAACGTGGTCCATCGTCAATTCGTCATATCCGAAACGATGCTGGCAGTATTGGCACAAGTGCTCATCACGCAAGAACACATTGGCACGGCTAAATTTCATATTGCGTCCTGGCTTCACGTAACTCTTCGTCATGACGACCGCCGGAACTTGCATTTCGACAGAAGGCGAGCGCACCACCCAATCTTCGTAATATTCGATTGGTTCAACATGACCACCCCAGATAGAAGTGATCGCGTCACGCCAGCTCATAGTGCTGATAGGCAGAACGTTGACAGGTGCTCCGTCCGTGTTCAAGACAAGAACATCGCCACCCGCTTCGAAGTTTATTTTGATCCGTTCCATAATGGTTCTTCTTGTAAATCAATTATTTAGGAACGTAATAGCTATGTTTATTGTCTAGAACTTATTGAAGTTCTCGACCTTCGGCGTGCCATCAACGAACCTAATGTCCACAGTACTCAAGTGGCCATGCTTTCCACAACCAGTATCAAGGAAAATAGCCTGGCCTCCCAACTTCCCCTGATGCACTAACGGAATTTCTGTGCTTCTGATGTCATGTCCAACGATTGCAACACTATTCATCGGCAGCAGATCAACCCAGTTATAAACACGATTGGGGAATCCATCTTGTCTGCGAGGTGAAGTATTATCAACTTCACCAAACAAACACATTTCTTCAAACTTGCCAGTCACACGTTTATCTGTGTTAGCCCAGATATCCGGGTGAACAGCACCATGAGTGAACACAAAGTTTTGTGCAATTCGGTGGTTTCTCGACATGTTGACGAGAGCCTTAAACCGTGACGTCCATTTTTCCGCTTCAGCTTCACTCATTGCTTCAATGCGGTTGGTTGTCATTTTGTTACCTTCACTCAACTTGATGTGTGAACCACCACCATCACGTTGCATGATCCAACGGTAGATCTTCTTCTCGTGATTGCCTTGAATCATCTCTGCTTCACCACGTATGACTAAGCGATATGCTTCTTCACTTGCCTCAAGAGAATCCTTTCCATAATCAATCAAGTCGCCTGTGAACAAGATGAAATTATTTCTACGCTGAGCCCAACGAATCACATTCAACAATGGATTCAATTGTCCATGCACATCAGGTACAACAGTAATGCCTTCGTACCCACGAGCAATGATCTGAGCGAATAAATCGCTATTGTCATATGGTATGATAACTTCGAACTGATCTCGTTTGATATCGATCACGTCAGCGATCTTATCACCTTGTTTGAGATCTTTGCGCACATTCAAGTCATCGACCAAATAGATGACATTCATTCCCTTTTTCACTGCGATATGTGCTAGTGCAATACGTGCATCACGACGCAAATCCGGAACATCAATTACTACACGTTCGCCCAGCGTGAGTTTGGTGGCTACCAAATGTTCTAGTTCACGCATATACAGCGCACGAAGGTCTGGACGGTCCCCTGGCCCCGTGATTGTCGCCTGCATTTGTTCAATGCTGACAACCTCATGGTCGGGGAACCTACCAAGGATATCAGCCGTATTGGTATCTACTAATACTACCAAACTGTTTAATGGGATCTTTTTCATAATGCATTGTGGCATTTGCCAATTGTTTAATCAAATACAAACGCCACAAACAATGAAGGGGCGATTTTTTCGCCCCTTCGAGATTTGTTGCTTGTGAGTTACAGTGTAATCTATAACTATTCCCTGTGGGGCACCTGAACCTTAGGATTGCTGCATCCTGTGAGATCATCAAGGAGATTCGCTTCGTTGCTGGTGAATGCTTCGTTAAACTTCGCTGGCACGACAATATCCAAGCTGTGTGATGAATACATCATCTGCCGAGCACGGATCTTTGCCAACGACTGTTTAACTATGTCACTCACGAACCAATTCCTAAGATTAAATGAACAACCAGATGATACGACTCTCTGGCTGTAAGTCAAGCTTTTTCTATTTAACCAACCAAAACTGACGAATGCGATCAACTACCTTCTTATACAAGTTGATCAAATAACCTTTCACGGTAAGCTCAACATCGAGCGGTTTGCGGAATTCGAGCCAATTGACATCTCCCCAGAACTTACGCACTTCGCCAATATCGGTAATGTGAGGGAATTCGTAATTCATGATTTTATTCTTATTGTTATAGATTGCCATTTTAACAACTGGCAACCCACCAATCAACAAGAAAGCCACTTTAAAGTGGCTTTCTTGTATGGGCATTCACTCTTACTTTGTGATTTTACCACGCATTATCCGTCCAAGTATCCAACCTACTACAGCAGCAGAGACGGGCAGCAGCAGTAATGGATAAATTCACGGATATTAGAGTGATAAGATCCATATTCCTACGAAGCTTTATTTTGCAAGATCAGCACGTGTCTTGATGACTCGATCAACCAAACCGAATTCCATAGCGGCGGCTGCGCTCATGTAATTATCTCGATCGCATGCCTTTTCGATTTCCTCGAAAGTGTGGCCTGTCGTATTAGCCAAACGTTGATACAGTGCTTGACGCAAACGCTTGGTTTCATTCAGCGAAATTTCCAAATCGCTGTACACACCACGAGCACCAGACGAAACTTGATGAATCATCACCGTCGAATCTGGCAATGCATAACGCTTACCTTTCGCACCTGACGTTAGTAGCATTGAACCCATGCTTGCTGCTAGACCAGTAACGATCGTGCATACATCTGGCTTGATAAAGTCCATAGTGTTGATAATAGCATTACCTGCCAGTACACTACCACCAGGGCTATTGATGTACATATAAATGTCGCTGTTCGCATCTTCCGCTTCCAAGTGTAGCAGTGACGCGACTGCTACACTTGCCATTTGGTCATTAACTTCACCGTCAATGAAAATAATGCGTTCTTTCAGCATACGCGAGTAAATGTCGTATGAACGTTCACCCTTGCCGTCATTGACGATAACCATCGGTACCAGTGACATATTTTTATTCCTCAGATTGATTTAGATAGGCGGTTGCGCCATCCATGAGTTTGAACATAATGGCGTCATTGCCATCTTCGAAGAAGACTACAAGTGCAGACTCGTAGTCATTTTTATATACGCCCCATTTACCCTCGAAATGTTTTGCAATATATTCATCCATCAATTGGATGAAATCTTTGCCATAATCGTGTTGATGAATTTGTACTTGAACTCGCTCCCAATGCTTGGGGAACGGGCCTTTCGTTTTACGATTACCATATTTGCCGAGGATGTCTGATGCGTTTAATGTCACACCAGTAAAACGGACTGCGCGATCTTTCATGTAAGTTACTGAAGGGTTAACCTGCAGTAACTATTATAAAGAATGGCAACAAAGCGTCAAGAACTTTGTTGCCATTTTAGTCAGAAGTAACTTGTCAGTTATTCTTCTAATGGATCACTCGGCACTCGGTAGAATGTACCGATGAAGCGATTATTGAATTTCAATGGTTTGCCAGAAACTGAATACAACCAAAGATTATCATCTGGGTCACCTGCTATGTATACATAACCGCGCGGAGGACCGGGCCTATCCAGAAAATACCAGCCAACTTCCTTGACATCGCCTGCTGTTAGCGGAGGACCGAATGTCAAGTTCATACTGATGATTCCTGAATGATTCGAGCGCGCGAGCGTTCAAGAGATTTACCAAGCAGATTGAGGACACCTGGTGGCCATGTTGCTTCATCCCAAGCACGGGGATCATTTTCTTCTAACCCAATGCCCCAGATGTGGTCATATGGGCTGGCTTCTACAAGCATTAAAGGATGCGATGCTACTATGCCTTCACGCAAATCAGTGATCTGGCTAAATTTAGCATACGTGACTTCATCCATGATGAGTTCACGATTTTCAACCCAGACCTGCTCATCAAATCCTTTGACTTGCTGCCCAAGCGATTTGTGACCATATTCAATTACTTTCTTGGTTTTCTTGTCCTTGACATCCCAAGGATACTTGGTATCTAGAATGCGTTGAGCAGTTTCGTCATCGTTGAATAACAACGCTTTCAACCACATCATGGGTTGTTCGGCATAAGCAAACGTATAGCCACGTAATGTGAAGCTTGGTGTATAGGCCCAATTTGAATAAGGATCTCCATTCCGCCAGAAAAGCAGTTTGTTATTTTTGATAAGCATGATTGATCCGTTGTCGTATACTAATCTCATTGTCCATCAACCTACCAGCTTCCATTTTTCCACCAAGTGCAAAGAATGCTAGATGAAATGGGCTGTTATTTGAATTGCTTGAGACCTCGGATACTTGATCGTCATAGCATATACGCAGTAATGCAGACTGCATATCTTCAACACGATCAAGTATCTCGAACACCTTATCAATACGCTTTTGATGCTCTTGAAATTGCAAGACGTATTGTTCGCGATGATGATCTGGCGTATCAAGTGCTGCTGCCACTTCGTTCGCACGAAGCACCATCAATAAGTCATTAATGAAGGCTGATCGATCGAATGCCATTGTTGCTCCCTTATTGCTTTGGTGGGTTGTTCAATGTAACCGTGTTCTTTTCTGCTTCACGTTGCGCCCGTAGTTCATGGCCCATTGTTGGCATATCATCCTCAAACGGATTTTCATCACTTGAGAACGCAGTTGGTCTCGTAACTGGTGTAAAGACATTTAGTGGTTGACTCCATTCTTTGCGGAGCCTACGTCCCCTAGGAGAAATATTAAACCACAGTTCAGCAAAGAAGGTCCAAAAACAGATGAACCACCAAAGCAAACGCGGACATTCAATAGGTCTTTTCATATTATTTTTTCCAACTTGCCTTTGTGATAACCCAGCAATCTGATATCAATTCGATCTTGTCTTTGACATCATACGCTTTGTTATTGCCAATCATGAAATACTTTTCAGCTTCGGCGTGAACCACTTTTTCTCGAAGAGCAAGGCGTTCAGCTAATGGTAGTCCTCTACCACCAACTCTCTGGTTGAGAGTTGCCATGACGTGATACACAGAATATTCGTAATTGCCGCGCGTGACGCGGTCGTCTGGTGCTTCGACCAAATACACATAGTCGATCTTTCGCTTGTCATGATCGATGGGATAAGCGTAACCAAACTCTTTGGGAAAGAAAATACCGTGCTGGTCAGCAACTAACTTATATCGTTCCCATACAAACTGATACGTCAGCCCCATCGATTGATGGCTTCGTATCACCTGACCAACTTCGATCTTATCACCTGAATAGTGTACGCCTTTCATATAGCTTTCCATTAGGTTCACTCAATGCACCATTATTAATGCAGAATGAAATTATGTCAAGCACCACTCATGATGAAACCCCGCATTTCTACGGGGTTCCGCCGCCTACCACACAAGCCTGCTTACTTGCCCAACTCGTAGTACGCAGTCAGACCAAACGGAGCCGTGATGCTGGTCGTGCCGTGAATCACAAACAACGTGTCAACGTAGTTTTCATCGCCCCAGCTACCACCGGGGTAACCATCGGTGAACATAACAAAGCGATGTGGTTCGATACCTTCTTCCTTCATGAAGTCCCAGTTGCATTCGAACAGCGTGCCGCCACCACCTTGCGGTTCGTATTCCAGGATTTCATCCAGGTTGTCATGCGTGAATGTCTTCACGTTGTAAACCTGAGTGTCGAATGTCCACAGTGTGAGCTTGAAGTCCTTAAAGGTCTCCATAATACCCTTCACTTCGCCGAGAATGTCTCGCAGCATTTCTTCCGTCATCGAACCCGAAGTGTCGATTGCAATCGCAATATCGATCGTGTTCATGTAGTTCATACCCGGAAGAATCACACCAGCATTCCATGAACGCTTGTTGATCTTGCTGAATGTGAAGTCATCCTTCAGCGCACTCTGGATGTGCGTGTCAAGAAGCGCACGCCAGTCCATCTTGGGCTGCGTGAACGCATCGATCAAGCGCTTCACACCAGCCGGTGTTTTGTCAGCACCAGCAGCCTGCGCCGCTTGAATCGTTGCTGCACGAATTTCATTGCGGATTTGCGCCATGTCTTCTTCGGTCAACTTCGGCGGACCATCCTTGCCCATGACTCGAACTTCAACACTACCGCCTTCACCGTCACCTTCTTCATCACCTTCACCACCGCTACCATCAAGGTGCATGTCAAGTGGCATCTTGACGACTGTACTGTTTTTCATCAGCAGTTCGTACACTTCTTCCGAAGTCATTTCGTCAGTGTACTTGTCCGGTTCATACAGACCACCGGGAGGCATCTTACCAACTTGCTCTTGATGGAGCGTATAGTTGACGATGTAGTCGGCCGCCATGTTATGGATTTTGCTATCACGACCGCCGCGACGACCCATATGATCGTACACACAATGAAGCACTTCGTGGCCGATCAAGAACAGCAGTTCAGCAGGAGTGAGACTCTTGATGAATTCGCGGTTGTAATACAGATGACGGCCTTCAGTTGCCGCCGTTTGGCACCAGCTGGATGCATCAACCAGCTTGAGACGAGTTGCCAGGTTGCCGAAGAAAGGCTTTTCGAGCAGCAGCTTCACACGTGCTGCAACGATTGCCTGCACAACCGGATCGTCGAGATTCGTTGACATATTTTAGTTCACTCCTTCTAAAGTGTTCTTTCGTCTAGTATAGCACGAAATGGCTAGTTTGCTACCTTTTTCTACGTCGTAGAGCGTAAAAAATGGGGTGGGCCCACCCCACCCCCAGGTACAACCGCCCACACCTTAATTCATGATCAGATGCTTGTACTTATCGGCGAACTTCTCGAAGTTCTTCATCTGCTTTGCGTTGAAGCCCAGCTTAAACGTGCTCAGCGCAGTCTTCGCGCCCATCACGCAAATTTCGGGCTGGAAGTGCTCAAGCATATAGCCGAGGAAGTTATCAGCTTGCTTCAACCATGCTTCATGCTGATCCTTCGGCTTGCCTGCCTTCGCGATCTTTTCTGCGCCTTCACGCAGCTGATAGCACAGTGCCGTCGTCAACGCATAGCACAGCGAAACATCAACACGCGAAAGCGTCGGGTTCTTGCCGTTCAGGATGTCATCCGGATTCGGCAGATCAGCAGCATTGCGACGATATTCCATGAATTCCACCGCATTACCATCACCGATCGCACCAGCGACCAGACCCGTGAGGACCGTTTCCGGCAGATCCGGATTGCCTTCAACGATGCGCGAAACGAATTCCCACGAACGCGGCGTTGCAAACCCGCGCGATGCGCTCAGTGCTTCGAACTGGAAGAGCTTGTTCTTGAATGCAGTCAAGAAACCAACCACGTCCTTGTTGAACTTGCTGTTCAGCGCATGAACTTGCCAGTCTTCGAAATCGTGACGCATTTCGATGTGGACGAAACGGTTTGCAAGCGGCGTCGGCATGCGGAACGTCACGCCCTTGTCCGTTTCACGGTTACCAGCGGCCACGATCATGCAACCTTCAGGTACTTCGTATTCGCCCAGCTTGCGATCGAGCACCAGCTGATACGCGGCAGCTTGAACGCTAGGCGGTGCGCTGTTAAACTCGTCAAGCAGGATCAGGACCTTGGCCTTCGGATCGTGCGGCAGCACCAGCGGTGCCGACCAGCGCATACCCTTCATCATCACGCCGGCAATTTCTTCTTCGACCGGGTACGGGATACCACGGATGTCAGTTGGTTCCATCTGCGACAGACGAATATCGACAAAGCCCATGCCCATCGACTCAGCAACTTGCTTCAGCACTGCTGACTTACCAATCCCCGGCGGGCCCCACAGGAATGCCGCGACTTGCGTCGGGAGAAGGTGCTTGATAGCTGCTGCTACTTCCGACGGTTTGAACGTCATGGTTTGCGGCGCGGTTGCTGCGGTCTTTTTGTTCGACATACTTAATGCTCCTTGTGTTGGGCGGTTTTTGTAGCGTTGTTATTACTGCGTTGTGTTGCGTATCACAGTAATCGCAACTCTACAGAGCTTTGGCATGCTCGTCAAGCGCTTTTGGTTGCCATTTATGTTGCGGTTTTACAACAAATATGGCACATTCATTTGATGACTGGCTTAGACGTCAGGCAGGAAGCTGCTTTTGTCGAATTGTAAGCGATATTTGGCTTCGATCAACGTTTCAATCTTACTGTCAGACAGCTTTAGCATCATAGCCAAATCACTGTCAAACGTGGTGAAACATTTGTTGTTGATGAAGTATGGAAGAGTTGAGATTCTATCTAGATATAGAAGGTGTGGTAGTTTGACCTTATAGCCTTCTGGCATTGGTACATCATATCCTTTAAAGAAGGACTTCATGAGTTGAAGTCCGACCTCAGACAACTTGAGACCCTTAGCTTTGCTAGGGTCTCCTCTGTAATTTTTGAAGATCAGCTGGCAGATTTCTCGCGTACTTTTGCCCTCAATCATCTTTTTGAGTGGGTTATCAGTTACAAGTGATTGCGCAACGAGTAGTTCAGCAATTTTGACCTGAATCGTCATCTGGATCAAGTTCCTTCACTAGTTCACCAGCAGTCAGCTTGTAAACAGCGAATTTGTCTGTCTTGAATAACTTATTCAACTTTTCTGCTAAGTTGAATGCGTGCCCAGGGTTACTGAACGACACTTTCTTATACTTGGGTCCTGGGTAGTTCACCAAGCTATTCAGCGAACGCAGATTGATAGGACGACCTTCGTAGAAAACTGCGTAGATTGCGTCAGCTGCCAAAATTTGTTCGCTTTTGTAGGTCTTACTGTCGGTGTGGTTCAACAGGACGGACGGCTTAGGACGGCTCATATTGCACCTATAAAGCAAAAATCTTATGTCAGTATTTATGCGACGCCTTACAATTTGAAACAACCACGTTATCACCAAATGAATCATTGCCACCAGAAAAACGAAAGCTCCGTTAAACGGAGCTTTTCATTTATAAACAATGACTTAGAAGTCAGCGTCGAAATTACCAGCTTGGTGACGAGCAACTACATCACTCTTTATCAATTCTTGATAACCTCCGATACGTTCGTTATCAACGAAAATCTGTGGGACGCTACGAACACCTGGGCCACATTTTTCGTAAAATGCCTTACGTGCTTCATCATCATCGAGGTTCACTTCTGAGTACTCGATACCATTCTTCTTCAAGTATGCCTTTGCTTGTGTGCAATATGGGCAAATTGTCTTGGAATAGACTACGACTTCCATGTTTTCTCCTTAAAATGTACCGCCAGATACATGGATAATCTGTTGGTTATTTAAATGATCCACAAAGTCTTGGATCAACTTTTTCATGTCTTCACTTTCCCTAGCAGATATATATGCAATGACGGCAAGAAGTTCATTGGCATCATGAATGCTAAGGCGTATCTCTTTGCTATTGGTTGCACTCGCATGCTTGATACGCTCGGCAATGGTTAACAGAATTGTTGTGTCCATGTATCAGGCGGTTATATTTACACTGCACGATTAAGTGCAGTCATAGCATTCATCATTTCAAGTCGTGTCTTGAACGGACCTGAACTTTGATACTGCTCAACTGTCTTCAACAAAGGGCAAAAGCTTGGTACCCAACGTTTGCTAAACTTGATAGTCCAAAAACCAGCCACATGTTGTACTTGTTTGCCACGAACATACACTGGACGCTCACCAGTTGATACGACTGACACATTCGTATGCTTCATTGGGAAGCCATCGATATGATCAACGATATCACCATCTTCCTTGGCTTCATTGACTTGTTCTTTTACTTTACCACCAAGGAATTCTTTGATTTCTGACATCTTGGCAAATGTAGTCTTGGCCTCTGGTGTCATGTAGATATATTCAGATTCAGTCTTATAGATGAAACCAACTGGAAAGCCATTTGCATTTGCCACCCAGCTATTCGCTGTAATCTTATGAAGTTGTATTGCCATCTTTTTCTTTCTTGATATGTGCAACTGTTGCACGTACTGCATCTGAATCTGATAGATTCGAATTGGTAAAACGAAAATCATCACGTTCAACAAAATACAGAAGATTGTCCGTTACGAATGCTGGAACTGTTGCCGGAGCATCTACTCCTTCAGGCAATTCTACTTCTGCCATAACCAAATACAAATTTACATTGACCTCGTCATGGAAGAAATCAACTTCCCATTTCAAATCATCAACTGGAACAGTGATACGCGTCTTCAAAATGCGCTTAGATGTACCCTTTACCAATCTGTCGAAGTCTGGCCTTGTAATATCAGTCTCGATCTCGACTAATTCACTATCAATCATTATTTTGTAAGTGAACTTGCATTGCTCCGACCTCGGATAAATGTATTCGCCATTCTCGTCAAGACCACCAAAATCATATTTGTTTTGGATCTTTCGAATGCGCGCACCACCGGGCAAATACGCCTGGAAAATCTTTTGGGCGGTGACACCAGGCATACATTCCAAATCAGTCATGAATCCCACGTCGTTAGTGGGTAATAAGATATATTTTCGTTCGTTTTCAACCATAACTATTTTGCATAAGGAGCGTTCAAGTATTCAGCATGATCAGCAGCTTCCTTGCTGAGATTTACAAGACCATTGCGTTCACAGAAACGAAGGAAGTGAATACCAACACCTTGTTTTCCACTTTTTTGTACGTTTTCAATAATCAACAAATCCATCAATTCCTTGATTTCTTCTGGTTGTTCTGTAAGGTCAATCAGTGACTTGTTGAAGTTATAAGCGTCTAGAACTCGAATTTCTTCCTCGGTACCATCAGTCTTAGCTTTCTGCCATGTTTGAAGCATCAGATTATTCCAGTTATAACCCATTTCATTTCGATCATCCCAAGCTTCAATCAATTTCTTTTCACGAACCTTTGGATATGCTGAGAAGATGCTATCACCAGAATCGCCGCGCATGCACTTCATGAACAAAGCACGTTTCCACCATTCTGCTTCTGGCACGAATACTTCACCTTTCTTTAAGGGCTTACCGATACGAAGCTTACCATCGCTCTTGACACCAAATTCAATACGTTGATTTGCCTTGTCGTAGATCCCATCAATTGTGATCAATAGTTCACGTACACCATCGTAGATTTTAACATTCGGTGCAAGCATTTGAATGAAATCAGTATCACCACTAACCAGCAAATGCTCATCATTTGGATGAATTTGAATAAATCGAGCCACCCAATCGTCACCTTCAACTCCATCACTTTGCAACACTGTTGCATTTGTTTTGTCCGTCAAGAATGACACCAATTCTTCGAATGTTTCTTTGAACACTTGATCTTCTTCTTGATCTGCTGGCTTTAGATTAGCCAATGCTCGTTGCGCTTTGCGAGCTGATTTATATTCAGGATATACCGCATAGCGCCAGCTATGCCCCTCCAAACAGAAAACGACGTGATCGGCTTTGTAATCTCTCCAAAGTTTTCGAATTGAACGAAAAACAGCATGAAGTGCTAAACCTGCTTTTGAATATGCATCACCGGTGACTGCGTGTCTACATCTATAGAAAAGGTTGGCAGTATCAACCAGAATAAATTTACTCATATTTGTTATCATTGTGAATGGCGATCTAGCAAAGCTAGTTCACCGTTAGTCATAATTGTAACTGGTTATGGCAAATTTACAAAATTAAGGGGAGCAAATGCTCCCCTTAATTAACAATATGTCAGTTTGAATGCTATTGCATCTTGTTCATCTTCGAATAGAAAAAACGCGATGAAATTATATGGATCTTCTATAAGCCACATAGGCAAATCATCCCAATCAAAATCAGCAGGTGGTTGGACAGACTTTGCTACCAAATTAAAAGTATCAGGACAAACAAAGACTTGCAACCATTGTTTGGGAATAGGTACTTTGTAATATCCCTGAGGATATTCACGCAGAAAACCATTTACAATAACTAATGACGGTTCCATCAACTAAAATCTGAACGATTGCCGCGTCGTATCGTATTAATTACTCGACCACTGTTGAACGGTATATCCTGTGAATCTATTTCTTCAGCGATAGTCGAACGACATAGATCAGTAAACCATTGATGAATAATTTGATCTTCGTTGTAACCAGAATAACCATGATCGATCAGTTGTTTGATCCAATATTCATTCCAATCAAATTCGAAAATTAAACCACCAATGCCCTCATCTGGATTATATTCACTGTTCAAAACTGTGATATATGGCTCTTTCTTAATATTAGCTACGCGTTTTTCGTATTCATTTAATGTGATCTTACCAGCTGTATGGTCAAGCTCTAATTTTCGAATCTCAAGGGCTTCGCCAGACAATGTTCGCTCTGCGTATTTCAATGCAAAGGTATAGTCATCAATCTTGCCATGTTTGTGGTCCAAACGCAGAAATTCAACTTCTCGTTCATCATTGTCTTCGTAATCTATCTCGATTAGACGTTTCTCAAGATCATAACCTTCGAAGTAATATTCGGCTTCTGCTCGTTCTCGACTTTTACCACTCAAGCCCCAACTAGCCGGCAGCCAATTAAAGGGGATTTTCTTATTCTTTTTACTCATTCGGTCTCCCGTACTATTTTAAGACCATGTTAGCAGAAATTCTACAGCAGTCAAATCATCTGTAATTTCAATGAACCACCCATTTGAATCTTCCCATGGCTTTTTCAAATTTTTAGCTTTACACCATTCATAAATTTCATCTTTTGGATGTGGAAATGAAATAACCATATGAGAAGAATGCATCATTGTTAATCTTTTGGTGGTTATTCCGTTATTTGGAATCTTGATTATAGCCATGTTAGTTTAAATTCAAGGGCTGTCAATTCATCCGGAAGTGTAATATACCATACAGAACATAAGTGAAAGCTACAACCTCGAGCGTTTGCCCATTCCGATAGCTGTTGATTGATTTCAGACGCAGTTCTGAATTTCAAACCATTAACATCTAAATAAATGTTATTGAGACCAGATTGGGGTACTTTTTCTATGAACATTATCCCCAGGTGAGTAAGAACTCAACTGCCAAAGCATCATCTTTTATTTGAATACAGAAGCCAGTATAACCGTCGTGAACTAATTTCCATTCGCCACGATCATTTAGCCATTCTTCAACATCTGCGGTCAATGCATAACTCTCTATCGTATAAAGGCCAGAGATTTTGCGAAGATATTCTTTTGGTACCTTAAACAAATGGATCATAACCAGGTTAATTTAAAAACCATTGCCAAATCATCATTATCAAACATCATAACTGGCTTATATGAAACTATGCCATTGTGAACTTGCGGCATAGTTTCAATAAGCCAATTTTCACCAAAAACACCATGTGAATTTAACCATTCAATAACATCATTGTTTAGAATCCATACTGAACGCCAACTTTCAGGCTGATAAATCTTAGTAGCGATGCTGTCGTCCATAGGAATATCAACGATAAATAAACCGTTCATAGCCAAACCAACTTAAACTCTACTGCAAATGTATCATCATTAATGATGATATTACTATTGAACAATTTAGGATTTTCACCACGCTCACACAACCATGCTTCGACTTCGTTAGGAAGACAAAAATGTTGTGTCCAACGGACACCTTCTTCCGATACAGTTCTAACCATACGACGCTCGATCAAATTACTAACATTCAACGATTTCACAAATCTTCTTCCCAGTCACCAACATCAGCCGCGTCAGCCAGAAGCTTCATCTTGACAATTGACAAATATTTACGAATATTCTTACGATTTTCCCAGAATAGAGTTTCAAATGGGCGCATACCGTTGCAAGGGCAATCATCGACAAATGTTCTGCCATTGATTTCTACGTAATGAACACATTCACAGTCATGAACGAAAATAACGCCTTCTGGATCTTGTTTTTGCCATTCGATATAATTTTCAAGTTGACCTTCTTCAAGTAGATCACTATCAATCGCTACATGAGTTCTACCACACCAGCATTCATGACTGGGGCTACCGCCTCCCATAAAACATCCAACAAAATCATATGATGCTGGGTTTTGACTGTAAATGGGATATTCTTTCTTTTCTTCGTTCATAGCCATGTTAGTTTGAAACTTAGAGCTGCGTTATCATTTTTATGGAACAACAAATATACCTTACCATCCACGTCACGTAGTACTTTATATGGCTCGTTACAATTTTCACCTAGCCAATAATAAATCAATGGCACTAGCGATTCAACTTCGTTATCACTTTTGAATAGTGCTGTTACATCAAATATAACTTTGTTTGTGATATTTTGAATTGAACTACTTGGTTTGCTACCTTTCATCTGATGAGATGGGGATGCATTAAATGGCACAAACCTTGGATTCTTAAACCTCATAACCATGCCAATTTAAAAGCGAGAGCATCAGCTTCATCAGGAATGGTTAATTCAACCCATTTGTTGATGGTGACACGTTTCATCAGGATTGGGCCTAATGTAGAATTTTGTTTACGATCTTCGCCAAATTCTTCTACTTTATGATTCTCTCTATATTCAAAAGAATATTCAATATTGTTACGACGCAACCAACGCCTGATTGCTTTCTTTACTGTCCACTCGTAACTATTTCTCTTACCTTCTTGTTGTACAACTTTATCATCACACAAAATCCTTGGCAATATAAACATTGTCATAGCATTTCCAATTTGAACAAAACTGCATCATTTTCATTTTGAAATTCGATAATTGGTAATGAGTCTTGACCATAATTAATATATTCTTGCAGTTCAATGTTATATTGATCACCAACGTTATCCTCAAGCCACCTATGAATGGTGCCTTTGGGAATACGATAAAATGTTTCGCCTGATCTGGTTATATACGTGTAATTCTTGGGAACCGCAACTTTAATACTCACCGCCAAACCTCAATTTGAATTCAACCGCATCCACATCAGTTTTCAGTTCAATATGAATACATTTATCCAATATATCAAATGAAGATTGTTGCACTTCTTCTTCATAATAGAAAATGTAGGCATCATGTTCTTTGGCCCAAGTCTTCAATTCAGTAGCCAATATGAAATCAATTTGATATTCAATCTTCGACTCTTTGGATTCTATGTTATGGAAATCCAGCGAAACTAGATAATGTGGTACTCGTAGAATAGTCATTAGCAATCAAATGTTAATTTGAACTGAATTGCCAAAATTTCATCTTTAAATTCAATTCCAATTCCTTTGCCTAATTTTACACTTAAATCAAGTTCTTCTGCCGAATATTCCGCGAGCCAGTCGCTTACTTTCTCTTTGAGATGAAATGTCATTCCCATTATAGTGACGCCTTCTTGGCAACCCGAACCATCTGATAATTCAAGCTCCATTAATTCCATGGGAATAGTTATAAAGACAGCCATAAGAACGTCAATTTATTGTATTGGTAATAGTATTGCTATGATGCAACTTTTGTGTTGCCAATTCAAGCAAAAGAGGAGTAAAAGCTCCCCTTTGTGGTTACAGAACTGTTAGATTGAACCCCAGTTATTGTTTTGTATATTTGGATACTTGAGCTTGAACATAACAGCTTCGGCATCTGACTGGAAATCAACCTCAACGAAATATTTTACATAGTTTACGCCATCACTTATGGCATAAGTTGAATATCCATCTTCTTCCAGTTGATGTTTCAATTCGAGCACATCATAGCGCCCAACACTGCGACAAGAAAAAGTACCACCGATGTACAAGGATTGCTTCATCGTTATGAATTGATACGATATGGATTATCTGAGAAGAAATATGGTATGATTGCCAAGCCATAGATCACATTGACGATCGGAATAACCCAAATAAAATATACGATGAAACTTCTATGATCAGTTGGAAAATCACCACGTTTACGTGCCAACAATCCAGTCATCAATATTGAAAAGAACAAACAAATAAAGTAGGCAGAAATAAGCATCACATTCCTTTATTTGCCTACAGTATTACCAAAAATGTAGCAATGTACACGAGCAGCCACATTATAACCACGACGGCAAGCTTCTTCAGCAACCTTAGCAGCAACTTTGTTCTGTCCTTCAACAGTCGCGCCCACAGGCATAATCCACACTGGCCATTGGACACCAGCTTCGCGGAATGCGGCTGTAAATTCTTCCACTTCCTGCCATGCACGATCGCTACCATCGCAAACATACTTCAATTGACCATGATTGGACAAACGAGCATATTCTGCAACAACGTCAGGTTGCAGGGCATCGGCCTTTTGTTCACCACTCAGGTACAGTTTTGGTGACACTGACCAGAACCACTCGATACCACGCAGTGCTTCTTCTTCAGCGTCAAGACCAATGTAATTCTCAGCCTTCATGTTGATCAGATCACGCATGTAGAAGGTATCCTTCAATGCATTGTAATCGTAGTCAAGTGCCGAGTCACGTTCACCAGACAGGTACTCTGCGAACTTGCTGCGTGCCTTTTGTGTGCCGTTCGTTTCAACAGTCACGTACTTGGGCACATTACCACGACGTGCAAACTCGAGCATGATGTCCACGATTGCGTTTTGGTTCATCATTGGCTCACCACCAGTGAATGCCAAATGCGTCCATTGGCCGCTTTTTGGATGCAGGAACTTACCTTCTGGGTTGTGACCACCCTTCTTCAGGAAGTCTTCCAGTTGATCACAAATCTGTTCCACTGTGGCAGTAGGAGCCAGATGATGATATTTCTTTGCCCAACTGTATGAGCTGTCGCAGCCTCGATTAAATACTGGCAAGTCTTCCATCCGCTTAATGGAGGAAATGTCGACCGTTTGATAGTCTAGTGACCATGTTGCTGGATTGGTAGGATCATCCTGACCAAATCCGTCGCAGTTGAAGTTACATCCGAAGAAGCGAACCCAAACTGTCGGAACACCGCAGTAGTATCCTTCACCTTGGAAAGTGTCACCGAAGATCTCGGAGTATTTGTATTTTTTAACGTGTGTTGTCATTTTGTTCTTATTCGTAGTCTGTCAATTCAACCAGTTTGTAGATCCGGTACGGATTACGTTTCAGCTCTTCATCCGTGAGCTTTGAATTGCAGTAATGCTGAAAGCCTTTTGCGTCACTCAAGTGACCAAAGAAGACTTCGTTGTTGCCCATCATGTATGTAGCAACGGCACCTTCAGGTTCGTTGGCCTTCCAAGGACGACCCACCGCGTAATTGAATTTGAGTTGTTCTGCCATAATTGTTCCTATAAGCAGCCAGTCTAGCAAAGACTGGCAACCTATGCATTAAACGCCGTTGGCTTTGTTCCTAATGAGCTCAGCCGTCTCTTTCGCTGTAGCTGCACTGAGTGTCCAACCCAGATGGCCGTGACCAGTATTGAATGTAATCAGATCAGTTGTCTTTGCGGAGCGAATAATCGGGAACATCGTTGTTGTCATTGGACGTAGACCAGCCCACGGAATAACATTCTCAATATCAACATCAGGAAAACAAGTTCTAGTCCATTCAATGAGTGGCTTAATACGATCTTGTCGAATGTCATAGTTCCAATCAGCCAGTTCTGCGGTACCTGCAACACGCAAACGATCACCAAGTCGCGATGACACGATCTTTGTTGCTTCATCAAGCAAACTAATGGTTGGAGCACTTGCTTGGCTTTTTGCATCATTCAATGGAATTGTGATACTGTAGCCTTTGATTGGATATACATTAACTGAGTCACCAATCATACTTCCGAGTATAGAGCTATCAGCACCAGCACAGATAACCAAATGATGGAGTATAATTTGCTGATTTGTGAATATTCCAGGATGGCGGGTTTTGACATTCAGAAATATCAATTCGGCAATGGTTTTGATACTTGTTACTTCTGTATCATATGCAAAAGTAACGCCATATTTGGTTTTCAATACTTCCGTAAGTTCCAAGCAGAACTTGTGAATGTCACCACTAGCATCATCTGGTGTGTATGTACCACCAAGAATCGTATCTTTGATTGGAACAAGGGCAGGTTCTAATTTGATTACTTCGTCGGCTGAGATCATATGTCTATCAACACCAGCAGCTTGGAAGTATTCACATGATTTCTCGGCGGCGGCCAATGTTGATTCATCACGATAAAAGTGAAGAATGCCACGTTTTAACAAATCAAATGAAATGCCTTCCTCTTCCGCAATCTGATAGTATAGTTCTCGTGCTTCAAGACCATACTTGATCGTGGCACGCGTGTATTTGTCGAAATTCGTTTGACCTTTCAAGGTGTTCAAAAGGAAGCCAGCCATCCACTTGTACTTTGGGAGGCTTGGTGATGGATTAAACAGCAGCGGAGCATCCTTACGGAACATCCACTTCATGCCCTTCTTGAGGGTCACCCAGTTCGTCCAAACTTCCGAATTACTCACACTCAGTTGGCCACCATTCGCATATGACGTTTGCATCGCAGCATACGGATGCTTGTCAAATACGATTACTTGATAACCTTGCTTTGCAAGGTAGTAAGCGGTGGTCACTCCAGTGATGCCCGCTCCGATGATTCCGATAGTAGTCATACAGACCTCAGAAAAAGATATGCCAGTCTACTTTAGACTGGCAACCTTCGCTACTCAGAGTGGATCAGTACTCCCAAGGGTAGACTACCCAGACTGGCTTCTCAGTTTTGTTTATTTCTTCACCAACGTAATCGGGCTCGAAGCGTCGACCACCAAGATTGTGAACTAGCACCGCATACTTCACGCACAATTGTGGTTGTTCAACGCCTTCTTGTGTTTCACGAAAATTGCGAATTAGTTCATCGCTAATCAAACGCAGCGTTTCACCTTCATCGCAGATTTCATCTACGAACAGAACACGTTTGCCGGCATTCACCAACTTTTGAACTTCGGCCAGTGATTCGCTGTGGGGATGATCACGCAAACTGATATGAACGGTACGGAGCGGAACATCGAAATAATGACTAGCATGAACCGCTGGTACTAGGCCACCACGTGTGATGCCAATCACGACTTCTGGTTTGAATTCATCGATGGCCATTTGGCGGAAGATATTACCCAGATGTTTGTGCATCATATCTTCATATGTGATGTATTGTTTTGTTATCATAATTTGGAAATGTGTCCAAGGTCTAAGACTTTTTCAGTTCGATTTTGTAGATCATATTCGTATAACATACCATTTCGAACAATGATTACTAGATAATCAAGACCTATAGGTTCAAATATTTCGAGCAATTCAGATATCTTTTCGTGATCTTCAAAGTATAATCGCTCTTGACCTCAACAAAAGTGGCATAGGCTGGTAGATAGAAGTCTGGCAGCTGATAATTACCATTCTTTCCAACAAATTTCCAATTTTGTATTTTCAATGCGGTCGTGCCATTTACAATATCTTTGTTAGGCGAAAATCCCAAAGACATAAAATAATCTAAAACTATTGGTTCATAGCCTCTTAGACCAGTCATACCTGCGTGTTCTTTGGCTTGAAATGATGCCTTTTCATGCTTCTCAAAGAATTCCGGATTTTGCATTGGATGTTCACATCCAAATCGATCTACATTCGTTGTTTTTCTTTTAGATTCAGTCTGCTCTTTCCAAATAGGGTTAGCATATAAATCTTCTTTTATTTTTGATAGATTATTGTTTGCTACGTCGTCGGATTTGTAACAAGCCATGCAACAATATTTTGGTTTATGACGTCCTGTTATTTCATTAGAGCATTTTGGATTTGAGCATTTGGGAAAACTACGTAATCCAGAGCTTATCAAATAATAAGCATCATATAAACTATATCGTAAAAGATCAGAATATTCTGAATTGGCTAATAAAATCCTGAATTGTTCTCGTTTTCGTTCAGATCTCCCGAGACCACTATGGATCTCGGGAAAATTTGGTATCAACTCTTTGACCTTGTTTATAAAGTCAGAATTGAACATTATTTACGAATACGCGTTGCAATTTGCATGAATTCAGCTCGCACCATTGGATTTTCCTTAAAATCCCCACCGAGCTTTGATGTTGTTGTACGTGAAGTTTCATCCTCGACACCACGCATACTCACACACGTGTGAGCACCATCGATCATGACTGCGACATTATCTGTACCAAGAATGTGTTTTAAAGCATGAAAAATTTGCTCAGTAAGACGTTCTTGGATTTGGGGACGACGTGAAAAATATTCGCAAATACGATTAAGCTTGGATAAGCCTAGAACCTTTTGATTTGGAATATATGCAACTGTTGCTACGCCAATAATTGGCAGAGCGTGATGTTCACAAAATGATTTAATCGTGATATCTTCTTCTACCAACATCTGATTATATAGCATTTTGTTATCAACTGTTGTGCATTTTGGGAAGTTTTCTGGATCCAAACCCCAGAAGATTTCACTGCAATACATCTTAGCAACTCGGAGTGGTGTTTCAGAAAGACTGTCGTCAGTCAAATCAAGACCCAAAGTCTCCATAATTGATTTGAAGTGCTTTTCGATCTTACTAACTTTTTGTTTGATAGTCAAACCATTATCAATGGTTGGGGTTTCGATACCAAGTGACAGCAGATGTTTGTGAATTTCTTGACCCAGAACAGGGTCGGTTTTTGTTTTATTGAAAGACATTGCAACCTCTTATTGCATTATTATTCTACTACAGCCTCTTGCTATAGAGAGTAGAGACAACCTCGTGCCATCTCTACTACTATTTAGCATTGTAAACCAGCTTCCGGCCAGTGTCAAAATTTAAATGCCAAGCAATTTGCTATACATTACATCGGCGGTGAAGAAATCATTAATCAAACGTTCTTTCTGCAATTGAATAATGGGCAAATACGATTGATAATTTTTCATGACATTACGAATATACGCCATGATTTCTTCTTTGTGTTCCAAATATGAATCGAAACTTTCCGTCCACTCTGATGGATACTTGAATTCACTCAGGAACATTTCCTTATAAGAAAGGCGATCTGGATTCATTGAGAAGGCATTGCATAAAATGCCTTCTACTTGACTAATACCCAGAGTTTCTTGTAAGTTTGCGCTAAACACAAGTTTCGCTTCGCAAAGCAATTGGTGATATTCTGCTTTGGTGAGCTGTTTATCTTGTGCTGTAACGAATTCATATTCTGGCATAGACTTTTGCAAGTCTGCAAAAATGTCGTGTTGCTTTTCGGGTGCTTTACGATGACCAAACAAAATCATGTCACGCTTGTTAAGACTTGGCAAACTAGTCAAATGCTGAACCAAACCTTCATGTGGTTGGCCTGATATCAAAATACGCGAATTGTCGGTATTTTGAAAGTCAACACTCTTGCTCAAAACACCTTGGCTGAACAAACCAACATGGAATGAAGTGGCATAGATGTTTTTGTCCAATGCCCAGAAAATTGCCTCTTCGGTATTGCGCGCCCAACGCTTGTCAGGAATCAATCGCCCCAAAAAATCTTGTGAATCATATTGTCCAGCATGCCAGATGCCATACATTTCTGCCTTGATACCAAGCAAATCAATCATATATTTGGTCTGCAGAATCACAGGATTCCACGCATCAGTGAACAGAAACTTATCACCATCCTTGATTTTTCCTTCTGAAATGAGTTTAGCAATCTTAATCGATTGCTCACTCTTCCATTTGTTAGTGCCAGCAAAATTGATGAATGCACCAGGCGTTGTCAGCATTTCATTGTCATCACCAACAATATTCACAACATCGACATCGACATTATGTTCTGCTGCAAATGCGCGAATTGCTGTGGGGATTCCTTCTAGCCATTCGCAAGTATATCTAGTGGGTATAGATTCAAGTGAAACAACGTAAATCGTACTCATTAATGATTTGCCTCTTTATATGTTTGGCATTCTACTGGGAACCAGCCAATTTTGTTTAAAGCTTCTCGAACTCGGTCACTCACATATCCATATGGATTGTTGTGATTACGACAATACCATGTCATATAGTCCTCAGCAGTACCGTGAAATTCATTTCTAATGTCAGCTATAACCCCGCCCATCCCACGAAAACTGGCTCCCCAAGTTCTATGCTCAAAATCTTCGGTCAATGCAAATTCAACTTGTTCGGCAGTCGTTGGCAAAGAACTATCATACTTCTTATACCAATCAACATTGGCAAAAGCAGTCCATAGTTCAATGCAGAAATCGTCGTCAGCCATAAGCTGAATAAACTCTGGGTACTTTCGCACGTCTTCTTCAAAATCTATGTACTGCTCAGTCATATTATCCAAAGGGCGGTGATTACAAAACTGAATCTTTTAAAGTAGGAGCTCTACAAGATCTCCTACATTTATTCTCAACTGAGTTGGCTATTAGACGGGAAACGTCAGAATAGCCCCATTCTCGCCATCCTCAGAAATTTCTATTTGGATCCATCTGCCAGGATATCTGTTTGTGATTTGTTCATACAAATCTTGGCATAGCATTTCACATGATTTATAATCGAGTTGCAGAATTGCATCCTTGCCATACAAATTCTCTAACCATCGTTTAAATTGAATAAATTCAATTGCTCGATCCAAATGTTCAATCTCGATAGTAACACGAAAGTGGAACATATGGCGATGAGGATAACCAAGGAAGCTCACATCGTATTCATCACCAGTAGCCAGATTGGGATCCGTAAGTGCGGCTGGATATTTGTGAATTCCTTCCTTTTCGAAAGTTACGAAGATTAGTTTGTTAGGCTGTGACATAATTTGTTCCGTTATATTTGATATCTACTTCAAACAATGTTGATTCATTAAGGCTATAGTCCAAATTGGCCAATCGAATACTCACAATTTCAGGTTCAATCAGCTGCACTGTGAAAATATCATTGCCGCCACCATTTACCAAAGAAATTTCAATATCAACGCCATTTGTAATAGCATGTACAGTTTGGGTCTCTATGATAGCGGTTAGTGCCTTGATTACCAAATTGTCAGCATCTGTACGAATTTGGAATTTAACAACGCCAGGATTCAATAATTCAACCCCAGAGATTGAACACAATTGCACTGATAGCACATTCAGGTCAATACCAGATAAGACAGCAGTTAGGCTTTGAAATCTCGCCTTAAAATGATAACTCATTACTGGAGTTGGAATATAATTCATATTGTTCCTTGACTATATTTTGTCCACAGCATTAGATCGAAGTCTGCTGGTGACATATTATTTTGTTCAGCTAATTTCAAGAACTCTTTCTCAAGCTCTAAATATTGCTTATTACCTGGTGTCTGCTTGGGAGCATCAAATCCTTGTGAACGTAGATACTTGAGGATATGAACATCCAGGACGGCAATGTCCTGATCGGGGCGTGAATGTAGTAAAAAGAATCTAGCAGTTTTATTACCAACACCTTTGATCTTCATGATTTCATCTAAGGTGGCGGCACGCAAATCAAGTTTCAAACTCTCTTCAAAACCAGAAGCCAGGCGATTATATTGACCCAATCGACTTTCCTTGAGTTTGCCAAGTAGAATTCCACGATCAACCATATCTTGAATGATTGCGAATGGAGTATCGCCATCACCAGCTCTTAGGAAAGCATCTAGAAGCTTTGCTTGTACTTTTGCCGTTTTGCCTGCAACTGTTTGACAGAAAAGGAAAAATAGTTGCAATTCACCGTCGGTGCGGTTGAACTTAGTCACATCTGTTGGATCAATGAGAAAATTCATACTTTACTCTAAATTTTGCCATATTTTATCTGTTATCTGGCAAACCAGCAATTTATGTTTGACATAAATAGTAGCATATAACTTTAGAGGTGGTATGATGAAAGCTTTGATTCTAAATGGTTCTCTTAGAAAAGAAGAGAAGCATTCTAATACAACGATACTTTGCTCAATGTTGGCAGATGAAATGAGCAAGTACGATGTTGAAACTGAACATATTTACTTGCGCAACGTTGATCTTTCTCCTGGGGCAAAACTTCAACCACAAGAACCGGATGACAGCCCAGAACTATTCAAGAAAATCCTTGATGCTGACATTCTTGTATTCGCTACACCAATTTGGTGGGACAATCATTCCAGTTTGATTCAAGCAGTTATTGAGCGACTATCATGGGTTGATGATTACTACATCGACAAGGATTTCAGTCCACTTTATGGAAAAATATTTGGCTGTATCGTTAATGGTTCAGGAGATGGCGTTCAACACATCAACGCTTCATTGTTCAATTTCGCATCACAGCTTGGGTTCGTTATACCCCCTGAGGCTGGCTTAAACTACCTTGGTGGGGATGGTGAGAAGAACATCAGAGCTAGTAAGACTACGATGATGAAGCTCTCCAAGACTGCTAGAAACCTGGCTTTTTACGCTGATGCGGCAACTAAAGACAAACAAGGTTTGAAAGTGCAAGCAATTAAGACACAACCTTACACTGGTGTTAAGGTAAGCGAGTAACAAAAAGGCTCCCAGTTGGGAGCCTTTTAATTTCCTACTATTCGTTACACCATCAACTTAAATTGAAGTAAGTCTAGGTCGTTAACGAAACCATACAAACTGTGAAGCTGAGGAATGGTAATTGATCCCTTTTCTTCCTTTTTGTACAGGTTCCAGCAGCTCATTGCTTTGCCAGCATTCGTAAGCAACTGAAAGTATGCATCGTTGTCGATGAGATCTCGTACACGATCCATTTCAACAATATAGAAATGGCTATACTCTTCAATAACTTCTAAATTGATGTCTGAACCATACCAGTCATAACTTAATTGAATACCATTAAAGACTGAATACATCATTTCGTCAAAAGGATTGGTTTGACTAACATCAATTAACCCGTAGTTGTCGGTTTTTATCTGAAACATCATATGAATGGTGGGCCATTTGCATGGCCCACCCATTTTATCGACGACGTGCTGGAAGAATATATTCGTAAGTCGCGTAATCTGTTGTCACATTAACCAGCAATGCGCCCTTGCTAGTAATACCAACATGATATTCGTTGCCGTCAGCACTCTTCAGGATTGAGAGGAATTGCGAAATTGGCCACAACAATTCACCCTTCAATTCACCTGCAACTGTGTCTTCAAACACCATGCTTGCTCGGTGAGTAGCTGAACCTTCTTCACCAATTGAGAAGACCAATGCACCATCCTTGGTTTTCACTGAAAAGTATTGGTCGAATTGTGAATACAGACCAGCCAGACCTGAGAATTCCTGGATCTTTGCCTTTGATGGAACAAAAGTCACGTCCCACTTGATGTCAGCAACCAGAGGCTGGTCACCAACCAATTGTGCGCTCATTAAACGGAAGTTAGCACCAAGACCGTTTGCATCGCGGAACTCAAATTCTTCTGGTGTTGATTTACCATTGACATCACGACGTGTGACATTAAATGTTGCATCCTCTGTCTTATAGCTGGCAAAGCCAAGCAAACCATTCAACAATTGCAGGTTTGCAACGCCGAATTCACCAATCAGTTCAGTTTGTGCTTCATTTGTCTTTGCCTTGATAATCACCGTTTTGTCAGCATCTACAGCTTCAATACGTGTTTCTTGATCGGTGCCAGTTACTTTGATTTGTTCAACGAAACCAAGACCACCGATCTTCTTGACGATGTCTTGGATAACATTTCTTGTATTTGTGTTGCTCATTTGTAGGAGTGTCTCCGTGTTATTTTTAGTATTATGCAGCTTGCCAGCTTTTGTTCAAAATTGTTTTTAGAATTTGCCAAATGCCAACTTAAACATGGCGGCAGTTTCGGTATCATTGAATAACCAGGAAGCTCCACCTTGACCGAAAAGGTTCGTACAGTAATAAGAACCTTCTCGTGCAAATTCCGATAGCCACTCTTCAATTTCTTCACTATGCTCATCATCAGTAATTACTTCATGAAAACAAGTATGTTCACGTAGATAAGCAGCAGGAACGTTTATCTTCTGCGTCTCTATGATTTCTCGCATGCAGTAATCTCTGACTAGCTCAGCTTCAATTGGTTCAATTTAGCATGGATTTGTCGAAGCCAGTAATATTCCACATAATCAATTACCAACTGAATAAATCGTTACTCAAATCGTCGTTAGCTTGTGACAAATCCCAATTCAAAACACCAAGAAGGTTCTTGAGTTTCGCATCGATGATTGTGTCTTCCATCGTAGTATGATCAAACGGTAATTCCTTAAACCAAGTTGGCAAGTGTGGCTCATCGATTGGATACGCGACTGCATTCATACCAAGAGGATTTGGTTTCAATTTACATACGATTGTTTTCGCACCATCTGTAATACGCATAGAGAACATGTCATTATGCATCTTGCAAAGCTTATTCCAATTCAAACCAGCTCGTGCCTGACCTGGCATGTTAATTTTACTCTTCGTACCAACCTTCAGCTTACGGAAATCGCCACTCACATCTGCTGCTTGTTCTTCACGATCAGTATAATCACTTAAACCATTAACACGTTTTGGTGTGCCTTTTTCCCAACCTGGTCTGCCACGGAAATCACGACGGAACTTCCGAATCATGTCGAAAATCTCATCTTGAGTAGAACCAGTCAGCAACGACATCAATACATCTTCCAAGAAGTCTTGCATGAATTGTGGTGTATCTGATCTCTTCAGATCTAGACCCATGACCTTCAACTTGCCAGGCTCGCCATCCACATCGTAACGTTGACCATCTTTGTCATACATCAGAACAGCATACTTCTTCTTCTTGATGAACAAACCCTTAGATGCTACTAGCTCACGACCAGCCTTGATAATACCACCACGCTCAAGACCAGTATTGAAACTCTTCGTCATAAATTCAGGGAAACTGCCATTCACTTCCTCACCAATACCATCATATAACTTAATGATATTTTCACGTGTGAATTCAAAATCCTTAAATTGTGGGTCGTTTGCCCATACTTTCTTTGCAGAAAAGTATGATGAGTCAGTATCAGCATAAATGATTGCTTCGCCCTTATAGTCATATTGACCAGTAATAATTTCATTAATCTTACTATTCATATGGCGAGCAATACTTCGCCCAGTCAAAGTAACCGATTGACCAATACGCTTATCATAAAACTTCATCGATTCATTCAACAAAGCACCATATAGCGAGTTCAACAAAATCTTACGTGCTTGTTGACGTTGATTCCAGAATGTTTTCAAAGACTTAGCTGTTGCTTTGTCTTCCGCATAAATGTTGTCGCCTTCCAAACGAAAACCATATGACACCATGATTTCAGCAGTCAGCTTCGCATCCTTAGCATACAAAGCTTTCAAGAACTTACCAACATCAACTTCACTCTTTTGTGCTTTTGGTAATTCAGTTTCCAATTGTGAAACGAATTCACTTACACCATTGCCATCAAATAGCTTAGTCAATGTTTCGTGATCATCAGTCACGTGAGCATATGTATTTTCACGAGCTTGCATTTCCTTACGTTGCGAATACCAACGTGCCAAAAGCGACGGAATAACCCCAGCCACATCAGTACGGAAAATTGTACCGTTTGCCGTAATACACAATGGACGATCTTCATGGAAGATATAGTCATTCAATTCATCTGCACGGAATGTACGAGTGGTGCCATCTTCAAAATCAACAACGATTTGTGCTTTATCACGTGCCATCACGTGATCATACTCAAGCGTACAGAATACACCTTCCCACAAATCTGACTTTGCAACACCATCAGCAATACGCTGTTGAATCATTGCTTCTGTTTCAGTTGGTCGAATATGCCCAACTAGTGTTTCAGGACTCATGTTCAACGCACGAAGTGTTGATGGATACAGTGAGTTAATATCACAACAACCAATTTCTTCTTGAAGACCAGTCTTTGGTTTTGCAACATATGCACCAACTGCATTCTTCTTTACATTGCCGCCACCTTCTTCATCATCTTCATCATCGTATTCTTCTTCATCTTCATCTTCAACCACATCCATCTTACGATCTGGAACAACCATACCACGATCATGTGCTTCATTAATGATGGATTGTTCAATCAAAGCCACCGAACCCATTGTGGTCTTCAACAGAACAGTATTGGTATGAGCAATCTGATTGGCAAGTTCAATGAATTTCTTCTTTGCATCAATCTTCACCAAAAGCATCGTATCCTGGCGGTTGTATTCGATGAACTTCTGGAAGTCCTTCTTATACAAATCGTCAAGTGTGCCTTCGTATGGTACCTTGTTTTCTTTTACTTCAATCTCACCAACAAAGTCCAATCGATATGAGTGCAACTGTTGCGAATTATGTTTCTGGTATAATTCCAAGTAATCAAGATGAACACGACCAACCAAATCGTAGGTTGTGGACTTCTTCTTGAATTTGATATATTCACGCTTCTTGGGTGCTTGATTCCACAAGCAGAAACGACGTGCTTCATCCTTACCGATTACACGAATAATACGATTCACTAGATATGGAATATCGAAGCCAGTTGAATTCCAACCAGAAAGAACATCTGAATCTTCGATTATATCCAGGAATGCCTTTAACAACGCCGTTTCATCATCAAACAAAAATGTATCTTCAAACTTGTTTGTGATTGCTTCTGCTTGATTGAGGTCCATTGTTGGTGGGCATAATACCAATGTAATTAGTTTGTTAATATGACTTAGATAACAACTAATTGCCGTTACTTCATTGAATGGATCTTCGGTCGGTGCGAAACCTCGCTTGGTATCGAACGCGACCTCAATATCAAAAAAGCACAGATTCAATGCTGGTGCTTCAATACCACGATATGTTTGTTCCAAACAACGAAATACTGGATTAATATCGCTTTCGAATAACTTCTTTGAACGTTGAACCAGCATCTTCTCTCGCATAAATGCTTTATGCGAGCCAGACGAGTACATGCTACAAACATCGCCATAAATGCTTTTGTATTTGCCACGTGGATCTGGGTAATAGAACAGATAATTGGCTGGATGCTCCGTATATGTTCGATTACCGTCAGTATCTCTACCAACTACTTTAATTAAGTCTTTTTCTCGGTCGTATATTGCGTCTACGTATGACATGGATTATTTCAAGAGTGCCAAAATCGCACCAAAGACGTTGTATTTGATAAGCAAATGCGTCAAACCAATAATATCAATTGATACGAAGTATAAGTTGAGTATAACCCAGAACCCATTATTGCGCAAATAACTGGCAATAATCAGACAAGTACTGCCAATAATATATGACAGATAGATGAAGAAGAATGGTGAATTGGGAACAGTCAGTGCAAGAGTACCTGCTGCAATCATTCCACCCGCAATTCCAACCATTTCAAGCCAGAACAGGACTGGGTTTGTTTTGAAGTCCTTGATCCAGTTTTCAATAATGCCTTTAAACAAAACTTTCTCCAAGAACGAGCCCCAAAATTTTGGGGCTCGTATTTATGCCCGAAAACAGGCGATTAAAGGCATTGCTTACGCACGACCTGCGACCCGAAGGACTTCTTCAAGATTTTCAACATCATCTTGAACTTCCTTGAGATTGGCTTTGACTGCAACCTTCATAGCTTGCTTGAGTACTTTAGGTGAACAGCCAATTTCCTCTGCTACCTTTTTGACCGTGTCATTCAAACCACCACGAAGATCAGCGATTTCTTCGTTGATAAGAATACCCTTCTCGATTAGATCCTTGATTTTAATTTTGTCGTCTGCTGTGAGATTCATAACCACTTCCTTTGTGATTGTTATTATGCCAGAAGTTTATTTGTATGTGTATGAAGTGTCAAAATTCTAGTTTTTGATAACACCTGTTTGCATTGCTCTATTAACTAATTGTTGTGAAGCCAAATTCCTTTCCCGCGCTTCAACTTCAATATCCATCCATTGAAGATGCGATAAAGCCCAATCATTAGCTGCTTGATTCCAACACCCATCACTATGGGCTCGAATATCACGCAATGGTAATCCCTGATCTCGTAATGATTGAAAGTCGGGTAATTGGTCTTCTGGATGGCCAATCATGAGACTATTCGAAGATACTGAATAATGTCCTAGGGGACGTACACCGCGCCAACTGTTCTTAACATATTCAATACGTTTATCGTCAGGAGTAATGTATTTCCCACCACTGTAAACCCATTCATGGTGTATATCTAATACGAGTGCAATGTGATCTGCCAATGGCTCAATCGCGGTTAATCCAAAACCAATTTCATCATTCTCGATTGTCAGGAGGTTGCGAGCGTCCTCACTGAGACTGTAAAACCCAGAGAGAAGTCTCTGAATTCCACCATCCTTGCTTCCAACATGGATATTGATGGCAGCGCCGTGCTTGTGCCAACCACCCGTATAACCCATTAAACGCATCATTTCAACATGGTATTCGATTTCTGCAATCGCCCGTTGTTGTGTAATTTCACTTACTGAATTCAATACGCAAAATTGACCAGGATGAAATGATAGTCTGACATTCTTTTCTCGAGCAATCGTACCTATTTCTTCGAATTTGGATTCAATTACTTTTCGAATGGTTGGTTCTTGATAAGCCCAATTGGCAATCTCATGCGTGTATGCCGGCAGAAGATCAGAGCCTAAGCGAAGCAGTCGTTGATGCCTGGGTTGCTCTCCAACCCAGTTTACTAGATTCGTAGTTACAACCAGATTATGGCTGACAAGACCTAGTAGTTTATCAATTAGTTTGGAATCGTTGAGGCGTGACAGACAAGCGATGGTTGTGGTTTTGTAGTTCATGAGTGCTTCAGCATCTTTGTCGCCGGAGCCACTTAACCATTTACAGCAAAAACCGATCTTACCGTCATTCATAAGTCCAAATTCCTAAGTATGCCACATTATAGTTTTGAGAAACTTGGCATTGCAATAAATCCCCGAAATCAATTCGAGGATTTATCTATTTAGAAACTTGGAAATTAACTGCTTAGATAACGTCTTAGTATAGGCGTCGACGTCGTGAGAAGGGATCTTTCAAATGTTCTTCGAGGTCTTTGGTTTCTCGCATGACTCTCTTTTTCCATTTGATGGCATTGCTTAAGGTTGGGCTCTTGAATGTTGCTCCCGAATCCTGATTTACGAAGAAGATATTGCCATCCTCATCGAAATCTTCCCAATCAAATTGGTCTGCCAATTTCTTAAGGTCATCCTCTTCAAGCTCGAAGCATTCTTCAATGAATTCATCCCATTCTTCATTCTTTTTATTTGCCAACGCTTTCTTATAAGCAACTTGTGCTTTGGAAAGCCGTTCTTGTGCAGTTGCAAGATTCTGTTCAGCTTCCTTCTTTCTGTACTCAGCTTCTTGAATATGGGACGGTGGACGCTCAGGGTCATACGGCGTTAATTCAGCGATATACTCACTGAAGCGTAGTTTGAACAAGACTGCTTCATTTTCTTCTTGAAAATAGAAGATGTGAAACCCCCAATGAATATGGCCACCGTCCCAATCATAGCGAGGTCCACGTGTAGACCAGTAGTGGAAATAATCTTCAGTGACCTCATCGACAAGCACAAGATCAGTTACATTTTCAGTTACGAACTTACGGATGATGTTTTTTAATCCATGATGTTGCTTGAACGTATCATTATTGATAGCAACGTCATGCTTGAATTCATCCGAGGGAAGCACTGGTTGGCCATTTTCGAATTCAGTAAAATACCAATCAGCACCCAAGCCCTGTGTTAGCTCGCTTAAGGTTGCGAGTCTTCCCATCATATCACCTTTATTGTTATGAATGGCATAATACTGCCGTTTTACGGCAGTATTATGCAACCAAATCGTGAAGTTTACAGCTTTTCACCAGGTTCAGTACCTCGGAACCCCTTAGCGCGTGGAAAACGCAACGACCATAAATCGTCGCTGTTCTGTTCCTTCGTGAAACAATCAGCCTTCACTTCAAGAATGAATCCCTTATATTTCGAACGATTGATCCAAATCTCATTACGATCTTCATCTGACCAACCAGATCCAACATTGCTGATTACGTGACGTCCGCCTGTTTCTTCGCAGGGAAGGATCTCGCAAATAGCAGCACCAAGTTTGCCGACGTTCTTACCAGTACCTTCCTCAAACCCGATGATTGTCATCGAGATTTCGATAAAAGGCTTGACCTTCAACCATGCAGAAGTACGTTTGGTTTCGTATGGCGCTTCGGGATCCTTAACCATGATGCCCTCATAACCAGCCTTCACAGTCTCAGCATTGAATTCCGCATAGGCTTTTTGGCCATCTGGTGTATCAAGATCAACTGTGATCTTGGGAATCACATAGACGAATCCATTCGTATGTTGTTGCAGCAGGCCCATCATACCACTCAAGACCTTATGGCGGTCTTTCTGTGTCATAGCACACTTACCTTTCTTGAAATCGGCAAGAGGGATGATATCAAATAGCGCAAGTTTCGCAGTAGATGAATCAAGATCTTCTTTGCGGTTGACCATCTTCATCAGATCTTGGAATGACTTGGCAACAACTTCGCCATCCAGAACAATACTGACTGGCACTTGATCGATAATGGTTTCAAGTGCTTTGGTAATATGCGGGAAGTTCTTATTGATCTTGCCGTTGCGTGTGTACTGGACTACACTCCGTTCTTCCTTATCGATGATGGTTAACAATCGAACACCATCTAATTTCGGATCGAGCATCTTCTTGCCTTTGAGCTTCTTGGCATGTTGCTCGTCCGCTCCGTCTTTGGCCAGCTGACAGCTGAACACCGGCACGATATAGTTGAGTGCATCAGGGTCACTCTTTGAAACTTTTTCCAGGATTTTATTGACTGTTGATTCGCTGATACCAGCACGCAGATCTTTAAGCAGAATCCTACGGAAGAATTCATTCCATTCCGCAAAATCGCTGTTGAGCGCTGCTTGATTCATTGCTTCTCGCGCAGCATTGCCTGTGAGCTGACGCTTATGAAGCTTATTTGCGAGGTCACGGAATGCCTTGAAATCAAATGGGCCGGGTTGCCCATCATCTACCTCGAGTTCTGGAACCTTAGCTACGCCGAAGCTGATCAGGATATCATATGCTAATTGACAACCCACGAAGAAATCCCGCTCACCAGTCATCCAAGCATCAAGAATGATCTGCTCTTTGTCAGTTCGGGAAGTCGTTGCTGCAAGCTTGCGCAACACGGTGACGGTATTTTTTGACATTCGCTCCTCATATGAAGTCTACTTAGTTCATATGATACACGAAAATGGCGCCTAGTCAAGCGCCACTGGTGTTAACGGATGTTGCGTAGGAGTTGTATCAGGCTGCCTAATTCTTCTTTACGAACAACAGCATATCCTTGATTATTGAGGAAGTTTAAGAAGTTTTCAGGACTACTAGTATCCACATTTTTGTACTGGTCGGGGAGCTCTGACCAGGGACGAAGCATGGGATGTGTTTTGTTTACGACACTGATTGTTGGTCCATAACGCCATCCCATATCAACCTTGTCGCGCACCCAACTTTCATGTTGACGCTTTGCTAATTCTGCGCATAAACTCATGTATTCATCTTGAGGCATAGTGATGTCTTTGATGTTATTCTCAAGTCGATCTGCTTGACTGCTGTTTGATCGAATTGAATATTTGCCTGACGGACACACTTCAGTCCATTTACGAGATATATTTTCCACTTCGTCAGGGAGAAGATCACGTGATAATGGGATAATCAAAGAAGTATCATTGCCTTCTTTACGGCGAACCATACGATATGATACAGGTTTGCCACCAAGCCCAACCATATCAATACTTGTCATTGTACCTTGTGGAGCAGTTTCCTGAACAGTCTTGAACCACAGACGCGCATCGCCCATAGAGATATGATCAGGACTAACCAACTTTACATAGCGAGGAATATCTATATTATTCATTTGCGTCGTCCGGGTTCACGATATCAAATTTCGGACTAACACTAACCGCATTTGTTTTCACTGGTGCTGGTTGTTGAACATTTTGCACACCACTCATTGGTGTGAATTGATGTTGCTGTCCATTGTATTGATTACCGTTATTGAGGCCACCAAAATTTGAAGCCGAGTTATATTGTTGGGTAGGGAAATTATTGAAACTCCCGAAGTTACCAGCCCCAAAGTTTCCCCCAAAACTGTTATATCCACCAAAGCTCATCATTGCTTTTTCTTGGCCACGAGTCCAAGCTGAAACACCTAGGATGGCACCAAATGCGATATGAAACATACCATTACCCTGAAGGGTTAACGGTACCCATACTCGTGCTTGTCGTAGTGTATGCAAAGCTTCAATCTGGGCGGCTGAATCAGTAAATTTCAGAGCCAAATCAACCAATGATTGATTTGAGATACTTTGGTTAATCATTTCATAGATGATCGGCATGATACCGAAATCTAGAATACAGATTGCTAGATAAACAAAAGCCGCTAGTGGACGCCAGAGTTCCTTCCAAAGCGGTTCCTTATGATAATGATGATGTGCCATATACCAAGAAAGAGAAATTTACTTGGTATTTATTATGCGTATGTGTAATTGAACGAGCTAGTTTCAATGATACGCCAGCCATAAGTTGAATTATAATAAACCAAGTCTACCGCTACATTGTTAGTGTTCAATATAAGATTTTTACCAGTTTGACCCATGATGGTGCCACTGCCTGGATGTACTGTGAGATTGTTTACGGCGAATGTTCCAGCACCGTCAATTATGGTGATTCTATCACCCATGTTTGGAGAACTCGGTAAAGTTACCGTAAATGCAGCACTTGAAGTATTAGCAAAATAATTGGTGTTTGATGATAACGTTGCTGTAGTGGTTACTTCAGCCCATTGATCTACTGGAGTTAATTGTAGCCATACTGAGCCGCTATATTGCAAAACTTTTGGTGAACTCCCGGTTTGAATGAATAAGTCACCAGTTTGAGGACTCACTACAAGGCTCGTGCTGGTGCCTTGATAAAGAGTAGCTCCCTTCAAACCAATAGTGAAGCTTCCTGCCGATGTTCCTTTTAATTTTGCTACCGTTGCCATTAGCCGCTGCCATTAAAGCTCGTTTTAATTATTATATTTAGTGAACTTTTAAATAGCAAAATTCAAAAGAATGGCATCCCGAAGGATGCCATTCTGAGAACCAGATGGCGTATTAGCCGTTCTGGATATAATCAATCATAACTCGAGCTTGTCCTGTTGCTGGTGAACCATTTACTGTCGCAACGATTTGAGTAGCTGTAGTGTAATCCACATCAACTTGGAATGAATACAAACCTGCTGTTGTTTCATCTTGCTGTGATGCATCACTGATTTGTGTAGCATTTGTGCTTGTACCAAGTGTGATAGTAGCACCTGCAGTATATGGTGTCAGAATCTCAACAGTCACATAACGAATACGACCAGTAATTGGTGAACCAAGGTTCGTTGTAGTCGTTGTGGTTGTTGCAACCAAACATTGCATAGAACCAGACTTGTTGGCAGTAATCTGGGTGTCAACATAGTTCTTAGTTGCTGCATCCTGTGCATTTGTTGGATTAGCAACATTATGAATTGCGGCATTGGAAACATTTACTGCGCCGGTGCCTGCAGGAGCCAGAACCAAATCAGCATTCGTCACAGAGGTAGCTACGGAAATTGTTGCCTGAGCTATACCATTCGATGCTGTTAAACTGCTATTAGAACCAGTAACACCAGCAATAGTAAGTGAGGTTGCCCCTGTACTATCTTCTAAAATAACATTACCGTTAGTACTACCTGAATGTGTAGTGTTACCACCACGCAAATACAGATTACCACCATTCGCTGTTGTGCTATCGCCACCCGCCAAGGTCAGTGATTGTCCATCATCAGCCTGTAGAGCAGAATCTGATAGATTATTACCAATGTAAACTCGCCCATTGCCTTGCGGATTAATAAAAACACTTACATCAGTTGCCGTAGAACTGTAAGCGTTAATATTGATCTGTCCAGCAGTAGCATTGTCGATGTTTAGACTAGAATTACTAGCAGCACTGCCCGAAAATGTGGCAATACGCGCCCCAGCCGTACCGGTTGACACATCAATAGTCACATCACCAGATACTTCATCTGTTGCAACTTGTGCTTTGGGTGAAGTTGAATTGTCACGAATGTGAGCAGTCGAAATGTTGCCAACTTGAGTGTCAACATATGACTTTGTTACGGCGTGACTAGCCGCTGTTGGTGTGGCTACCTGTACAGGCACCAGAGTTGTATTTGTTGGATCATAGAAACCAAAGACACCCCCGTTCTGGGTGATCTGTGGGCCGCCTTTACCAAATTGAACCTGTGAGCCAACACCAACAAGATTGAAATTTTTAATACTTGCCATGTGTTTTTCTCCTAAACCACTCCTGTTAAAGAGCAGATACGGTATTTATGAGTACTTCGCGAAATTTACAATTCACGAACTACCGTATGAAAAGGGCGGGGTACTTCCCCGCCCTTTTCATTTACCAAAGATCAATTAGATCCACTCAACTACAACGTAGCCAGCACCGGCTGTTGATGTACCAGCTGTAACCGTGATAACCAAGTCAGCTGCTGAAACTGGTTGAGACAATTCGATTTCATAACATGCTGCTGTTTGAGTATCGCTGTCTGTTGAAGCAACTAGTGAGTTAGCTGTCAATGTACCACTTACGCGTGTACCAACTTGAATTGTTGATGTTGCATCTGTGAATGTTGTGTTTACATAAACTTTTACACGATGAACAAAGCCAGTAATCGATGTAGCAATGTTCTTTGTTGTATCTGTGTATGCATATGAAACATATGCAGCGCGACCAGCATTTGTAACACCAGATGTAACTTGTGAATCGACATATGACTTGTTAACAGCATCAGCCGCGTTAACTGGTGTTGCCAAACCTGTAATGCTTGTTGCACCAATTGTCAAACCTGATGTTGCAAAACCAGTAGCAGTCAGAACACCTGTACCTGAGTTAAATGTCAGAGCTGAGCTGTCTGTCAACAAACCTGCGGTGCCAGCAAATACAACCTGGCCTGATGTCAAGTTTGAAACTGTTGCTGCTGATGCAGTCAATGCGCCAGTTGTTGCCGCACCTGTAACTGTCAGTGTGCCACCGAATGAGCCGTTACCTGTTGCTGTAACAGTATCAACACTCAAACCACCACTGATTGTAGTAGCACCAGCTGTCAAACCATGCAATGTTGTTGCACCAGTAACACCAAATGTACCACCAACGGTTGCGTTGTTTGTAATTGTCGCAGCATTCAGTGTTGCTGTGCCTGATGTGCTCAATGTACCTGTGATTGTTGTGTTACCAGCAGCCAATGTACCTGTTGTGCTGAATGAACCAGCTGTAACAGCGTTTGTTGCTGTCAATGCTGGAGCAGTAACAATACCAGTACCATTTGGTGACAAAACCAAGTTAGCATTTGTTGTGTTTGTGGAGATTGTGTCACCACTGATTGTCAAATCACCCAAATTTGCTGTTGTTGCATTTACAACAGTAGCTGTGCCACCAGCAACGATGTTACCATTAGCATCAACTGTGATTGAACGAACACCGGTACCAGCCAGGTTTGTTGCCTTAACAGAAGTTGCGGTCAAAGCACCTGTTGAAACCGCACCTGATGCAGTAATCGTGTCAACTGTCAAACCACCTGTTACACCAGTAGCGCCCAATGTTGTTGCGCCAGCTGTCAAGCCAGCCAATGTTGTTGCACCTGTAACGCCGAATGTGCCACCAACAGTTGTATTACCTGTTACTGCCAATGTTGAGCCTGCGGTAACAGCGCCGTCCAGTGCTGATGTACCTGAAACGTGCAGAGATGTCAGTGTACCAACGCTAGTCAATGATGAATTAACAACGCCTGAACCCAGTGTTGTTGCGCTCAGAACAGCAGTACCAGCGATTTCATATTGCTTGCCGGTAACAACGTTCAGATTGTCTGAGCTTGTGAATGCACCATTTGGTTGGTCATATAAGAAAGAGTGCAATGTTGCACCCTGAACTTCAAAACCTGAACCGTTAGCTGCTGTATCTGTTGAAGCACCATTTGACAAAATAAATGTCTTGTCAGCTGTCGTAATGCTTGTTGAGTTAACAGTTGTTGTTGTACCGTTAACTTGCAAGTTACCTGACAGTGTCAAGTTACCCGCTGTAATGTCTGCGTCTGCATTTGCGGCAGCATTACGGAATGCGAATACACCTGAATTGTTGATCAGTTGTGGACCAGATTTACCAAATTGTACCTGGGAACCTACGCCAATCAAACCAAAATTCTTAATGTTTGCCATTATTCAAACTCCTAGGAAGTTATTTCTCTAAATCCGGGTTTCAAAGCGGCAACTCTGCTCCGGATTCTTGATTATTTATAAGGAAAGTGTTCAGGTTTAACAGCTAGTTTACAGATATGAAATAATCACTGTGGCGTCACCAGTAGACACCACACCAGTCAAATATGCATAGATAGCGACATCAGTACCATCACTCGTTGAGGCCACAAACGAAGATGGAGTTTCATATGTGCCAGAAACAGTCAAATCGGCATCTGATGAATCAAAAACTGCATTTTGAATAGTTGATGTACCAATATTGATAGCGGGCGCGGATCCGGCGAATGGAGTGTTTACTGTAATTGAAACATCGACAATTCGAGTACCAGATCCAATATTTCCAAGTAGAATTGGTGATGTCGATGTTGCTTGAATATCAACCTGGAGTGTTTTTGCATCAGTGCTTGCTGAATCCGCTGTTGCAATCTTCGTCCAACCAGTATCAATCTTAATATATAATGCCCATTCACCATCAATATCGGCTTGGACATATACTTGATCACCGGAACGCAGATTTGTTAGAGCATCACGATCAGCAACCGTATTAACCATATAGCTGCTATTAGCATACATCGCCTGATCTACCACTAAAGCTAATGGTAATATTCCATTAGCCGCACTTTGAATTCCAGCTGATTCAAAGAACGTGCCAGTAACATCAGAAACAATAATTTGTCCACCGTCGGACCTAACTAGCTTCAATTTAGTAGCTGCTGCTGAAGCATTTGTCAGTGGAATGCCAACAGCATCAGTAAATGTCGCATAACTTCCTGATGTTGTAGCAGGTGTCACATTTGTAAAATTGATATTGCCGCCTGATGCGTTCGTGAAAACAAGTTTACTCGTATTTGGATCCAGGGAAGCAAAAACACCGTGAAGACTTGTTTGTTCGTTAATTGCCTTAATAAAATCCCACCACCCAATTTTATTTGTGTTCCCATAAACGATACTTGGTGTTGTTACCGTGGTTGTAATACCATTTACGGTGAAGACCATATTTGGATTTACACTAGTATTTGGTCCAGCAATAGATCCTGTAACCGTAGTTACTGGCGAACCCATAGTAGCTGTCACGCCATGTTGAGGAGTAAGAGCATTAATGGCGTTGATAATAGTAGACGTTGACAAAGTACCAGAACCAGAAAATGTAATTGTGACTTTATTAATGGTCGAAACATTACCGGCGATGGTAGTTGGATTGTCAACTGTGCCAATAGTGAAGCATGAAACCGGCGCAGTCATCTGGATATACAATGGCACCTTGCTGCTATTTGGTACGGTGGTCATACTACCTGTACTAGGATCAAGCCAAATAACACTACCCACCTGCCCTGGTAGCCCCGGTTCAAGGTTGGAAATGAATTTTGTTGTTGGTGCCATGTAGAAATAATTGGGGCCTGGCCCCACTGATGTAACCGTACCAACACGGAAAATATCAGTACTTGTTGAATTCTCAAATTGCTTCGTTGTTGGATTAAGTTTTAAAACACTACCTTCAACAAAGCCATGATTAATTTGATAGAATTGATATTCAGTATTTGAATTGAAAACTCGGAAACGAGCTTCAATTTGACTCATCAAAATTGGGTCAGCCACAACTGGTAAGGGGTCAATTTTCGGTAAACCATCATCTCCCAATTCATAGAAGATAATGTTGCTGGGATAACTGAAAATACCATTACCATTACCTGACGGGTCTCTGAATGTATTATGCCGATCTACATCCATAACTACGCAGGTAATAGTATTTGCAGTCTGGCTTGATATAGAAATAATCTGAACTGAAATTGAATCAGCTGCTGAACATACCCACATACCTGGTGATATATCCAACCCATTATAAACGTATGCTTGGCGCGTAAGATGGCTACTATGCGAAACTTGAGAAATATTAGCAGTTAATGTCCACATAAATGGAACACCAGCTGCTCCTTGCCACCATGGATCACCGGTACCATCGTCATACAACCAACTTTGTAAGGATGTGATTTTTGTAGACTGCCCACCAATAACCTTAGTGGGCAGATACTTGCTTAGTGATCCATATGAATTACTATTCGTAATTGCCATTAGAATGTAACCTTGATCAAAACAATACCAGCTGCTGCTGCACCTGACGTAGCGCTTGTTACAGTAACGTTGAACTGTGTCGTACTTGGTGTAAATGATCCAGAATCTGGGATCTGGAAACTACCACCAGTGGATGATTGATCAGCATTGCGCACCTTGAATGGACCAGCTGTTGCTGACGCAGAACCAAACATAGTGAGTGATGTTGGGTATTTACCAACAGTATGAGTGACAGTTAAAACACCACTACCGCCATCTACCGCACTCCAACCAGATGGTAAGTTGGTAATTGACGCAGTTGCTGAACCTGTTGCATTCAATGTCACCTGGAATGTGTACCAACCAGGTGATGTACTACCTGCTGGACCACCGCCAGCTGCTGCTGCCCAATCAACATTGGTGCCGTTGTAAGTCAATACTTGACCAGATGCTGTTGGCGCAGCAACCTGTGTGATCGTATTTGATGCTGCACCAATCAAAACACCATTTGTTGTCGTTGTTGCCAAACCGGTACCACCATGGGTTGCAGCCAATGTACCAGTCATCGTGCTGACATCCATGTTTGCAGTATTCACATCGACTGTGATTGAACCACTTGATGTGACCGGCGAACCACTCACTGTTACTTTGTTAGAGCCAGCAGTTAGACCAACACTTGTTACGGTACCAGTACCAGCATTAGTCCATGTCAAACCAGTAGCCCCACTGTTCACAGCAAGGACCTGGTTCGCTGTACCAATTGTAGTCAAACCAGTACCACCATGAGCAGTATCCAATGTACCAGTCATGGTACTAACGTCCATGTTTGCTGTATTTACGTCAACAGTAATACTTCCTGATGACGTAATAGGACCACCACTTACGGTAACCTTATTTGAACCAGCTGCCAAATTGACACTGGTTACAGTACCTGTTGTTGGTGTTGACCAAGTTAATCCTGTGGCTCCTGCATTTACCGTCAATACTTGCCCAGCAGTACCAATAGAAGTAAGACCTGTACCACCATTTGAGGTTGCAACTGTACCAGTCACATTAGCTGCATTACCTGAAATGTTTGTAGTACCAAGTGCTGATGCAATTTGAGCGCCTGTGGCCGCAGTCATAGCCAATGTACCGTTGCCATAAACGAGGCCAGTCAATGTCGCAACTCCGGTACCGCCATGAGCAACACCTAATGTGCCAGTCATGGTGCTTACATCCATATTCGCGGTATTCACATCAACAGTAATATTACCGGTCGTAGTTACTGGTCCACCGGATACAGATACTTTTGTTGATCCGGCTACAATGCCAACACTCGTTACCGTACCAGTTGCTGGGGTTGTCCAAGTTAATCCAGTAGCACCCGAATTAACAGCCAAGACTTGACCTGCGGTACCAATAGTGGTCAATCCAGTACCGCCATTGGAAGTAGCAATTGTTCCTGTTACGTTTGCCGCGTTGCCTGAAATGTTGGTTGTGCCGAGAGCTGTCGCAATTTGTGAACCAGTAGCAGCAGTCATGGCGGACGTACCGTTGCCATAAACAAGACCAGTCAATGTTGTTGCACCAGTGCCACCGTTAGCTACACCCAAAGTGCCAGTCATTGTACTGATATCCATCTTTGTGGTATCAACATCTACTGTAATAGTGCCACTTGATGTAATTGGTGAACCGCTAACTGTTACCTTAGTAGAACCAGCCGCTACGGCAACACTTGTTACTGTACCACCACCCGAACCAACTGCTGGATTGTTCCAAGTCAACCCAGTACCTGAACTATTAACAGCCAGAACTTGACCTGCGGTACCGATCGTTGCAATACCAGTACCACCATGCGCAGTTCCCAGAATACCAAGCATTGTTGATACATCCATATTGGCTGTATTAACGTCAACTGTTGCAACGCCACCGACTGTTGACACTGTTACTTTGTTTGAACCAGCATTTACAGCACTGAATGGTGTGCTCCACTGCAATGCTGTCGCAGTTGAATTTACGGTTAGCACTTGCCCAGCAGTACCAATAGATGTGAGTCCAGTACCACCTTGAGAAGTGGTCAAAGTACCTCCCATTGATGCTAGATTCAAACCAGATTCAACTACGTCGACATTAATTGTACCACTTGATGTAATTGGCGAACCAGTTACCGCAACACGACCTGACGCACCAGTTACTGCTACACTAGTAACTGTTCCACCTGTCTGATTAGCATTCTGCCACACCAAACCAGTTGCTGTACTATTGACTGCTAGGATCTGACCAGCCGTACCAATAGTTGATAGGCCAGTACCACCACTTGTTGTCGGCAATATACCGCTGAGGTTACTCAATTGTAAATTAGCTTCAACTACATCTACTGTGATAGTACCACTTGATGTAATTGGAGATCCACTTACTGATAGCTTGTTAGAACCGGCCGAAACCGCAACACTTGTTACTGTACCATTAGTAGTTACATCATTTAGCCAAGTGTAAGCAGTACCGTTCCATGACAAATAAGTATTTGCTGTTGACGGCGCAGCGACTTGTGCAAATGCCCCAGTACCATTACCCAATAACAATCCATTTGCAGTGAACGTAGATGAACCAGTACCACCCTTTGTTACAGTCAAAGTACCTGCAAAAGTGTTCAAATCTAATGCCGGCTGATCTACAGCAACAGTGATTGATCCATTTGATGTAATTGGGCCACCAGTTACGATGATACCACCACCATTTGTCAAACCAACGCTGGTTACCGTACCAGGATTTTGTGTTGGCGGTGCTGTCCATGTAAATGCTGATCCATTCCAAGTCAACATTGTGCCAGCAGTAGTTGGAACAGTGATTGTGTTCAAAGCTGTTGATGTTCCACCCATTACAATTGCGTTCGCAGCAACCGTTGTCAATCCAGTACCACCTGCTGGGACATTCAATGTACCGTTCAGGTTATTAGCAGGAATCTTTGTTGAATCAACAGAAAGTGCGTAAGTGGGTTGACCATTTGCATCAGTGCCTGAGTTAACAACTGCTGCACCACTACCAGTTACCGTAACTGCGGTAAGAGCTGGAGTATACCCAAGTGTTGTGCCATTCCAACCTAAAAAAGTGCCGGCAGTTGTTGGTGCGGCCAAGGATGTAATAGCATTAGCACCGTTACCAACCAGAAGACCATTTGCTGTGAATGTGGTTGCTCCTGTACCTCCCTTACTTACTGGCACATTTCCAATATCAAGTGTTACATCTTGAGCATTTTGAGTGACAGTCAACGCAGCTGATCCAACCTTAATTGGACGGAAATTCAAAGTACTGCCTGATGCAGTATTGTCATAAATTGCCGCACCACCAACATAGTTTGCAGCACCTGTTACTGGCAACACTCCATTTGCAGCAGCAGTAATACGACCAGTTTTATCAACTGTAATTGTTGAATTAGAATACGTACCAGCTGTTACACCACTTGTTGCAACACCAATTGTTACGGTAGAATTACTTGATGTAACTGCGCCGTTTGTCACCAGAATTGAACTATCGCCAGCAATCGTAAAACTAGAGATTGATCCATTTGGAAATGCATTCCAAACAAATCCTGTACCATTCCAAACTAGTGTTGTATTTGCTGTAGTTGGAGCCGGTGTTGTTGCCAAAGTACCAGTACCATTTCCCAGCAATACTGAATTAGCTGGAAATGTTGTGGCACCAGTACCACCTTTTGTTACATTCAGAGTACCAGATAAGCCATTAATTACGGTCTGAGATGAATCATAATCCAAAGCAAATGTTGGTTGACCATTTGTATCAACCCCTTGAGTTACATTAATACCATTTGAACCGGTTATGGTCACCTTTTGCAAAGATGAATTCCATGCAAAACCATTAGAGGTCCAAGTTAGAACCGTACCGACTGTACTTGGGGCAGCAATTGCTGAAATAGCATTGGTACCATTACCAATCAGAACACCATTTGTTGTAAATGTTGTTGCTCCGGTACCACCTTTAGGGACCTGAACGGTGTTCAAATCCAGCATGACGTAGCCAGTATTTTCAGTAGCTGAAAGCGCAGTACTTGTTTGGATACGGCGGAAATTAAATGCGGTACTGGTTGAACCAATATCATCAAAAATACGAGCACCACCACCATTATTTTCGTTTGCCGCTGTAATTGCGGCTTGCACAGCCCCATTGGTAGCTGATACGACACGACCATATTGGTCAACTTGAATGTTGGCATTCACATATGTACCTGCTGTGACGCCGCTTGGTTGAGCAACCAGATTGTAAGTGACGCTGTTTGCACTAACGGTGCCACCAGTTACACCAGTGACCGTATTGCCATTTAGGACTACTGATGTCAAAACATTTGAGGGAACAATTTGTGGTGTCACCCACGCAAATGTCGTTCCATTAAAGCTCAACACTTGGCCAGCTGATGACGGAGCAGCAACCGTTTGAACAGCTCCAGTACCATTACCATACATCACCCCATTCATCGGCAATGTAGTTACACCAGTACCACCCTTAGTTACTCCGAGTGTACCATTAATTCCATTCAGAGACAATGCCCCAATATTGAAATCAACCGTAATAGTGCCACTTGAAGTAATAGGGCTGCCGGATATAGAAATATATCCACTTGATCCTGGAACTATCGCAACACTAGTTACTGTGCCATCTGCGCTATCAGCAATAGTATTCCATGTATATGCCGTGCCATTCCACGACAAATATTGATTTGCTGATGTTGGCAATGGAATAGTTCCCATAGCGCTGATACCATTGCCAACAACCAGGGCACCAGCCAGGAAATTTTGCGTTCCGGTGCCACCCTTCTGTACACTCAAGACACCGTTCAAGTCATTGAGATTAGATGATATTGTACCAGTAGACGTAATGGTAAGAGTTTCAGCATCGGTATTGATAGCAATACCGGCGCCGGCTATGATTGTACGAAAGTCGAGCAGAAGTGCGTTTTTACCACTTGTGCCTGCGTAGATGCCTTCACCTGAGCCTAAATTGATACCACCAATACTAACGATATTGTTACCTTGGTGATTCTCATTGCTATTGTCAGATGATGCAATTCCTGTTGTGTCCGTGGCATTAGGAAATGTAACTTGGCCTGTGCCTGGCGTAATATTGCCGGAACTTATTGTTGGCATAAATCTTCTCCGGATTCGAAAGCTTAGTTATTTATGAGGATATGATCCACATAACCAAGCGCGAAAATCTGTGGTTGTGTCGTTGGTATTGGTGCGATATATGAACGATCGACTCGAGCACGCAACCATGTGTAATTGCCGATAATGTTCAAACCCATCGTCGCCGTGTCACCCATACTATTCGTCCCAGTGGGGCGTAATGGATCAAGGGGGAATTGTAGATATGGTGTTGCATCATTACCGCTAATCGTTACTGGAAACCAATCATTGTCTGTTGGAGCATCGGCTAAACTTGCTTCAATCCACAGACGGCCCGTGAAATTGACGACGTAGATGGCTAATGTGTGGAGTCCATCAGAGAACCCATACCAGCCATCTGCTCTGACGGCGGCACCAGCAATATTCAGCTGTCCTTGTGTGTTTGTCAACATTAAAACGCTACTTTTGCTCATAGGTCCTCGCAAATACTTTTGAATATTTATACGAATTGGCTTGACGTGTTAATAAACAAGAACTACAATACAGGCAACATCAGGCAAAATTATGACAACAAAACTGATTATACAAACTTCAGCTATCAACCCCACGCAGATATTGCTACATAAAATCGAGAAATTCATTAAGTGGCATCACCAAGATCTCAAGTTTTATATTGCTGGTGGTGCGGTTCTAAAAGCATTTAATTTAGAACCCATGACAACATCTGACATTGATGTGTTTTTCGCCACTCATGATGATTATCTAAAAGCTTGTGAATTATTCGAACAGTCAGTTAAAACTCATTCACACCACAAAAATTGCCGTTTATTCAAATTTGGTTTTGGTGATGAATCACCATTCACTAAATCTGAGGCCACTAACGCCAATATTATTGGTAAAGTTGATGGGGAATTTGTTCCAAAAGATCATATTCCAGTTCAAGCGATTTCAGGAACCTTTTGGAAGAATCCAGAAGACCTATTAGATCATTTTGATATGACAGTTTGCCAAATGATTTATTCAGAAGGCAAATACATGATGACTGAAGCGGCCTATAACGACAACATTACAAAGACATTGCGTTTTGGTGAACAATCCAATATTCACCAATTCAAGCATCGTCGTTTGTTGAAATATCTAAAGCGTGGCTATTCTCCTGACTTAGCCATGTTCAAACAATTATTTGTAGATAACGATTCACTATATGTGGGAGATTTCAATGTTACCGATTCCAGCGACGACTATGACCTCTGATTACCTAACTGATGTTCAGAACGTCATGGTCATGAGTAAACTGGCAGAATCAGTAGAATGCGTCAAGATGGGTAATTATGGTTCTGAAGAGACGTTTGTGATTGTCAAAGGTATGCCGTTCAAATATCGTAACTTTGTGCTAGTTGTTACAACTATTCTTCGTGGGGAAGGTCGTTCGGCCCTTAGCGAAGACATTTTAGACGAGATTACTGAGCTCTGGCGAGAGCTCGGGTACAAATTTGAAGCTAAAGAGCCACAAAAAATCGCCAATCGTTGGATGCCGTATCTTCTTCCCAAGAAGAAAGAAGAAGTCGATATAATTCGAACAATCAAGACTGTATTTGATGAAATAGCTAGAATTTATTCTGGTGACCCAGAAGAAAATCAAACCAGTAACAATTTTTTTGCATTGAAAAGAACGGTGGACTTCAAACCAATGATGATTGAAGTCCACTGTAAGTTGAGTGAGCTTTAAACGCAAGTATCGATCTCAACAATCAAGCTATTATCACAAAGCAGCTCGCGGATGAAAACCTCGAGCTGTTCTGCCACCTGAATTAAAGAATTCTCGGCGAGCAACGCAATAACTAATTGTTGAATTTGTTCTTGAATTTCTGGTTCGATTTCTATCACCACAACATTGGTTTTTACCAAACGGTGGATGTTAACTTGAATTTGTACTGGGACTGAGTGTGTGATGATTTGTGCCATTTCGTTGCCTTTAAAGAAAAGAGGGATTTAAATCCCTCTTTTTCTTATTTAGCGATGTGTGGCAACTTATGGAAGAGATCTTGCAACTGTTGCAGGTACGCTTGGTCTTGTTGATTCTGTTGGGTCTTCACTGCGATAATATCCATCATCAATAGCTTCAACAAATCATTAGTCGCACTAATTGAAGCCAATTGTGCTTTTAGCTCTTCTATTTGAAGCTGTTGCTGTTGGATAATTTTTTCACGCTCCTCAAGATCATTCTTGAATTTGAGGAGCGTAGCACCTAGATCTATGACATTGGACATTATTCTTGAGTATCGCGAATCTTGGGTTTGCGTCCGCGTCGCTTTTTCAAACGTTCAATACCATCTGCACTGACGCCGTTAGCGACCGCAAAGCGTTGTGGTTTGAGGCCATCAATGGTCAGCACTTCATACGAAAAGATAACTGCTTCGCTGCCATCTTCTGTATTTACAACATTCAGAATCAATGCGGGATGCAATGGCGTTGAATTTACGCTTTTCACATTAAACACTGTTCGCTTCTTTGGCTTACTGGAGCCATCATCGTTAATGCCAATGTAATCTGCTTCAATACGTGTTGTTTCTTTAATCAGCTTCTTCTCTACTAGTTTAGCAAGTAGGGTCTGTTTCATTCTGGTGTCTCTGTAATAAGTGTTTCAGTCAATACTACCTTTTCAATTTTACGAATACGTCCACTTTGTGCAAGTTTTACCATTAGAACATCTGATTCATCACACAAATAAAGTTTGATATGCCGGCCATCGCTATAATGCAAGCGTTCAGTACTTAGTGGACCATCATGAATTTCGAAAAAACCTTCAGTCCAATCTCGTATATCGGCCCTTGCTATGCTATCAACTAATTGGAATGTAACGCACCAATCGAATTTACTGAAAAACAACTTATCACGAACCACCAGTTTGTGATCATCATTCAACAGTTTCGTTTGTTCATTACATACTGGTTTCCATACCTCCCGAATATTGCCCTTATATTTTTCGATAAAGTGGTCGAAGTCTACTTGCTGTTCAAAAAACAGCACCACATTATCATAATTTGAGATATACCGCCAAGATGTGTCTGTTACTTCAGGACAATGACGCAAAATCGAAATCAACTCTCGATTGCGTTTAGATTCATCTCTCCACGAGGAAAACGTGGATTTTGTTAGGACTACAACTTTAAATGAATACTTGTTCCAAAACAGACGTGAGATTGTTTTTACAGGATATTGCGAATTAGTTGCCATTACTTCATAAAACTGCACGCTGAATTCAAACACAAGTGGTCTAAGCCACTCGTGTGTTCAGTCTAATGTTTAGTTACTGCCTACTTCCCTTGTGCTGCTTAAACCACCTCAGTTGGTTCCTTTGTTGTTGTCGTTTCGGCAACTTTAACAACAACTTCACCATCGACCAGAGCAACTTGTAACTCAGTTCCTTCAGTATGGTTACCGAAAAGAATTTCACGAGATAGCGGTTGCTTGACCTTTTCATCGATCACGCGAGCAAGCGGACGTGCCCCCATGAGCGGGTCATAGCCCAGTGTCGCCAGTTCGGACATTGCATCCGGAGTAACTGTCAACTTGATACCCTTCTTGAAGGCCTTTTCAGTCGTAACCTTCAAGAATTTCTGGACAATACTGATCATATGAATAGATTGCAGACGCGAGAACTTAACTACAGCATCAAGACGATTACGGAATTCGGGAGTGAACATCTTCTCCACTGCCTTGTCCATTTCCGTTGTGCGAGTATTTGTCGCAAAACCAACCGACGTTTGTGCCATTGCCGATGCGCCAGCATTTGACGTCATGATAACATAGACGTTATTGAAATGCACGGTTTTGCCATTACTATTTGTAAGTTTGGCATCATCAAACACTTGCAACAACACATTGAAGATATTTGGATGTGCTTTCTCGATTTCATCAAGCAACAATACACAATTTGGTGACTGCTCAATCGCATTGGTCAGCAAACCAGAACCTGCACCACCTTCACCATGACCAACATAACCAGGAGGCGAACCAATCAGCTTCGACACCGTATGTTGTTCCATGTATTCCGACATATCGAATTTGACCAGAGGAATGTTCAACGTATCAGCAAGTGTTCGTGCCATTTCAGTCTTGCCAACACCAGTCGGACCAACGAACAGATAGACACCTGCCGGTTTGTTGTCTTCACGCAGACCAGCTCGAGACATATAAACAGCATTAGTTAGTGCCTTGATTGCTGGCTCTTGACCAAATACATTCTTGTGCATATTCGGTTCAAGCAAACGCAGCTTTGACACTTCATCATCAGCCACGTTTTGTTGCGGAATCTTTGCCAGCTTACTGACTTCGAACATGATTTGTTCAACATCAATCACGCGCAAACGCTTTTCTTCACCACGAGCACGATCTCGAGCACCCGCCGCATCGATGGCATCAAATGCTTTGTCAGGAAGGAATTGATTGTGAACGTATTGATGTGTCAGTTCAACTGCCTTGTCAATGGCCTCAGGCGTATACTTGACGCCATGATGTTCTTCGAAACGTGATTGCACCCCACGAAGAATAAGCTTCGCTTCTTCAACTGTTGGTTCGTTGACCATAACCTTCTGGAAACGACGCAACAAAGCACGATCCTTTTCGAAATGCTTGCGGAATTCTTCGAATGTTGTACTACCAATAACTCGAAGTTTGCCACGAGCAAGTGCTGGCTTCAAGAGATTCGCCACATCCATCGAACCTTGGGAACCGCTACCAGCGCCCATGATCATGTGGATTTCGTCAATGAACAGAATGGGCTCGTCAATAAATTCAAGTGCCTTCAGAATGTTCTTCATGCGTTCTTCGAAGTCACCACGGAACTTGGTACCAGCAACCAACGCACCAATATCCAAGCTGTAAACCGTCGAATTATGCAGAACTTCTGGAACTTCTTTGTTGATGATCTTCAGGGCCAAGCCTTCTGCAATGGCAGTCTTACCAACACCAGGCTCGCCAACTAGAACACCATTGTTCTTGCTACGACGAGCGGTGATCACAACCAATTGATCAACTTCATCTTCACGTCCAATCATCGGATCAAGTTTGCCTTCTGCGGCTAGATCATTGAGATTCTTGGTGTATTGACCAAGGAACGCAATGGCATCTTCCTTCGACTTGATTTGAACTTGTTGGCTTCCATCCATACCAGCAGGTGCCCGACCTCCAGCAGGTGATCCACCAGTACCATTCGTACCGTGTGACAGATATTCCTTTACAAGGTCAAGCGTGATTCCTTGTTCGTGCAGGAATTGTGAAGCATAGCTGTTATCTTGTTGCAGCATGCTGATGATGAGATCGACTGAACGAACATCTTTGCGACTACTGAAAATTACGCGGGCAACCGTTTGCTGCACCACTTGCTTCAGCGTGTCAGTTTCGATCGGATCTTGATTATTGATCGACGGAACCATTCCCTGATCAAAAAATTGTTCAAGCCGTTCGTTAATTGCCGCAGTGTCACCATTCAATTCCTGAATCATCTTGATTACATCAGGCTCAACTATCATTGCCTGGAGCAAATGCTCAAGCGTGATATATTCATGACTGAGTTTCACCGCGAGATTGTAAGCGACGCTCAGCACTCGCGAGATGTCATTCATGTTCAGATCGTTATTACTCATATGCGCTTGGTCCTCTTTAATTTGCTTTGGCGCTGTCTTGCAATTTGCAGCGATGCTGCACCTACTTTAGATGTAAACACCACACCATCTAGATGTTCAAGTTCGTGCATGAAACATCTTGCATCGATACCCTTAAACAATTCTACAACAATATTGCCAGTTGTGTTTTGGTATTTGCCAGTTATTTGTAACGGCCGCGTAACCTTTAGATATAGCAGAGGAAAACTCAGACAACCTTCTGTGTCGGATTCGATTTCTTCCGATATTGAAATTATTTCAGGATTATAACACGTGATGAACGTGCCATCTTGCTTCTGCATGACGAAGAAGCGTTTACGCAATCCAACTTGGGGAGCAGCAAGACCAATACCGTTGTTAGCAAGCATGGTCCCAATCATTTGAGATTCGAGGTCTCTGCGTTCTGTTTCGCTATCCTCGAACAAATATGGTGTGGTCTTTTGTTTTAGAACCGCTTGATTCTCATCTACTAATTTGAGCATTCGTCAAATGGCTATCTAATATAGCGCGCACTTTATTGATTGCGCTTTCCGCTATTGTAGCACAATTTGGCACATTGCCTAGATGTGTTATATGTCGAATGTCAAATCTTTCTGTGATAGTGGCTTGCCAAATTTCTTGACGAATGTTCGCCACTTCTTCAAAAGGTATAGTATTGTCCTTCTTTACACCCACCTGAAGGTCATGAAGCTGATTGTCAGCATCCATGATGGCCTCGTCAATTTTCTGAACATAGCCAGCACATTCAAGAACTTGAGCTGATTGAGAAAAGGCAGAACAGCTTACAAGTAGTAAGCTCAGTGCAATTATTCGCATGGTCCCTCCGATGTAATCAGTTCACACCAGATGATTACATCGTTGGAAATAAAGTCAAGCCTTATGATTCTTGATAGCGTCGATCACTTCTTGGTGAACATTTGCTGGCCACTCCATTTCGATTTCAATGAAGAAATCACCGCGATCTTTGCTGTTGAGCACTGACATGCCATAGCCAGGAATGCGGATTCGAGTTCCTGGCTTAGTACCAGGGCGAATTGTGACATCGAAATCGGTGCCATCGATGGTACTAACTCGAACTTGTGAACCTGCTAATAAATCGAGAACGTTCACTTGCTTCTTTTGAATCAAGTTTCGACCATCTCGCGTAAACTTGATACTATCATTCACAGTAATATGAACGTAAAGGTCGCCAGCAGTCTTATTCTTGTTCAGTCTAGAACCAGCAGCAGAACAACGGATTTTCTTACCAGAATCAATACCAGCAGGAATATTCAACAATACTGATCGAGGTTCGCCATCGATCATATATGATAGCGTGATTTGTTTACCAGTGAACGCATCTTCTAGTGAAATCTCCAGATCGAAGTGAGCATGTTCATTTTCAGGAGACCAATTTTCATACTTCGAACGGTTGATGGTTTCGTTCATCCAGTCGTCAGTCGACTTCCAACTACTACGATTTTCATCATACCAGTTATCTTCGTTGGGGTCATATCGATATTCTCGATATTTGCCATCATCAAAGTCGTAGCGAGACTTATCGCTCGAATCATAATAGTTTTTGCGTGTATTTGTCGATTTATCGGCGGCGCGTTTGAATATTTCTTCCCAATCGTATGATTGTCCGCGCCCAGAATTGGAACTTGACGACGAATAACCACTAAAATTCTTGGCGTTATACAACGAACGTTTTTCGGCGGTTTCAATAGATTCAAACGCAAGCTGGACTTCCTTGAACTGAACTTCAGCTACCGTTTCGGTACCTTTGTTATGATCCGGATGCCACTTCGTCCGAAGTTTGCGATAAGCTTTCTTGATTTCGTCATCTGTGGCAGTCCTGGATACCCCCAGGACTTCATACGCATCTTTTTTCATTTGGTCTGGTTAGTAGCAGTGGCATCCTTGCCAGAAGAGGAAGGATCATTCTGCTGTGACTTTAACACATTTCCCAAATAAGTAATAGTCGCCTGTTGTTCAAGAATGTAACGGCGTAGTTCCTGTACATTGGAAATCATTATTTCCATATTGGTTCGGTCAAGTACATAAAACTGTGCTGCTGGGTTCGTGGCGATTGCTGCCTGGAATGTTGGCAAGGTTTGCCCAGTCAACAACTGGTACTTCATATTCTGTAGGTTCGTTGGTGTTGGCACCGGAATGGAAACTGGTGGTGGCTTCACAATATTCGACGTTACAATCGGCGGTTGCGTTGCGCATCCAGCCAGAAAAGCAAACACACCAATAACAACAAGCTTACTGAGCTGGCTTACGAGACGCATCATTTACATCCTGAAAAAGTTGATTAACGTCAGTATTGATCTGACTTTCTGCTTGCGTAGGCTGTGACTTCACCAGGTTCTGGTATTGCTGGCTATTGAACATAGTTGTCACATGATTTGAATTCATACGAATTTGTGCAATTTGCTTATTGTAATCATCTGTCAATAACTTCAATTGTGCTAAATCACTTTGCATCAGCGCTTGTGCTTGTGCTTGCTGTGTGATGGCAATTTGCTGTGCTGCCAACTTCTGATTTAATGCATCAATCTTTGCTTGTTCGTGACCCAAATACCAGCGCACGCCAAAAAACCCAGCTACTGAAACTCCAATCACAAAAATCGTTAGGTAAAGCTTGATATTAGTAAAAATACCAGTTATTGGATTGGCTTTCATTGCAACACTAGCCGCGTCACTTACTGCATCTGTTACTACACCCATGATTGACTCCTAAGAATAAGGTCCCGATATTTATATCGGGACCTTACACTTTAACTTACAAAAAGTTACGAAATCAATTATTGATTATTGACCAAAGTATGATGCTAAAAGTAGTCGCTGTGTGACATAAGTCACAATCAAAACATTAGACCAACTTGACTGATTGACAAAGAATGACTGTGATGTTGCGGAATCAACATTTCCAATAATTGAAGCCATTTTTTCCGCTGGAATGATAGCGGAACTTTGTGCAGGAATTGAACCAACTGAATAATATTCCGAGCCGCCATTAGTTTTGCCAACAGTCACGGTGGCAGAAGCTGTTGAATTATGATTTTGAATAACAAGCCAACTAACCACGAAAGGTGCTGGAACTGAGAAACTAGTATTGCTATTAATAGTATATGTATTAGAAATCACGGCGGCGCCACCAGCAACACCACTCACAGCAGTTGTTACAAAAGCAGTTGTTGCGAGTTGCGTCGTATTCGTACCAGCTGTCGCTGTTGGTGCCGTAGGAGCTCCAGTGAAGCCAGGTGATGCTAATGGTGCATACCCAGTCAATGCCGAACTAGTGATGAAACCAATATCGTTTGTCAACTGTGACGTCTTAGTCGCCGGCGTATAACCTAATGCATTTGTGACATCTGTCGTAGTCAATGTGACTGCACCAGTCCTAGTGTTGAATGATGTTACTCCACCGGATGCTGTAATTGCATTTGCCACGAATGCAGTGGTTGCGAGTTGTGTGGTGCTTGTTCCGGCAGTGGCTGTAGGAGCGGTCGGTACGCCAGAAAATGCTGGGGACGCAAGCAATGCTCCTCCAACATTGGTTACATCAGTAGCGGTAAGTGAAACTGTCCCTGTTCTATTATTGAAAGATGTTACAGTTGATACTGGCGCATTAATTAGATCAGAATATTTACCAGAAAACGCCACCGTAGCTAAACCAGTAGCTTGCCATTTACTAGTAGATGAATTAAATGTTAAGGCGTCATTATTAATGGCTGGACCTTCGGTCACTGAAACATCAGCTAATCCAGCTAGTGTATAGGAAGCGCTAACAGTCAATGTGCCGTCCGAAGCAATCGTGACACCCGTACCTGCCTTAACACCACCAAGCACACTGGTGGTTGCGACCGGCAACGTATATGGTGCTGGTTTATTCGTTAAGTCAGCATATGATCCAGATGTTGCCACCGCGGCAAGTACCGGAGTATTTGTCAAATCAGTATATGAACCAGATGTTGCCACCGTAGCCAAGTGTTTTGCAATCCATTTTATTTGACCAGCACTGTAACTTAGAACATATCCATCAATTCCTGCACCCTCAGTTACAGAAACATCAGTTAAAGAAGCTAAAGATACTTGTGGTGGTGGAACCGTAAAGTTGGCTAACGCATTTGCAACAAATGCAGTGGTTGCAATTTGTGCTGAATTGGAACCTGCCGTTGCAGTAGGTGCGGTTGGTGTACCAGTAAATGCAGGTGAAGCTGAACCGACTGGCACATAACCTAAAGCACCAGATACATCGTTAGATGTTAGTGTTATGATACCAACACGATTATTAAAAGATGATACTCCGCCAATCGGAATAACCTGACGGGAGCTACCATTGACTTTGACGATATACAACGCACCATCAGCATTATTGATGGCAATATCGTTATCTTGCATTTGGCTAGGTGCTGGTACTTGACCAGGAACCAAAGAATACTTAACTGAACTCATTCTAAATCCTACTATTATGCATATGTTGCATTTACCGTGAACCAAGTCGTATTAATGCAAACACAAAGTAACGATGATTGGTTAGCCATAGATAAAGCCGTATTTACGGCTAAGAAATTAATTGTGTCACCTACTGGTGGGTAAACATTAATAGCGGCACCACTATTGTTGACAATGAAAAATGTAGCACCATTAATAGCTGGTAAAATAACGCCACCAGTACCAGATGTGATGTAATTAATATCGGTAACTAATGCCGTTGCCGTTGCTTGCGTTGTACCAGCTGCGGCAACGGCATTAGTAACTGATCTCGTGAAATTACCGCCAACACTAACATTACTAGTGAAAGATGCTGTGGTACCGGAAACGGTACCACCACTAAAATTCGCAGAAATAGTACCAGCTGAAAAATTACCAGATGAATCTCTGGCTACTATGGTGGATGCAGTATTTGCATTAGTTGCATTGGTACCAATAGTAATTGTACCAGCACCCACTGCTACTGTTGCTCCATTTGTGGGAGTGAGAGAACCTACTGACCAACGATTGTTTGTGAGATCACCAATTAGTAATTGACCATTCAGCGGAGAAGCTCCACCAACAGAGGTTAGATAGCCAGTAATCTGTAGTCCATTGTTTACAACGAAGTCTTTATTGACGAGTGTCATTTGATTTCCCTTTCCATCAAATGTAATAAATGTCAGTTATTTATTTACTGATACTTTAATGATATAAAAGTCATAGAAAGAGCGAGCTTTAAGCTCGCTCTTTCTTATACCAACATTGATGCCATAACCTTAACTGTCATGGCAGTCGTAGATGCTGGCGTAAATTGCAATTGCAATGTACCTGTTAAAATCTGAGCTGAGAATGTTCCCAAGCTACCATTTGAATTAACCATGGCATACGTGGTCATCCAAATATTAGTCGCATCAGTAATAACGAGGAATTCGGCCGAATTGATATTATTTGATGCATCAACTACTTGGGCTACAAATTTCAGAGTGCTTGCACCTGTTACAGCAACTGAGTAAATCGTATATGCACTCGTGGATGATGTTGATGTCTGTTGAGTATCATATGTACTTTGTTTGATCTTTACTGAACCACTGAAAGTACCATTAGCAAAACTGGCATTACCACCACCTGGTGTGACACCAGCATTAGTCAAAGCAGTATTGACATATGCGGTTGTTGCCAAAGTTGTAGAATTGTCAGTAGCAACAGGTGTTGGTGCAGTTGGTGTACCGGTCAGGGCTGGACTGGCTAGAGGAGCTGCACCTGATACATCGGTGACTGAAAGAACAACATTACCTATTCTACCGGCGACCGTAACCACATTTGCGGTCAATACACCAGAAGTCACGGTTAAACCTGTACTAATTGAAACAGCACCAACGGCAGAAGTGGTAGCTAATGGAAGATCAGAAGGCGAGATCGTACGAAAATTAATAGAACCACTACCGGTTGACGGTGATGCTAGGAATGAATTGGCGGGTTGCGTGCCCCATGCAGAGATAATATCTGATGTAAGCAATGAAACGTCGCCTGTGCGACCAAATACTGATGTCACCTCTGAAGAAATACCATCGATCTTATCCCAGGTGGTACCATTAAAAGCAATAATATCACCGACATTCCATTGTGAATTACCATCAATATTGGTAGTACCAGCCACAGAAACTTTATACATCCAACCTTTTGTTCCAGTTCCTGATGTCAAAGTTGGTGTATTTGTTGATGCATTCCAAGTGCCCTGGTAATTCAATCCACCAACTACTGCCGGTGGCATCTGAGCCATAGGCACATGCCCGCTTGAATCTAGCGTCGCTAGGCCGTTGGCTGCTCCGATGACGTTGGGGTTGATTGGAGTGTAGCCAAGCGCACCAGTGACGTCTGATGACGCCAGAACAACATTACCAGCACGACCAAAGACCGACTGAACGGGTGCCGCAGCAGATGCGCGAGCTGTCGTGAAATATAAGTTAGTTGTGCCTTCAGCTACCGAATCAGTAGTAAAGCTGATGTTGGTTGAACCATCAAAAGATACTCCATTAATAGTACGTGCAGTCTGGAGCTTTGTTGATGTTGCCGCATTACCAGCAAGAGCAGCAGTGATAGTACCAGCAGTAAAATTACCCGATGCATCACGTGAAACAATTGTCGATGCAACATTGGCATCAGTCGCATTTGATGTAAGCGCTAATGATCCAGCACTAGGTGTGATTGATAGTCCGTTAGTGGCAGTCAACGATCCAACAGAAAATCTATTATTTGTGGTATCACCAATTAACAGTTGACCATTAGTTGGAGTTGAACCACCAACAGAAGTGATATAGCCGCCAATCTGCAAGCCATTCAAAACTACAAAATCTTTTGTACTTGTTGTCATATAAACCCTTTAAGTGGTAACGAAGTTGGCTACCACAGTTACATTGACTGTGGATGCATTGGCTGCTTGGAAGGTCAAAACTACATTTGAACCAGACATCAGCGCATCGAAAACACCAATCTGACCTTGTGTCACTACCTGACCAAATCCAGTAATATCAACTACCGAACCATCAGTAACAGCCAAAATTTCCTCAGATTGGTATGCATTTGAATTAGTATCATGTACCTGGCATACAAACTTCACAGTTCCACCAGTCGTTGTCTGAAAGGTGTATACAGGAGTAGCTGTGTTGGTTGTCACTACAGTTTGCTGAGTATCAATAGTAACCGCCTTAATCGCCAGTGGGCTTGAGAACGAACCACTATTTGAATTGGCTGGAGTATATCCGAGGATGTTTGAAATATCCGTTGCACTTAATACATGCCACTCAAGAGTGTTAGCTGTGGTGCTCACTCTGAGAAAGGAGCCTGAAGTCGACCCAGTAGACGGCCAAATCTGCCCATTCAATGCTATCGCACTAGTTGAAAGTTGAAGTGGAGATTGAAGGCCATTGCCATCTTCCACAATACGAAGGACACCATCAAGGCCAGCACCAATATTGTTGATTGTCAGTATTGTTTCAAATGTAGCAGCAGGCGTCTTACCTGAAAGCGTTGGCATATGAATCTCCTAAAATCGATTACCGATATTTATGCCATATTTCACGACCTCTGCCTGGGTTTGATAGACACCGCCTATTATCAATGAGTAATTGATAGTCTTAAAACCCCCATGAATATTCGTGGAGGAACGACAATATTGGATACCATTCGTGAAGATGGTTCTTCCTCAGGGGATGGGGATACTGTGTAATTGGGGAAAATTATGAGTTCTATCTGGGTTTCCAACTATCAAGTATTAGTTTTCAACCTTCATGAATTATTCGTTGAGGAATAGATTACCATTCGAGAAGATGGTAGTAGTTCTTGCTAGTGATATTTCTTTTGATTGATTAGATATTTGTGGTGGGACTATCGTGATGGAAGCCATCCTAATTTGATGTTTATGGGGATGGCTTTTATGGTGATTTAATTTGGTATTATGTGTGTTGGAATTTAAGTAATGGGCTCAGATATAGATCACGAGGTGTTACGCGATTAAGGTAATTTACGTTTAGGAGTTCGATGCCGAACTGATTGAAGCCTGCTATTGCGAGTTCTGAGCAGAACCATGAGCTATCGTTTCGCCAGTCTGTTCTAAATGGCATTCCTGCGATTGCCATAAAATCATATGGTTTACCTATTTGTTGGTAATACCAGTTCATGATATTGTGTTCTATGTTGGGGGAGAGGGTAATTGATCTGATTTCTTGTTTTTCGTATGAGCAGTAGTCCCAGGGGCGGATTTTTACGCCACCATTTGCTCGTGCTCCAAGCCAGCCATCTGATGTTTTGATGTCGACATGTGACCAATCGCCCCAGGTCCAGAATTCTATGAATTTAGAAATAGGGCCATCGCCATCGACAAAACGAATTTCGATCATGATTTCATCTCCTGAAAACCACTACAAAATATTTATGGCGATATCTCAGGAATGAAATACTCATATAATTATTTTATTAAGATGGTATAAACGAATGATATTGGTTCACTATCCTCAGAGATCCACGAACTAGAAATAAGAATATCAGATTACCATTCCGGTGTATCTAATACCCAACACCATATGTCAAAAACTATAATCATTATCATATTACCAAATTAAAATATTGATTAATAACCATCCTCTGAGGAAGAAACTCAACACCATCCTCGGAGTAATATTTACTCATCATAAGAATACCATAATTTCATTAACAATCTCATAAAATCACTTACAAATCACACTTCACCATAAATTTCATTTACCATCAGAGGAAGACGACACCACTCAGAACAACTTCTATTACCACCCTCCCACCCTCAGAACAATCTCCCTCAGAGGAAGAAACCTGGTTATATCTCCCCATCAGACTATAAAACCCAAAAACCATCCCAACCACCCGAGATTCTTGCAGAAACATCTATTTTGAACCGAAAACCTCGAAATTCTTATATCAACACCCATCCTTCCTCCTCAGAGGAAGGATGGTTTCCTCAGAGGAAGAAATCTGATACAGTTGTAAAATATGGTTAAAATATATTGACAAACACTTTGACCATTAACCACGTTCAAGAATTGACGAAAGAGTAAATATAAGATGTTATTCATTTGGTTTAAAACGTGAAAAGAACAGTGATTTTTCATGATTTTTGTTAATATGATGTACACACGGTATTAATTCTTTTGCCATCTTATTACCATCCTCAGAGGAAGATAGTTTTCATCTTTGATAAAGAGGTGTTTCATTATTTCATTCATGTTTGTTTACGGTTCCTCTAACCGTTCGTTCAACCTTATATCACGAAAAAACGCGTCATCGTGGTATCGTTAACATGGCATTGAATAGCGTTTACTAAATATCATCACGAATATTCATTTCACGCTTCTAAATGTGCATTTCACGATGTGCCACATTCATTTCTAAATCATCCTCTGAGTATTTCTCAGAGTCTTCATCTGAGTTGTTCCTCTTCCTCCTCTAGTAGTTTCTTTATTCTGAGTTTTCTAATTCACAGTTATTCATCCTCTTTCGTCTCAGAGGATTTTCATTACTGTCGTTATTAAAGCTTTCTTAGTCTGAGTTGTTATAGTAGAAAATGTCTGTATTTAA